TCTCCAGAAGAAGTAGAAAAAATCATAGAAAATCCTACTTATTTCTATAACCAACAAAAAGAAATTCCAGATGCACAAGCTCCTGATGGACAAGAAATTTATAAATATTCAGAAAATCCTGAACTATCTTCTGAACAAGTAGAAGGTCCTCCTATGAAATTACCTAAATTTGGATTAGAATCTCTTAATTTAAGTAATTATCTTAGATGGACTGCTGAAAAAGCCGTGGGCTGGACTGGAGTACATGGAGAGGCAAGACAACTTCTTGTTAATGAAACACTAGCTGGTTTGGTAGTAGCTAGAGACGAGCTTGAAAAAGTAACTAAATCAAATCGATATAGACTCCCTGGAAATGATGGCGGTTTATTGGGTGATTTAGTATCTGGAGGAGTTTCTGGTGCACTTGACAACCTAGGAGACAAGCTCGGAGATGCTGTTAATAGTATCGTTGGAAGCAAATCAGTAGATATATCTAATCCTTTGAATAGACCAGATGAAAATAAATTTAAATATAATGGATTTGAAGAAGCGAATACACGATCAACTAGTAGTAATGCTTCTAATCCTATAAAAAGTCAATCTGTATTTTCTTATGATGAAATCGAACTCTTAAGTAAAATAACTAATGAAGGAGCAAAAAAAAATTCATCATCATCCTTTTGGAAAAAAGCAGGTAGTGCTTTAAAAGATATGGCTTTAGGATCTTCTGGAGGAGAAAGAACATACAGTTTTAAAAATAATTATATTTCAGGTAAAGGTATATTAATTACTCTAGAGGAATTATGTGGGATATCTAGCGATACTGACGATACTAATACTGTAGAAGGTTTATATAATGTATTAAAATCTAGCCCATTTATTACAACTCCAGATAAATTTACCTCAACAGGGTATTCAAATTATAATATTCAAACATTAGATACTAATGCTTTCTGGGAAATTGCTCTTGAACCTTATGCAGGGCCTGAAAATGGAGATCTTAATTATCTTCCTGGAATCCACGAAATAAATATAAGAAATATCGTAATGCATGGAGTAAATACAGCTTATAATAAATGGATTCCATTTACTAGTTTTGATCTTCAAAAATCTAAAATGACATCAAAAACACTGAGCTTGTATGATGGTGAAATTAGTTATCCTGTTTCAATGGAATTTACTAATGAACTTCGAATAACTATCGCCGACGATCAATATAAATCTTGGAGACGATACTTTGAAGAATGTGCTAAAGCTGCAATTTATAATAGCGAAGGACATACATCTGATTATTATATACTGCCCCCGGATGAATATTCACTTACAGCAATAGATACTAATAATGTGTGTATTGCTATGTATAAAAATATATGCTTCAGATGTAGAATATATGTTATGACACCACAATATAGTACAATTCAAAAATTTGATTTGCTTTTAGTAATGAAAGATTTCTCTGAAGAGTATACAGGGGATATTGGAGACGGTGCAGGAGATCTTACGGTATCATTTAGTATCGTAGGAGAGAATCCAAATGAAGGAAAAATTCCAGAAGTTAAGGTAATACAACATAAAGCTCCCGATAATTCTTCAAAAACAGATTACGGTTCTATAGTAGAAAGTGGAGTAAATTCAGTAATGAAACTAATTAAATAATATAAAGCTATGTATTTAAGATTAGGAACAACTAATATAAAGTACTCCACTGAACAAGATGATTTTACAGTATTTTCTGAAGTTGTAGATTCTAAGATGTCATATGAGAAACCAATACTTGTGAGAACTCCTGATGAACTTGATATTTGGTTTGGATCAGATTTTCCAGGGAAAGATTATTATGATGAACTTTTAGAATCTGGAGTTACTTTATTCTTATATAGACCAATTAAGGTTGAACAAAATACTAATGCTCCTGACTATGTTGACCTAAAAGAGTATTCTATAGATCAAAAATTATACTATAACTTAACAGAACTTCCAGAAATCGGAGAAGATAAAGTTTTGTATAAGGTAGTAACAGGAGAAGGCGAATATAAAGAGGGAAATTTGTGGTATACTCTCTATATATATTATCTAGGAGAATATATGAAAATCCTAGAATTACCACAAAATCTTGACACTAATAATACGAGTTCTCTAGAAAATAGGGATGTATTAAACATAAATTATCCAGGTTTTATTGGACCTGAATATTGTTATCCGAAATATATAGAGGAAGGAGATGTTGATTATACTGAAAAAATTAATGAAGAAATATTATTATCTCATCTTCCTGACTTGCTAAGAGTATCAAAAGGGTATGAAACTTTAGCTTATTCTTTAGTATATAACCCTGAGATAGATTTTCACCCGATAGACGAGGGATTAATTTCTAAATATATAATCCTGAAAAAACTTAAAAATGACTCTTATGAAAATATAATGATTTGGTTTAAAGAGGAAATTAATAGTATCCCTAATATTCCAAGTCAGTATTATGATGAAGCAGTCGAGGTCGAAATCAAAGCCAAAGAAAGTAATAAGGAAATTTTCAAGAGGTTAGTAGAAGTTATAATTCCAAGTCAATTAGGTTATACAGTCGAAGGAAATATCTCGGAGGGTTACAAAATATACACATCATATTCTGTTCAGGTTACTTATTTTACTAATATTACTGATCTATTATTCGAACCAGATTTTAACACTACACACAATATACTATCAAAAATCTCGAGCGGAAGTACTAGAGTGAGATTTATATCTAAAACAACTGGTACTGAAGGTGGAGATCCCGAATACTTAGATAGTGATATTAGTGTAAATATTGAGAAACTGAAAGGAGATGATAAGTATAGAGTAACAATCGAGAGGTATAAATATCAAGAAATTTATGAAGGTGGTTTATTTACTATTGGACAGGAAAGACTTGATACTATAATTACTTCAGAGTCTAAGTTAGTTAGATGTATTCTCTCAACATCTTACATAAATCGAGAAACAGGTGAAGAGGTAGAATATAAAAAAGGTACTAAAGAATCTGAATTACCTTCTGGAACATGGTATCTTAAACGAGCCTGGAAAGAAACGGCCGAAGATATAAATGGGGAATATTGGAAAGCGGCAGAGGCTATTTTTGGATCTGACAACGCTGGAATTATCGATTATTTCTTAGTCCCTGATATCTATAAATACTCGGCCGGAATGAAGACAGGCTCAGAGACTAGTTATTATCCAGAATACGAGAGATTTTTAGGGTATGCAAGGAGTTTAGGTTTTCAAGTATTATTCCAAAATTCTGATAATGGATGGACCTACGTAGAAACTCAAGAACTCCCATCGGCCGAAAATATAACCTCAGGAACAATTTATATAGTATCACAACCCACTGGAGGAGTAAAATTCTATAAAGTGGAAAACGGAAACTTAATAGAAACAACTGATCCTGAGGAAACTAATACGGCCGGAAATAACTACGTCTTTAATTATACCTCTGACACTGATAATCGACTCTTATATTTTTATCGAGGGCAAACAATTTTCGGACAAGATAGACCTGGATATTATTTACATATTAGAGGGCTCTTACAAGATATTTACTCAATAACTAGCGATCAGATCTTATATCAAACACCTACAACAGATCCTTACACCTTTGAATCACCAGAAGAAAAACTTGAAGAATACAAAAGTAATTATCTAGTATTTAATAACCAGATATATTATTATAAAAAATATCAAAATGGACAAGACTTCAATACTTCAGGGTGGATGAGATTCTGTATAGGAAAAGTGGCTAGAGAATTGGAAAAGAATAAATGGAAAATTCTTAGTACTAAATCAGCCGGAGATATAAGAGCTAGAATAGAACAGATCTTAAATAGAATATCAGCTGGGTACTCATATATAGATTCATTAGTTATTACTGGATTTTACCTAGACTTACCAAATAACAGACTAGGACTTGAAGTGGAATCTAGAATGAGTGACTTAGTAGATAATGATATGACGATCGATATAACTTTAAATTACGATAAAAAATAATAAAAACTATGGCAAGCGTAGCAAGTTTAGTCCGCGGAAGTGACGGATACATGAAATTTATTGACTATCAAAGTACATATAAAGATAATAATAAAGAATTCCTTCGTGGTGACATGTGGGAACTTCAATTCATTAATGTACCTAAGATAAATAATTGTCTTAGTAAAACTTTGTAAACTGCTGGAAGATCAAGTAAAGATAAATCAGCAAAAATAGATAAAAAATCTATTTCTCAACGACTATTAGCAAAGAAAAGAAATAGCCATAGATTTCTTTTATGATATAGTCTAAACATAGAACAAATGTTTGAGTTTATTTCCCTGGTACTGATATTTTCAATGCTAGATTAAATGCCGTTCAGGTAGGTATTGATTATAGTGTATCAGGTTTTGAAAAGAGAATGCGTGGTAATTATACTATCATTCAGAAGACAGGTCAAAACACAGCTGGAACCCTGTCGTTGGCTTTTGTAGATAAGGAAGATCAGGCAATTACTTACTGGTTTGATAATTTAAAAGTTGTCCATTAAGAGATTAAAAGTTCCTTAATGAATCTTTGTGAACTGCTGGAAATTTTAATCGCTCAAGAATAATAAAAACTAAGAGCGGAAAAATAATCAGCAGAAATAGATATGATTCTATTTTTCAACGACTAAGTACAAAGAAAGAGGGTTAAGCCATAGTTCCTCTTTATGATATAGTCTAGTATGATTTAAAACAAAAACCATAAGGACTATCGCCAGAAAATTGCAGATCGTGATACTAAATATTCTTTCAGAAAGGATGACTTAGTATGCGACCTTAGATTAATCTTAACTAACTCAAGCCGTATCAAAGTTCGTACTCTTAATTTCTATAACTGTATTCTTCAGGATGCTCCAATTGATGAACACTCGTCCAGATTTTTATAATAAAATCTGAATCTTTATGAATTGCTGGAAAATGTAAAACATAAATCAGCAAAAATAGATAATAAAATCTATTTCTCAACGACTAAGGATAAAGAAAGAGAAAGCCATAGTTCTCTTTATGATATAGTCTGAAGTGATATATAAAAATAACACATCAACCGGAAAATGGTTTGTAAATAATTACTGGCCGTTTAGAGAAGTAATTCCCTAAATTATTAGTAAGTAAATTCGGTGAAAGGATAATTCCCGATACCGAGCTAAGAATTATATTTCAATTCTTAGTGTAACGAATAAAGACTTACCAACTTTAGAAAACCCTAAGTTGAATTTGTATTCTGGGCTATAATAATATGATTTATTATAGTTAACATAACCACAGACAGAAGATGGTACAGATAGAGCTGATAAAATTTAATTGTCAGTTTAGGAATAAAATCCTAATAGAATTTTGTGAATTGCTGGGAAATTTATAAATTTGTATAAATAATCAGCAAAGTATCAATAATGATACTCTCAACGACTATGTACAAAGAGGGATTTTCCTTAAGATATAGTCTAGTTTGATAATAAAATATCAATATATTACGATTCAAGTAAGTTTTCAATTTGAACACTACGAAAGAACTTTTGATAATATTTAAAAAAAAAATAACTTAATAAACTAGAAGTATCTAATTTATTATTTCTTATGATTGCAAGGAAGGGTGGATCTGATCAATCTGCCCTTCTTCATAAGAAACATATTAGATATTTCCTTAAAAAATTGCAATCAATATGAAACTTAAGGTAAAAGATACAAAAAGTTTTATTCAAAAAAGTAAAGAAATTTATGGTGATTTATTCGAATATGATAAAACCGAATATGTTACCTGGAAAACCCCATTAATATTAAAATGTAAACTCTGTGGACAATACTTCGAAATGACTCCAGCAAAACATTTAGGAACTTTAAAAAAGAGACCAAAGCACGGAATAGTTGGTTGTCCTGAATGTAATATGAAGAATGGAAACGATTGGAGAAGAGAACAGGCCGCTAAAAAATGGTTTGAAAAAGCAAAGAAAAAATTTGGAGATGATTTTGATTATTCAGAATCTATTTATATATCTAATGAAACTCCAATGAAAATACTTTGTAAAAAATGCAATAAATATTTCTGGCAAACTCCATTAGATAATTTAAGATCTCCTCATCATTGCTGTCCTAAATGCACATTAAAAAGAACTTCCCTTGAACAAAGTATGGGATTAAATAATTTTATTAAAAGATCTATAGAAGTATATGGGTCAGAAAGATATGATTTTAGTAATTCTAAATACATAAATTATAATACTCATGTTAGAATTTATGATAGATTAAATAATGTAGATTTTTTAATACTTCCAAGAGATTTTTTAAATGGATACAATTATGAAACTAATAGAAAAAGTAGTGGAGAAAAATTAGTATTACAATGGTTTGAAGATAAAAAATTTAATCTATCTGATGAAGTTACTATAAAACTAAATAACGAATTTAAAGTTAGAGCAGATTTTATTATATATTCATCCACAAAAGAAATAACATTTTGGATAGAATATAATGGAGCACAACATTATGAATTCGTAGATTACTTTTATAGAGATAAGCGATCCTTTCAAAAACAGTTAAAAAGGGATGAAAACGTTAGAAAATATTGTAAGAAAATAATATAATTCTTATAGAAATTCCATATACTTACAATACCTATGAGAAAATATCTGAAGTTTTAAAAAGAATTCTCATAGAAGGTGAATCCCCTGATATAATAACTCAGCCAAAAATAATACAACCAACATAAAAACTAAAGAAGAGTGGCTTTGATCGGCTACTTTTCTACTAAACACTAAAACAAATTATTATGAATTTATTAGATATATTATTCCCTAAAAGAAAGCAAGAAAAAGAAGAATTAAAAAATCTAGAGCCAGAGATAAAAAATCTAGAAATTACTTTAGGATTATATGGAAGAACTAATACTGAAGTTTATTACGATCCATTATATGAACGAAATAGAGGAAGAAAATATGATCTCAAAGGCCGAAGGGAATACCTAGAAGACCTTAGAAAACGATTAAACGATGGATATAAGAGCTTAAATGTAATACGAGCTAGTGGATATTTTAATCCAGATAATTCTAATGAAAAAGATACTTTTAATCCCATCATAAAAGAATTACCTAAACCAAGTAAGATTGTGTATGTAGTATTAATAAGAAAAACTATTAATATTCCAAAAACAATAAAAATAGAGAACAGTACTAAATATAAAATAAAAAGTACAAACTCTGAATGTGATAATATAGAGGATTACTATATTATAAGAGAGTTGGATGAAAATACTAAGAAATTTATTAAATCTCTAATATGATCATATTAAGAAAATACCCAGAGGAACAGAAAGAATTTAGTATACTTTCAGAAATATCTCAATTGGGTTTAAGGAAAGGAACGAAAAATTATATCAGGAAACAAAAAAGAGATGTGGTGAACAAATTAATTCAAAATAAACGAGATTTTCTTGCAAAAACGAAGAAGACAGAAAGAAAATTGACTAATCTTCGAAAAGAAACAAAAGAGAATGAATTAATAGCCAATAATCTGAAAAAAGAAGCTAATAGAGTAAACACTGATATAATACCCGATAATAAATTTTCTAAACTAGTACATCAGCCTGAAGGAGATAAATCCTATATTCTCGATAAAGAAAAGAGAAATCTACTTAAGCAAATGTCTAATGATAAAAATTTGGATAAAGCTAGTAGAGAGTTAGCCAGATCAAATTCGGCCAAAGATGCAATTATAAATCTTAACTCTGATGCAATAGGAAAAGACACCCCGTTTGTTGCCCATGAACTAGTTCATGTTAAAAATAGTAAAAAATCTATTAATTCTGCAATTCAAAAACTAGCTGATAAATCTAATAATAGTAAAGGAATATTAGCTGATATTGGGAAAAGAACTATTGGAATTCAAGAAGAAAATAATGCCTGGAAGAATGGAATAAAGGATTTAAAAAAGGCTGGTGCAACGAAAGAAGAGATTAAACATGCCAAAAGTCTAGAAAATGCTGCGGTAGATACATATAGAAAAGGAAATAGTTTAAGAAATAACTTAAATGAAAAGCTATTAAATAAATTACATCCAAAAGAAATAGATAACTATAAAGTATTTCCTGGATCTCATAAAGAAGAAAAAGATTTAATGGAACTTTTTGGAGATGAAGGAAGAACTGAAAGACAGAAATATAATTTAAGAAGAAAAATAATAAATAAAAGGAAATCTAAATAATTATATACTATTATAAAAAAAAACAATAAAGAAGAGTAACTTTGATCGGTTACTCTTCTACTAAAACAATTACTATGAGCCTACTAAATATATTACTTCCTAGATAAAGGATGATAAATCAAGAAATAAAAAGTCTTAAAGAAAAACTTGGATTAACCGAAAGAGATACAAAAACTCTTTTCTATGATCCACATTATATTAGAAATAAATCATTTCAAACAAGAAAAGATTACCTAAAGGAATTAAAAACTATAACTAGAAAAAAATGATAGGGCGCTAAAATGCTTCTCTAAAAGTAAGAAAAAACATTAGAAGGATAAAAAAGAAGATCAACTTTTCGTCAATCTTCTTTGTAGGGACTATTTAAGTGATTCTTTATATTCTTTTATCTCTTTACCACATTGATAGATCAATTCAGAAATACCTTCTGCACTTTCTAATGTATCTGTATTATCTAATACATTAGATACAACTTTACACCAATGTCTATCTTTTTCAGAAAGAGAATCTGGATTTTTCTTATATTTATACATCATTTCTGCACCTAAATTATACCCTGCACCTTTTACCAATTTAAAAGCTGCTATAATTGATATAGTAGCTAATCCAATTTTTAATAATGTTTTCATATCTTTTATATATTTTATTTATTACATATATAAGGCTTTTACTCCTTCCAAAAATTAATATCGGGGGGGGGTAAAAGTATAAACAATTCCTCCTTGATACAAATATTAAATGATTATAAAACGTAAACTATTTTCTAAAGATTCAAAAGTTCTCGTCCCTTATTTTGAACCTGGCATTACTGAAACTGGTAGACGATATGTAACACTAATCACTAACGATGGAAGAAAGAAGCGGCAATATATAGATCCGTATAGAAAGAGAACTAAAAAAGAATTAGAAAACTAACTTAACTTATTAATTAAAATTATGATAATCAAAAGAAAACTGTTTAGTAAAAAAGAGGAGAATAAAAACTCCAATGACACTAGTTCAAAAGCAAAAGGAACTGCTTTATATCTTGGAGGTGTAGCGGGTCAAGGTATCGCTTCACCTATAATAATGAAACATATGCAAGACGAACCCTCAGAAGAATCTGCAAAAATAGCTGAAAAACTAAAAAGATTAGCTTCTAGACGAGGACATAAAGTAGATAATATTACATATACTGGAATGGGACCTGCATATCAAAATAATAAAATTTATACAAGTGGAACAAAAGCAGCTGATGTTCTTTCACATGAAATGGGACATGCTCACTATGATAAAAGAAAAGTAAAATCAGTAAGTGATGCTATTGGTAAAGTTGCTCATAAAGCTTATCTAAAAACTGGTGGAATGTTGAATCATACAGTTCTAGCTCCTACAGCAGGAATAATAGCAGGTGTTAGATCAGGTAAAAAAGCAGCAGAAAAAGAAGCAGCCGGAGAAAAAGAATCAAAACTCTCCAGACATAGTGGATGGGCATCTGGTTTAGCTGTTCAATCTCCAGGGCTAGTATCAGAGGCTATGGCAAGTAAACATGGTCTAGATTTAATGAAAAAAGCTAGTGCCTCTAAGAAATTAATGAAAGCTAGTCGAAAAAACCTAGGTGTAGCTTTAGGAACTTATGCTGGAGTTGCTGTAACTAATGCAGGAATGTCAGAATTAGCTAGAGGAATTGCATATAGAAAGAAAAAGAAAAAATTAGAGAAGGAAAAAGATAAAAAGAAAGATGATAAATAATTAATACCATCTTTCTTATAAATCGTAACTAAAATATCTTTCCAAAATGACGAAAGTATTTAAAAAAGTTACGATAACCAATAAATAATCCTAATCCTTTCATAATCTTATATATTTTATTTATTACATATATAAGACTTTTAAGGAATATAGAGTGTAAAACTATAAATCCTGGGAAAGTTTGGGATATAACTGCCCAGGAACTAATTAAATAAAAATAAAGAGCTATATGATATTCCAAAAGAAGTACAAAAATCTGGAAAGAAACATTTAAGTAATGCATTTAGAATCCATGAAATTAATGAAGTTAAGAAAATAATCTCAGATAATACTAATAGACTTCTTGGAAAAATAGAAATAAATAAAGAGATTTGGAAACTAATCCAAATCTCTAATCTCAATAGCATAATAACCTTCAGGAATATTCCATACCCCTGGATCTAATGCATTTGTGGGTATTTCTGTATTTTCATTGATAGGATACAAGTCTACTCTTTTATGATCAAGCCAATCTGAACAAGGAGTTTTTGATGTATTATGATAATCCTTTAAAAAGATTAATTCATTTCTTTTTACTCTCATACTTTTATTAGATTTATTAAGATTTTCTACTATTTTTTCAAATCTTAGCATAGGATTTTCTATAGAGCTAATATCTTTATCATCCATAATTTTATAATATTTAAATGTTAATTTCAATAGTGTAGTAACCTTCTGGAATATTCCATATCTCAGAAGATAATGCATTTTTAGGTACTTCTGTATTTTCGTTAATAGGATATAACATTACTATTTTATAATTACATTCTAAATGAGATCTTATTATATCTTTCTCTTCATCAGTAAGTTTTTTCTCAATTACCGCTTCTTTGACTATTCTTTTCATAATTCTACGTATTTAAAATTTATATTACATATACGAGGCTTTCAAATTGATAAAAAGGAGGTTTTATATAGGTTTGTCCCTTATTTATGAGGACAAAGGAGTTTCCCTTATCCTACACCTCTAACCGCTACCGCTAGAGGTGTCTTAGAAAAGAAACATTGAATAAGATATATAGGAAATTTTAATATAATATCATTTTAATTAAGTTGACACCCCTTTGGCCTCTGGGGGCCAGGGGTGGTGTTTCTAGATTAAAAGCTCATAGAAATCCTAAACATAAATATTCCATGTCTCCGACATAATCTTATGTTCTTTATCTATATGAGCAAGTGTCGCAAATTCTTTAGATAATATCTTTTATAGTGGAGAGTCAAAAATAATAAATTAAATCGACAAAATGCGTATAATATCCTTTCAATCCCTTATGATTGAAAAGGGAATCCTCCTATGTCTTCAATTTAAAGAGACATAGAAATTCTTTTAACTGGATTCTCTATTAGATTATAATAAATTTAATAAAAAATTATACGTATATGTCAATACTAAAATTACCTAATATCGTAGTACCAAGAGGTATTAGATATATTTCAGAAATGGATAGTTTATTTAGATTTTATAAACTACCTGTAAAGTGTATAATAAATAAGCAACTACCTGGATGTGGTTTTACAGAATACTGTATTAATGGACCAGAAAATGTTATTCTGTGTAGTCCTAGAAAAATGCTCTTAAAGAATAAGAAGGATCAACATGGTAGAGATGTTTATTTGGTTGTAAATGAACTTGAGAAGGAAATAGAGGTTGATAAAGATCTCTCCAAGATAGATAAAATTAGATCTCAAGTATTTATGGATACTCTTAAAGAAGTAGTTCATGGAAAGGATACAGTTTATAATAAATTAATGAATGAAATTAAAGATTATCTAAATGAGAGGAAGTACTTAGGGGATAAGCCCGCTAAGATCTTAGTTACATATGATTCATATAGAATAGTAAAAGATATTCTAAAAAGTCTTGGAATATTTCAGAGTTTCTATACAGTAATAGATGAATTTCAAACTATCCTACATGATTCTAAATTTAAATCTAATACTGAATTAGAATTCTTAGATATTCTTAAGCAATCTCATAGTGCATTATTTGTATCAGCTACTCCTATGTTAGAGGAATATCTTAATATGTTAGATGAGTTTGATGGTTTACCTTATATTAATATGGATTGGGGTAAGGAGGATTCAACACGAATTATTAAACCAAATCTTAAGGTTTTATCTATGAAATCTACTGGATCTAAAGCAGAAGAGATCATAAAAACATATAAAGAGGGTAACTTTGAAAAATTTATCAAAATGGTTAATGGATATCCTAGGGAAATAATATCAGATGAAGCAGTGCTTTATGTAAACAGTGTGAATCATATTATATCTATCATCAAGAAATGTGATTTACAACCTGAAGAAGTAAATATCCTCTGTTCTAATACTCCTGAGAATCTAAAAAGAATACAAAAGAAATTAGGAAAGAAGTTTGTAATAGGGGAAGTTCCATTGAAAGGAGTAAAATCTAAAATGTTTACATTTTGTACAAGAACGGTTTACCTAGGCGCGGATTTCTATAGTTTATGTGCTAGATCTTTTATCTTTAGTGATAGTAATATAGATAGTCTAGCCGTAGATATCTCAGAAGACTTGCCTCAGATATTAGGACGTCAGAGATTGTTTGATAATCCTTGGAAAAATAATGCAATATTTTATTATAGACCTACATGTGACTATAGGAAGGTTAGTCAAGAGGAATTTGATAGAGAGATTGAGAGAAAGAAAAAAGCTACTAATGATTTACTACTGTCATATAGTTCAACTCCTGATGAGGCAAAATTAACGTTGGCTGAGAGATATCAAAAAATGGCAAAGTCATTTAATTATAAAGATGACTATGTAGCAGTAAATGAACACTCCAGGTCTACTCTAATTCCTGTTATTAATAACCTAGTTCTGGTAAATGAAATTAGAGCCTTCAGGATACAACAATATGACTATAAGGATAGATTTACAGTATTTAGTTCAGTACATAATACACTAGATACAAATGATCTAATAAATCGAGAGGTTTCTGAATTTTTAAGTATGTATCAAGAATTAAAAACATACTATGATAAAATAAAATTACTATGTGAATATAACTTATCTGAGCAGGGGGTTAGAATAATATTAGATCAGTTAGGAGGAGATGAGATAGCATCTCACTATATAGCATTGGGTCCTGATAGATTAAGGAAACTTTATTATAATAAAACTAACATTAAGAAGGAACTAGGTATAGTAACCTTCAGTAGGGAACTCTTAGTTAATACAGTTCTCTCCAAGTTTTCTATTGGAGATAGAATAGGTCAAGCAAGGATAAAAGAAATTCTTAAAAGTCTATATAATTCTATTGGATATTCTGCTATTCCAAAGGCTACTGATTTGGAAGAATTCTTTAATATAAAAAGAGCAAAAGTTAGTGAAGTTCTTTTAGATGGTACAAAAAAAAGAATAGATGCATTAGAGATAATAGGAGTTAAGCCAGAGTATCAAGGAATATATAATAACCTGAAAAAAACAATAAAACAATATTTTATGAGGTAAGTGTTCGATCTTACCTAGGACATAATAATTCTCATTCGCCAGTAAAGGTGAGTGGGAATTTTATTTTGAATAAAATAAAGAAGAAAAATAAAAGAATGAGTTTTTCTCTCATCCTTCTTGTGTAGTAAATAGCTTTAAAATTTTATCTAGATTTTCTTGTTCAATTATTTCATTAGTTTCTGTATTTATTCTCCAAGTCCCAGGAAGTTTTATAACTGTATCTGTTCTTGAATTATCTGTATCAAGTAGTATAGATTCTACTTCAGAGGGTAATACAATTTCTGCAGGCTCGGAGGTAAAGATAGATTGCTGATTTATTATATTGAGCAATTCTTCTAGGTTAGTGAATTTGTTATGATCTATTATTACATATATTTTACAATCTTTTATTCTTAGATCAGCTGTAGGACCTGTAAGTCTAATAAATTCATCTATTACGTTTGTTGTTTTTATTCCTATCTTCATATTCTTTGGTTTTAATTTAACATATATAAGGCTTTGGTATAAAAAATAAGGTAAAAGATAATAAATTTCTTAAGTGATGATAATAAAACGTAAATTAATTTTTGATAATCCTGAACAAAGAGAATTTGGAGTTCCGTGGAAAAAATATATAAAATATGGAGCAAAGTCTATTAAAGATCGAGGCTTAAAAAGAGGAATAAGAAAGCTCAGATTTAAGATTTCCGATGATATAGATAAGTCGATTAAGGCAAATGATAAAGCTCAGATGGCTCTTGATGCATACACTGAAAATACAAAATTTCCTAAAAGACCTGAAGTAATGAAAGCTTTAGGTCAAGAAGCAAAGAAAAGAGGAATAGTTGTAGTTAAAGGGAAGAAAGAGTATAAACCAGTAACAGAAAAGGGAGTAAAGTTATCTCCTGATAGAAGTGAAACTTGGACATTACCTAAAAAATATACCAATAGAAGAGATAGAATTAGATATACTAAGTCAGATTTTCCAGAAGACAGGGAACTTGGAAAAGCTTTATCTCGAGGTAAGCGAGCAGTAATAAATCAAAAGGGAAGTCAGGCCGTGTTTGCTCATGAAATTGCTCATGTTATGAATCAAAGTAAGTTAGGTACAGGAGTTGTATCTAAATTAAATGGTGTGACAAAGCCGATTTATCATAAAAGTAGAAATAAAAATGGATTAGGAAATTATCTTTTAACTTCTGCAACAGGAAAGGTTTTAATAAAAGAAGAAAAGAATGCTACCAAGACTGCAATGAAACTTTTAAGATCAGCTAATGCAAATCCTAGTGAAATGATTGAAGCTAGGAAAGAATTAGGAGCGGATCTTGGAACTTATATGCATGGTTATAAATTTAGTAAAGGAAAAATTTTAAAAGGGATAATAAAACCTAATAGAATAAAGAAGAAAAATAAAAAGAGACCTTAAGCCTCTTTTTCACGAATCTTAGAAATTAGATCATCTACATATTTTTCCGCTAGTTCTTTTGTTTTAAACTTATTATCTATAGATCCGATTGTATAATATCTCTCAGGATCTTTTAGAATTATATCGTAGAATGATTTAAAAGTTTCTAAGTCTTTCTCTTTGATATTTAATATTTTAATACCATTAGGAATATTATACTTTTCCTTAGGTACTTGAATCAATGTAATAAACGAAATTCCTTGTTCAAATACTTTAGCTGTAGTTGATATTTTTGAATTTTGTTTATTAGGTTTTACAATTTTAATAATATCTTTTTTCATAGTTTTATATATTTTGATTTTCTTCATATATAAGGCTTTTAAGTAATAATAATTGTAAAGTTCTATATACCTTTAATGGGGAGGGTGGTGTATAGACTTGTTCTTCTCCTCCCGTGTAATAATATTTTTTTATGATTATTAAGAGAAAATTATTTAATGATAATTCTCATGTTCCTTACTTTATTGATGGTGAAACGAGTGCTAGTAGGAGATATAAGGTATTAGTGGTTGATGGAAAGAAGAAGAAGAGGAGACGATACCTAGATAATTACCGAAAACGCACGAAAAATGAGTTAATAGAGGAAAGATATTATGATGAACTGTAATATAAATAGAAAAGAAGATGATAATAAAACGTAAATTATTCTCCAAGACAAGTAAGGAGAAAAGAGAAATGGCTGCAGATAACCTTGACAGAACTAGAAAAGGTGTAGCAACAATCTATGGAGGTTTGGCTGGTGCTGCTATAGCTACGGCTGGACATCTACATCATAAGTCTGAAGCAAGAAAGGCTCGTGAAGAATTGAAGCGTAGGGGAAAAGAATAAGTGATATAAAATGAGAGTTTAATGTAAAATTTGATAAAATTATGAATATATTAACAGCACAATTGCCATCAGGAGGATATGGTTATAAGTTTCCGAGTGTTAAAGTTAGTCCTATGACATTCTTAGAGATAACTAGATACCTTGAAAATCTACCCTCTGATGATCCGTTAGAAAAATACTTATATGATATTAACTTACTTATTCAGGAAGATGAAACTATCTTAGATTGTTACTTAATGGATGTAGATTTCCTGATATTCTATAAGAAGCTATGTACTGTATCAGGGGAATTATCTTATGAAATAGAAGTAACATGTCCTGAATGTGGTAAGAAGATGAAGAAAACTATATCCTTCGAAAAAGATATTCACTTTAAACAGATCGATCAAAAGATTATGAATGGTGCTTTTATTGAACTTGGAGGGCATAGATACGAGACTATAGTTCCGACAGTTAGAGAGTTTATGAAGGTATTTCAGACTTACCTTAGATATCGAACTGTAACTGACTTGAAGATGATTAAAACTATAGCCTTGATTAAAGATTTTGATTATCAGGGAACACAGATCGAGAAAGATGTCTTAGGGGCTACTCATGGTGATGTTACTCTTTTGCTTGCTCTTCGTGACTTATATTACGATAGACTTGAACCTATTCAACTATATTGTCCTGAATGTAATAAAGGAAAGAAAGCGAAAGAAAGGAGGAGTGTGGCAGTAAGTGTAGAATCTCTTACTGTCGACTTCTTTCGAGACATCTGTAACAATTCCCCAATTGATGGATCTAAAATTTTATTTAAATAAGTTTCTCAAGGCAGATGGGATAGAAGGTTATACTCTGAGTTCTCTTAAGGCGCTTCGAGAGTGTTATGAGAATTTCCTTGATACTACTGAAGGAACTGATCCAGATTTCCCACTTCTTAATTTTGGTGGAAAGAAGGGGCAGAGGCTTAAGGGTATATCAGCAGCACAACGTCAAGCCTACTATGAATCTGAAGCTGAGAGAAAAGAAATGATGGGTGAGGGAGGAATAATAAATGTAAACCTCCTAGACCTATAAAATATAACTCCCCTCTATTAAAAGTTGATCTAGTGGGGGGGGGTTATATTAGTAAAAATTCCCCTAGATCTTTATTATAAAATTATGATCATTAAGAGAAAATTATTTAATATTTCGGATCGAGAAGAGTTAGAGAGATTAAAGAGTATAAAGCCAACACTAGGAAAAAGATTGGCTGCTACTGGAGCTTTAGGAGGAACTGGTGCTCTTCTAGGTCTTGCTGGAGGAAGAGGTGGTGCTTTATTAGGTGGAACTATAGGAGCTGCTACAGGTGCTTATGTAACATCTAACTACTTCAGAAAAAAGCAAATAAATAAATTACAGAAGAGAATTGATAGTGATAATATAAGACGTAATTCTTTAATAGATAACAGAAGAATTAATTGGGAAAATCAACGCCCTATGACATATGATCAATTCTACAAGAAATATCCGAAAGTAAAATCTGATATGAATAGAGTTAAATTTAATGAAAATTATAGATTCACAGATAATTCTATTCCAGATTATAATCAAATAAAGAATATATGGGGTGAATTTGATCCTAAACGTTATATTCCTCTTGGAGTTCAGGATGCTTATGAAAGTTCTTATATGTTTTATGATACAAAAACAGGTGATTATGTAAATGTATGGAGTGATATTGAGGAGCCAGAAAGAATAAAGCGTTTAGATGATTATAAGGAGTTCTACTCTTAAAAACATACAATCCTGGGAAAGTTTGGGATATAACTGCCCAGGAACTAAATTAAAAATAAAGAGCTATGATTATACTATTGAAAAATAAATCATTAACAGGGAGAGAAAAATCTATAGTAGAACAGAAAGAATTTAGCTTGCCAAGTAGTATAATGAAATCTATAAGAAATTTTATTGCTCCTATTAATAAAAGAGATGGATCTAATAAAATAAAGAATCCATTAGTATTATACGCTAGAGATCAGAAAGCTAGAAGAATTAGAGCAAATAGAAAACTAGGAATTGATTTAAAAACAAATGTTCCCAAGAATCCTAAGTTAAATCAGAGTCTAACAAAAGAGATAACAAAGGATGGAGAAAATTGGGTATTGGATAATAATGGCTGGTATAAATTTCAAAATAACGTTGCGAGAGAATCAGCTGCTCCAGTAAATAGAGTTACATTAGGGATAAATAATCTTAAATATACAAAAATTTCTCCAAAAGACTGTATAGATCTTTCAGAATCAAAAGCACTACTAGCTGCTAAAACAAAGAAAAATATAATAAACCTTGAAGGAAGTTTGTTAGATTCTACAACTCCTATGTCTCATGAATATGGACATATATTAAATTCTAAAAATCCAAGAACTAGAAAGGTAGGGATGAGAATTAGAAGATTACAGAATCAAGAAAACAAAACGACCTCTAATAGATTCTTTGGAAAAGCAAAATCTACATGGAATATTGCTAGATTAAATAACTCTATTGTTTCTGAAGAGAAGAATGCTTGGAAGAACGGAATAAATGCATTGAAAAGAAATGGTGCTACTTCAGAAGATCTAAAGTATACTAATAAATATAAAAATGCAGCTTTAGATACATATAAGAGTAGTAGAAATTTAAAAATTGTATCGAAAGTATATGACATGTTTAAATCAAAAAATTCGGTTAATCCAATAGAATCATTAATGAAAGATAGAAAATATAAATGGAATGCAGTAGATCTAGGGTCTAATTTGTAAAAAAAAAATAAAAAGTAGAAATCTTTGTTAATCTCTACTTTTTACAAATCATACTTACTTAAATAATCCTTTATTATTTTTAGATCCCCATTATCAAATTCAATTATATTATTAGGTATATCGAATTGCCATTCTCCTGGCGCAGTATAAACGTAATTACACTCTTTACCATCATCTTCTATAATTTGAATATCTGAGGTATTACCTTTATACTCTACCATTGGTCTAAGTCTAATTATTCTTTTATCATTACTAATAGGATTTTTAGTAAATATGAATAGTTCTACTGATTTAGGTTTATCTTCTTCATCCCTAAATGTTAATTCAGCGTCTTCGGTAAATTCAAATTGACATGAAGACACATCTAATTCACTTTTTTTAATAAATCTTATTCCTATTTTCATATTTCTTTGGTTTTATATTACATATATAAGGCTTTGAAGTTATATGAAGATTAAAGAGAGATAAAAAAATAAGGAGGCTATATTATGTTTGGATTTATCAGGAGATATGTAAAGAGAAAGAAGTTTAGGTCTAAGGTAGAAGTAGAACTACATGATATATTAAGAAACTTTTTTGATTTTAACGGAAATATATATATATATTTATTTAGATGAGTATAGTACGGAGAGATTATTGGATTGTGTAGAAGGTCTAAAAAGTCTTCATAACAAGTATTTAGGGAAAGATATCCAATTTTTCCATAATTGCGAAGATATTCAATATATCTTATATTCTAATATTGATCAATTAAGTAATATTATAGAAACCGATTTGGAGTCTCGAGAGTATTTATATAATTTTCTGAAAGATTATATATCTAAAAGAGTTTCTCTTAATGAATTAGATCTAAGTAGGGAATATAATAAAGAATTTTTTAATATTTTCTCAACTATCGTAAATATAATAGATGATGGCGGTATAGGTATTAATTATAAAAATTTTATTAATTCTTATCTATATTCATCTAGTATATTATTTAATGAAATGAATGATATATTGAATGAGTATATAAAATTATATCCACTAAGTAATAAGGATATAGTTCGGGAAAAAGTGACTGTACATGAACCAAAAATGATAAAAGTTTCGGGTGATTATATACCAACAAGTGAATTCGTAGATTATTCAGTATTATATGTAAAAACTCCAAAAGATAGATATGAATTATTATCTCCTTATTCTTTAGAGGATGAAAAATATTATATCAATGAGTTTCGCAAAGAAGATGATACTAAGAAAGATTTTAACTTGGATAATATACTTTCTATAGAACACTTTATAAGAAACTATATAAAACAAAAATAAACAATGGCTGCAGAAGATATAGAAAATAAAGTAAGAAAAATGTCTTCCCAGAAACCAGAGGATGGGAAAGACTTACAACAACTCCAAGAAGCACAAAACCAGATTGTTCAGATAAATGCAGAACGTCAGGGAAACTTACAAACAGCTAGACTCGAAAATAATGCTGATGCGGCTAATAATGAAACTATGAGTCAAGCTGTAGAGATGGCTGCACTTGGAGGATTAGGTGGAGCAGCAGTACAACAACAAGTACAGGCAATGAATCCACAAACTCAGGCTGTCTTAGGAAAATATGGACTTGGACAACCTAAAGTACAGCGAACATCTTCAAGGAGTGTACAAGTAACTCCACAGAAGATAACAATAAATAATAACACTACGAACACAACGACTAATAACGTTGCTGTTCCCGCTGCTAATATTGGTGGTCCTGTCCAAGGGAGAACATTAGCAGTAAAACAAAATCCAGATGAAGGACAGGCTCGATTTAAAACTTGGATATCTAATGCCTTTGCTAAACAGAATCAACAAGCAGCGGCCAGAGAAAAAGAATATCAACGTCGTGAGTGGTCCTTGACAAGAAGTACTAATAAATTAATGAAACACTTATCTGACTTAGGAAAGAGTGTTTCAGAGAGATTAGACCCTAGGAAATTAGCATCTTCGGTAGGTGGACAATTTAAAACTATTCTCTTCCTCTTTGGTACTATGTTCTTAGCAAAAAATTGGAAAAGAATTATTAAATTTGCTGCTAATGTAGAGACTTTCTTTTTTGGAGAACCTGATCCAAATGATCCCAAAGCTCCAAGAGGCAGATCTGGATTTTCTAAAATGTTAATTAGTTTATTTGGAGGAGATCCTAATAGCAATAAATCTACTATACTAGGTTCATTAAAAGACTTGCTTTATACAGGTGATGAAAAGCGTCCTGGAGCATTCGACTACTTATTTTTAAAGATAAAGAATTATTTTTCAGAAGGTGCAGAGGCGATAAAAAATTTAGAGTTGCCAAAAATAGATACAGATGATCTTTTAGGTTCTTTAAAAAATATAGTTGGATATTTTGGAAACGTTATATCTACGCTATTTACTGGAGCAGATGGATTAAAAAAAGGAATTGATAATCAGATAAAAGAGGTTTCTAAAAATTCTAAATATGGATTAACTAGTGATGGTAAGAAAGATTTATCGTGGATAGATGATCGTGCGGATGTTAATGAAAAATTATCAAATTTTTATACACAACATTTTAGAGAATCTTATGGAAATTTAAAAGGTTATGAAGACTTAATAGATTCTAAAGGTAGGTTAACTGATATTGCTAGAGGAGATATAATTCATACAAGGGATAAAGATGCTAATAATTATGTAAGATATTCAGATGTTACTGAATCAGGAGAATTGACTGGTACTGTAGGTTCTACATTTAGAGCTTCTAATGCTGTATCAAGTATGTTAGGTGATAAAAAAACTGTCAATACTGTTGGAGTTACTAGTTTACTTGGAGATATTGAAAAGGCAGTAGATAAAAATGAAGAATCAGGAGATAAGAAGGGTATAGCTATCGAATCTTCAGAATTTTTAACAAGAACAGGACTAACTTTAGATGATATTGATGAATTGAAAAAACGTGGAGATATCACTGAAGGTAGTTTTAAATATGTTTTAGAACCAAAAACTTTAGAGGAATTAGCTTTTGAGTATAAAAATCAACCCCCAGGACCAGAAGAGGCTGCATTAAAAGCTGGATTACAAACTCATTTAGAAAATGTTACTGGTATAGGGGATTTAAAGAAATGGGGTTTTAGATTGGCAGGGTTAGCTGGAGGTATTGCACTTTGTTTTGTTCCAGGAGGACAAGCATTAGCAATTCCTTTGATAGCTGGTGGATTAACTGCTGGTGAGTTAACTGCGCAGGCATCTCAATCACCATGGGTTAGAGGTGGATTAGCTGCTTTAAATACAAAAAAAGCAAGAGTACTTCCTAGATATACTATGAGATTAGTTGATGTAAATGACCCTAGACCAGGAGTAGATTTAGGTCGTATGGGAGATATGTCAACAATTACTGTACCTAAAAATCAGAAAGATGCTACTATAGTTAATGGTTATAGAATTAAAAAAGGGGTAATAAATAGGATTAAAGACAGAATTGGTGGTTTTAAAACGAAAGATAAAGATGGAAATGTATCTTATAAATCATTTGATATAACTGATTCTGAAATAAGAACTAATATGGATAAGCATGTTAGAGGCATACAAACAGCTCTTCATGGAAAAGTGGCTGAAAATGTAGATTATGATTTGAATAATTACAAAGGCATCCAAAATGTACTGGATCTTAAAGCCAAAAATCGTGCTTATGAACAAGAAGTATGGAATAATTCTCCTATGAAAAAAAGTGGCGAATATATAGGTGATGCAGTAGATGGTGTGAAAGGGTATATTACAGGAAATAGACCACCTGAAAAGATAACTGATGAGGTGAGAAAGGCTAGAATACTAAAAGCCATGGATTTTGCTATGAAGGAACTTGGGATGACTAAAGAACAAGCTGCCGGGTTAGTTGGTAATTTTTTAAGAGAGTCTCAATTAGTTACTACTGCTAAGAATCCAGACTCTCCAGCAACTGGAATAGCTCAGTGGTTAGGAGTTAGAAGAAGAGCTTTTGAACATGGTAAACTTAGTGAGAAAGAAAAAAAAGCTGGATGGAAACATTATGATGGACCAGGTTCAGGTAAATCTTTGGGAGATGCATCCTTTGAAGAACAACTTCAATTTGTTAAGTGGGAAATGGAAAATATTCCGGCTTATAGAGAAGGTTTGAAGAAAATAAAAGCTTCAAAAGATCATCTTGAAGCAGCTCGAAATGTTTTTGGATATTATGAATTTTCAGCAGGTCCAGAAAAATCAGCTCAACATATGGAAGATAAAGGGCAAGATGGTTGGGGATCCTTGAAAAAAGGAGAAAATTTTGCAGGAGATGCTTTATTAACTTACAACTCTTTTAAAGGTGATACTCTAGAAAATACCAATACTAATTCCACAAATTCTGAAGAGTCTATTTATATGGCTGATGCTTCATCTACAACTCCAGATAATTATGTAGAACAGAGAACAGATAAAGGATCTAGTATATCTACTTATGATTGGAGTACTGCAGGTGTTAATTCTTTTGGAAGTGATTCTGGATTGATAATGGCTCAGAGTAGTATTTTAGCTCCAGAAAAAGTTACACCAACTACACCAACTTCAGAAAAATCTATTCCAGGTAATACTTCAGAATCTGCTGGACGAGAATTAATAGCTGATGCAGAAAAAGATAAGACGGAAGATCTTTATACAAAAGTTTCTGATATTAATGAAAATATAAAACTTCTTTCAAAAACATCTATAGCACAAGCAGAAGCAATTAATAATGTTTCTACAGCCATAGCATCTCTTAAGTTTGGAGGAAATATAAATATGGGTGGTGGAGATGGAAGAACTAAAGTACAGAGTATTACTACTCCCCCTTATAGAGGATAAATTATTTAAACAATCATAATTATGGCTGGTATTACTGATGAAGAACTAGATAGGGAACTAGCAAGATGTGGATTTAACCCTAAGGATGATAATAGTGGGGCAGTTGTTTCTAGACATCATGCATTTTATTATGATAGACAAATAGATAAAGTTCTTACTCATATAACTCTTCATGCTAATTCTTATTTAGATGGAAAAGGGGAATGGCAAAAAATGGGTTCATCCTATTCTTTAGATGAAGAAGGTTATAATACAGTACCTCTTTATAAAGGAATTCTAAATGAAGATTTTATTGTTCAAGCTGGTAATTCCTGGACTGATTTTGGAGATGATCCTATAGGTGGTATGTGGAATAATCTAAAACCTTATGCTCCATATGCGAAAGAACTTACGAAAACAGCTGAATCAATGTTGAGAGATACAACTGGAGACAGTACTGTTGAAAAACTAGCAAAAAAAGTATTATCTGGTATAGCTACTGCAACTGGTACAGCATCTAAACTCCTTAATAGATCTCTTGTAACTCAGGGGTGTAGATTTTCTTACTATTCTGGAACTAGTACTAGTTTTGGAAATTTAGCTATGAAATTTACAGTACTTCCTGATTATTCTGGTGGAGTATTTAAAACGGTTTCAGAACAGCTTCAAGAGTTATATCCATATATAATGGGTAAATATACTCAAGGAGTTGTTGATGAAAATGGAACAGTACTAGGATCAAAAATTGAATCTAATAAAGAAGGCGTTAATACTGGAATTACTGGAGAAGATGGAAAATTGCTTAATACATTTTTTAGTTGGCAAATGCCTCCTGCTGGATATGAGCCGGATCTTTTAAATATGGATACTATCTTAACTGGTACACTCAAGCTAAAATTTGGGGCTTTTTATGCACTAAATTCTCTTGTATGTACTAATGCTCAATTTAGTTTTTCAAAGCAAGTAGTAAAATATTGGGATGCATCAAAGAAAATGAATACTTTAAGTCCATTATACTGTGATGTTATTCTTAATTTCCAACCATCTACTAAATACTCTGATATATCACTTCAGAAATTTATTAGTGGACAGTCTACAAAAGATTTTATTACTGCTGCGAAAAATAATATGAGAGATGGTCTGAAAAGAGAAAAAGATAAAATAGATAACTTATTAAAATAATAATATGCCATTAAATACAGCAGAAAAACCGGGAAAAATAAAAACTCCTAATCCTCCATCATTAGGAAGTATGGTTAAATCATCTCCTTCTGCCCCAAGAATTGAAGTTCCACAACAAAAACATTATGGAGAAGGAATGAGTAGTGGAACCAAAGTTAGTGGATTTTACTATGATACTAATCGTGGTAATGATTTAATGTCAGTTTCTCTTCATTATAACTCCGTTCTTTATGATGATGGATCTTGGGGTGAATATCACGGTGCAAAAGACGATGATGGGTATTCTTATGAACCATTATGTAGAGCTATTATGTCTGAAGATTATCAAGCTGCTATTTCTAATTCTTGGTCTGAATTTGGAGATGAAAAGATTAATGATGTATTTAATCAATTTAAACCTTATGCACCATATCTATCATTTTTCTCTAAAGAACTTGAAAAAATGAATAGTGCAGAAGAGGAAATGAAGACTGGATCAGAAGAGGATAGGATGGCTATATTTAGTACTATTGGACAAATATTTGATAAAACAACTGATGTTCTAGAAAAATTAGCAAAAGCAGGAACTGATTATTTAAATAGAGCTTTAGTAACTAAGACTGGAAGATTTTCTTACTATTCTGGTACTGGAGTTGGATTTGGTAATCTAACGATAAAATTTACTATATTTTCTGATTATGTAGATGGGAAATTCAAATCTGTATATGATCAGATTATGGAATTATATCCATATTGTTTTGGAAAATTAGTTAAGTTTTTAAATGATAGTGGAGAGCCAGCAAGTAAAGATGATACTGAAGTAGCGTTGATAAAAGAATTAGTTGATAGATATTTTGGTTGGCAGATCCCTCCTGGTGGATTTAAAGCTGAGTTGGATAATATAGATAAAATACAATTTGGAACTCTTAAACTTAAATTCGGCTCACTTTATGCTATTGATAATCTTGTTTGTGAGAGTGCTACTTTCCAAATGTCTAAACAAATGATGAAGAGATGGGATACTGGATCTAAAGAAAATGATCTATGTCCTTTATCTTGTGATATTACAATGACTTTCAAACCAGCATCTAAATTTACTGATGTTAGACTTAAGAGATTAATAGGAGGAGATGCTACACAAAAAGAAAGACAAGCGATGGAGTTAATATTACAAGATAATATAAATAAAAAAATAGAAGAAAATAAAAAATTATTAGGAGGATAAAATGTATACTAAAAAAGATGAGATAATTAGCAATAAGGAAAATCTTTCAAACTATATAGATGGAATAGATGTATATAACTCTAGTATATTAGTATACTTAAATAATCCAATTATAGAAAGAGAATCTTATGAAATAACAGCATATGAATATAGACCAGATCTTATTGCAGAGGATTATTATGGTTCTACTTCATATGCTGGCCTCCTAATGTTACAGGCTGCTAGAGGGCTTGAAACTTATAAAAGAGGCGCAATTTTAAAATTAATTCCAAAAAGAGTATTAGATAACATATTAGGAAGTTTATGAAATATATTAATTCTTATAAGGTTTCTATTAATTTCACTCCATGGTTTGACTCTGGGTATAAATTTGATAATATCCATATGTACGAAGAACTTGGCGGAAAAATAGCTAGTGGGGAAATTAGTATGTCACATGACGGTTCTGGGGAAGCTCTTAAATTAATTACAGATCAATATACTGGACAGATAACTTTGGAGAAGGAAGGTGGAAATATTTATATTATTGATGTTTTCATAATTAATAAAAAATATTTTAAAAACTTTTTAACTCTAAACTTTATCTGTATAAAAGATAAGAAATTTTATACAGAACTTATACAAGCTGAGTGGGATGATATCACTTCAGCTATTGAATCTTTATATCCAGGAAAAAAGGATATAAGATGTAAATGTGATATTAATAATAAACTTACAATTTTTCAAAACTCAGAAACAAATCAATCATTATGTTCTAAATTATCATATGGATTTAAGAAAAAGTCTATATTTGCTTATGGATGGGAAGGGTATTTAATGAAGGAGATTATAGGTATTGATCATGGAGGAAATCAAGAACCATATTATAGTATAGAGGGTTCTTCTGAATTCTTACAATTAGATTCTTATAACCTAAATTATAATCCTTTAATTTATTATACTCCAACTAATCCATGGGAACCGGTTAAAGGAGATGAGAATAATGGGGAGCAAGCAAATAATAGTACAGATGATTATACAGATCTTCAACCTAAAAATTCTAGAACTCTCCAATTTTATGAAGATTATACAATTGTTGGAAAAGATTTTGAACAACTTATGCATAACTATTGGAGAAACTTAGGATATATGAATTCTGATTTCTTCACTGCATTTAGAATAAAAGATTTTGATATGCCTAAATATAAACTTGGTGATATCTTGAAGTATAAACGTGGTGAGCAAAAAACAGAATTACCATTTAAATTATTCTTAGTTCGATCTAATGAATTATTTATGGCTATTGAAGATTCCAGTTCTGTAGGCCCTGATGGAGAGAGTTTTTCTTGGACTTCATTGTTATCAGGTGTAGAGGAAAAAGAAGAAATATTACCAATTGTAGATCCAACAAATTAAATAGAAAAATATGAAAGAAGCAGATTTATACTATACTGGAACAATTGTAGAAGTTTTAGATAAAGTATTGTATGAAATAAAGGTGGATATCCCAGGAATAAAATCGGGAGTTAAGGCATTTCCATTTAGAGGAGAAGTAGATGAGCCAAGAGTAGGTGATTTCGTATTTCTTAAGTGTCTTGATCCAGTATTTCAGAGTTATTACTTATATCAAAAAATAAAAGAAAATGATTATATAGGTTTTAGAAGTAATGGAAAAATGGTAGATATTACACCTGATTATATAAGGGTTGCTATTTTTGATCCAGGAACTGAGTATAATGATCCAAATAATAATCCTAGACCTGAACCAACCGATTGGGTGACTATAGATAAAGATGGAAACATGGATATTAATATGAGATCTAATGTAACTATCAATATAGGAAAAAATTGTGATGTTACTATAAATGGGAAAACAAATGTAGAATTAGTTGGATCTGCAGTAGTTAAAGGATCTGATATTACACTTAAAGGTCCTGGAACATTAACAGTAAAGGGTAAAGTAGTAGCGGGAGGACATACAGCTCTCGGACCTTTTGTATTATCACCTACTTTCTTAACTCCAGGATCTCCTATACCTACATCAGATACTATATTATTAGAGAGTTGATATATTATGAAAAATTTATTAAGTGCATTGTCTGCTAAAGCAGCTCAATCAATATCATTAAAGAAATATCAAGATTCTCTTCCTGAGTTTAAGGATGAATCTAATGAAATAAAAGATCCTGAAGCAAAAAAGAAATATAAAGAAACTCTAGATAATGCTAAGGAGGATATGAAGAAAAGAGGAGAGGAAATGTTGGATAAAGCTAATGAAAAACTTGGTCAGATGTATAATCAAATGATAGAAGATTTCAATGAGCTTGGACAAGATTTAGGTCATCTTTCAGTAGGAACAGCTCAATTTGCTGCGAGAATTGCAATGGTTCCTCCAGCATTGATTTCTGTAACTCCTATGGGTCCTGGCGTTTCTGCTCAATTAGCTCCTCCATTACTTCAACAACTTAAAGCTGAAGGAGATAATCTTAGTGCAGTTTATGATAGAGTTGATGCTAAGGTAAGTAAACTAGGATTAAAATCTCTTATGGGAACTATACCGGTCGTTGGATCTGTAATGAGTATTGTAGAAACTACACAGGCAGTTGCTAAACCATTAATTGCACTAGTTGGAGCTAATGTTGGTGATATCATTGATGATCTTCCTATTCCTGAAATAGAAATACCAATACCTATTCCTGACTTAAGTGCAGCAAATTGTTCTGCTTTTTCTCCAAAAGATTTAGATCTTACGAATATATCAGCATCTAACTGTAGTAAATTTGTAGCTCTCAATGATGATGATCCTACAGTTAAATGTAATAATTGTAAAAATTATAAATCAAGATTATGAATTACCTACTTTCAACAGGTCAAATAACAAATCAAGTGGAGTATTATATTATAGATCTTTTCAAACTCTACTTAAATATCTGGCCAAAGGATATTCCAGGAGCATCTAAAATTGGATTTAACTTTATTTTTACTAATACCAAGAAAAAAGATTTAGCATCTGAAATTACTGGTAGGGTAGAACAGTTAATAACAAAAATAAAAGAGAAATTTACAAAAACACTTGATATAAAAATTGTTTCACTCGACTTAATAGATGAAACAAAAGTAAAACTAGTAATAAGTGTTAATCAGGTAGAGTCTGATGATATACTAGTTGATATAAATGAAACAACAGGATAATTATTATGAAATCATTACAAGATTATATAGATATTTATAGAGGAATAGCTAATAAACTTAATATTACCGGAGATTCTGTAGAGATTTTATCTCAGATGTTAGCTAATGCATCTTTTATTAGTGAAGTAGAAAACATAGCCTATGCACAAGAAGCATCTCTTGAGAAATCTACACTTATCAATTCAAAGATTCAACATTGTGTAGATGATATGTATTCGGTGTTTCGTGGTAGTTGTCCTCGCGTAATTCTTAATATAAAACCCACTAAGTATTTAAGTTTTAATATCTATGATGAAATTATAAGTTCTAATAGTTTTAAGGCTTATTACTTAGGGTATTATGATAAAAATTATACACGGCCGGGAGGTTATGGAAATGATAAAGATATAGCTGGAGACGAAGGTTTTGTATATTCTCCAATTACAATGTCTCCGGCCGTGAATGATACTGATACTTATACTATTATATGTCTAATTGCAAAAGAAACTGTTTCTAGAAAGTGGGTCTTAAATCAAAACAATACTTATTATGTTAATTGTCTAGAAAATGATCTCTCTGATGATTTTTGGGTTAAAGTTAATGATAATTTCTTCTCAACAACTAGATTATTTTCAGGACATATATTAGATGGTAGTATTTTTGATCTTACTCTCCCTGGATTTGGTTCTAGACTTTATGTAGCAGATATCTTTAGAACAGTGATGGAAAGAGAAGAAACACAGACTCCAGCAAATACAGTAGTAGAAGCTCTTTATTATAAATTTTCAACACTCTTGGGGTATAATACTTCAGAATTAAAAAAGCTTAATATTCGTGGAGCTGAGATGGTAGAATTTGATCCTTCTTGGTTGAGTGGACGAAATTATGAAATCTTAGGAACTGGTCTTGCTAGTATGTCTGAAGTTGATAGAGATAACTTAATTACTATCCATTACAAAGCTAATCGTGATAGATATGTGAATTCAATTTTACGTAGTAATTCTGATATTGGTACTGTACTTGAAGAGACTTATCCAAATAAAATCATTTCAGGTGGAACAACTTATAGATTTAGTAGTTCAGCACAAAGTAATTCTATCACTATCTACTATGTTCCATACTCTAATTCTACAATCCTAACAGAAGATGAAAAAACTAATTTTATTGAAACTAAAGGAGCTTACTATATAACTGATAAAATTACTATAGAAAGAGGATCTCAATATACAGCTATTTTTAACTTAGATGTAGAGATATATCAAAATAGTAGTATAGATTCAGAAGTTGGTGATATCTTGGATAATTATAGTAATAAGTTCAATATTAAATTTCCAGAGTTAACAGAAGAAATAAAATCTCTTATAAGTAAAATATCTAACGTAAAGAGAATAATTGACATGGAAATAACTTATACTAATGAAGATGGTTCTGTAGTTTCTCCTGAGATTGTATATGGAGAAGGGAATGTTGTATATTTCTCAATTAACTACATTATTAATTCAGTTATAGAATCATGAAAATATATATACCTAAACACTTAAGAAATATAGAAATCATAGATCAGCTTTATAGAATGATTGAAGATTACGAGGAACAATATTCTTCAGTAGTTTCAACTCAACAAGGTTCATTTGATGATTATTATATTTATTCTGGAAGTGATCCGGTGAAAAATTTCTTGAGATTATGTATTCCAAAATCAAGTCTCCCAGATAATCAAGATTACGAAGAGGTTATAAACTATCTTAGTAAATTATTTTATAGTGTAAAAGGAACTATTCAAGTATTTAATTATATGATACAGTATCTTCCTTTAGATTTCGATGGAGAGATTATATATGACTCAGGAGAAATAACAGTAAACTTTGAGAACTTAAGTGTAGAAAATGAAAGCTTATTTTACGAACTTCTTAAGAAATTTTTAGATGCACTTATATATTATACCAGACTTAATACTAATATAGGTTCTGGAAGTATAGATCTAACTATTCAAAGTAAGTTTCAGAATTATATTGGAGCAAACTTAAGAAGCTATAACAAAATGACAGTAACGCCCTATGAAATTGATTATCAATAATAACAATTTTACGGATATCGGAACAGTAGTGTTTTACAGTCAAGATGACCTAGATAACCGTGAATACAGTAAAGTTCAGTACAGATCTAACAGTTCTTTACTTTACAATAGAGACTTTAGTGAGTATGACTTTTCGTATAACATCACTAAAGATAAGTTTAATGATAAATTTTTAGTAAATTATCTAGGAGAAAAAACCCTGAAAGAAATCGGAGAAACATCAAATTCCCTAGAAAAAATAGAATCAATAATATTCCCAACATCCTCTAGAGAAAATTTAACAGAGGAAAATGATAGATATTTCGGAACTACTATAATATCCAATCAGGTATTCGCTCTTTTTAAAGCCGCCGCTGGAATTAAACGTCTGGAGTTATATGAGGGAATAATCGATAAAAATAATAACAACTCTAGAGGTAGTGACTTTATAGATACTGATTCAATGGCCGCCGCTGGAATTAAACCTACTTCTATTCCTAACTTTATATTAATTTTAGGACAATCAGACGAGACTACAAGCGGCGAGGATTTAGTAAGCGAGAAAGAACTCCTTGATGAAGTTACTGGAGAGAAGATGATTTGGATGCTAATTTCTAATAACTCTGAGGTGGAGAGTGTAAATCTATCTTATAAATCATGGGTAGATAGTACAAATCCTAACAGAAATATGAATAAGTATCTTCTTAGAAATGATGAATACTGGTCTACAATAGATTCAGTTGGGATAATAGAGACTGTTGAAGATGTTCCAGAGATTCTAATTGATGCGAATTCTAGTACTCTCTTAGGAAATGAGAAAATAGAAGATAATAGATTATTAATTCTAGGAAATAAACGAGGATTAATTGAGATGTATAAAGGAGCCGGAGATTATCCTAAGTACTTTCCTTTTACTACGTATAAAATTGGAGATAAAGTAATTCTAGGTGGAAAAGTTTGGGAATCAGTATCAGATAATAACTTTAATAATAATCCGGCGCTCTCATCTAAGTGGATTCTTTCAGAGTTTCTAAATATAAATAAACCAATTAGAATAGTTGTATCAGTAACCCCAGAAATCGGAGGAACTTGCAACCCTATTGGAATAATATCTATCCCTTCTGTCAAAACTCCTATTGATTTTAAAATATATCCTAATCCTGGATATGTTTTGAATGAAGATATACCATGTCTACTTGATGTGAAAGATTTAATTCCATTTCCGCCAAGTAATAATTTTAATTATAATATTCCAAATAACCTAATAACAGTAACTAATTGGGAAGAGGTTCTAAAAACGAATCATCTAATCTTCAACCTAAAATATACAGGATCTTATATAATCTTGAAAGCTATGATATCTGGAGAAAGTGATGTATATGATTATGGTGAATGGAAAAGAAAATTTGGAGAAAATAACTTTATAGTATCTGAATTAATTATAGGTGATGAAACTAAATATGATCCTTATATACAAGAAGATGGTAAAGTAGATGTCCTAATTAATCAGAGAGCAGAAATTAGAATACCAGAACTTTCAGGGTATATTATTTCAAGAGTCTTAGCAAAATATGAAAATGGAGATCCAGATGCACCAGAAATATATTATCCGGAACAAATCAATACCGTTAATAGTATTGTGATTCCTGAAGTTAATTTCTCGGCTGCTACTCTTACATTAGAACTTAGTAGTAAACGAGTAACTATTAGTATTATAGAGTTCTCTGGGTTTGAAGTATCTAATAATTCATTAAAGATAAATTCTGGAGGTAATGCTGTATTTAAGTTTATTTCTGAAGATTATCCAAATAGTAACTTGGAAAAAGTTATTATAGAAGACTCTCAAGGAAATTCATTAACTATTAATAAATTTACAGCAAATGGAAGTATTCAGAGTTTCGGTCCATCTCAGGTATCACTCAGGTCTGCAAATATAAATACTCCAGAAGAAGGAGAATATACCTTGAAGTTAATGAATATATATTATAATACAACCATAAAACTTATAAAGAGATAATATGATACTAAATAATACACACGTTCAAGGACTGTTTTTGTATTCAGAAGAAACTGAATATGAGAAAGGGGATTTTGTTGTCTATGGAAATACTATCTATATCTGTACAGCTAAAAATCCAACTAATAAAACAAATAATACTGTTTCTGGTGTTATTCCTGAAGAGAGTTCTGATAATTATTCACCATATTTAGGAGATAAATTAAATAACATAGAAGAGTATTTTAATTATATAAATCATTCAGAAGAAGAACAAGGCAAAGAAGATAAATTAATTACTGCACATCTTCTATCTCAAATTTTATCCACATACATGATAGGATTTGATGAAAAAGGTATAATTTCTGAATATGTTTATCTTAATTCTGGAGATGATTCATTATCTATTTCTTCTGAGTTATCTGATTTTCTGAACGGAACTGGAATTGACTCTAAAAATATCTTATCAATGATCTTAATCTCTCCAGAAATTAATAATGCTGTATTTAAGATATCGAGAAATCTTCCAGAAATAAGTGAGGTTATATTTAATGATGCTTCTGATATTTATCCAGAAGACGCTAATTATGTAATTCTACGACAATACACTTATACTAATGAACCTAACTCAGATTCTATTTATAGACTTCAAGAATTAATAGATCCTATGGGTTCAGTTGTTAGATATAGATACGGAAAAGGTTATAATAATGGAGATCAGAATACTTTTGATAGCGTTACTTCTTGGTTACCTAGTAGTATTGATAAAGATTGGATGGAAAATATAAAAAAACTTGAAAAACTTTACCTAGATAAAATCGAAGAATTAAATAACTTAGAAAAATCATTAGTAAATAATTTCCGTTTTAAAGAATATCCAATTCCAGAAACAGCTAATGTAATAGAATTTCAATGTACTGATAATACAAAAGATAACTACCTTCCTGTATCTGGATTTGATAAGGAGTCATTTATTCTTACAGTAATTACACAGGAAAATAATACAAATACAACAATTTCTGTAGATCTTCTTGACGCCTATATGAGTCATGATGCAATTTCTAGTTATTACTTAACAGATAGTAGCGCTCTTGTTATAGTTCCTGGAAAAACAGAGGGAAATAAAGGAGAAATTGTCAGACTTTATGTGACTAGTGGAAACATAGTGAATATATTTTATAGAGATAAGTACAAGAAATGAAAAAGATAGAATTAATAACCACTACTTCCGATAATATTTCTATATCACAAGTAACAGGACAAGAAAATGAGAAAGAATTTTACTTAACTGGAAATAATCGAGCATTAGTATGTAATGATTCAAATTATAGAATGACCAGAATATCTGAGTTAAGTAATAAATTAAAACTCAGAGATTGGAATGTAACTAATCGGAGGTTTGTTATCCCAGGTGAAGATGGCTCAGAAGGGAATCTACGAGTATGTATTGATGATTATTCTAAAGGTTCTGGAATAATAAATGAGGTTGATGAAGATACAAGAAGTATTGAAATTGATAAATATGAATTAACTGAAGAAGAAAAAACTCAATTTAATTCATATCTAGATTACCTCAAGAATAATAAAAATAATTACTTAAAAGAAATATATAACTTATATAATAGTATGAATAATAACGAAATTTATTTGTATAGTATTTCAAAAAATGTGGTTGATATTCTAAACAATTCTATTACTATCGATGTTATACCATTCAATTCTGATATCTATACCAATACAGTAGATTTAACAGAACTAATAAATTATTCCGTTAGTCCTGGAGTTTCTACCAAAATTGATCTTGGAATTCAATATTCTAAGTATGAAACTAAGTATGTCGAGGATCCTGAAGATAAAGAAAAATTAATTTTAGTAGGTAACGAAAAGTTATATTCCAAAGAAACAACATTCTCAGGACCTAGATATAATAAACAAGGAGAATTAGTTTCTAAAGACTACATAGAAGAAATTGGATCTGATATTGTAATTGAATGTATTAATAATATTATTAGAGTTGTATCTAAATCAACTGACATAGATGAATGTATTATTAGTAATTGTACAATAACTTATGGAAAATTATAACACAGGATATAGTACTTATGTTATTGGAAATTCTAGTAATATATCCAATAGCTTAGAAGTAATACTATATAATAAAAATGATGATTGGGATCCTAAGTTACCAAAAATATCTCTCTATAATATTAAACAAGTTTACTCTAGCCTGCTTACTTCCTCTGGTGGTAATTATATTAGATTAAGTCGAACTACTTCTAAAGAACCGTTTAAATACAAAAATAATCTTCCTTCTGGATTTACTGTAATAATTTATATGAGTGTAATAGATAATACTCCTATTGGTTATACAGAATTTTTAAATCCTCAAGGAAAGGGTAGTAATATAAATATTTATGTATCTTTAGATTCTAGTATATCTAGTCAAATCCAGATAAATCTTAGTAATTCTTTGGATCAACTAAAGAATAATTCAACAACTGGAAAAAACTTCTTAGATGATATAAATTTATATAACTACCCTGGAGCGAAAACTATAAAGCAGGACCTAGGAACTGATAATTACCCTAGATATACTTCTCATGTATACCATATTCAAGATAATGAACAAATGAATCTTCTCTTGGATTATGGTATTGGAAATAGTACTGGTTTTCATAAAATCAATTTGAATCATGATGTTAATATAGATCCTTACTCACATAATTATGAAAATCATCAAATTGGATTTTATGGAAAAGATATTGTATTATATTCTTGGACAGGTAATAAATATTCTATTAAATCTTTGGTAAAAAAGACAAGATTTGGTAATCCTGAAGTATATACGACTTCATCAGGAGCAGACTATTCTATTTTCGAGGATATGAAAAGTAATCAAGAAATATTCTATTTTTCTGGGAGATTTATAATTACTGTTGGAACTAATTATCCTAGTATTCTTGAATTATATGATACAGAGAAAAGTCAATGGATCTCAACAGATTATCAAAATTTCTTTTTAGATACTCTTGATCCTAGAAGTAGAATTATATCTATTCCTGGAAATATTTCTAATAAAAGTATTACTAACTACATTCCTAGCATTAATAGCACTTTTTTAAATTTAACTGATTATACTAAATACACAAATATCAATATTATCAAAAAAGTTGGAGATTGGTATGTTTTTAAAAATAAACAATCCTCACAAAAAGATTTTCATATCTATAGTTGTATTGATAGATTAGTATATACAGTAAATACAGATGAAAGTCCGATACTAATTAATAATAGTCTTTTAATGATTCATACAGTAGATGAAGATCTGGGGTTAGATTATTATACTATCTACTATGAACCAGGAATTAGTTATTATACAGAAAGAGCTAGAGCAACATCAAGAAATTCAGAATTAGAGTACTCAGAGGAACTTGGAATATTAGTTAGTAAGGATGAAGAGTTTGAAAAATATAAGGGATATTATAATGAGGGAAAAATATTAGTAATTCATCGAAATAACCCAACAGGTATATTTGGAACTATTCTTACAGGATTTAGAAGAAGCTATTTTAAAGCATCTCTCAAAACAGAAGTACCAAAAATTATAGCATCTATCTCTGGACTACTATATTACATTGATGAAGATGGATACTTAAATTATATATAAAATTATGAGAGTTATTTTTGAAAAGGAATTCTTAGAGAGTATAAGAAGGATAGATAACACATTAAAGATAACCAAATATGTAATAGGAACAATTTATAATTCATATACAGTTGGAGAAGAATTCATGGAGAAATTATTTTCAGGTTCTTATCTGTATAATGATGTTAGAAAAACCTCAGAATATCCTCTAAATTCAATCTGGGATAGCAATAAAAAACTCTTAAAAATTAACATTGATATCCCAAAAGAAGAAAAAGCAGCTTTAGTTGAACCTAGTTCAGAATATTGTTTTATTTATTGCTATGGTATATATCCAGATCGAACAGAAAGAATAGCATTTATAATAACAGAACTAGAGGCTGCTGAAAGAAAAATAATTAAGTTCAATAAATTAGATTTAAATATATCGTCTAATCTTTTTGAATTATCTTTTCCAGAATATACAGAAGCAAACATTGAAACAATAGCTGATAGTGATACTGTATTCTTGGAAGGTATAGGTATTGATTATGGAGTTAATATTTTTACCTCTCCTGAAGAAAAAATAGTAACAAAAAAATCTTACTATAAATATATAAGAAATAAGAAAACGAGTGGACATAGTAGCTCATTCTTATATAATAATGTATCCGGTGAGAAGATATACAATAACTCTGTGATTAGGCAAATTACATCTATTCTATCGTTTTCAGCATTAGAAGATACTAGTAGTCTTAAGAAATCTGGAGGGTATATAAATCTATTAGGGACATTAGAATGTGATATGTATAGATTGATAAATGATTATAATATTTCAAAAATAAAAGAAAAAGTTAAAATAGATATAACATCTCTGCCTGTAATTGAAATTTTGGTAAAAGAAAGTAATGGACTAGAATTTAGGGTAGATCAACTAAATAAAAGATTAATATATTCTGCTAATACTACTGGAAAAGAGTTAAGTTCGGTAATAGTCTTAAAAATTACTAATCTAAATCCAATAACAAAAAAGACAAGTATTATAGAATCAGGAGAGATTAGGTTAACTCAATTTGCAATATAATAAATCATGAAACTATCTTTAAAAGAATTTGTTGAGGCTATAACAGAGATAGATAAAAATATAGGATTTTCAAAGTTCGTGAAGTATATTTTTATCTTCTGTTTGGTCTTAGCTATATTTAATTATAAAACTATAATAAAGGATACTATAGAAATATATTCTGAGATTTCTGATAAGATACATTCTGAGAAGATGGAACTTAGAGATCAGTTATTAGTAGAATTAAAACCTCTCCTTACAGAGTTCAGAAGCAATTCTAGAGCTGATAGAATACTATACTTCGAATATCATAATTCTAAAGAAAATCTAGTATCTATTCCCTTCAAATACGTAGAACTTCTCCAACAAGATAACGGTTTTGCTGTACCTTCCATAGATCCAGAACAGTATAAAAGTATAAATACTGGATTGATTACTAGTATCTATGAAGATATTAAGTTTGGAGAAATTGTATACTGTGATGGTCCAAGGGATAGCGTATTTATGGAAAAATACCCTGGGATATACGAATTAGTAAATAGTAGAGATGGTTCTAAAAGACAAATATTTATTAGTATTCCTGGAATAAATCAACCTATTGGATTAATCATTCTGGAGTGGATAAATGAATCTAATATAGAGTTGAATGTAGAAGAAATTAAGAAAACTGCTACTTATAATTATATACCACGAATAAATGCCTTAATTCTATCAAAGTCGCCCGATAGAAACAGGTGGTTATAATTATGAATAAAATAAATAACAATAAAAACAAAAATTTATGAACGAAGAAGTTAAAATTTATGAAGATGCTACTTGGGGTAAGTATGGAAAAGATATTATTCCTAGTAGATTTTATCAGGTCTATAAAATTGAAGGTCCTTGGTTAGGAGATGATGAAAGTACTTGGTATGAATTCGATAGCGAAAATAAGAGTGCTGCAGTTTTAGAACCTGTATATCCTAATTACGAAGTCAATAAATATGGTTTGACTGGTGATAAAGAAGTGGTTAAAGTTACTATTACTCCTAGTGAAGAACTTAAATCACAATATCCAGATGCTTTAGTAAGTATTGATGGTAAATTCTATGATCTAGGTATTCTTAATAATCCTATTGAATTTTATATGGATAAAGATCATAAAGTTTCTATTATTTGGTCTACTGCAGAATTAGTTGAATCTTTCCGAATTATCAAAATTAAATAACAGAAATTCTCTTCTGAAAGCTTCAAAACCTAAATTATGAGAATAGACTTAGAAAAATTATAAAACTAAGTCTATTCTTTTATTATTTTATTCAATTATAAATAAATAATTATGAGTAGTTTAAATTCTTTTCAAATACAAATTTCCAGAAGCAAATACATAGAACGAGATAGAAGTATAGCAAGATTAAGGTTAAATCAACATGAATTCTTAGTCGGAGAGCCTGTTATGGTTAGATATTATTCTAACTCCGAACAAACAGAAACAGATACTATATTCGCTCTAGGTATTAAAAATGGAATAGGAGAAGACTGTTATCAAGTTGTTACACTTGGCGGATTAGATTTAGTTCGAGATGTAGTAACTGAGCTCCCAGACGTATCTCTTCTTGTACATGGAGAACTATATCTTTACAAGGATGAAGATGGGATTTGGAATTATGTATACGAAACTGGTGGGGTTAGACAAATAGAACCTATAACTGGTGGTCCTTTCATTTTTAGTAATATAGAAGATAAATACAGATGGTTTTATCGTGATGGAGTATTAAAACGGGAAGACGATTTCTATACTAAGTCAGAAATTAATGAAATGATCTCTGATTGGGATGTTAATATTCAAGATGCTCTTAAAAGTCTAGAAGAAATTAAGAAGTTAACTTATAAAAACCATTCAGCTACATTTCCATTAAGAGTTAGTTTTTATGACTCTAACAGACAAGATGATGGTACTACTCCTCTTTATCAAACAGGAATTAGAACCGCTGTTAACTTCTTAATCAGAGTAACTATTCCTGATATAGATACAAAAACTGGAGAAACAAATACATACGAAGTTACTAATGATTGTATCTTAGAGCTAAATGGCACACAAATAACTCTCCCTGAAAGTAATAGATATACAGTTTTAGGTCTTACAGATACAACAGAGTATAGATTATCTGTTAGGTATACAGATCCAGATACAGGAATCATAAGAACTGCAACTTCATACTACACAGTTAAGTTTGGTTATAATTTCTACTATGGACAAATTCCTGAAAGTGGATGGAATATAACAGAGGCTGCTTTAAATTCTCTTGAAAATACTGTAGTCGGAAATGAAAATTCAATTGTTACTTTCCAAGGAGATCTTAATTCACAAAAAATAGCATTTGCATATCCAAAACTATATGGAAATCTTATGAGTATTTATGATACAACTTCTGGGATGAATCATATAACTGATTATTCGATAGAATCTTGTAAAGTAAATGATATTGATTATAATGTTTATATAAAAGATGTTGCATTGAATTATAATAATTTTCAGCAAGTTTTCTCATTCTCATTACCAACAGTCTTCGAAGGAACATCTACAGAAGATTCTAGCGTAACCGTAACTGACCTAGAAAATTTAAGACAAGAGATTTTAGGTGGAGCTAGTATAAATTACAATACTCTTGGAAAACTTGAACAAATTATTAAAGGATTGTCAATACGTGAAGGCTTTGTTGGTGGTCCTGGAATTAATTTAGTACAGCTTGAAGATGGTAGTACAGAAATTAGAGTCAATGTTGATAATTCTAGTATTGTAACTGATTCTAATATGTCTATAGCTGCTAAGAATATAAGCGGTGGAAAATATTAATAAATAAAATAAATTATGGCAAATAAAATAGGTTCAAATTTTTTATTACCCGCTAAAGTATTCCTAGATAAAAGACAAGGTATAGTTAGTGGAATAGGAGAATTAGGAACATGGGATTATGATAAATACCCTATTCCTGATGGATTTGAGGTATTTGTAGATGGAAAATGGTATACCTATTACAAGGATATAGAAAAAGATTCAATTACAGGTTTTTTTCGAATTCGAGGTGGTATTAATGTACTTCAAACCACAGGTTCATCTGAGGACGATGTTATGTCTCAAAATGCTGTAACTAATGCATTAAATGGATTAAATGAAAGAATTCAAGATATTATACATAGCCTTGGAACAGTTCTAGAGATACGATTACTTCCAGATTATACAATTTCAGGTAACCCAACAATAAGTGGCGGTCTTTATGAAAATGGAACTAGAATACAACCTTCTTTTGCTTGGGAAGTTTGGTATAATGGGATGAAATTAAAAAGAGAAGACGTTAGTGTAAGCATATATATAAATGGAAGTCTTTTTTCCGGAGGAATGAATAATCCTAGTGAAGATGAATACACTTGGGTATGGGTTTATAATCAAAATATTTCAAGAGATACTGTAATTACTTTATCTGTCTTGTATGGTAATGATAGTTCATCAGATTCTATTGGATCTGTTAGTATCTCTAAAGATATTACTTATGAATTTATTAATTCTAGAATTTGGGGTAAATCTAAGACAAATGATATTAGTAAAATAGTAATTAATGGAAAAACTTACGGAAATAGAAGTTTATCCAAAGAACGTTCAATTGTTTTAGATAATGTAGATTGTAGTATAGATGATGAAGGTAATAATTATACTTCAGGATTATATGTATATTACATGATCCCTACCGAAATTTATGGAGAAGTTAATGAAAATGAAAATCCTATAAGACTTTTAACTGGAAGTATGGAAAATAACGCTTTCTCTTGTAAATTCGGTGAAGAAGATTATTCTGTAATAGTATTTGATTATCCTCAAACAGGAGTTTTAAATATAGAATTTAAATAATATGGAAAAAAATAAAAAAGGTATAAATGTTTCAGCTCCTATAGTTCCTTATACTGATCAAGATACATATCCTACCCACGAAGCAATTTATGGAAAAGGTGGTTGGAAAAGTGTTAGAACAATAGAAGATCTTAAAGCTATTCCAAAAGGAAGACTTGAAGATGGCTGTATAGTAAGAGTTGTGGAATCAAGTAGCTCTTCAGGATCTGCAGTTGAATTTTATTATGATAGTAGCATAAAAGATGGAGCTTCGATACCTAGTTCTATTACTGATCCAATTGAAAGGGAAGTTTATCCTTATAAGTTTAGAAAATGGGCTCCTGGATATCTTCCTACAAAATTAAGTGATCTCGAAAATGATATGGCTTTTATTGCAGAAGTTCATGATACTGAAGAAAATGGAGATTACACATACTTAGATCCGAATAATGCAGATGATAAAAATGCTATTGAAAAAATTCTTGTAGGTAGAGCTAGAGGTATCTATCAAGAATTAGCATTAGCATTCTTAAATAAGAACTCATCTACTACAGTTAAAGTAGATACTAATGAAGATGGTGTAGTAGATGGAAATGATAATAGTATTCCAATCCATGGTTTAGTTACTGTAGATGATACTGGGAAAATACCAAATGATCTTCTAGAATATCCTGGAAAATATGTAGAATCTCTTGTAGCCATGTTTCCTGATGACTTCTGTGAAGATCCTTTAGACCCAGCAGCATACTTTGTATATTTAAATGGAAAACCTAGTAAAATCGATAGTGAAGGTAAACCAGTAACTGCTGACACTCCAAACTCATTTCAATCTGAAGCTTTAAAATGGGATCATCCACAGGTAACTGAAAAGGATCAAAAGTATTATATATCTGAATATTATAAATATAAAGAAAATAATACAGTATACAATGCTTATCGAAACAAAGTAGCTGTTGTAACTTCTAGTGATCCTAATGATTTTTCTTGGACAGCATCAGATCCAATTTGGAATGATATTATTTATGTAGATGAATTTAGAAGAACTGCATTTATTGTTAAGAATGATGGTATTATTGTAGAGAAAAGTATTGGACGTGATTTGATTCGAACTATAGAAGAATTAATGAGACCAGCTACAATCTTAGAAGTACCTACTGAATGGGATAACTGGGGAATATCTGCAAAAGTAGCTTATCAAATTCTTCTTGAAATCGATAAAATAGTTGCTTGGGGTGAAGATATATCCGAAGAGAGAAATAAAAGAAAAGAAGCAGATGAAGCAATAAATAAGAGAATTGACGATCTTTGGGATAAACTTAATGCTCATATCCAAGACAAAAATAATCCTCATAATGTAACTCGTGAACAGCTTGGTGTTGGAGAAAGTGATGAAGTTACATTCTCTAAAGTTACAGCTAATGGATTCTTTATGTCTGTTGGATCTGCAGGAAGAATGGCCTCGGAAGGAATAATGATGAGTGATATTTCTGCTGATGAAGAAACTCACGAGGAAGAAGTTATTAGTGCCGTTAGCGAAAAAACATCTTCGGCACAACTATTAACTTCTCGTGTAAGAATTTCCAGCAGTAGTAACCCATCACTTAGAGTAGGCCCGAGTGATGGAACATACGATTGGCAGGAAGAGCTTGAAAATGAAAGAGAAGAACGTGAAGCCGCTGATGCTGAATTAAATAAGAGAATTGATGAAGTAGAGGCAGCTATGAACGCTCACATTGCTAGAAGAGATAATCCTCACGAAACTAATCGAGGACATCTTAAGATTGATACTACTGATGCTGTTGTATTTAGTAAAGTTAATGCTCCTAACGGTTTCTTCCAAGCTAATGGAACTCCAGCAGTATTTAAAGTAGCAACTCTCGATCCAAAAGAAGAAAAACTTAATGAACTTGAGTCTAAGATAAAAGAACTTGAGGCTGAAATTGCAAAACTTAGAAAGGTATGATTTCAAAATTAATAAAAAACGGAGAAGATATATTTCTGCAAACAACAACTAATGCAGTAATTGATTCTAGTAATAAAACTCTAACTACTATCATTCAAGACCTAGAGAATAATATTTCAGCACTTGAAGCAGAAAATGAAAAACTCAAGGAGACGATAGAGACATTAGAGAAAACACTTACTGATAAAATAACTGAACTAGGAACTAATCTAACTACAAAAATAGAAGAGGTAAATACTAACCTAACTACTGAAATAGGTAAGATTAATACTAGTATCACACAGATTAATGGTAAGATTACAACTCTTGAAAATAATGGAACTGACTACGAAGAAAGATTACAGATGCTTGAAAAGAAAACTCAGAGATTGGGTGAATCTGGAAACTTTAATCAACAAGTTAGCGCTCCAGGATTTTTCGAAAGATAATATAATGGGGAAGAACGATTATAAGTTCTTCCCTTTATTTTCCTTATATATGTTATGAAAGAAATTTATATAAACTCGCCATATTCGATTTGGAACGAACAAGAAATAATAATTCCCATAAAATTTCCATTCAGATCTAAAAAACATATGATGGATACTATAGGATCTCATTGGGAGGATCCAGAAAAAGTACTTAATATTCTAGATAACAGAATTAAAAAGGGAATACTCTTCGATATGGTCTTAAAAGTTAGTAATCGAGGAGGACAATATAAGAGATTTGGAATTAAACAATTTAGGTACTGGATATCTTTTCGACCATATATATTAAAACTTGAGGAACTTAGACTTCATGAGAAAAAGATTAAGAAAGGTAAGTATATCAAGTACCTAATTCCTAATCCTAAACAAATTTCACCATATAAGATGGATCGAAAGACTTTCTTGGAAGATTACAAATATATGAATAAATATTATGATTCTGTTTTATTTAAGTATTCTCTTCACTATGTCTTATATAACTTAAAAGCCTTATAAGTGTATTATAAACTTAAAAGAAAACAGATATGGAAAAAGAAGAAATTTGTTTACGTCTCATGGAATTAATGAGGGTAGAGACAATAAATCACAACTTGTTTTTAGCTAAGCAAGGAGATTATGAAGAAAAATCGGGGAAAATTAAAAGAGAATATTTCTTCGAGAAATACAAAGAGTACAAAAATGGAACTTTCAATTCATTAGAGAAAACGAGGAATGACTTCAAAAAGGAGTATTTTGATAGGATAGAGGAAGTAAGAAAAAAGTACAGTGAAGATTGCATAAATTTTCAAAGAAATCACGAGATGCTTATTTGGAAAATTAAAGATCTGTTACACACTGCAAGATTTAAATGTCCTGATGAAAATGTTATAAAGGATGTTGAAAATTTCTTAAAAACCTGTGAATTACTTAGAAAAGTAGCAGAAGAAATTAGCCTTGATCAAATTGATAGTGAAATGAAAATGGAAAAACTTAGGGAGCTTTTATAAGCTTCCTTTTTTATTCTCCTCAAAGCCTTATTAATGATAGTTTTGTTTAAATCAAAAAATTCCCTGGTCTGTGAAGATCGGGGTTTTTGTTTCATTCCTTGAAAGCCTTATATATGTAAAAAGAATTTAAAAGAATATGGAAAAAGAAAACAAAAAGAAAGAGAAAAATTATTGGAAATTAGCATTTATAGGAATAGGTCTAACATGTGCGGTTGTCAGTATAATTAATTCACATAGAACCCAAAAAAAGTTAGACATTGTCCGTGGAGAAAATCAAAATCTCCAAACAACAAATAAATCCCTTCTGAGACAAATTCAAAATTTAGCCTATCAGAATGGGAAATTGACACAAAAAAGAACTTAAAAATAAGAATATGGAAGAAAGTGTTAAAAAAGAACAACGTCAGTATTGGGCGGTTAATAGAACTTTTCACAGTTCTATGTTCGAAGAAGTATTTAAAGTAGGAGGGAAAGTAATATTTTATACTATCTCTCTTGAAGAACTAAAAAAAATTAGTGAAAATACTCCAATTAACATGAGATTTTTAGGGAATGGAGTCCCTTATAAGAACGCATTAGATAAAGTTGGAGTTAAGTACAAAACAATAACAGATGATGTAGTGTTATCTCCTAGTCGTAAGGATGTACTTTACACTATTATTGGTAACACAACTGTTAAAGAAGATCAAACGGAATTTCCTGACTATACGATCATAGAAGTATATGTTTGTGAAATATGCCGTTAATTAAAGTAAAACAATAAAAATAAAAAAAAATGGAAAGACTAGAAAAAAATGCTTACCAGGAAAAATTGGTAAGAGGTCTGTTAAATTCACTTAGAGAAAATAAAACTATCTCAGACGTACATGTAAAAAACTTAATTAGCGAAGTTCATAGTGAAATTGGAAGAAGCTTGGATAAAGCTTTAATCAAGAGAAAAGCTGATGAGTTGTTATTCACATGGATGAACAGTGAATTAAATATAGTGAAGAAAGAAATGAAAGGAAAAAGAACTCCACTTGTTATTAAGCTGAAAAATGAAGAAGCTATGAATGACGAGGAGTTTGAAATCTTCACTGAAAAAATACTTGAAAAGGTATTAGTAAAAGAATCGGGAAGAGTAAGAAAAGAGCCGGAAATAAAAGAAGAACCGGAAGAAATAACTACTCCCTCGAAGAAAAGGAATAAAGAAGAAAGAATTAGAATAAACACCTTAGACAATATCATGGAAGCGCTAAGTTATTCTATTACATATAACAGAGGTGACGGAGTAACTGGAAATAATGTTGCCAAGGTATTAGGTGTGAAAAGAATAAATCAAATCCAAATAAAAACTTGGGTAAATGGTTTATCAAAACATTCAGTAACGCTAAATGTATATTATGACGGAAGAAATGATAAGTTGGTATTCAGAGAAGCGGAAAAAGACTTATCTATCTGTTGTGAATTATACAGAAAGATTACAGGAAAAGAACCAAAAAGAGAATATTTAAAACTCTTAAGTGGTAAAGAAAAACCGAAAGTATTAGTAAGTAAGACTAGTTCTGCAATAGTAATGAAGGAATCAGTCATTGATAAGAAAATGATTAAAGAAGATTCCTATGAAGATTTATATTATTACGCTGCAGGAATAATTGTTGAACATAGCTATAAAGCGGTAGATATTGATTCATTGTGTACTAATTTGAGAAAATTAGGATATGATGTATCAAAAACTGAACTTCAAGGAATCCTAAGAAAAAGAGCTGAATTTTCTGTAGTAAGATATGGAGCAGCAGTAGGATTAAATGAAGGAGGATGGAAAACTTGGGATGAAATCAAAGAAAAATTCAATCCCAAGAATAACATAAAATGGGTAGATTGTAGACTATCACTAACTCTGGAAGAAATAAAAAATATCTTTCCAGAAACTGAAACATTGTCTATGATAACCGAAAGAGATGGATTTTATAGAGTATATTATAATGGATCGCTCACTGAATTAACGAAGTGGATCCAATTAGCGACAATATCCATCGGAGCAGAAAACTTAAGCAGTTATATATTTGATCAAGATTTAGTTAAGAGAATCAAGACAAGAATAAATCTGCTTAATGAATTTATGCTGAAAGAGGAATTAGGATGTAAATTAGAAACATTATAATCCCACTAATAATTGATGAAAACCGAAAGTCTGTGAAGATGAGTAGGTTTTTATTTTTGTCCCTTCAAAGCCTTATTAATGTATGGAATAATCTATAGAACTTGATATATAGTAGAGTTTTATAGATTTTCTTTTTACAACCCTAGAAACAATAACTTAAAAAATTAAAATATTATGGATTTATTTGGAAGAAATAAAAAGAAAGAAGAAACTGCCGAACTAAAAAGACAGTGTGAAAAAATCGAAGATAATATCATAAGATTATCAATGGCAATATCAGATAATCGACAAGATATTTGGGAGATTTCAGAATTGGTTAAACAAGGAGACGCGTTAACCGAGAAAATAATTGAAAAAATTAATGAACAAGAAAAGAAAGGAGGAAAGTGGTATGAAAGAATTTTTAGAAAATTCTGGTAAGGTTATAAATAAACTTACAAGAGATCAGTCCTTTAATAATCAACAACTAATAAATCTAAGGAAATCTGCAGAACAAAGAGTAGCATTTCTAGAAAATGTTTTGATTTCTAAAGGTTATCATGAAGACGTTATGGAGATAAGAGAAAAATTTGCTCTCGAAGAATTAAACAATAAGATGATGGTTCGAGAGGAAAAATTACTAATTCTCCCTAAGTTTGAACACCTAGTATTAGCAGCGCAACAAGAAATAAACCCAGAACCAAATTTTAGTGGTATATATCCTTGGGCAGAATCTTATAAAACATTAGATCAGAGATTCAAGGATACAATAGACTTAAACCAGACTGAACACTTAATTTGTATAGGTTCAGCAATGGTAGGTTTTGCGGTAGATATGGTATTTAGAGGTGGTCCGGAAAAAGTTTCAGGAATTTCGGGAATGATTCAGAGTCTCTTCGATAATAAACTTTCAGAGGAGACAGTGAAAGAACTTGAAAAACAGGCTAAAGTAACATTTGATCAATCAGTTAATTCTCAGAAATTTGTGGAGAGAGCCGGACATAAGATCAAAGGACTATCACCTAATCTTCATCATATTACTGGAGTAGGTCATGATCCTAGTCCCGCCGGTATAATAACAGGTGTAAAAGACGTGATGAAAAATACGGCGACTTTTATGGACTCTGGAGAAATTCGAACAATAGACATGGAAGGATTTTTTAAAGATGGAAATAAAAGAGTTGCTAAAAAATTAGTAGAAGCATTTAATCTAGTAGTAAAACATCAACTCTCGGATATAAATGGAACCAGAGGATTACCAGCGCCGTTTACTTTCGTGATTGGATACCTGGAAAATTTCGGCGACTATGGACAATTAATTTTTGGAATAGTTGAGAAAATGTACCTGGAAGGATATGATTTTAGATATCACCTTTCAACATATCCAGCTGCATTAATAACAGATATCCTAGTAAGAGTATGTTGGGCAATAAAGCTAATAAATGAATCTGAAGGTAAATTAACAATAAAGAAAGTAATCCCTATGGTAAATTTAAATACTATAGAAGGATCAAAACTCGGAAGAATGTTATTTTATACTCACTTAGAAGCTGTAGCACTTAATACTGGATTTATAGCTGTTACTTTTAAATGTACGGCTGGAAAAAGTTTACTCAAATTTAATTATGGAGAATGGGTTATGTTAGCAAGATATGGCATAACACAATCTAGATGGTTAATCATAAAGAAATCAAAACTGAGAGATAAATTTAGAGAAGGAAAATTCGAAGAAGCAATGAAGGATTTTGAAGAAACTTATAAAGATTTATTTGGAGGTTATATTATTAAAGTAGAAGAGGAGGGTTAAAATTTCCCTCCTTTTTATTCTCCCCTCAAAGCCTTATTAATGTATAAATAATTAAATAAAAATTAAAAGATTATGAAAGAAGAACAAGACGAAAAAAAGAAGAAAGGATTAAGTAAGAAAACAGTTAAATTACTGATCTTTGGCGGAATTGCAGTATTGGTGATCGGAGGAATTGTGTATAGGTTAAAGACTTCGAAAGGAAAGACGAAGTTGATCAATGAAGGAAAACCGCTAGATTACTATTACAGACAATCAGGAAAATATAAACTGGCTCCTCTTACAATGGATACAGGAGTCGGAACATTAAATCTTTCAAACCTAGAGAATACAAACGGAGACTGTTTTTCTTTAGGTTATATAAAAGATGTAAAACCTCTTGGAGATGCAACAATTGAAGGAGGTGATGTAATTAACGTAGAATCTGGAAAAACTACAAAAGTGAATCTAACAACAAAAGTAGTATCACTTGCCAGATTATTATGTGGAGCAGAGTTCGTTAAAACAAGTTTTGAAGTAAGAGGACTCTAATAAAATATAGAAGATAGGACATTCAAAAATCCTGTCTTCTTTTTTCTCCTCCCCGAACAAACAAAAAAGAAGAAGATATTTTGATTTATCTTCTTCTTAATTTTATTCTATATTACAGTTCCTTAAGAGCAGCTTTTATTGAACCTTTAATCATCTCTTGAATTCCTTTTTCAGTTGTCATTGCTCCTGATAACGAGAATTTCCAAGAGTTTCCTTCTCCAGTTCTAACAAAAGTACCAAGAACTAATGCTTTCTTACCAATAAAGTCTGGATTATTGTCGATCTGGAAGTCGGCGAAAGTCTTAAGTTGATTAATCTTATTACTATCTGTTACTTTCATATCCGAACTATAGATCTTCATAGTCGCCGAAGGAATATGATCGAATACAAGCGCTTTAGGATCTCTTCCCATGTGCTGATAAATATTCAAAATCACAGCCATATATTTTACTTCCGGCGCAACTTTTCCAAGCTCCATTCGAATTAACTCATTATCACCTTTTGAGTTATTCTTTCCAGTTAAGTCATCACCAAGTAAACTAGCAACTGAACCATCTTTAGAAATTTGATGTCCGTAATAAACAATATCATACTGTTTCTTAGACTTATCAAACATTACAACGCTAGCATCAAGATCAATATCAAGTTGTTTATCAGGTCGGAATGTTCCAGGATTATCTACTACTTCAATTTCGATTATCTCTGATGGACCTGTACCAAATAGTTTTTGAAAGAAGTTACCTGTCTTAACTGTCTTTCTTTCAACATGAGTCTTTCTTCCAGTTACTCCACCTTTGATTACTGCCGGAGCCCATCTAAGCCCTACATAAACATAATCAAAGTTTTCACCTTCTGTTTCTTGATTTTTTCTTAGGCTAATTGTTCTTGTACCATTTTTTCTTAAGCTAATTACTCTTTCTTCCATAATTGTTTATATTAAATTAAACTGTTTTAATAATTTCATTTCTAAGTATATCCCGAAATTAGGAGTTGTTTCTGGGTTTATTAAGATTTCTAGAAGTGTTTCCGGAGTTTCTTTTAAAAAATCTACTTCATCTTTTGAAATAATACTTTTAAAGAAACTATCATCATTGATATAATCAGAACTTATCCATTCCGCATAAGAATTTCTAAGTAAACGACCTAAATTATTTCCTAAAGCTTTGTGTGAATGAATCACAAACATAATCCTTTTAGAATAATCATTATACCATCGTAACGGACCTGCATTTTTATAAACATTCACAATACTATCACTATATATTCCAGGACGTTTTAAAGATTCTACCGGAAATCGTAAAGAAATCTTATCTAGATCGATATTCTCTAAAAGATCATTATATCTAGCTTCAAACAAATCTCGATGATACTTAATTCCTGAGTTATCGGTATTATAGTCCATACTCCACTCAATCTCAAACTCTGGAAAAATCAAATATTGATATATACCTCTAGTACTCCCTAAAAAACATGTATAATGAATCGCCTTCATTAAATATCTGACTCTTTGAACTTAAGGCCATATTTTACCAAACTCTTAAATAAAGTTTGATTAGACCCTTCTCCGAGTGCTGTAAAAGTGAATTTATTACCTTCAATTCTTGTCATTTTTCCAAAGACTAAGATTGTATCATCCTTATAATCTTCATCAAGTCGATATACAAGTTTAGCAATATCTTTTCCATCCTCATAAGCTCTAACTTCCGCACCCTTAATCATCTTAAAGGTTTGTTTTCTAGAAGTTGAATCATAGATATTAATTAAGAATACAATATCTTTTACTCTTGAATTGAGCTTTCCAGGATAAATAATACACTCCTCTCCATCTCCAGAGCCGTCTCTATCATCACCTGAATGCACCACACTTCTTTCAGGATCTGTAAATTTATAATCCTCTGTTTGTTCAAGACTACCATAGAAAACTAGATGATCTGGAGATAATGCACGACCTCGCTCATCTAATTCTACTATGATTAGGTCAATATCAAAATCTTCATCACTACTAACAGATCTCTTGTTTTCTTCCCAAACAACTTCTACTTTAAGCTGTTTAAGTCCTTTTGTTAATGAAATTTGTCTTCCCTTAACCAAAGAAATTTCTCTTTCTTCCATAATTGTTTTATTTTTAATTACATTTATAAGAATTTCAAGGATTTATTAACCTAAACCAAATATTTAACTAATTTACCTGCTGGATCTGGATAACCTTTAAGTTGATATAAACAATTTGAGATTATTTTAAATAGATAATCAGCGTTCATATTCATTATCATCTTCGAAAAATTTATTGTAGTTCTAGATATAAGATGTAAATCCTCCCAAAAATTATTATAAGAATAGTCCATTTGTCCTGTTAAACAAAGAGCGATATACTTGAAAAATGATCTGTAGGTTTCTGAGTCATAAGTAAATCCTCCTCTTGCTTTTATAGCACCTACATATTTTAATTCTCCAGAATTTTTCATCTTAAGTATATCATTCTTTAGACTATTTATATAATCTATTGCAGAATCTTCAACATATTTTTCCACAAAATCAGATCCTAATTTACTTTCTATTACACCTTTATCTTCAATTTTAATAAATCCGTATTGAGGTGAATTAGATGGAACAGCTAGTTTTCCTTGAGTTTTAATCCTATCAATAAATCCATCTATTTGCTCCATCCAGTGTTCTAAATTACTATTCCTTTCATCATAGAATTCTGCCATTTTGATTAACTCATATCCTATTTCATCATTATATTTGGACACGCAGTATAATGAATCTGTTCTAGTTTCTGCAAATTCCTTTTGAATTAAATTTCGTTTAATTATCATATTAGTTATATAAAAATAATAAATTGAAGAGAGTAAAATTAATTACTCTCTTTTCTCCAAATTTCTTCTTGATCTCTCTCAGCTTTCTCTATATCTAAAAATCCTGTCTCCTGATCTATGTACTCTCCTACAATATGACCCGTTCCTCTAAATGGATAACTTGATAATACTTTCAATAACCACCTCTTAGCTCTCTTACACTTATGTTGCAAAAGAACTCTCATTAACCCATTTAAATCTTCTGAACAAGATATAATTGAATGATCTATTAAGCACATACTACGTTCAGCTACATAATCAGTATAATTTAGATACTTATTTCTCAATAACTCTATATTGATGTAGTAAGTGATATGAGATTCTGAAAAACTTTTTTTTGTAATCTCTATTAATACTTTTCGATCCTTATAATAATCTGTAAGTTCATGATCTTCAAATATTCTTCTCTTCTTTTTCATATTTTATTAATTTATAATATCATATATAAGGCTTTTAATGTTATTTTCTTTTTAATAATTCATAACTACGAATTCGTTTCTTTACTCCATCTACTAACATAGTATTTTGAACCTCTTTTACTTCGAAATAATTAAGAATATCATTAGCCTTTGGAGTTGCTGTATAATTAATATTGGAGTATAAATTTCCTAGTTTTGTCTTAAGATCTGATAAACTATACTTTTCTCCTGGATTAAAATTTTGATGAATTGTGTTATTAAGTAATTCTGGACTAAATGTTACTATCCCAAGTTCTTTCTTTATTCTGGATGAATTATAGGACAAAGCTTTTAACTTTTGTGGACTTAGAGCTAAATAGTAAGATTTAACTTCATCAGAATCTATTATTTGTTGTAAAACTAAATCTATTACTTCTCTAGAAACAGGGTATTCACATAACATTTTAAGTTTATCATAAATAGTTGTTAATGTATCATAAATGCATAAAAATCTTGTTACATCTCTATTTAATATATCATCTTTTGTTAAACTAGAATGAATTGAACTAAATACACTAAATCTATCTCTATAATCTACTTGTTGAATCTGAAAAGCTCTAATTTCATTTACTAGTACAAGTTTATTAATAACAGGTTTTAAGATAATATCTCCATTAGAGTTAATTATGTGATTGACTGCTATATAATCGTTAAGATAATTTTTAATTTGTACTGCTTCTTCGAATTTCTTAACTAATGAAAATTTTGCAGTATCAGGTGTAGATTTATAAGATAATAGTAAATCATTTGTTGCTTTATTTTTTCTATCTAGAATTGCTTGAAAATCTTCTTTTTTCATTTCTCTATAATCTGCAGTAGTACGATAATAGAAAGTAGCACTATTTTTCCAAGGATTATTGAATAGTCTTTGTCTCCCCAAAATTTGTGGTAAATCTTCACTAATATCAACTGCTAAACAATCTGAATTAGAATCACTAAAGATAAATGATTTAGCGCATAAGCTATAAAAATCTGCACCTAAATAAACGGTACGTGTACAGAAGGTAAACATCTTTGGCTTCTCTGTTTTCTTAGGTACCTTCCCTATTGTAAAAGATTTTCCTAATTTTCTTTTTATTCTTTTAGCATTATCATCAGTTCTAGAACAAAGAATATTTACCTGTTCTGGAGTTAATTCATTTTTCTTGATAATAGATATAATATGATTCACGCTGTTTACATAAAATACTGCTTCATCTGATACTACTTTTACAGGTTGACCATCTCTCATTACTACTACTTCATCAAAGTCTTTTGAAAGATACTTTTGAATAATTTCTGAAGCTTTTTCACCAACTGATCTCATTAGATAAATATCTAATTTTGGTTTGATTACTCTACTAGAGTCTGAACTATACCAATCTAAATCAAAATAAGGAAGATCTTTAAATTCATCTAACATTTCTAGGTACTCATCCATCATAGGAGTTGCACTAACAAAGTATGCTGTTGGAGATTGTTTAAGATATTCCATAAATCTCATTTCAGTATTACTTTTAAAGCGAGCATCATGTAAGATACTTTGAAATTCATCTACTACTGTCACAAATCTTTCAAAAATCCTTAATTTTTCAAGAATATCTTTAACAATCCTATATGAGTCATAGGTTACAAGGATTTTGGCTGGTAAACCTGATAAATATCTTTGATAGGTATAAGTATCGATCTCTCTATATAGTCTTTCATAGATTTCAGAATTATCTTTTTTCTCTTCTACTAATACAAATTCTTTTGGTTTAGTATCTTTACTAATATCCTTATCAGAATCTGGATCCTTATCCATTTCATTTACTACTAGATATACATCATTTTCATGCTGTCCTTTCTTATTTTCTAATAACATTTTTCTGGGAGAACAAAGTATTACATTCTCAGGACCATTAATACAGTATTCAGTAAAACCACAACCTGGAAGTTGTTTGTTAATTATACATTTTCTTGGAAAATTAGAAAAACAGAAATCTTTCCATTCTCCTATATACCTAATTCCTCTAGGTACAATAATCTTTTCTCTGTTCATAATTTATAAAGTTTTTTAAATTATTTTTTAACTTATTATAGATTCTTTTTAATACAGAATCCAGTTACATAAAATTGAAGACTAGGGATACCCTCTATTATCTTCATTCAATTGTAAGGATTTAAGGTTAGTAGAAGAGCAAAACTACACTTTAAAATAAACATTTAACCTACGTACTCTATATATTCTTCTAATTAAAAAAAAAGTGCATCAATATATTCGATCTCCTCCTGAAGGGAGATCGAATTCTTATAATCTATTTATTCCCTATATAGTTTATTCAATCTAGAGCCCGTAGGGCCCTGGAGTGAACCCTTTAGTGGTGAACGGAAGGTATGATAAAGGGTTCCTTTGTCCTCATAAATAAGTTACAATAGAATAAAAACCTTATAAGTGCTATGAAGTTACCAATAAAATTTTACAAGTTTATCTCTAATATAGATTATTTTTCAGAGATACACAAATATCATAAACATGAGAATAATGAAGATATGATTATTGATTATATGATAAGTAATCTAGCTTTTCTTCTAACTCCTTCCAATTTTAACCAAAGAGCGTCTTATTGTTTTAATAATTGGTTTTCTATTCTCTTAGAAATAGATCCGATTAAGTATGGTTGGGTAAAGAAAGTTGACCTACAATTCTTAAATAATACATCTGTAACTAAACAACAGATTATAGATTGGGAAGTACTCAATTTTACAGGGAAGAATAGGATTTTCACAGTAAAGAGAGAAAAATGAAGTTTTGCTACTTTAAACTTCTAATTTCCTTATATGTGGAAAAAAGAGCCCCAGACTTAATTGTCCAGGGCGTATTTGATTATTTACATAACCAAATTGAAATTGCTTTCAAAGTCTTTAATAATTTAAAGCTATGAGAAGATATCACTAAGATTCTCTCAAAAGTCATGAACACTGTAATGAGTATGACTGATGAATAAAACTCAGGTGTTTGCATTTTAATTGAGTTTTTTAAATTAAAAATATAAAAGATAGATCGTCATTATATCCAATTTCTTTCAATACTTTAGGATTTTATGACCTCATGATCTATCTTCATATATAAGGCTTTGAAGCATTTCTAGAAGGAAGGGTAGTTTTAATACTATTCTTCCTTTGATTTCCTTATAAGTAATTAAAAAATATAAGACTATGGAAGAAAAGATCAATTTACCAGAGAAAGGAATAGTAGTTGGCTTTGAACTTGAGAACTTAGAGGATTACTTGAATTGTACGGAGCATTTAGTACAGGTTCATGGAAAGTTTGAGGTCCTAGCAGAGATCGAGAAAAAAGTAAAGTACGAAAAGATTAGACACCTCGCCAAATTTCTCATGACGGAATATAATCCAGAGTTAAAAAGGAATGTGGTTTTTAGGTTGTCTAAGTTTAAAGAACGTCATGAACACAACGGCGAGACGGTTTATATAGCTTATTATAGGTTTGATGGATTTGTATCACTTTAGGAAATATAGGGAGAGACTTTTAAGGTTTCTCTCTTTTTTCTTTCAGGTACAACAAAAAGAAACTACACTTATCCATCTCGGACCAGTGTAGTTTGATTAGAATTATAGTATTTTAAGAAGTTTATCTGAGACATTATCGATCTTTATAGTTTCGTATGTTCCATCTCCTTTAAGCCAAATTAATCTTCTCCCCAGGATCTTTAAGCCAATTGATTCTAACATTAATTGATACATGCTAAATTGTAGGGTATAATGTCCTAGGGGTTCATCTATTAAATTATCAAAAGGAGGATACATTGTGATTCCCTTCGACCTCTGATAATCTTTCGTAAGTTCTTCATTTGTTTTCCAGTCTCCTATAATAAATCCAGGGTTATCAGGGGAATCATAGTAGAATAGAAGGTCGGTAGTTCCACAAAATTTAGTATTAATTTCTGGGATATACTTTGATGACATCCTGAATTCTGCACCGACCGGAATTATCGAAGGCGGTAACTCAGAATAAAATTTGAGGATACTTTCTTCTTTAGGTGCGAAGGGAATTAACCAACCCTCCTCTGGAATATATTGCCTTCGGATATTGGTCGGAATTAATTCAGGATAACCACATTTTATCCATGTCATTGCTTCTCCAAATTCATGATACTTCGTTCCTTGTGTTACTGATTTTACATTTTTATATTTCCATTCTCTGAGGACATCTTCTTGAGTTCTTCCATTCTTTTTTGCATATCGTTCTGAGATTGTATGTTTATCGAAGGGTCTAACAAAGTTTTCGATTATATTAGAAACTGGTGTATATTCTTCAGTTCCTATAAAATACTTATGTCCTTCTTCTATAAATGTTATATCAGAAAAATGTTCAGATATTAAGTTTCTTGTTGTTTGTATAATTTCTTCTGTAGTCATATTCTTTTATTTTATTATCATATATAAGATTCATCTGGGCAGAGAAGAGCAAAATCCTTACTTATGATATGAAAAAGATGATAAGTTTTGCAGATTTTGAGTATATACTAGAAAATCGAGTAGAGTTTAATCTGCTAAGTAAATTTAATCGTACTAAAGATCCAGAATTAAAAGCTATAATTTCTTTAATTCTTCTTGCTGAATCAATATCTAATGGAGCAATAATAACTTTAAAGAAATTAACATTTGCTACTGCTTTAGAGGGTATAGATTTATGGAGAGGGAAAGTTAATACTAGAAGTTATGCGAAGATTAAAACAATAGGGGATTTGAAAGAATGGTTAAGATGTAATTTAGTTGGAAAATTGATAACAATAAAAAGACATGGAAAAAACGAGGTTAGAGTTATTGATTTATTGTTATCAAGAGAAGAAAATTAAGATCCGACTTTCACAAGCCAGATCTTATCAGAATGATTTATATAATTATTTTTTATTTTTTATGCATATATAAGAGTTTGGAGGATTGAGAGATGATATCAATAATAGATGTTTTAAATAATGGAGAAGAAATTGCAAAGTATTTAGAAGTAAGATTTCATACAATTAAATATGCTGATGACTATTACCATAAGTTTATCTTAATTCATTCTTTGTGTAAATATGCGAATAGTTTAGATCCAGTTTATCACACTCTTATAGTATATCATACAGAGTTGATTGGGTGGTCTAGTGAAATCGATCTTAATAGTATAGGAAGTATAAAAACTAAGGAAGATTTAGCAATATGGCTTAAAGATAATTTAGTGGGAAAAATAATAACACTTAAGAAATATGGAAAGAATAATGATTTCGTATCCTGAATTCTTAGAAAATCTAGAAGAGTATAAAAATAAATACTCTGATTCTAGGGGTTCACTTCAATATAGAGATAAAACAGAAATTATGTTGATTCAAAATTTAATATATCGTTTGGCAGATATTCATCTTTATATTCTTAGTTTAAAAATTCAAGGAGCTGGAGGAAGTTTTATTAGATTAGTATTCCTAGCATTAATAGGATTATAGATGAATTAATAAAATTATATCCAGAAAAATATAGTAAGTGGGGATATATAGACTTAGACTCATTTAATCTACTTTATGGAAGTGATGAAGTTATCTTAAAGGAAGTAGTTAAATTTTTTATTGGGAAGATTTTTACAATTAAGAAAATAAATGAAAAGAAGTCTTATACCGTTTTTAGAATTTCTTAAGATATTAGATGATCCAGAAGTAAATTCAGCAGGACGTTTAAATCGATACTTTTCTTGGGGAGAAGATACAAAACCAGTCGAACGAGGAATGTTAATTGGGATAGGGCTACAATTAATAAACTCCTATATATTTTTTGATGAGTCTCATAAATTTTCTAAGAACTCACTTCAAAAAGTTGATAATATTATAGGTCATCTTATATCAACATTTCCGAAAAAATATTCAAAGTGGAGGAAGATGAGCCCTGAGATATCAAGAGTTTCTGAAAATCTCTCTGAATATTCATCAAAAGAGGAATTTATATCCGAGATAGCTTGGATATTTGCTGGAAAACTTTTTAAATTAAAAAAGACAAGAGTTTAATTCTCTTGCCTTTATTTTTCTTTTTGAAAAAAACAATAGAAGAATTTCAAGACCTTTTCATTTTACTTGATTATGTACTCTTGTAAAATTACTTATCTATTATTCTTCCATCTACTTGTAGGACTTTAGCATGAAATTAACTACTTAATCCTCCTACACTGTTAACCATATACAACAAGGTAGCTTATAAGAAAATGTTAACTATCATAAGCATATAGTTAATTTAGGTTAGGCTACCCGTGACTTCCGCCCGGACCGAACACCTAATTCTTTCATATATAAGAATTTCAGGGGTTTAGAAATTTCTTCTGAAAAAAAATGGTAATGGACCAAACTTATTTCGCAATCCACTACCTGACCTGATAAATATTCCAAAAAGTCGTACTTACTTTAAGTTCAATTTATCTTAGCTAACCTTTATCGCTACAAGGGTATATCTTTTTGAAGTTCTAATAGTTAATTTCTTAACTATCATGAGTATTTCCCAAAGATAATAATTACAAATACCTTTATAGAATTTTACAGTGACCTTAGAGGTATATAAAATTTCTATCTTCTACCATATATAAGAATTTCAGGGGTTTAGAAATACCCAAATTTTTGTAGATTATTTATTAATTCTTGTATATTATCATCTATCTTTTCTTTTTCCATGTTGTTCCGATTAACTCTATCATTTTGTTCTGGATTACCAAATATTCGAGTTATCCAATAGGGGATTTTAGTTCCTCTTATATTATCCCATCTAGATGTGTTTGTTTTTTCAGAAAGTGCCCATAATACTTCTTCTATTGTATATAACATAGATTGGTGAATATGTAATGATACTTTAAAAACAGATCTCATTATTCCTATTATATTATCTAGGAACATATTTAATTGATCTTTATTAGTAAATACTCCAAAATTTCTCGAATCTATATTATAAATATCTCTCAAAGTTAGTATTATTCCTTTTCTAAACTTAAAATTATTATAACCTCCGATATATCTATAAAGTTTATCTATGAATTCTAAGGCTCCTTTATTACTAATGATAAAGTTATTAACAATTATATCAGAAAAATCAAACATATAGTTATTATATACATTTAATCCAGATAAACTACTATAACTATTTTTAATATTTTTCTTGATAGATTTATAGAATTTACCTCTTACTATAGTACTTTTTCCATATTCATAAAAACGATATGTAGGAAGACCATATTTGAAGTACATATAAGTATCTCTAACTCTATCATCAATAGCTTTTTCATCATGAAAACTAGAATCAATTTCTACAATGAATTTCGCTTTATAAAAGAAATAATCAGAAAGTATATAATGTTTCTCCCAAAGTTCTGTTCGAGTTTTTGGAACTTTCTCTTTAGTTAATATTTCTTTCCAGAGCTCTCTATCCATTATTGGAACGGGAAATTCTTTTATATACTTTGTAAAATCTTTTTCTTGCGTTAATTCATTTTTTATTTTTTCTATATCTTCTTCAAACTTTTTTGAAAAACTACTTTCATTAGCGATAAGAGCATCTCTTCTATTTTTAATAATAGAGATGTGAGTGTTATCTTCTTTTAAAAGATACGTTGGAATGATATATCCTTGTTCAATCTCTTCTGCATAATATTTGCATCCCATAGCAAATATCTTAATTAGGTCTGTATTCATAAGTTATATTAATTTTATTTCTATTTATAAGGTTTAGACCTTAAGAGCTTTATATGTGTAGTTTATTACATGAAAAACAAACTTAAAAGAAATGAAAATTGAACAAGAATTAATCGATGAATCTTATAGAGGATTCGTAAGAAAAGACCTAGTAGATCATCTATACCAAAGATTTATAGGTGAAAGAAGTGGAGGAAAAGTACATAATTCATCATTATCTAATGAGATAACTCCTGGTAATGATGTAAATGTTAGTGAAAGATTTTTAAATAGACAGAAAAGGAGGGGGATTAAATTACTAAGATTTCCGAAAACTATTCATATAATTAAAAGATGTTATGAAGAAAGGTTTGGTGGTTTTATTGAATCTGTCTATACTATTGAATATGGAATTTTGCATTTAATGTACTTTGATGAGAATGTATTAATTGAATTCTCTAAAACATTTCGATCTCTTGAGAATGATAATATAGATGTATTGAGAGAAAAACTCAGAACTGTATTATCTGGAAAAATTATAGGAGATAATAAATTCATTTCTGTAGATAGAATAGAAAACCTAAGAACCAGAAAATAAAAAAATTGAAGGAGACTTTTTACAGTTCTCCTTCTTTTATTTTTCTTCTTAGGACATAAAATCTAGCTTTTTCGTTTTTACTAGATCTAAGTCATTAAATGGAGTACCTTCGATAAGATTTACTCCTGTTTGTTGTAAAATCCATCCAAGTCCGGTCAAGTTTCCATATTCATCTACTACAATCTTTTTATCCCATATTGTTAGTTTAGGGAAATATAATTTGTAGTCCGGGAAAATCATACTCCATTCATCTTCATTTCCTTCTAAAAATTTATCTAGTTCAGGGTGAGTATTTATTTTTTTTGTTCTCCCATTCCATATCACATCAAAACACGGCCGAAGAATATATGGACAAACTTCGACTCCCTGACACTCTCCTGGTTCTGATGTTCTAGAAATAACTTTACATTTATTTCTTACCAGAGTCATTATTTTGTCCATTGAGTAGTCGGCCGTATTAATTATCACTATCTTTCCGGTTATATATGTTGGATTCTTTGGGTTAACGTGAATTAGACTACCTACCGAAGGATCTATCTCTTCTTGTAAGTAAATAGCCTCGATAAAAGCATCTAATCCATTCCCATAATATACGGAATTCATTTTTTTATCTCCTTCCCTAGTAATATCCCAGCAAATTCAGTAAGATCTACATCCCTAACAAATACATCAACTGGCTTAATGAATATAACAGTCCTTTCTACTATTGTCCCATCTTCTCTTACTGCTGATACATTATATAGGTTTTTTGATATTTTAGGGAGAAATGATTCAGGTACATATTTCCAATCAATTGCCATAGCTTCATCATCAAACATCTCTGATACTAGGTATTTTTCTTGTTTCATATCTTATATTTTTTAAAGTTGATTAATAATTTGTTCAGTATATGCTACCGGATCGAATTTCTTAAGCTCTTTCAATCTTGTCTTGAGCTCTTTTATACGATCCGAAGTATCTTTATTTTTTCTAAGGTAACTGATAGGCTTTGACATAACAGAACTAACTATTTCCTGAGGCATTCCAAATACTTTCATAATCTCTTCGTCAGTTGCTTTTGGATTTTTGTTTAATATATAATCCGAAATTAATGGAATAGCCTCTAAAACCGCAATATCAAAAGTAGTTTTTTCTATCTTCTTCTGATTTACTTTTACAATTAGATCTATGTAATTTTTATAAGTATAATCTAACCAATCATATAAACCAATTCGAAACATTGTGGATCCAGTAGTTACGTTTGTTGTGTAGTTTGTAGCACTATAGCAACACTTTCTTGCTAGATCTTCAATTTCTTCAATAGATATTCCTCTTGCTCCTGGAACTTTAGATATTACCATTTTAGGACCATTAATATCAGTAAGATCTTCCATATATACTTTTCCTTCTTCTGCAAGTTTTTTAAACTTTTTAAAATTAGGTGTAAATAAGAAAGTATCTCCTTCAAATAATATTCCTGGATTACCAAAATCATCAGTTACTCTTGTTAATTTGTATGAATATATTACTCTACCTTTACCTGTTTTCCATAATCTATCAAGTTCTGAATTTTCTTTGTCAATTATTAAGTTTGCATTCGGTTCTAGGAGTAACGGGTTATTATTTATATAGGCTTGGTATAATGATTTCGGACTAAAATTCGGATAATCATTCTTAACACCTATGCACAGACCAGTTACCGATGTTTTCATGTAAAGACAAAGAGGTATAGGAAGTGGAAGATAAGATATTTCCATTGGTCCTACTGGCGATTCTACCATAGGAACCTCTTTCCATAATTCTCCAAGTACTCTATTGTATACATCTGAAACCATTTGTTTTGTATATCGAGGAGCGGCATACTGATTGTATACACCATTTATTTCCGTATATCCCCATGAACCGTGACCTTCAAAAACTCCAGTATGTACGAGATTAGCATTAAGTTCTTCAATACCGGAAAGACTATGAGGATGATAGTTTGCTACACTTGAAATTACTGTAGTACTAGGTATCATCTTCCCTTTTGGAAATTGAAGAGCTGAATATATTAATCTTCTATAACTAGGTTTACAACCATCTTGTATAAATGCTGTATGTCTTTGATTATTAATATAATTACCAAAATCTAAAAAAGCATCTCTTGCTATTTCTCCAATAGCTTTTTGTTGAATTAATTCTTCTTGTGTAATTTGTGGTAATTCTATTTCTTTCTTTTTTCTAGCCATATTATTCAATTATTCTAAATTCGTCTAAATTATACCAAAAATCTTCAGATACTCCTGCTTTTACTGAAATCGATTCTTCTGAATTAAGATTTGTTATTTTTATTGAGAAAGACATAATTCCTCCTCCAATTCCACTTTTAGATATAACTACTGGTGGATATTCTAGAAGAATTAGGTCTCCTTGTTTAATATCTCTTATAAATTTTTCAAAAGTTTTACTCGTACTGTAGCTCATTTCAATACATTTCATTGAAATTACCTGAACTGTATATTTTACTGTAGGTAATTCTTGTATATTGAAATTTCCCATTTTAAATGTTTCCATGATCTATTACTTGTATTTCTTTCATAGCATCCCAAAACTCATTAATTACACTTCCAGGAACTATTATTGATTTATTACTTCTAAGATTTGTTATCTTAGTTCTTACAGATTTCATTCCTGACTGTGAATTTCTATTAAGAATAGGAGGAATTTCTAGAAGAATTATATCTTCTGGGTTAATTCCATCTAAAAATATTTCCCTTTTCTTATTATTTATGTAGTAAGTATTTTTATCCATCTTAGAAATTACTTTAATAAAATATTTCATTGTTGGTAATACATCCCTACTATTTTCAATACCATTAATTTTATAAATCTGTAAATCCATTATCAATTATTTTGAATTTCCCGAAATAATAATATAAGATATTTAATTCCAGAGTGCTAAATTTCATACTCTTTTTATTCTCTAAATTAGTAACTGTGACATATCCTTGAAGTAATAATGAATATGAAATCATTACTAAATCTCCTTCATTCAGATATAAGTTTATGAATTCTTTTTTCTCCTTATTCATTAACCTATAAATTTCAGAATTTTTATTAGTTAATATTTTCTTAGCTCTATCACAACATATATTTTGTGGTTCACCAAGTAATATTACTATTTTAACTTCTGGAATATTTGGATATTTATAAGTCTGTGAATCCATATGGATTAGTTATAATTCCGGCATCAAATAATAGTTTTTTTCTTTCTTCAATATCTTCTGTCAGTTTCATACTATAGTCGAAACCATCCGGAGTTACTTGAATTAATTTTCTAGTTGCCGGATTATAAAAGATATCATAAATATCTTCAGAATTAAAAGCTCCTAGACCTTTTCTGCGAAAAAATGGTTTACTCGGATCTAATCCTATCGGAAATATTCCATTATCTTGTAATGGATCTCCAGGATAGAACTTTTTATCACCTTGTTCAAATATTGGTGACATTATTTGATAAACCATTCCAAAATCTATCAAAAATCTTCCGAATTTTCCAAATAAATATAGAATTAATTTTTTTATCTGTTCGCCATCAGGGTCCGCATCAACTGCGATAACAATTTTACCATAACGGCTGTATTTTTTTATCAATTCATAAGCTTCTTCAAAAGATTTTGCATCCTTTGTTACGTTATTTACATCCATACCAAGTCCAATTACTTTGAATATAGTATGAATTTCTTTATTATCTAGTGCCTGATCTACAGTCTTATCTAGCACCGAAAGTATCTTACCTCTTAACGGGAGTACTGCGTGGAACTGAGTGTTATGTCTTCCACTTTTTAGTGATCCTGCTGGACTTAGCAATATGTTAATAATTCTATCAATTGATTCTTGATAGTTCAGCATATATTTTTATCTATTTTATTATAGATAGTGAATACAGTATGCGTTACATCAAAGAATTTATCTTTGACTCGGTATTAGATTTACTTAGGATATTTTTTCTCTAAGGTCTTTCACCGAATTTACTCACTTATAATTTAAGACATTTCTGATTTAAACGGCCTAATTTGACCTTCACAGAGGAATAATTCACAATCCCATCTGTTTTTTCCAGTTGCGTCACTAAAACCCTCTATTAATTCAACCCTTGACTTAAACATATTTCTTCCCTGAGCGTCATCAATCATTTTCTGCGCTTTTTCGGATGCACTAAGAGATTTCATTGAATCAGCTAAGTAGTTTAACCTAGCTACATGTTCTTGCCAATATTCTGGATTATTTCTGAATATCTTTTGAAATTCTTTAGTAATATCTCCAAAATCAGACTGTTTTACTTTAGATATCGATTTTAATCTCTCTTTGTTTTGAGAATTAAATACAACATCTTCACAAATAACGATTACACATAATTTTAATCCATTTGTGAGATATTTATGTTTTATTTTAAATTCATTTTTTAAAGCATCTTCATAGCATTTTTCTATATAATTTATATGAATTCCTTCTGCATCAAGACCCATTACACTACCGAATTCTTGTTTTTGTCCAAGTTCTGGATCTGTTTCAAAAGTAGTATATACAGTTACATATTTATTTTTACTAGTATCTGCTGGAATTATTGTTTTAAATATTTCAAATTTGAATGGTTTAAATATACCATTTAAACGTTCTCTATTTACTATTAATTCAATTTTTCTTTTATATAATTTTTCTTGAATTAGTAAGAAATATTGTAAACTCCTTAATGGTAATTTTGATGAAGTATTCTCGAAAATTTCTGGATCACCTCTAAATAATACTATTGTATTAAATCCTCTTGGTAACGGTTCATACTGAGGATTTTCAGAACTAAATATTAATTTTTCTAAGTTATCCAACTTATCTACTCCTTCATATACTTTATATCCTTTTTCAAAAAATAAAGCATAATATATATCTTTTTTAGATCTTGGTCCATAAGAATTCCATACTTCTTCTACAATTGGCAAAGATTTATTATAATTATCTTGAGTAACTTTTGACATCATAATAAATCTTTCGGAACAAGCTACACAGGCCTTAAGACCGCAACCGTTCATTCCTACTCGTACATCAGAGGTCGATCCAAATTTCGAACCTGCATGAATATTTGTAAGAGCTACCTCCATTGCTGTTTGATTAGGTTTATCAACAGACATGAAAATTGGCATTCCCCGTCCTGAGTCTTGACAAAGTTGATATCCATTCCAATTTTGATCAATAATCGCACTATTACAAGTACTACATGCAGAAACTTCGTCTTGAATATTTCCAATAACTTCTACTAAAAGCTGAGTAGTATCAGATACATCTCCTAAATACATGCCTGGTCTAGTACGAATTGCTTCTGGAAATCCTAAAACTCTAATTTCGTTACTATTATTCTCCATAAATAAATTTAGTTTTTATTAAAAATTTCAATATTAAATATGTTTTCATTTATAAATAGTGGGAAGATAACACAATAATATCTTCTCATCTATAAGGTTTATATGTCTAATAATTGGTTGTTTTTAATTATTTCCTGATAATCTACTTTTCTTATCCATTTATAACCTTTATAAATTATTATCTTCTTTCCTAGATTATGACTATAAGTAAATACTTTACTTAATCCCGCATCCTTTATTGATTTAAATTCACAAATATAATTATTATTTAAATCTAGCTTAACAATCGGAGTGTTACGTCTATTTTCAGGTTTGTTTGATAATTTCGTAATTTTTGTAGATTCATAATTATTTTTATACATCCACCTAAATCCTCCATAATAATTATTATCTACATCATTTTTACATGCATTAGAAATTCCATGCCTATCTATTTTAAGAGATTCTCCTGCTATTGTTGCAGTTTCCCATTCTTTTATAAAATTTCCATCTATATTTAATTGTACTATAGAAGAATATATTTTTCTCTCTTTTTTGATAGAAGGAAGTTTATTTATTGATAATGTATTAAAATCTTCTTCATACATCCATCTAAACCCATTAGAAGTTTTTGTAGAGTTTGATAAATCAGCAGCTTTTCTTATGGACTCATCATCTGTTTTATAATATTCTGCGGCCTCTTTGATACTATTCCATATCTTTATAATATCACCAGATATATTAAATTGAACTACTTTTCTAGAAATGTTTTTATATTCTAAATTTTTATCATAATTCCCAGATTCATAATCAGTTTTAAATACCCATCTATAGCCTCCCGCTGTTCGATGACCTGGAGAATTTCTACATACAGCAGTAATAGACCCACATAAAATACCTGTTTCTTTTTCCGCTTCCATAGAAGTGGAAAATTCTTTTATGAATTTTCCATTTAAATCTAACTGAACAACTCCATAAATATTTCTTTTAAACTTGTTATTAAAGTTAGATGATATTAATTCATAATCTGATTTAAACATCCATACATAATTATAAGCTGTCATAACTCTATTATTACAACAATTTATAATATTTATAGACTGTTTATCTATAGATGTAGATGCTTCATAAACATCCTTCCAAGTATTGATATAGTTTCCTCCAACTGAAAGTTGTACTATCTCTATATCTTTGTATGCATAATAATTGTTTTTAATATAATCTTTATTAGTAATATAACCACCTTTTCCACCCAAAGAAATATTATATCCATAGTCGGGATTCGTACTATCATACTTTTCTATAAAATATATTTCTTTCTCATCAATAATTTTGATAACCTCATCCTTATCTGCTAATTCTACCTCAAATAATATCTCATATTGAAAATTTTCTGGTCCGTATTTATTTCTTGCATTATTTATCAATCCACCAGAATAATCTCTGTTTAAATTCATCCAATCTTTTTGTCTTCTTTCTTCATTACATGTTTGTCCTACATAATATTTTCCAGAGGGACTAGTTCTAAGATATATTATTCCTCTTATTAAATTTTCATTCATTATAGTTTAAGTTTTTTAATTAATTCTGTTTTTTCTTTTGCTGTAAGTCCTGAAGAGAGATTAGTTACTTCTATTTTTCGGCCGGCAGATTCAAGTAACTTAGATATTAGACCGAAAGAACTCAGGCTTATTCGGTCCTTTCCTTCAGTTACTATAATATCAATGGCCGAAGATAATAGTAATTTTTCTAATTCAGGTGTATCTTCTGAATCTAGTCCAATATTCTCTTCGACTACTTGACTTACTATATATCCTTTAGCTGAACAATATAGTAATAATCTCTCTTTTTGTTTTTCTAATTCTTCTTTTTCTTCAGAGCGTATATATATAGCTACAGTCGGATTAGGTTTTTTAGGATCTTCTTCAATAACCCAGACTCTACCTTGTTTGTCTGTTTCCATTGAGATTATACCTTTCTCCTTCCAACTATATACTGTACCTCTTGAAATTTTTTGAACTTTACAATATTCACTAATTCTATATTTCATAACACAATAAAATTAAAGATTAAACAACTTTATACATATATAAGGCATACATTAGAAAAAGGTAGCGAAATGTGGGTTATTTTTGATGTTTTTAACCATCTTAACCTGTAAAATGAGCCAAAATAACCCACTATCCTAAGAGAGGTTGATTTTGCTCTTACAGATGGTTGAGTTCCTTAATAATGAAGTTAAAGAAAAAATAAAATCCCTAGAACCGTTTAAGTCCTAGGGTAAAAGAATTAATCTACTCTTTTATTTTTTAATTTATCACACTCTATTTTTGTTCTTGCCAAAGCAATAGCGTGATTGAATATATCTATGAGAATGTTATCATCCTCTAGAAATATCATCATTAGTGTCATGATAATTGCAATGATGATATGTTGAATAATTTCTTTATTATTCATAGAAATAATCATTTTAATTACACCTTTTTCTACGGATTAAATTTATTCTATGAATTTTTCTTTAACTTTAAAAAATTAATGCTAGCTTCTTTTGTATATCTGCAATATATACTTTAGGAGCTAGCTCATTTATTTTCTCTTCATATATAAGGCTTTGAAACATTTTTAGGCGGAACTAGTTTTTAATCGAATTCTATATCACTGTGCAGAAAGAAAAAACATACTCCTTAAGCAATAATAAAAAGCTTAGGGAGTTTTAAATTTTTATAGTATGAAAAAGACAAATAGAGAAAAAATCAGAAGAGAATTTCAAGAGTTAAAAGTTAAGTTTGAAAAGATTAATTTCAAACAGGTAAAACTTGAATTTGAAAAAGGAACAATTACTGAAGACGAATTTATTGAGAAATCAAGAGTGGTCTTTGCATTAAAAGCGAGGTTTAAAAAATTATTAGAAAAAACTAAGTACCTAAAATATCAAAGCAAGGCGATTAAGGAACTTTATGGGTCAATGAGAAAATATTGCATTAAGAGTGATATTATCGATCCTTGGTATAAAGAGATAATAAAAAATTTACAAGTTCCATTTATTTTAGGATTAGCCTTAGTAGCTAGAGATCGAGAACTAGTAAAGTTTAGTAAATCATTTATTAATGGAATTAAGAAAGTAGTTGTTTAGAAGAGGGATTAATTTCCCTCTTTTTATTTTGTACGTTGAAAAAAAAAGATAGATATAGTCTTACTATATCTATCCTTAATAATTTATTTATTCTTTCTATAAGAAAGAGTTTCCGGATTATTCATATTTTCTTTTTGAGTTACTTCTCTTAGATTAGAGTATTCATTATTAATTGTCTCTACAGATCGAACAGGTTGAATATGATCTATTACATTATTTTCTTCTATCTTTTTCCCAGAAATAGTTTCATAAACTAATCTATGAACTAAAATTGATTTTCCTCCGATTTTTATTCTATACCTTTGTTCTTTTTCTTCTAAAGTACCTATATTTTCTACTCCATTAATCTTTAGAATTCCACAAAGATTGGCTTCAACTTTATGAGAGGTAATAAATGGGTTAAGATACCATCCATTTTCTATAACTGGATGACGAGATTTATAATCTTCGAGTGTTAAGTCTATTCTTTTCCATTCATAACCTTTGTAAGTAATTCTAATTCCACATAACACTTTTCTATAGCCTGGAAAATATTTCTTTAGTTCACTAGCATTATACCATTCTTTAATAACTTTTTTATCTTTTGGATCGATTTGAAGATACTTGTATTTATGACAAAAATTATTTAATCTATTCTCTGCCTTATTGTTTTCGCTATAAGTAATCCACTCCAGATTTTCTTTGCAAAAATTTAAGGGATTTAAATCTTTATGGTTTATTATATTATTTACTTCTGGATATAAATTAGGAATAAATAGATAAGCGATTAAAGAGTGATTATAAACATGAATACTAATATCAAATAAAGAAAAGCTTCTTTCGGGATATATTCTTCTATTTGAAATTTTATTTTTAAGATTAGATTTTCTTACTTTTCCTTTATAATTACATTGAATTGCGCCATACTTATTAATAAAGTATATATTAGATAAATCATAATCTAATAATTTCTTAAAATTTTCATTTCGATCAATTAATTCAAATTTAAAAAATTTTTCAAGATCTATCCATTGATTATCTGGAATATCATCATAATAGTACTCCATAAGATCATCCGTTTCACGATTTAAAACTAAAATTTTCTTTTCTCCAGAGTTTAATTCTACTTCTGCGACATCATAGTAGTCTTCGGGGTAAGATTCGTGATGTTTAAATAGGTTTCTCCATTCTGATGGAAGTTCTGTTTTTAAATGATTCTGTAACATAATTTTAATAAATTTTAAGGTTATATAAATTATATATCGAGTAACACAATAACAATTAAAGAAGGGTTTTCTTATAAGTAGCTAATTTATAATACTCACCCTTTTATTATGTTACTAGATCAAAACAAAAAGAACAACTACAAAATTTCTTTTATAATTGTTCTATGTCATGTATTAGGGTTTGAATTCCTCAGGCCCGCAAATTCTTATATATGATATGAAAACTTATATAAACAAAATTAATAACAGTTATGATTAAAAGTATTTTAGAACAAGATCTTTATTGTTTTAGTGTATCACATTTCTTCTCTAGAAAATTTCCAGATAGTATTGGAGAGTTAGTATTTTTTGACCGAAACAACACAGAGTACACTGAGGAATTTGTAGAAGAATTTAAAAGAAATCTTTACACAATTAAAAATCTTAAACTTCTTCCAGAGGAGTTTGAATGGGTAAAGAATAGAATTAAATACATTCCAGAATTTTATTGGGAATGGTTAAGACAGTGGAGATTCGATCCAGAGAAAGTTAACATTTCTTTAGACGAAAAACATCATCTTAAAATCAGTGTTATCGACAAAATGTATAGAATGGCACTTTATGAAATACCAATTCTTGCAACATTGTCAGAGATGATGCATAAAGAAGACAAGGTTGATATGTCTGAAGTCTTAGGAAAACTTGAAAAGAAAATAGAACTTTCAAATAGAGAAAAGCTTTGGTTCTGTGAATTTGGCTTACGTCGAAGATATTCATTCAATGTTCATGAAGAGGTAATTAGAATGTTGAAAGAGAAATCAACTTATTGTACTGGAACTAGTAATGTTTATTTTGCTATGAAGTATAATATGATTCCTCAAGGAACTATGAATCATCAGCTTTGTAGTTTTATGAATAGTATGTATGGATATCGTCAAGGATCGTACGTAATGATGGAAAATTGGGAAGATGTATATGATTCTCAGCTTGGTTGCGTACTTACAGATACGATAACTTCTAAAGCATTTTTCGATCAGCTTTCTAGAAAACATGCATTCTTATTTCCAAGTTTTAGACAAGATTCTGGAGATGAATATATGTTTGTGAATCTTATGATTAATCGTTTGAAAGAGCTAGGAGTTGATCCTAAAGATAAAACAGTGGTATTCTCTAATGCACTTGATATGGAAAAATTCAAAGACATTTCTGAATATTGTGCAGGAAGAATCAAAAAAGCTGTCGCAGGAATAGGAACTAATCTTACTTGTGATATTCCAGGAATTAAACCTGCTAATATAGTAATGAAATTAGTAAGATGTAGGATGAATGAAAATAAACCTTGGATTCCTTGCATAAAACTTTCAGACGACTTAGGAAAACATACTGGTGATCCGGCCGAAATTCAGTTATGCAAAGATACGTTAGGAATAGAGTAAAAATAATGAGCCTGGGGATAATTTCCTTGGGCTCTTTTTATATCAATGACTTATGTTAATAATATTAGATCCAGCAAAAATTAATCTTAGGGATGCAAAAATTTATACAACACAAGAAGAATTAGAAGAAACATGGAAAACGCCTTTAGATTCCATTCTTCCTTCTCTAGGTTATACTAGGACTTATTTTGAATTGATGAAGTCGAGTTTAGGAGGCGTTACAATAGGATCTGTTTATTATCGAACTGTGGAGGATCAAAATACGGCCGGTGATATTATTGAAAGAAATACATATATAAAAGTTCAAAATATAACTTATACATATTCGAGGTATTATGCTTTTTTAACAATTATAGAAGACGCGGCCGGAATAATATCTGTTTGTCAAGGTTATGTAGAGGCAGAAAAATTATTATCTGATCCTTGTATTGTTGAGATTGATAGAATTCCTATATCTATACGTGAAAGAATTATAAAACTTATTAATGTATGACAAAAAAGCGTGAAGTATATAATGAAATAAAATATGGTCTATGTGAGCTATTTCCGACAGAACATGGAAATTTCATGATTAATAATTCAGATTGTTCATTTACATATTCTAAGTTTTCTGATTCTGGAAAAATTTTATTTTATGGAGAGATGTCGATAGGTGATAAGATAGAATTTTCAGTATTTAGAACTAGGGAGGATTATCCAGATTGTATTGTTCTCTATTTTTCTTGGATGAATGTTTCCGAGATGAAGAGAGATGTACAAAAAACAGAAGAATGGTTGGGAATATTAAATAATGGATTTGAGCATGAAAAAACTAATAGAGTCTCCTAAAGAATGGCTTGAGTTTTATAAAAAACTAAATGAACTATACAATTTTCATCTTGAATACTATGGTCCAGAAAATGATTGTATTGAGGGATATACAAATCCTTATTTCTTACCAATCAAGTATCCTGTTATTATATCTGGATATAGTACTATTAGTGGTATAGATAATTGGACTACACTTACATTTACATTTATTTATTTAACTGACTTTTTTAAAGATGAAGACTGCTAAAGATTATATAGATTTCTTAGTACAGCGAGGATATAGTTCTGCAGGAAATCAATTTATATGTGGTTACTTAGAGTATACCGATTTAGAAAAGAAAGATACTTTAGGGCATGTTACATTATTTACAAGATATACAGAAGAATATACCAAAGAACTAGAATCTCTTCCTGAAGGGACTGAATTTGAGATTGATTTTTCGAGAGTAGAAGTCACAGGAGCATGGTTTAAGACTTTGATTACTTATCCAGAAAAGACTAATTCTTTTTGTGATGAAGGAACTGGAATAATAGTAGAAGGTAAAGAGTTCGAAGATAATTTTGAGAAAGTATTATGGATATCAGAGAACCCAACCGAACATGAATTAGGAACTATTAGAGCACATTATAGAAACTTAGAATACTTTATGAAAAATTTTAAACCAATTCTTATGAAGTATGATTTTTATGAGTGTTATGATTCATTTTGGGATATCACCGAAAGACATTCCTCGGCGCCTAGATTTGATTATAGGCATGTAAATACTAGATCTGATTTTGATATAGATTTTATATTTACAACTAATCCTATAACTGGAACTCTTGAATGTAATGCGCCGAGTAAATTATTCGGTGATAAGTCTAAGGATTTATGTAGTTTATCTCCTGAAGAATTTGAAAAATATTTAATCGAGAATTATTTTAAGGATAATTTAAAATTTGAATATATTCTCAGTTCTGATCCTAGATATACAAAAGATAGTTACATTGAGATTATGAAATTAATGTTTTCTTTGAGATATATGGAAGATGGAATAGGTCAAGTATATAAAGATATAGATTTTGGGAAAATACCAGAAAAGTATAACGATTTAATTAAAGATTATAATGAAAAGAGGTGATATAGGATTATTATCTATTGGAATTAAAAGAAGATTTAATCCAATTATAGGAATAGGATCAAGTCAAAAAAATATAGTAGAAGTAGAAAGTTTATTAAAAATTCTAGCCGAAGAAAAGAAAGTACAGAAGTTTATAGATTCTTTACAACCAGGAGATATTATATACTGGAAAGATCTTGATGTGATAGAACTTGCATGGTTTGAAGTTAAATTCCTAGAGGTATTTGACATAGAAAGACGAGAACTTCGAATACAAGAGATTCATTCTTTTAAACAATCTGTTAAATTAATCAGTGCTTATGATTATCTTTCAGGAAGTTTATTAACTAAAGAAGAATATGATAATCAGACTATATAATAGATAGAAGAAAGAAAAAGAGAAGAACAATTAAAGTTTCTTCTCTATTCTTTTTTTTTACTTCAAGATAAATTTTGAAGTTGGATCATCTCCGATCTTATATTGTAACTTTCTGAGAGATCTGATAAATGCTTTTTTAGAACCGTATGTTGATCCTCTTTCTAGTATCATTGTATCTTCTGTTTCTCCTTTCCATTCTAAAATTTCAGGATCATCTTGAGATATAGATTTTTGTGTTCTTGCTATCACTACATTCTTCTTCCATGCATTCCTTCCATTCTTTAAGTTGATTCTTTTTAGTGAATTTACTGGAACTATACACCTAGGATTAAGTACTAATAAGCATTCTACATCCCAACCATAAAGATTAAAACTTTTTCCGTTATAGTATAATCCATTAAACTCAGGCATTCTAGTTTCATTTTGACCATTCTCTGTAAGTAATATTCCATCATAACCTTCGGATACCATCTTTTCAAAATCAATTAAATAATCTGAAAGAGCAGGTTGAAGTTTTAATATTCTTTTAAACGGTACTTGATATAAATCTTCTAATGTATCAATGATATAAATTTTAGCTGTAGAAGAAAGTTTGAATTTAAAATATGTTTGTAGATCTTTCTTCCAGGATTCCATTACAGATATTATAAAATCTCTCCATCCCCATTTAGAGTCTATCGGAGAAGCCCATAATCCAGCTTTAGGTTTACACCATCCTTTTCTGTTTTTAATTTTTCTGAATTTCTCTGGGTTAAATTTCTTTTTCCCATATACAACAAATTCTTTTTCCATACTTCTCTTTTATTTTGTACACTAATAAGGTTTTGAAGCGAAAAATAAAAACCATAGGATAATTTCCTATGGCATAACAAGTTCTTTCATAAGTACGTTGTATAATAAATTTATTATTTTCGGAAGGCATTTTTATACAACGTACATATATATTTCTTCTTTATTAGGTGGTGTAGCAATTAATTAATCTTTAGTCCTTCCTTTCCTTAAGATTTTATAATCGACCATAATATCTTGGATCTGGTGTTGACGAAGCTTCAATGATGTATGGAGATATTCTATTCCAATAAACGCCATTTCCCATATCAATAGGCTGTCGATATCCCCAAGGGTCACCATAGTAAGGTTGACTTAGATAACTATTTCCATCATTTCTAAATATTCTGCTAAAATTATCTACTACCATTGTCAATGATTGAACGAAAGTAAATAATCTTCCACAAGTATCCTGAACATTTTTCATTTTCTCGACAATATTACTATCATTCCTATCTCTCTTTACTTGTTGGATCTGAGTATTGTTATTTGATTGAAACTCTGATCCTGAAGAGAAACTTGGATCGTCAGGAATACTTTTTTGTCTAAAACCACCATTTTGATTGCCATTATTAGTATTGATTTTATCTACACCAATAAATACAGCTACGCCTGCAACTGCTGCAACTAATACTTTGAAGCCAACGCTTAAGATTTTACCGTAATTCATAAAGCTACTAATTTTTTTATTAAAATGTTATACTACCTCTCAGTAGCTTTACTCGTGGCTTCTCGTTTACACTCACCCGAATTCATACTAAATTTTTAGCATCAATTTTACTTGTTTTTTAATCACTAAATTGTTAATTTTTCTATTTGTTTTAAGACAGAAACTTTAGCGCTTATTTTTTGTCCATATATAAGAATTTCAAGGTTTATGCTCTTTTTGCTTTATTTTTTAAGTGAAAGCCTAATTATTGATAAGAAACTCTGTTTGAAGAGTTGATTAATAACTAAAAAATAAACTATCTAATGATTTATGGTTATATACGAGTATCTACAGAAAAACAAACAGTAGAAGTACAGAGGTACGAAATAAACAGGTATTGTAGGGAAAATGGAATTGAAGTAGATGCATGGATAGAAGAGAGCATCTCAGGGGCTATAAAACCTAGTGCTAGACTTCTTGGAAAATTAATATTAGATCGAATAAAGAAAGGGGATTTAATATTAGTTACTGAAATTTCTAGACTTGGAAGAAATGTATATATGGTGATGTCAATTATAAATCATTGTATGTTAACTGGAGCTGCTATCTTACCTATCTGGAAAGGGGAGATAATAAAAGAAGATTCTATGTCCGTATATGAAACCTTCTTTGATATAATTAGTGCTCAGAAAGAAAGAGAGCTAATAAGTCGAAGAACAAAATGTGCATTAGCTATGATGAAATCTAATGGCGTTAGATTAGGTAGGCCTGTTGGAATCCCTAGGAAGCGTAAATTAGATGGAAAAGATAGTGAGATTACGAAATTACTTGAAAGAGGATTGAGTAAAGCAGAAGTAGCTAGAAGGTTAGGAGTTAGTCAAACAACATTATCAGAGTTTATGAAAATAAAACATTTATAAATTAAAAAAGTTATGAATAATAAGTTTATTTTAAATTTGGAGAATCAATTTCATGGAATACACACGAGATTGAAAGAACTGCATTTCTCAGCACCCACTATGAGCATCCATAAATTAATTGATGATTTTGATGGTGAATTTCAAGATTTTGATGATGCTCTTATGGAAAATGCTCAAGCTCTCTGGGGATTTATTCAACCAGGAACATTAAGCCCTATTCTTCCAGAAGCATTAGAATTTGAAAATCTCTTAGTAGATATTAGAGGATTACTAACTGGAATAAAAAGAGAAGCTGGAGATGATTTAATGTGGTCAGGTATTATTAACAGAACAGATGATTTTTTCGAAACTGTTAATAAATATATTTACTTGATCAAAATTTGTAAACATGACGCTGCAAAAAGCGAATAAAAAAAAGAACTAACCTTGGAAATAAAATCCTTGGTTAGTTTTTTCTCTTCTAAATTAAACCTTTTTCTCTAGATAGTTTAAGAATAGAATAATTGTAATTGCTCATATAATAAGCAGCATTATCTATGTTTATTAATCCCTTTTCGCAGTTCTCTATTATTGCTAAAGAATTATACAAGATAATTTTAATAAATTCTTCTTCAGGAATACTCGGTTTTTCAATAGTAATAATATCCGAATTATGTTTTTTAAAATACCTAAAACTTTCTTTTGTTATTAAATCCAGTCTGTATACATATTTTGTCATATTTTTTGCTGTCCAGATTTTTCGGAACGGTTTTTCAAAATTATTTAAGGTAATTGAAATATAGTATTTACTTTTTCCTAGGTGATCATTACCTTTCAAAAAACTTACAATCTTTGAAACTTCTTGAAGATTATTTCTATTTCCTAGAAATGAAAATACACTAAAACTATTTGATATTATTTTATATTCCTTAGAAGTTAGATAATTTTGAGCATTGTGTATATCTACTAGTTTAAGAGGAGTTTCTATTACGTATATTCTAAAGTTTGGTGGAAAAGTTATCATAATATTTTTTATAATTATAATATATTTCATTAAATTGAGTTATGGATTTTTTAAGATTAAAAAGTCCAGTAGTAGTGTTTATTACTTTAATTAAAGCTTTTCTAATATCTTCTGAATTAATTCCAGATATAATTTCTTCCTTTATTTTTGTAGCGTCTCTATAAAAATTAAAACAAATATCTTTATACTCTATGTGGTGTAATAAATAATTAGATGAAACTCTCTTTAATTGATTTTTTAATAAGAGAATAATTCTATTATCTATTATTACATAAGTGTACTTATTAGTCTCAACACTACGATAATAGTATTCAATCTTTATCATTTTCTTTTTCTTCATAACAATTATAAGAGTTTAAATCCTTAATAATGTAATAAAATAAAAAAGAAAATGTTAAAAGATGTATTAGATTTATTAGAAAGAGCAGAATTTTTTAATAAAAAGTGTTACCAAGAAAACTTAAGAAGGGAGGTTGGTTCTAAATATGCATATTATGATATTTCTATATTTAATACAAGACTAACTACTATTCAATGTTCTCTTGAAGCTTTTAAAGGTTTATATGGAATTATACCAAGGTCAGAAGGATACGAATTAGCTGTTAATAATCGTAGAAGTTATTTGATCACTATCTTGTCAAATCTAACTACAAAAGAAAAAGTAAAGTGGATATTTAGAAAAACTAGTAAATTTGTTAATATAATTACATCCTCACGAGGGATAGTTGATAGTGAAACAGAAGCTTATATCTTTGGATATTTAGTTTCTCAACAGCTTTTAGATTTTATATACATAGATGATCTTCTTTTAGAGGTAGAGAAGAAAAAAGAAATCTCTGGAAAACTATCTAAGGGTGATGTAAGTTATGTAATGTCCACTTCTGGAATCTATTATGATAAGACAGATAAGGATATCATTAGAATAGGACCTCCTCCAGTAAATGGTATGGTTTATTCAAGAGCTGGTAAGAAAAAATTTATAATGATGATTCCAAAAAGCAGAAAAGTGACCAAATCTGAACTTTTAAGTACTTGGTCTCATGAATTACATCATATGGCTAGAGATTCTTTTGGAGTAATGAATCGAGAATATTTTCTCTTTGAAGATATTTTAGTTGAATATATGGAGAAATCTTTGCCAATTTTAAAAGAACTTATATGGAAACGGAAGAATATGTAAAAGTAGCTGGATACGTATTTTTGTATGATCTAGAAGAAGATTTACAAGTTGTTACCGCAATAAGATTAAAAGATGGATTGCCTCGTTTAGTGCTTTCTCCATGGGATAGTGCTGATCCTGAAGAAGTATTTTTTGGATGGACTGATGATCTCAATGCATGTTATATTAGTATTTCAAGTTTTGGCGATGTTATAATATTAGATACATTTTTAGACAGTGTTAAAGATCGTTTAATGTCAGTTCCTGGAAAATTAGTAGTAATGAAAGATAAAACTTATAAAATAGAAATATGATGAAGGTTATAGTTTATTTAGTATTATTAATTGTATTTTTCCTGTATTTAGGACATACAGAGATATCATTTTCACCATTCAGAATTAAAATAATTGAGTGGTATAAGCCTTTAGGAATAATTATTATGACTGTTGGATTTTTTATTTATACAGTCGGAAATGAAAGAAAATCATTTAAAGATGGTTGGACTAAGGCAAAAAATGAAATAATTAATAAGATAACAGATGAGAGTAGATAGTTGGACGCAACCAAGAGTCAAAAATAAAGATACTGGAGATATAGGAGTTGTTTATAGTAATGGTTTTGATTCGAAGGGATCTTATTATAAAGTATGTTGGGGATCATCTATATTTCCAGAAAGAATGAGTACAGATGATTTTGATAAAAAATGTGAAATCATAGAGCATGATTATACATCAATTATCCCTCAAATAATGGAACATCTTAAGGAGAAAAGCTTAGCCAGAATTCCTCAAGTAGTAGCAAGAAGGTTAGATCCAGATTATTATAAAGTAGGTGATATTGTTTATTTTCAGTCTCCTGGATATTTATGGGGTAGTGGTGAATATGCAGCATTTGGACCAGAACACCCTTTAATAATTGTAGAAATAAGGCAAGATTGGAGTAATGAATTTAGATTTAATATTATCCTAGATAGATATCATCCAGAGTCACCTTTAAATCCTAAAGGAGAGTTCTCGACTTTTTTCGATCTAACTAGTTTTTATAGTACGGATGCATATAATAATTTAGCACGTTATGACAAAGAATACTAAAAGAAAGTTATACTATCAAAAATATCTTCCAGGAGATATAATTACTTGGTCTTATGATAGTATTGATGAAATTATTCTTATTAAATTAGTAACTGGTGTAGTAGGATTATTTGGAAGTTTTAGATATGAAACTGTAGATTTAGAATTAGGATGTTCCCTAGATCATAGATATTATGGAGACAGAACAAATATATTAGTATCTAATACTGATATAATAAATAGCAGATTGATTTTTCGATCTTTCCCGGGAATTTCTGATATAATATGTAAGAAGGTATGTAAATTTTCTGGAGAATGTGATTTATGTAATTTTAAACCTTCTACCAGACCTAATGAATTCTTTTTCTCTGGAGATAAAATAAATAGCACTCTACTTACTTCTTATCCAGTAAATAATCGTAAAGGAATAGTTAAACGTGTGAGAATAAATGAAAGTATTCTTATAGACTTTGTAGAGGAATTATATGAAAAAAGCATTATTACTCTGGATTTCATAAAAAAGAAAGTAAAAGAACTTGTAACTCTTGAAAGTCTTGAATATGGAGTTTTTATGGAATATTCATCAAAGGAAGTAAGTCATTTTTCGAAAGACCTTAGATTATTTCAAAGAAGAGTATATACAATAGATTCAGGGAATTTAAATTATTGTGATCAATGTGTTCTCTCTAAGGATAATTGTAGTGAATGTGGAGTTATGACATATAATTTATTAGATAGTTTAAAATTATTAATGATATGAAAACAAAAGAACAATTAATTAAAGTTTTTAAAGAAGTAATAGAAGATATTATTTCTAGAGAGTATGAATGTAAGGATAATTATATAGAATTTCCAGAAACAGATAGATTAATATATGAATCAAAAATGTATAAGTTTATTCAAAAAGGAAGTAATAAATCTAAATTTCAAACTCCTCCTAAAATATATGTACAGAACATAGATACCTTTGAAAAAGCAAAGGAATTAGGTTCAGGATGTGCAGTCCTTAATATGGCTTCATCTAAAAGACCTGGTGGAGGAGTTGAAACAGGCTCTAGAGCTCAGGAAGAAGAATTATGTAGAAGAAGTAATTTGCTATTATCCCTATATTTATACTCTCCTGAAAAATGGGATGAATACTTTGGAGATTATTATTCAGGAAAAGTTCTTAATGACTTCTCCTACCCTATTCCAGTTTATGGAGGAATATATAGTCCAGGGGTATGCGTTTATAGAAAACCAGGAACTTATGAAACTGTAGGTAATTATTTTAAATGTAATGTAATTTCAGTGGCAGGAGTAGTAAGACCTGATATTGATAAGAATACTGGAGAAATGATGAAAAAATATGTTCCTGTTGTAAAAGGAAAAATAAGAACAATCCTTAGAATAGCTTTAGATAATAATCATACTAAACTTGTTCTAGGGGCACTTGGATGTGGAGCATTTAAAAATCCACCTTCTCATGTAGCAAGATTATTTAAGGAAGTTTTGGAAGAACCAGAATTTATTGGAGCATTTGAAGAAATATGTTTTGCTATTCTTGATGATGGAAATTCAGGGAGAGATCATAACCCGAATGGAAATTTAAAACCTTTCGCAGATGTGTTTGGAGAAAAGATCTAATTTATTAAAAGAAATTTGTAGAAGATTAAGATATAAACCTATTATAAAAACAAGTGATGGAAATTATACTAGAGTTACAGGAGTTTATTTTGATGATTCTGGTAGTCCTTGGTTTAAGTTGATAGGTTCTGATAATTGGTATACTTTCTCAGTAATAGATAAGATTGTTCTTTATTCTAAAAATCTCATTAACAAAGAAATTCGTATATCCGGAGAAACAATAAATCCACTTGTAAGATTTGCAGAAGAACATGCGAAAAAGAATTTTACAGATGAGGGAATAAAAGCATCATTGGATTCTAAAAATGAGAATTATGTAAAAGTAGTAAATGGTAAAGGAGAATCTATTGCATCATATGATAAAGATAAACCTTATTTTTATAATTATGGTGTAGACTTACTTTTAAAGTATATGATAAATTTAAAAGATTGTTCTGGATCTGATTTTGAGATAATTGAAGAAGATTCAGAAGATAATCCATTTTTATATTTTGGATGAATTATGGAAGTAGGAAAGATTTATGTAGATTATAAAGATGGACCTGATGGTTGGTTCGGTTTATTTAGTGGATGTGAAAGAGGAGTATTTAATTTTCCAAATAATCTTTGGAGATGGTATGTAATAGATTCAAGGATTGTTATTAATCATCCAAGAGTTGATAATTATTATGGTCGAAGAGTAGCAACTGTTAAAGAACTTGAGAAGATTGAGTCTATTCTTGAACATCTAGGGTATACTTTGATACCAGGAACTTTAGAGATTTCAAATAATATTTCAAAAATTATAGAAAAATTAGAAAGAGGTGAGTGGAGTCTTCTCAAAGAAACTGAAAAAATAAAAATAATAGAAACACTTAAAGGCTATGTTAACAACTGAAGAATTATTTAGAGAATATATTAAACTATTCACATTAATAGTAGAAACCGCCGGACAAACGGAAGGTAATAAGAGTTACAAGGAAGTTACTAGAGTTCTTAAAGAAAATGAACATATAGTGAAAAAGATAATTGAAGAAGAAATGTCTTTTACTCCATTTGTAGCTTCTCTTATATTCTTTATAATCAAAGATATTCATGGGACAGAAAAACTTAGTGGAGAGAATTCTATGGAAACTATAAAACCACTAGTAGATGATTTCTATGTGAGATATATAAAGAAACCTACTAGAAAATTTACAGCAAAGTATGGATTACCAGCTGTAGAAGATTTAAATACTTATATCAAATTATATCTTGTTTAATTAAGAAGTGGATATTTTTAATTTTGATATAGTTAATCAAGAAATGATTGGTGGATTAGTAGTTGTATCATATTCTTTTCATTACAATATGCTAGATTTCTCATATACTTCTCCAAAAACTAAGAATATAAACTTATGGCCATTTTATAAGAAGAGTTATAGTATTCCAGGAAAAATAAGTGATAGTACTGGTAAAATAGTAATAAATGATGTTCTTAATCCTATAGAAGATGGAAGTATCTTAGAAATTAATGATACACCTCCTGGAAATGGATATAATAGTAGTTATAAAGTAGTATTTTATAATAAAAAATGTTTTCTGCTACCCTTCATAGAACTAGTTTTTGGAGCTAAGAAGGAATTAGATGAGAAAGCATATACTCTTATACCTACTGTAAAAAGATATGAATTTAACTTTTCTACTATAAAAGATTGGTCATCAATTAAAGATGATAGTGTTTTATGTAAAAAGAACATCATACAAATTCTAAAGAAGGTGAAAAAGACAATCGGTAATAACCTTATAATTGATAAACAAACATTGACAACTGTTAATAATTTTTATTTATGAAAAATTTTAAAGTAACATCAAAAGAAAATGGAAAAGAGTATTGGATCTCTAGAGCAAATGCAGTAGTAGGAATTGTATATACTAGAGATAGCAATGGTCGAGTAATGTTTTTAGTATCTAAACGAGGTTCAGGATGTCCAGATCATGTTGGAAAATGGTCAGTTACTTGTGGTTATCTTGATTGGGGTGAAACAAGAAAAGAAGCGGTAAAACGAGAACTTTATGAAGAACTTGGACTTAATCTTGAAATTTATCCCAATGAAGCAATTGATCATTTTTGTACTATAGATGATCCGTCTCGAGATGTTAGAGAAAACATAGTTTCTAGATATCTTATTCATGTAGATTACATAGCTACTCGGAAAAAATTAGCTGATAAGGAAATTAACTGTGATACCGTATCAAGAGGTGGAGAACCTAATGAAGTAGATGATATTAAGTTTGTCCCAGCAGAAGATATTGATAGTTATGATTGGGCGTTTAATCATGATCAGGTACTTAAAGAGATTTTAGAATACTTAGAAACAGGTCGAAAACCTAAATATTGTGAAGAGTAAAGAAACTAGGGATAAGCTCTTCTTATGTTTAATAAAGATTAATAATCAGAAAAAATCCTAGTTAGTAATCAAACCCGAGGAGATAATTCTTCGGGTTTATTTTCCTTATATGTGATAAATATAAATATAAATAAATATAGAATTATGAACAGATTTATTAATTGTGATTGTATTAAAAATAAGAAAGGTGAATTAATACCTTTATGGAAAATAGATTGGAAATTAGATAGTGAGTATCTTGATAAGGATGATCTAGAAAATAGTTTTATTGTTCCAGAAGATAGGAATATTGGTGATTTTATAGCAGAAACTGATATTGTAAAAGCTTTATGGGATTTGATAGATAAAAAAGTAGTTCCATGTAAAAGAGTTATTAAAATTTATTCTGACTCGACAGGAAGGGTTGGATTGAAAGAGGGTGATGAAATTTATGTTAAACATAAATTTAGCTCTAATGAAATTTACCCAACTAAAATAAAAACAATAACTCAAGGAATACAAGAAAATGTTTATTATACTACAGAAAATCATCTAAAAGAGAACTGGTTAGGATCAGATACTGAAATTATAGAAGATGCTATATTAAATGATATTCCTGGAAATAATGTTGTTCAGATAATAATATATAGGAAACATTATGTTCTAGAAGACGGAACTGAAACTGATTACGATTATGATTTTTTTAAATTAAGAGAAAAATGAGAGAATTTATTTATGCTAGTTACCTTCGAATTACACCAGAAGAGTTTTTTGATTTAGCAGCTAAAGAGATGAGTAAAGCTTATGAATCTTATAAATCTAGTTCAGAAGCTTATAAAGATCCTTTCCTTCAATTTTGGGTCTATATAAATCCTAATCTAATTCCAGATAGTTATATTGATACTTTAAAGAGGGTGTTAATTGATGAATATGGATGGAGGATTGTTGATATAGAAAAACAATTTGAAGAGAGGAAAATCTATATAAAAACTGAAGTATAATGGTAGATGATGAAGTCCTAGAAAAATTAGTAAAACTTGGATATAAACAGCCAATAAAAGAAAAGAGAATTGAGGTAGAAATAGTAGAATGAATAAGATTACATAAGGATATTATCATTCTCGTATATCCATTTACTAATAAGGAAGGAGAGAAAAGATTTATATTTGCTATCCCAATGGAGAATGGTTCATTGAGTAGTAATAATCTAAACTATCCTTCTTATGAACAAGCTAGATTAGAAGGAATAAAGAGCGTATGTAATGAATTATTAAGAAAGTAATTATGAAAAAGTTATTAATCATTATCAGTCTTATTATAGGATTAGTGAGTTGTGATAGTAAAGGAAAAGATTTACCACAATATAAAGTAGAATATAGTAAGGAATTAGTTATAAAATCTATTGATAGAGGATTAAATTCTTACGGCGTTAGTACTATTTATTACATCGCTGGGGACGAAATTGGTTCTAATGGAGATATTAGATTAAGTGAAAGAATTCCTAGTAGTAATAATCCAACATATAAAATAGGAGATAAAGTATTATTTTCAATTAAAAAGATAGAGAAAAATAAATGAATTTTTTACTAGTTTTAATAGCATTATTATTAGTAATTGCAGTAATTTTTAAAATAATAGTTATTATAGGAGCTCTCACCAGAAATAAAGAATCTGTTTCTGGATGGGTTTCTAGATTATATACACCAAATTATAAACCGTATAAGAAAATGGAAAAAGATAAAAAAGATCAACTTCTTGAAGAGTTGTTTATGCAAAAACTAGAAATAGATCTCGGAAAAGCAGATGGAACAAAAGATGAGGTTTATCTTGCTGATGTAGTTGAAGATGCTTTGGTTGATATCGAACTAGCCATAGAGGAAGAAGTTTCAGAGCAGAGATTTTTCATATGGCCAAAGGAAAGGGAGCGTCTAATTAAAACATGGGCTAAATTTATTCCTAATCCAGCTAATGGAGGAGATGATGATTTTATTGTATTTGATTCTTTCCGAGGTGAGTATACATTTGGGGAGAATGGATTTACTCCTTTATGTAGCTCAAAGGAATTAAACGGTTACTATAAAGACAATAACTTAGAATATATAATTAAACAACCTAGATATTAAATGAAGAGGAAAGATTATTTATATAGTATTATCTTAGATCAAAATACACCAGAACTTAGGAAAGAGTTTGAAGATCTAGGATATTCTGAAATGGTTGGAACTGGTTTAGCCTTTAATCCAGATAAAGGAAATTGTATTATTACTTGTGCAGAGACTGGAGAATATGCAGCTATAACTCGAGAAGCTATTAAATTTTCTTCATCTGGAAAAGTATCTCTTGTAAAAAGAATTCAATGTGGAGTAACTAAAGAACTAGCTCTTGGGATAGCTGCTCTTAGAGGAGATACAGATTTCGGACAATGGTTTACTAATGGAGAAGATTGGATAAAAGATAATCAAAAGAAAGGTTATCATAAAGCAACCATAAATGAACTTCAAGATAAATTTCCTAGAGAAGGTATTCAATTTCTTAATTCAGCTTATATCGGAAAAGTTAGTAAGGATATAATTGAACTTCTAGAAGATGTTGGTTATTATGATAGTAAAATAATTGATGGAGCACGTGATATTAAAGATTGGAAGGATTTTTCAGATTGTGGAATATGTACCTCTAATCATGGAAGCTACACAATTATTCATAAATCATGTTGGGAAACAGCAAATCCTCATGTAACTTGGAACTGTGCAGGAAGAATTGATTGTGGGATTGATGAAGTTAGATTTTATCAAGTTATTACACCTAGATTATAATGGTTAAGGAGTTAGGTATAATTCGAAGTGGTTCTGGTGGAATAATTGGATGTAAATCAGCGGCAGATCAAGTATACTATTATAATTTAACTATAGAAATCTTAAAATATTTCTCAGCATTTCAGATAGATAATAAAATTATAGTTACTTATGAAGATGTAGAACATATAGATAGAGTAGAATTATCAAGAATTAGCTCTGGTTTTTACTTAGATATTTATTATGATTTATTTATTCATACTAGATTAATGATCTTAGATGATGAAATTCCAAACTCTCTTAAGTATAATTGGAATGTGAGAACTGAAAGAAATTTACATGAAACGATATTTATTTTTAATTAAAGAAAGATGTTAGAATTAAAAGCTGTAGAATTTTTAAAAGAACTGTTGGGATCGTATAGTCCTAGCGGTTTTGAACAGGAAGCAACTAGGGTATTTAAAGATTATTGTTCTAAGTTTGCGATAGAAGAGTTTACTGATAAAATGGGAAATGTAGCATTTAAGGTAGGTTCAGGGAGTAAGAAAGTAATGATTTCTGCACATATTGATGAACTTGGAATGATGATACAAAATGTTACAGACCAAGGAATGCTAAATATTATTAATCTTGGGGGAATAGATAAAAAAGTTCTCCCAGGAAGTATAGTTAAAATTTCTAAAATTGGTCACCCAGGAGAATATGTAACAGGTATTATTGGGAAAAAGCCAATTCATGTAGAGTATGATGATAATAGCAAAAATGAATTAATTCCTATTGAAGATCTTCTTGTTGATATCGGCGCTGAATCTAAAGAAGAAGCTATGAAGTTAGTAGAGATAGGTAGTAGAGTTGTTTTTGAAGCAAATTTTATAGAACATCTTGGGAAGAATCGATTTGCATCTAAAGGACTAGATGATAAGATTGGAGTATTTATTGTTGCTGAAGTCTTAAGGAACGTGGTGAATTATGAAGCCTTTAAGGAACTTTTTGATGAATATACTTTTTATGGCGTGGCGAATACTCAGGAGGAAGTAGGTCTAAGAGGTGCAATGGTAACAAGTAAAAGAGTAAATCCTGATATTTCGATTGATATAGATGTTACTTTCGCCACGGATGAAGGTAGAGGAATAAAACCTGAGTCCTATGGAGATATAGAACTTGGGAAAGGACCTGTTATCATGAATGGACCTGATAAATCTTGGAATCTTCGCTGTAAAATGATCGGAGTTGCTGAGATTAATGAAATTCCATATCAACTTGCAGCTTCATATGCAGGAGGAACAAATACTTCAGCAATTCAAGAAGGTGCTTTTGATTGTGAAACTATGTTAGTATCTATTCCTCAACGAAATATGCATACTCAAGTTGAAGTATGTGATTATCGAGATGTGGAAGGTGCTATAAATCTAATCTCCAAGACATTATTAGAGATTACAAAATAAAGAAAAATAATTAGAGGACTTTTTACAGTCCTCTTTTTTTTTATATTTCTATTTTCCCTAGATTAATAGGTTTTTCATAATTTCCATTTACTTTAGAATTCCATATATTATAAAATAATTCTCTATAATTTTCTCTAACTTGATATACATCTCCATAAATAATTCCTAGTACATTATAGTTATTTTCACCAAACATTCCAATCACTTTAACAAGTTTAGAACGCATTTTATTTTCAGAGAAAATGGATTCTTCATAATTCACAGGATAAAAATTAAGAATCCTTCTCTTATAAAACCCTAATTGTTTTTCTTTTATTGAGTTAAGAAAGTAAATAACATGTCTTCCTAATAATCTTTCTGAAAAATTATTATCTACTAGTATATTATCTCCAAACACTTTTTGATCTTTTATATAAAGTCCTAATACTGGATGTTGATCTACTGATGAAGAATCTATAATATATTTCTTCAATTCAATTCCATAAGTATTTCTCTTCTCCATCCATTCTTTCATGATAAAACTTCTAACTCTAGGGTTTAAATTTTTTGATAACTTAGCTTCATAACATCTAATCATAATTCTTTTATTTATTTTCACATATAAGGAACTTGGATTTCCTTATAAATGTAATAAAATAATCATATGAAAAAGAAGAAAAAGAAATTAATCTCCCTAGCCGAAAAAGTTAGGAGAGATAATGAAATTAAAGAAACAGGAAAGTTAGTATCCTTAAGACCTAGTATCACTCATAAAAGTAAAAAAGATTATTCACGTAAGTGGAAACTCGAAGATTATGAATAATAGGAAAGAATTAATAGAGTTAAATAAACTTTATAGGAAACGTTTAGTAGATTCAGTAATAACTAAATTACTTAAAGTCCTTGAATTTACTGGATTAGATACACTTGAAGATCTTGTGTTTGATTATAAGAGTTTAGAATCTAAATCTATATCAGGAAATATTCAAAAATTATATTATGTAAACAAAACATTTAATTATATTAAAGTTGATATGGATTATGGAGAGTACTCTAAACATAATTTGGATATAGAGGATTTAGATACTACAGATTTAGAGATTATTGTATTTAATAATATTATCGGATATTATAAAGAGAATAAATTAATAAAAATAGCAAAAGATTATGAAGATTAAAAAACCCTTTACAACTGCTGGATCTGGGAAGATCTATTTTATTTCAGATCTTCATTATGGTCATGAAAATGTAATAAAATATGATTCTCGACCTTTTAAAGATGTAACTGAAATGAATAATTATATCTTAGAGGAACTTAAAAAAACTAAAGAAGAAGATATTATATTCGATTTAGGTGATATGTTTTGGAAAATGCCTGTTGACGATATAAAAGATGTCTTAAATCAGATTCCTTGTAAAAATATTTATAAAATTGTTGGGAATCATGATAACTATGGACTTTATTTTGATCAGGCACCACTTAAAGGGTATTTCAAAATAATCTCTGATATTCTTGATGTTCATATAGAGCATTTAGGAAAAGATTATATGGTAACTATGTGTCATTATCCCTTTGTATCTTGGAATCATAAACCTCATGGATCTATTCACTTATTTGGTCACGTTCATGGTCACCTTACTGAATATATTAATAGTATTTATGATCTTAAAGTTGATGTAGGTTTTAATTCTGAGTTAGCAAAATCTCTTGGAACCTTCTTAATACCATTCGAGGAAATTATCAAGCATTTCGATACTAAAACAGGAGGAATGAATTATAAAGAGTGGACTCTAATTAAATGTAAAGAATTATGAGAACAGTTTGGATTTATTCATTACAAATATCAGATACTGGAAGAGTTTATAGAGATATTCCACCATCTGAAGCTGAAGTTGTTGATGAATTTGGCGGTGCTCCTAGAATAGTAAAGATATTAGATACTGGAAAAGTATTAAAAAATTATCAACTTCATTATCATTTCTTTAATACTCCAAGTGAGTGTATTGAACATAGAAATAAGTATATCGAGGGTAAATTGAAATTCTTTGAAGATCAATGGAAAGCCACCGAAAGAAATCTTAAAAAACGGATAATAAAATGATAACACAATTAACAGCGAAAGAAATAATGAATCTCCCTAAGGATAAAACATTTTGGTATAGTTGTATTAGTTTTAGGGAGAAAACTTTTAGATGCTCTAGTATCATAAAACCAGCAGAAATTATTTTAAAAATTGATATAGATAATTTATTATATCTTCGAAAAGTTTCTGATAATTCTGTAATTGGATCTTTTCAGGGTTATAAAGAAAGAAAAGATTCAGAATGTAAATTTTTTGTGAAAATATTCGATACTGAAGAAGAATGTAAAGAATATTATAATGCTCAGATTCATAATACTGTAGATCGACTTCAACATTTTTATGAAGAAAAGCTTAAATATATAAAATCCAAATTAATATGATAACAAAAGAATTATTGTTAGAATATAAAGAAAATTCCAAGTCACTTTGGTATTTTATGTTAGAATTTTCTAGTAAATCTTATAAATGTACAAGGTTAGTAAAACCCATCGAAGTCTTAGTAACTAATTGGGATGAAAAAAGTGATTATTCTCTTATTTTAAAAAGTAAAAATAAAAATCTAGTTTTCAAAAATTATCACATAAGATTTTTTCTACCATATCTTTTTGAAACGAGAGAAGAGTGTGTAGAAGCTTATAATGCAGTTGTTCAGGATCAAAAAGATAAACTTCAACATGATTATGAAGAAAGATTGAGATATTTAAATTCTAAAATAGAAAAATTATGAAACAGCCAGAAACATATGAAGAACTTGATAAACTTATAGGACAAATATTCTGGACTTTTGGATTTTATATTGGTCCATACAGTTATAAATTTGAAAATATAAACTCCCCACAAGAAGTAGTTTTAGGGAAAGAGGAAAGATCTGGATATATAGGAAACACTACCTGGTATCCTTTAAGAAACAAAACTCCTAGGAAAAGAGATAGCACTTGTACATGAACCTATGAATTCTACAAAAAAGTATAATCTTTTTGGACATATTCATGGAAGACAAATGATTAAGAGATTTGGATTAGATGTAGGTGTTGATGTTCATGGTTTTGCTCCTATGTCTGCAGAAGAGGTTGAATTTTTCTTAAATGCACTAGAAAAAGGCTATTACGACGCTGAAGTATTTTGCTAGTCTGATATTCCTTGAAAGCCTTATAAGTGAGAATAAAAACAAACTTAAAAGAAAAGGAATATGATAGAAAAACTTAACACACTAATGACAATATTAAGTGCATTAGGATTATTAAGAGACGGAGTAAAAAATTACATAGATGTCTCAGTTGAAAATAGTTTATCCAATGGAATAGTAGATAAACTAAAAGATAGTTATGACAACTATACAGCTATCTTAAACAAGTATGCGATTGAAGGAAAGGATTTTGATGTTCCTTCGATTAATAGAGATTACGTAATAAGAAAACTGCGATTAATAAAAACAATAGTAAACAGATTAGTCGAATATTATATCAATGAGCCAGAAACATTGAGAGATTATAAACAATCCCTCTATTTGATTGGCGCTGACATAGATAGTATATATCGAAAGTCTGTTGTTGATTATAAAACGTTTTTGCTTGCAGTTAAGTAAGAAAAGGGTGGGTAATTCCACCCTTTATTTTTCCACCGTCTAGAAAAGACTAAAAACCTTATATATGAAAGGAAAATAGAGTTCCTAAGAGGTTAAAATAATACCGTCTAAGAAACCCTATTAGCCTTATATATGTAATAAAAGATAGAAATATCTGATATTACCTAAAGACATAGTATATCTAATTTAAAAGATATATTATGTCTTTTATACTTTAGCGTTATACATAGATATAACTAGAACTTATAATACATACGAAAGGTGTGATGACGGAGTATTATAAGGAGAGACTAGGAGTTGCTAACCTAGAAGTCGTCAGAACGACTTTATAAAATTCATCACCTTGATCTAACTTATAATTATGAAATATAATATAAGGACAGGTGGAAGTTGTTATACCACTTGAGTAGATATTTAAATAGTATTAAAATATCTTTTACAAGGATAAGTTCTGAGCGTAATTAAATAAGTATATTAAGTTACTATATTGAATTATACTATTTATCAAAATAGAGAAAATACTTAATATAACTTAATAATTGATAAAGGTTGGACACATAACTTGGCAAGCACTAACAAATTTTATAACGTGCATTTAGCCGAGTTTAACAAAATAAATAAAAAATTAAATAAATTCCTTATAGTAGATAATATTATAAGGCCACGATATATTGAGATAAACCTGATAAAGGATTATCAAGAGGAATATATCAAAGACATGTAGCCAAATATATATGGTGAACTATGAAAATAACAAAGGACCTGTATAGTCTAGAGTTATTAGTAATAGGATGTGAATTTAGAGGGATTTAATATACAGTTAAATTATTATATATAACCTATGATAAATACCGATGAGGAAATTATAAAGATTATATATAATTCTAAGTTAGAAATCTTTAAGAGAGAAGCTTAGAGTAAAAACAACCATTTCTAAGTAATTTACTTAGAAAATAGAGACAAAAGAATATTAACAACAAAAAAATTATAGAATTATGAAAGCAGTTGTAAAAAACGTTGGAATTTTTGTAGCAGGAATAGCAGCAAAAGTAGTATTTGATTATGGTTATAAGAAAACTAAAAAATGTTTAAATAACCGGAAAAACAAAAAAGCTGAATAAGCTAAAACAACCAGCCCGAGTTATGGATTAACTTGGGTTTAGAGACAATAATTAACAAAATTAATAACTTAAATAATAGGAGGAAAAATTATGAAACTAATTAACTCAGCAGTAACGAAATTTGGTGCAACAAAAGTTGTAGCAGTAGCAGCTGGAGCAGGAATGGCATTAGGAGTAGCAACTACCTTAGGATGTCAAAAAGCCTATAAAAAACTCAAACCGAAAGGTCTTAGAGATGAGGATTTGGAAAAATTGGTAGAAGAAACCGTCAACCTAAAACCGGATGCAGAAAAAGAAAAACCTGCTGAAGAAGTAAAAGCTGAATAAGCTAAAACAACCAGCCCGAGTTATGGATTAACTTGGGTTTAGAGACAATAATTAACAAAATTAATATATTATGAAAAAGATAACAGAAGTCATTATTTTTATGACAATGATATTAGCAGGAATTGCTTGGATATTAGGATTTGATATAATTTATTCAATATCAGCAATAATTATGGGAACTACCGGAATTTATTATTGGTTTAGATATATGATTCCGGAACTATTTAACAGCAATGAAGAAGAATTCATTGATGACTAACCGGAGGGATAACAAAATTTCCCTCCATTTTCATTTTTGTAGTTAGGTGAATTCCTAACCTGATGAGATCACGAGGTTAAACTCAAGATCGAAACAGAAATGGAAACTAAAGATTTCCTTTTGATTTTATATATCAAGAGACTATAACTAAACAAAAGGAAATTTACAAAGAAAAAAAGAGGTCTTGACTTTAATTAGTCAAGTTGATCCTCTTTTTATTTTTTTTCTTCAGAATGCTAAGGAATTTGATTTTGTAGCATATAAAATTCATTTTTTAACATATCAATTCTACATTTGATATCAGCTATTTCACTTGCTATATCACGTAGTGGAGAATTACAGAAAAATTCTTGATTACTATTCCAATAAATATTATTTCCTGTAATAACACTATTAATATTAGTTATAGCTGTTTCTATATTATGTAATCTTTGCATTAAATAAAAATCTCCAAAGATTCTTTTATCTATAGTAGATACTAATCTCTCTTCATTATTTACTATTATCTCAGGATTATCCATTATTTTCTCTAGATAACCTCGAAGATAATTAATAACTATATCTAAAATCTCATCCGATTGTGCAGAGGATAGAATTTTTTCAACTACAGCTTTTACTACAGAATCAGAAATTTTGATATCATTACTTAATTCAATATTTGTATTACTCGTTTTCATTGCCATTTTTCAGTTCTTTTAAACAAGTTTTCTTAGATTCTAATTGAGCTTCAAGTAACTCTATTTCTCTTTTTAATGAAGCGATTCTTGTACTCTTAAGGGATTTATCTAGCGCCTCTATAAAAGAATCTTCAAATTGAGAAAATTTTAATTCCATATAGCAATGACAACTACCACCATAACCCCAATGATCTGTATACTCTAAACAAATACTTTTATCATTAATAGCATCCTCATTGTAATCATCATCTAACCAAAGACTTCCTCGAGTAGGATCATATTCATCATACCATGAATTAGTTAATCCATATTTTCTATAAACTTCATAGATCTTATCAAATCTTTCCTTACATATCTCAACAATCTTAGGTTTAACTTCTTCTGATTGTTTCTTTGAATCTCCTAGAAAAATACCTAAGAGATTAATTAATTCTTCTTTTCTATCCATAATTCATATATTTTATTTTACGGTAGCAGAACACAACTATCTACTACATCATTAAGAGTTTTAAGGGAAGAAAAATAAAAACTATACCTATTATTTTAAGTATAGTTTTATATAATAACTCTATTTATTATTCTCTGTAACTATTATATCCATTTTCCCAAAGAATATCAGCTTCTTTAGGTATACCACAATCATCTGCAAATGAATAATATACTTTTCCGATAACCCCGTCTATTAATGGCCAAATAAAATCAATAATCTCTCTATCGGTTTTACCTGCATCGTTAAGTTCTTTCCATTTATCTCCTTTACCATATTCAGTATACATATCATACCACTCATAAACGAAATTAATAAGATTGAATATCTCACTATTTCCGTATCCCCCACTATCCTCTTCTTTCTGATAAAATTCAACAGCACGAATTACATCTTCTTTAGAATTTATAATAATCACTTTATCAGTTATATTATTTTCATTTAGAAGATTTATTAATTTTTCTTCAATATCTAAGAAGAAAACTTGTGTACTCGAATTAGTAATTACATCTGAATAACTAACAATTAAACGTTTTTTGCTCATATTTTTCTAAGATATTTAATATATTTTCTGATAATTTTACTTTACTTCCTAGGTTACGAATAAGTGTTGTCTTACTTATAGGATTTTTTGTTATTATCTCAGAGTTATATATAAAATTTCCTTTTATAGTTTTGATATTACCTCCTTTAAATCTCTCTGGGGTAATTGCTTCAATATCATATGTATTTTTCAAAACTGTATGAAGAGTTAAGCGTTTTAAGATTGGATATTTTATATTAGTTCTAATGAGAATAATGTAATCTGTAGTATAAGTATTTTCATCAGCACTTCCTCCAAAAAACTTTAATAATTGTTTTGGTATAGTATTTTCGATAGAAGCTCCTAATTTAAAACAACATACAACAGCATCTTTATTATATCCTGTTAAATAAGTATAAAACCTATCCGTCATTAATCCAGAAATATCAGTCAAGACTCCATCCATATCTAAATCCTTTTGTTTCTAAGTTATCTAACTCATAAGAATAGTCTTTATCATCAGGATACAGTTCATAAAGTCTATTCATAATTTTTTGATTATGTTTAATATCAATATATACAATAGTTCCCTTTAATCTCTCCATAATCTTTGGTTTAAACATTTCCCAAATATCATCTTCTTTATCAGGGAATTCATTGTTCATATCAAGGTATAAGTTAAATAGATTTCCTAGTAGAGGTTTTAAATCCCATATTGAATAATTATGATTAAATCCTTTCTTTCCTTGAAATCTAAAGAAATATTCAACATCTTCCTCAGTTTTTAGAACAAGGAAATCTTTTTGATATTTTTTATATATTCCAGTACCAATCATCTGTCTTAATGCATCTGGTCCTTGAATTAAAAATACTTCAGTGCTTGAATTTGTAATAACATCTGAAAAACTAGTTATTATTCTTTTCTTTTTTCCCATAATTTACATAAATAAGAAAATGAGGGCAGCCATAATCTCACGACTTGCCACCCTCTGTCTTCAAATACTCTATATCTTTATTATCAGAACATTAATCCACCTCGATATAAACTTGGATTACCTTTCTGTCTAATTATCTTAACTAATGTTTCGCCATCCCCATATATATCCTTAACTAGAATAAATCCGTCTTCATCAGGATCTTCAAGAATGGTTCCAATACTAAGTTCTTGATTTTTCCAGAGACTTGAGAATTGAGATGTCATTTTAGTTTTCCAACCATCTAGGATATTACTACAATAATCCTCATTTGTCTTAGTATCTGAATCTTTATCTTCCATCTCACAATCTTTTCCAAGCCATTCTGGGAAATTAGCTCTTCCTGGACGAAGAATTTCCTTAATCCTTGTTACATCTTCCTCTGTTTCAACAGGGAATTTCATGATATCGAAAACATATTTAGCCAAAGGAATATTAAGGCAAGTATCTTCAGAAAGTTTTTCATGAATATTTACTTCATCAACAATCGAACCAAGAATATCAATAGTAGATATCTCAAGAAGATCGATTTTTTGAAGAATATTCTCTCTCTCTTCTGGAATTTTTAAATTATCGTCCAAATATTCGTTTATTGCTTTTTCTGACAAATTTCCGAATTGTTTGATATATCTAATTCTTCCAGGACGTCCAAGTAAATTCTCATTTACGTTAAGTGTATTTGTTGTTAGAATATATAATTTTCTTGATCTATTATATACCCCATCAATTAATTTTAGTAATACTTCATCACTCTCTCCTCGCTTAAATGTTTTCTCTGCTTCATCAATCAAAACAATACATTCAAAGTCGAGTTGTTGAATAAAACTTACCATTCCCTCTATTTCATTATCAGGAATGATTATGACAGGAATGTCTAATCTATTACATAATAGTTTAGCACCAACACTTTTTCCTGTTCCTTTATATCCTGTGAAAATAACACCAAGATTCTTATTCCCTTCAACAAATTTATCTGATTCCCAAGTTTTTTGAATTATATCAAATAAATTATCACAACCTACATCATATATTTTGTGATTAAATTCAAACTTTTCTGAGAGTTTTTTTAAACCGATTCTCTTATCTTGACCTTTTCCTTGATATAATTCAAAAATTCCTGAACCTGGAGTTGGATAAAGTACTGTATTTCCATCAATCGGAAATAAAGTTCCACATTCATCAATCCATTTTTGTGCTACTAAATTTTTCATTTTTCTATTTGTTATATTTTATACATTTATAAGAATTTCAAGCTTTCAGAAGAATTTAGAATATTTATTACAGTTTTTGAATCTTCTACAATTAAATATGTATCTTTCTTTTTAATTATATCGACTATCGTTTTTAAAGATATTTCTAATGAATTAATCTTTTTCCAATTTTTATCACAAATAATAGGATCATAAGAAGTATTTCCTCGATGTTTATCTTCGAGGTTAATAATTCCTAAACTTTCCATACGCTTCATAAGACATTTTAACCCTGTTTTCTTAAAATAATATTCAGGCTCAACTCCTAATTCTATAACCAATTTATTTTTCTTTCCAGGAACTATACTTGGATTCCTAGTATATTTCTTCGGAGTTAATTCTATTGTAGCAGAATATATAAGAACATGGTCGATATCAAAGAAATATACGCCCCATTCTCCTTTCTGTTCTAGGTTAATCATTAGAAATATATGTTAAGAAGTTGTCCAAGATCTATATAATCAATTCCTACTTTTTCTGCTGCTAATATATCTCTATTACTTTGACCATATAAACCAGATTCAAGTCCAATTTGTATGGCTGAATTCTTATCAAATCCACGAGTCTTAGAAATTACAGCATCCATCATTCTATCTTTAGATTGTCCAAAATCATTCTGTACTAAGATTTGACAATGATCATACGGAACTCTTAGATATTCTGATAAAGCACAAACAATATATTCTAACATTATTTTCCAAGAATCTGAACCATTACTACTTAAGATTAGATTTCTTGGAACCATAGCATAAACTTTATTTGGGTTAAAACATAAAATCTTATCCCAAACTTCAAAACGGAGTCTAATATCATAAATTCCACGTGGAAGAAGACCTGGTTTTCCATTACTCTGAAAAGTTTCTACTAGACAATCTAAGACATCACAAAATATTACTTGTTTCTGTCGATCAATTTCTTTTCTTCCATTATTTGTATTACTACTTCCCCAGGATCCTCCAGTATTACCACTACTACCCCAGCCAGAAGATCCACTCCAAGATCCTCCTGAGTTTCCCCAAGAATTTCCTCCTGCCGGTTTTGTTTGCCATGGATACTGTTGATTATTACTTCCTCCCCACGAAGATCCTCCTCCGTTATTGTTCCAAGATGGAGTTGATGGTTGACCCCAATTACCTCCACCTACACTTTGTCCAAATGGTGTCTGTTGCATAATTTTTTCATTCAATTCTTTTTGACCTTTAACTACTTTTTCTATTCTCTCATCCTCCTCTGCTTCATCGATTTCATTGATATCATCATCGTCATCATCTCCTGAATCATATGGAGGTTCTTCCGAAGAGTAGTCAGGCTTTAGATATTCTTTAAATTTATTATCTTCTTCCATAAGTTTTATAGTTTATGTTTATCACTTATAAGGATTTCCGGATTTAATAAAAGCTCATCAAGTTTAGCTAAATGAGACTTCTCCATATAAAGTCTCCATAATTCTGTTTTACGAGCTTCCTTAAAACATTCTATAACTTTTTGAGCATCTAATTCTACGCTTCCGATAATCATATATCTATTATCATTTGTACATTTCGGTTCTATACCAAAACATCCTTCTCTAATAAAAGCGTAGATAGTTTCATAAGATGGTCGTTTTAATATAACAGGAACAGTTATATTAATAGAAAGACCTGTACTTGTTGAAAGAATTAAAAATGTATCTCTAGTAGAATGTAATTTAAAATAATAATTCGATATAACAATATCTGCTATCATAGGAAATATTCTTTTGAATTATTTATCATATCTTTTAATATAGTCAATTGAGTGTCATCACCACCCCAAAATTTATCATTAAAAGCTTTCTTCATACCCTGAATTATCTTTTTATAATCTATTCCTTCTACTGTCCCTAAAACTTTAACAATTGATCTATTTGACATTTTTTCCGGTAACTCAAAATAAAACCTACCAAAACCAATAGATTCATATATATCTTTTCGTCTAGGTCTTTTAAGATAATTATAGTGTTGATCATCAATACATATGTAAATATCTAAATTTTTCATAGTTCGAATTATTACTTCTCTTAATTCAATCATATCGTTTGTATCAACTATTATCCCTGTCATGTAAATTTTATATTATCTAAGTTTTTTACTAAATGTTTCAAATCATTCGCATAAGGACAATTTTTAGATCCTTGGATAAATGATTTTTTGAGTTCTTCTAGGTCAACACTAACTTCCTGAATGATTAAGCAATCGATCATATTTCTATATCGAAGATGTTCTAATAAAGAAGTATCATCACAAAATCGAAATATACAAAATTTTCCAAGACAAGTTTTTACATAAATTTGTTTAGGAGTTATTCTCTTAGTCGCTAACCCATCTAAATTATATTCTAAAATAAAGTTCTCTCCAAGAATATTTCCACTAACAATTCCAATATCAGTTGATAATTCTTTTTGAAGTCTTCTGTAAAAACTAATCTTCACCATCTCCAGTTCCTGCTTTAATAGATAAAATAGGTTTAATAATTTCCAAAATTTTCACTGTATCTTGTATTCCAGTTATTATTTCAGAAGGATCTTTATATACCTCGGGCGCTTCATCAATACAGGCGAGACATACAGAACTAGAATATACATTGCCCATACTTTCTTTAAATTCTTGGAGACTTAATCGTTCTCTTGCTTCTCGCCTAGACATTAAGCGCCCAGCACCATGAGGAGCACTATAATTTCTATCAGGATTACCAAGACCTTCACAAATTAAGGTTCCAAAAGCCATGTTCATAGGGATAATTACTTTCTGTCCGGCGTAAGCTTGAATAGATCCTTTTCTAATTATTCTATCTCTTGGATCTATATAATTATGAATAGACTCAATCCTCTCAAGCTCTTTTCCGAGTCCAAGAGCTTTTTTAATTCTCTCTGATATCACCATTCGATTATATTCTGCATAAGCTTGAGCAAAAAACATATCCCCGAGATAACCAGATATATCTTCATGTGTTACTAAGAATCTACTAGGCGGAATTGTATATCGGCCGGAAGCATGAAGTTTTTCTATTTCTTCTTTGATTTTCTTCCCTTGACCTTTATACTTCTCCTTAATTCCTCTCTCGGCCGCTTTCATATCCGCCTCAATTATCCTAGTTTTCCCAATTTGTTTTTTCCAATAAGCAAGTATTTTTATTCCTAAGTTTCTCGATCCTGTATGAATAGTAACCCAAACAGACTCTTTATCTTCTTCTACCTGTCCAAGTTCTATAAAATGATTCAATTTTGTTACTAATACCTTTTCAAGTATTGGATAGGTCATTTCTGCCTATCTCTAGTAGTTCTTTTTCCTACTAGTTCGGAGCACACCTTCTGACTTTTATGCCAGGCCAAGTCCCTCTGCTCTCTACGGGGGTATAAGTTTTAACACTATAACCTTCCCTCGGTGATTAGCATCTCAGCTTCTCCCGATATGGACGACTTTTACAACGAATGACTATTAATCATTCTGGAGGCAATCAATTTTTCTCACCTCCACCAAGAGTTCCAAGAGATTTATAGAAAATTCCCTCAGACATACCAATTCTTTTAAGGGTTTTTGATATAAATTTCTCTATCTCTCCAAGACCCTCATAACATACAAATTCAGGCCATAAACTTCTTGCTCTTTCAAGTTTTGTTTTAAAAAATTTCTTGAATTCTTTTTCTTGGATAACAGTTTTCTCATTTACTTCCATACCCATTGGAATATCTCTACGAATTCTAGCATCCCAAAGAGCTAATTCTGGATCTCCCGAAGGCATTTTATATTTTACACTTAACATACCACACGATATGTCACAACCAACCACATCAGGATCGAGAGGACCACCAGAGTAGGTTTGAGTATACCCTACTACACATCCATTACCACAATGAGTATCTTCCATGATTCTAACCTTTTCTTCTTCTACCATTTTAGTATTTAGTAGATCATATATCTGAGTGATTGCAGCTTCTTCTATATTCTCAGTAAAAACTATTGCTTTACCGTATTTTCCTATTATTTCCATATCCCTATAATTTCTTTGATAAACTATAAATCCAATGACGTCCTTCTTCAGTCCACCTCTTTACATTTCTTGGTTTTCCTGCCTTGTCAAATATAGTAACTATTTTTGTATATCCAAATTTATCAAATGGTTCCTTTAAGTACCATTTCTTTTTATCATGAGATCTAAAAATTAAATTATTCTTCTCTAATAATCTTAATAATTCTATATTAGATATTCCAAGACCCAAATCTTTCACTATATCTCTTGTTGAATATAGATTTTCTGAAGTAGTTAGGACTCGATTACAATAATCTACTTGAGGCTGTTGATTTTGAATAGTAATCTGTAGGTTAGTAATTTCAGAGGTTAATCTTCCAATTTCAGCGTCTCTCAGAGCAAATCCATTATTTATAATTTCGTCTAATTTTCTTAGACACCATACTCCAAATTTAGGACTACACCACATAGCAAAATGAATAGCTATTAATCTATGCATCCAAGTACCTTGATTCTGAGGAATACCTCCTTTAATAACTACTATTAATTCCGATATCGGAATTCCGATATCGATCGAGACCTCATTGATTAATTCTTTTGTCTGTTGATTACTAAGATAATGACCTAACTGCTTCTTACAAACTTTTGCTATCTCAGTAGCATTAATCATGACATCATTACTAGTCAATGCAAATGGAATAATACATCCATTATACTCAAAATTTAATAATTCATTCATACTTATATAAAATAAAGGGAGTATTTTCTCATACTCCCCTAAAACTTATTTCTTTTCTTCAACAGCTTCCTGTCCCTGCGTTTCTTCTTTAGAAGGTTTGTCTTCTTTAACTGGACCTACAAACAATCCGCGAAGAATACACATCTTATTTTCTAAGGTACACTCTGAATGTTCCTTATTATAATATTCACAGATATCAGGGCAACATTTATCGATTACTTCGTCGAGATAAACCAATTTTTTATTTCCGGCGATTTTTTGTAATATATCAGGCTGATCTTTGAAAATTTCCTCAAGAGTGCCTTCTTTTGGAACCATTGAAGTTAAATCTGAATCTTCTCCTTCATTAGCTCCAAGATCATTACAAAAATCGATAAATGATAGTTCTTCATTTCCGGGATCTCTAGGATCAGGGATAAAAGAACAACATTTTCCATAAGGACATTCTTTATCACAAATTAAATGTGATGTTGGAATTTCCTCAATGGGTCTAAAGACTACCACTTTTTCTCCGTTAGATGTGGGAACTTTTACTGTTTTTAACTTTTTCATAATTTAATTCATTAATGTTATTTAATTCTTTACGCATTTATTTTCGAAGCGGATTCTGTATTAATTTCCGCTTCATATATAAGAATTTCAGGGGAGAAGAAAATAAAAAGAAGGAAGTATTTCATTCCTTCTTCTTAAATGTTCTAGTTTAGTTAGTTACTGCATAAAGAATTGTGTTCCCTTCTCTTCTAAGAGTAAATAGTCTCTCAACCTCATTATCACTTATTATTTTATAGTCCTCTCGTTTTTTAGAAACTAGATAATCTTTAATAAGTCCATAATTAAATGACTCTATCACAAGATGACAACCATTTGGAGTATTAATTTTTCCTAGAATATTAGTATATCCTGAGATAAATTTTTCTATATCATGTTGATAGAATTTATCTTCAGAATCAATATCTAAAATCCACCTAGGTTTATCTACAACTCCTTTTGATTGAACCGTTTCATTACTTAAGGCTACTTTCTTTGGAAGATTATGTATATTTGTATAATCATTGTTTGCTACTCTCTTAGAATATTCAAACATACATTGCTTTCCAAATTTTTCCAAAGATCTTGGTGTAATAGATATGTAAGCTCTTGCTTTATAATGTTCACACATCTCCGTTAATCGATTCCAGGATTTTTCAAGAACTCCTAAATCTGTCACCCACCAAGCATATCTCTGTATTTCTTGAAGAGGTAAATCAGGATTCTCTTTTCTTCTTTGTATAACTTGCACAAAATAATATATCTCCGGTTTACCTTTAGAAGATATCTTAAATTTTAGAAGACTTTTTACTGTCTCTAAATTATTTATTACTCTCATGATTTTATAGTATTTAGTAAAAATTTCCAAGAAACCGTTGCTGTATGATCTGAAGAAAAGATATCAACCGTCTTACTAGTACTCTCAATCAATGGAAAATGTTTATCATTAAATCTCGTTGTTTTTGACATAATGATCTGAAACTTTCTTCTTCTAAGCTCTTCATTATATTTAGTGAGATTAGTTTTCCATTCTTTTCGAATCTCTTCGATTGGCCTTTTTCCAAAACCAATAGAGTCTAAGAATACTTTGATTACACTACTTTTTGGTAATGCTCCTCTTTGATATTCTTTATACATAAGTTGTCTTTTTTGTTTTTCTCCAGGGATACCAGAAATAAAACTAACCAATTCCATTATCATTTCTGATTTTCTTGTAGCTTCTTTATCAGTTTCCTTCTTAGGGAAGTAATAATCTCCAACTATTCCAAGAGATTTAAGAAACTCTATTTTTGGATCTAAAGTTACCTTCTCAGGATAGTACTCTTGAATATATTCATTAGCTATTGCTGCAAGTTTATACTTAACTTCTAATCGAGAAAGGTAATAACTACTAATATCTCTAATTGCACACTTAGTTACCACTGGAAGAGATGAGATATCTATTAGATACTCTCCAGAAAACACTAATTCTGATTTTATTATCCCCAGTCGTTTAAATTTCCCGGCGAGTTTATTGGAAATCATAACTCCTATTAAAGACTGATTAAGAAGACCATCCTTTACTAAACATATAGATTGTCTTGTTTTATATGTTTTTTCGCCGGGTTCTATTCCGACTGTATTTTCTGGGATATTAACTACCACATTAGTATCAAAGCAGATTCCTAAGTTAGCTCGTCTTTTATTTCCAATCGTTCCTGTCACTTTCGCCCATTTATCTTTTTGGTAAGTAACAGCAGTATTACTATCCACTTTTTTAGGAGAAAGTCTTTTATATTCTCCGATCAACTCTGGATTAATAAGAATACTTGCATTATCCTCAATTAAATCAGTTATTAACCTACTAATTGAATATTTATTATAATCTGAATAAATTTTTGGATACTTAGTTTTTCTTTCAATAGGTTTGGGTGTATATTCGGAACGTTTAATAATATCATTAAGATCTTCAATATAATTAGTCATCCCTACACGACCGTACATCTCGTAAAAACCTTCGATAACTATTTCATCTTTTGTTGCTTGCGCTAAAAGTTCAGCAGTATCTAGATATTCAAGTTTAATTGTACTTCCTAGAAAAGATAATATAATTCTAAGATCCTGGGTTGAATAAGTTTCCCCAGAGTATCTTTCAACTCTTTTTTCTCTTACTATTCCCCATGCAGATGCGTAATTATGAACACTAGGACTAACTCTTATTTTATTTTTTCCATAAGAATCCATTATTAACCAAGGATTACCAGAAGAACTAAGTTTATCTGCTAAAAGTACATATTGATACTTTAGATTTTTCTTATTTCTCAGGATAATCTCAGTACTTTTCCCATACTCATAATCACAGTACTTTACTAATTTTAATCTTGAACCATTAATTTTAATTTCTTTTTCCATAATTCTTATGTTTATTGTTATTTATTATTCATTAGTAAGAGTTTCAAGAGCTTCTAAAAAATCCAAGATATTCATTATAAAATTACGATAACTTTTATCTGGTTTATCTGGAAGTCTAAGAGAATACTCAATAAAACCTCGTAATTCTATATCAGAAGGACAAATATTCATTATAATATCTTTGTAAAGATTATTATGAACTGTTTCTGAGATTATAAGATTATTCTTAAGCTTTCTAAATAAACTTCGTTTTGTTAATTTTTTATAATTATCCTCAGAATGTAAATAAACAGGTAATACCATTACTAAATCTCTAACTTCAGAAGGACTAATCCAGTTCCCTATTGGAGATCTAGCTGCATTTAATTCTTCATAGTTCTTTAGAATATGATAATTCAAAAGTTTATTTCGAAGAATAGATATATTTTTATCATAAATAAATTTTATAAATTCTTCTCTATTAAATAACTGATTAAATCTGATATAACCAACTATAATATTTTTGTTATATCGTAATCTATAAAATTCAATACTTTCTATTTTTATTTTCTTCATAACACATATAAGGAAAATAAACCCCGACCTATCACAGGCAGGGGCTCACACTATAATATGCAATTCAAAGGATTTTCTCTTTTCCATTTATAAGGATTTAAAGCCTTAAAATTGATAAACAATAAGAATCATGGAAAATATTAATGAAGAAAAAATTAAAAAATTTAAAAAGATTACAGAATTAATTTTGAATGGACTAAAAGAAAGAGGAATAAATCCCATCTTATCTGAGGACGACACTTCCCCTAATGAAGAGTGGGGAAATAGTATGACAATGTCTTTCAGTTTTTCTAATGGAGGACTTAAATATTGGTATCTCGGAATTTGGGGATGTGGGAGATGGTCTGAAACTTACGATTGTGATAATTCTGAGGACTATATATCAGTCTTTCTAATTCACAAATGGACGTATGATAAATTTAGACCTAGTAGTTCAGATATAGAATACAGAATTACATTAAACGATAAACCTGTAGAAATATATCATGTAATTCAAGGGTTAGAAGAAATTCATAAAAATCCTATTCAAGAATATTATAAAACTTTTTGGGAACATAAAAGTGATCATGATATGCCTTGTCTTGAATATTTTAGAGATTGGTGGTTTCATGAAGTTACTTATCCGATTCAAGAAAAATTGAGATATAAATGGAGTGTAAAAATATTATATAATTTTCTTAAAGTATTATCATGGATTGACCCTAGAGTCTCACGAAGGAAGTTATTTAAAGAAGAAGGGTGTATTCCAATCTATACTTCCGGATTTTTAGCGACGGAATGGGCATCAAGTCGTGATTGGGCTTTTAATAGCTTTGCATGGTTATATGAAAAATTTCCATGGTGGTTATGTAAAATCTGTAAACATAAATTATTTGATGCACACTGGAACGTCGCTGATTTTCCGGAAGAAGTAACAAATACTTTAGAAAAAAGAATGTGGAAAGGAGTAGTAATATGAAAAAGTTTAAATTTGAGGAATGGTTAGATGAGAAAGGTGGAGGTTGTGAACTCATTTTAATATGTCTTTTTTGGAAATTTATATTTGATCCTATTATATACCTAACTACCAAAGATATGGATTGGGTAGTAGCATCACAAACTCCATTCATAATATTTATTCTAACTCCATACATATTATTTAGAACAAGAAAAAGATGGAAAAAGAAAGATTAGATTTATTATTAGTTTATGCAAATGATCTATATAGATATATTGCTAAGAAACTTGGAGAAGATTATGAGCCAAAAAATTTAATTGGTCTTTTAGGATGGTTAGACGAACATAACGTAATAATACATATCCAACCAGAATTTTATAGTCAAGGTATAAATTGGAATTGGCAAATTTCATTTTATAATCCAGAAACTTTTGATGATCCAGATCTTATGGATGGAACTGGATTATATGGAGATAATGGAGAATATCCTACTAGAGGAAAAGCTATGTGTTGTAGTATTGTTAGAGCACTAGAATTATATATCCTTGAGATGATAGATTCTGAAGAAATTCTAGGCGATTACAAACTTCCAATGCCTTCTGGAACAACAGTACAAGATCTCTTAATTTACATGATAAGAAATCAATATTCTGTAACAGTAGATGAAAAATGGTCGGAAATGAAAAGAAAATCTATTAATGAATACTTTAATTACTTAAAAGAAAGGATAATAGAATGTTGGGAAAAAGTTGTCTAGGATGTTTTATGTTCTTGGTAATAATGTTCTTAGGATGTTTATTCCTAGGATTTATAACTAAGATTGTATTCGCGCTATCAGTAGGAGTATTTATTCTTACAGCATATATCATTGGAATAATTTTTATGGCTTTCGTGATTTATAATGCAATTAAATTTTTACTTACATCATGAAATGGAGAAATTTTATACAAGATTTAGTTCTGATAATTATTGGAGTTATTCTTTCAATAATTCCAGAAAAATCAGAATTTACAGAGATGCTAACTACATTCTTCATAACAGGAGGAGTTGTTAAATTAGTTTGGGATTTTATAGTAAATAGTGATGAGGATTGATTATGGAAACTATAGAAATAAATTATAAATATAAACCAGGAACAAGATTATATCGAGTTATTTATGGAGAGCTTAAGTATTATGATGTTGAATGCGTAAATATAAACTTATCATTAAATCGAGATGAACCGCTTATAACATATCAACTCAGAGTTAATAATTCATCAGGAAACAGAGATACAACTTGGGATTTTGAAATTGATAAATATTATTCATTAACCCCAGAAGAAGCTTTAAAGAAACATTCAGCGGAGTTATTAGAAAAATTTAATTCTAAAGATAAATGACGATTATAGTAATTATATTCTCAATAATAATATGTCTAATAGGAGTTTATTTTCTCTTAATTGAGACTAGAAGAATAAGAAAATGGCTAGGAATTGGACTAATTCTTATCACAGCGTGTATTGTATCTACTATTTATACTGAATGGGTAAATAATAGAGTATTTCAGTATTATACACTTAAGATTACTCTCAAAGATAATACCGAAAAAGTCATAGAGTACGTTAAAGCCTCTGAGTTATCTATACGATTTGCTGAGGATTCAACTATTATAGTTTGTGATACTATTCCTAGTGTAGTAAAAATAGAATTAATTGAAGTAAAACAAAAACGTTATGGAGAAGTACATAAGAACGCTAATTTCTAAAGGAATGTCCAGAATAGAGGCTGAAATGTTTATAGACGGATTAACAAAAGTTATTCTAGAAAAAAGAGAACCAGAACCAATTAAAGCAATATTTCCTACATACTATAAAATTAAAACAATAGATTCAAATACTAATGAAGATCTTGGTTTCATAAAGTTTGATGTAGGATTTGATGCTAAATTTTTTGATTATGATACTGCCAAAAAAATTTGTACATATTTAAATGAACATGATATATACAGACAATTAGATTCAATCGATGCTGTAAATTATAATAAAAAACCATGGTTAACTATAACTCGCGATTGGAGATCTTATGTGAAATATATTACAAATGAAGGTAATGTTTTTTATATAGAAGTGAATTGGAAGATAGGACAAGCAAGTTGGAAAATAGTACCATTTTATGATTAGAATATTACTCTGTGGGTTAGCAATCCTATTTGTAATTGGAATTTGGACTATAGAATTTATACAAAGATTATATGGAAAAATACTTGGAAAAATTAAAAGCGCTTGGAGTAAAAGATGAAGAAGCTGCCAAGAATCTACTTAAAGAAATAATCAATGATATTCAAGAAAAAGACATCATACATTTGATCATTTATTACCAAACAGGAAGTTCTTTTGAAACGCATAATGATGTAGATATTATTGATTATCCTTGGAATAATATATCTATCGCAAAAGAAAATGAAGAAGCAATTCGACAGCATTATAAATTTGCAATGGATTTAGAATATATATGTACTTCTGAATCAAGAGAAAAACTTAAAAAAGAAGCTGCTAAGAATTGGTGGTATGTAGAAGGACAATACAGTAGATATTCTCTGAAGTTAAAGAAAAATGATGGAACTTTCTTTACTTATAGTACTCCATGGATTGGCTACTTTGAACGTTTAAATGACATAGAAATAAAAATTTGTAACAGTTAATAATATTAACTACACTAGTCTATTATGGATTGGTGTAGTTATTTATTTTGCTCCTTTAATAGGATGAGAATCTTATATGTGAAAGAAAATATTTTTTTATTAACTAAAACAATAAAATCATGTTAGAATTTAAACCAGAAAAAGAATTAACAACATTAGACAAGTACAAAAAGTTATATGGTTTCTATGAAGGAAATCTAAATTATGTCCCTAGAGGGGGAGATCTAACAAAACATATTGGATCTTCTTTAGCATTAATTGATTATTCTAGAGATGAAACTGGAAGATGGGACTATTCTCTTAAAGAAGTAAAAGTTGAGGATATAACTGATTATGATCCTATGACTACAACTTCGATTATTAAATATAAAATAATTGGAGAAGAGGAAGTCAAAGAAGCTAGAATTATTCCGGAAGGTTTTAGTTTTGAAAGTCCAGAAGAAACGGGTAAATCATTAAGATTTCTTCCGTTATCAATGCATTTTAAAGTTCAGGAAGAGAAAGCTTTTTATGATAGACTTTTAGCGAAGTTTGATAATGCTAAAACACTATCTATCGAAGCTCTTGAAAATCTATCAAACTCTAAAGAACAACCAGAACTTCTAGGACGTAATTATAATATTGCAGCAGTAATTAAAACTGATGAAGAGACTCCAGAAATTCTATACTTTAGAATTGATAAACTAAAATTAAAACACAATAAACAAGATAATTATGCGATTACTTTAACTAATGAAGATAAAGATAAAACGTATACATTCTTGATTGATTCTAAAGCAGAATATTATGAATTCTCTTATGGAAAAGAAAAAATAGGAGATCTTAAAATTTTAGATCTCCAAAAATTATAAAAAATAAACCCAGGCCCTATGTAAAATAAGGCTTGGGATTTTTATTTCTTTACACAAATAACGCTGGTTTACATCTACTTCTCCAATCTAGAAGATAACCAGGCTCAATCTCTTCTAAAAGTATTGAAGTTTCTTTTAATTGAATAATACAATCTAGACATAAATTTATACCAGAATTCTTACTTCCAAAAGCAAGATATTCTTTTTTCTCTTTTTCTAGCTGATTATATTCAAATCTAGAACATAGATCAAACCATGCTCCTTCTTCATACATATTCTTTCCACAAATTGCACACTCACATTGTCCTAAACCAGCAATAGGGAAGAGTTGTTCAGGATCTGTAAAAGAGTGGAATAAATGTTTCATAAATCTTTTATACTGTTCCGTACGATAAGCCTCCACAAGTAATCCAATTTCTCCGAGATCTGGTTGAAGAGATCCTTGTGGGTTCTTATTTTTTCTGTAAGCTATAATTCTTTCTGGAAGTTGTCGGTCTAAGAGTGGTCTAGGGAAAAGATATAAATAAATTAAATTTTTCTCTTCCACACTTAATACTGGATTTACTCTCAAAGAATTAATAACTTCATGTGCATCACAATCTTTTAGTTTGTCAATGTAAAATTTTAAAGAATTCATGGTTTTATTGTTTAATGTTAATGATAATACATTAATAAGAGTTTGTGGGGAACAAAAAAGAGAACTTAAGATCTTCTCCTAAGTTCTCCCAACAAAACCATTTTCTTTATATTAAACTACCCAAGAAAGTATTCAGATTTTTCATAATCCTCTTTTCTTTTAGGCTGTGGTGTAGTTTCTTCCAAAATCGTACTCGTAAAGATGACTTTATCTCTCTTCTTTTCACGATATTCATCTTTATGGTGTACATGTTGTTCACTTACAATGTCTTCTCTAACAAAGTAGTTTTCATTCTTTTCCATGTCTTTTAAGTTTTTCATTTTTGTTTAATTTTATTTTACATATATAAGGAAATTGGGGATTCTGAAAATACCTTAATTTCTAGTATTCTTTTAAATCCACTCTTCGGACATGGAAGTCTTGATTCTAGAATATCAAAACTTTCCCTAAATCTAGTTCCATAAAATTCTTCAGGACTTGGATCAGGATACACCAAGAAATCTCCGGTTGGATAATATCCTTGATTTTCTCTTATGTCTAAAAGAAGAGGATTTACTTGATTTAATTCATCTAAAGATATCTCAGTAATTGATATATTCTCCTCACCTTCATCACAATCTACTTCTATGATAAACGTATAGTTATTATTTCTCTCAGGAACCATAATCTACTTCAATAATATGCTCTGGACTAACTTTTTTCACTAGAATAACCCCATTTCCAGATATAAATACTTCATCTTCTAATCCTTCTAAATCTACTTTAAGTATTGCTATCTCAGGACCTCTTCGAAGAGCTACATTTCTTGCTGTCAAAGGATCTGAACTTAAGTGTACGTATTCTCTACTCCCCGGGACTAACCCATCTCTAAATATACTTTCTAAAAACTTCCTTTGCGTTCCATGATAGACAATATTACATCCTGTATACTTCTTAAAATTAGCATTAATACCTTTAACACTATGACCTTGAAGAGCACGAATCTTTCTTAAATCGGCCGATAATTCATAGCGCTTTTTATTATCAGTATCTACTATTTCTTTTAGTTCAGACATAGTCCAGCCATGATCAATTAACTTCTTTGTTTCTAACCAACCTTCTGAATCAAGCGCTCCTTCTACTTCGGCCGGATTATGTCTTAGAATATATGCTAACTCTTTTCCTCTATTCTTCTTCATATAATCTTCCTATTTTTATAAATTCTCCTATTAAATTTACAGTTTCAGTTATAAAGTTTTCATCATTATATGTTGATGTTGATACTAAAATCTGTTCAGAATACCCAAAATATCCAATATTATTTATCACTCTATCTCGAATATACTGAAAATTTATTTCACATTTATCTAGAATTGAATTTATGTAGTTACTTTCTGGATTAATTTTAATAAGATCTTCTAAAAACCTCATAAATCTACATTGCGTTCTACTAGTAAATTTCATTATTTTATCCAAAGGTTCTAAGTAATCTCGAAAAAGTTTTTCTAAGAAGTAGAATGAAAGCTCATCTATCTTCAGAAAATTTCCATTACCAGTATAATATTCTACTAAATAGTTAGAGCTATCACTGAGATCTAAGCAAACTTTGAAAGGTTCCATGAGATTTACAAAAGATTCATCCTCCTGAAGAAGTTTTCTGTGAAAATACGTATCTATATCTCTACATAAACTCAGATATTCTTTATATGTTTCTTTACATATTCTTCTTAGTCTATTCACATGATCTTCCATACCACCAGATTAAAAATTTTCTTAACTTTTCATCTTTCCAATTAGGTGTAAAACAATTAACAATTCTCCTTCTTATTTCTGTTCCAGAATAAGTTACATGCACATCATCTTTTTGATCAGGATAAATTTTTATATTATAGAATCCTCCATTTTCTTTATATCTCTCAGCTACAGAATCTCTAGAACCACATATATAAATTTCAGAATCTTGTGGTATTTCCTCAAGACTTTTTAAATAATTAATTCTATGATCTAGCGTTTCAACCCATTTAGGATAATTACCTAGATCACTAATTTTAAATATTTTCATCTTTGGATAGGACTCAAGTACCATTTCTTTTCTTGCTTCAAAAGGGAGAGGATCATGTGCAGTTCTTTCTGAGTTTTTTGTTTCTCCTATAAAAATAACTACATTATTATTTCCAAAATCTCCTCTAACTTTATCTAATAAATAGTTATGTCCTCTTGTTAGATTATCTACTTGAAATCTACCAACAATTACTCCAATCTTAGTGCTCATTTCTTTTTTCTTTTATTATATGTTCTTTTTAATACATTTGTTTTAAGATATTCTTCACAACCTGTAAAAATTCTTCCTAATTCTGCTTTATTATCATAAGGCATAACAAATTTCCTATTCACTAAAGCAGTCGGAACCTGGTGAAGAGTATACAGAGCAGTTCCTTTAAAGAATCTAGATCTTTCAAGTTGATATCCTACGAACCCTTTAGCCTCTCCTGATGTAGTAATTGATAAGACAAATGATATCTCTCCAACTACTTTAAAAACAATACAATAGTGAAGTATAGGTCCAATAGGAAGAAATGCTACATCACCTCTTTCAATAGTTTCAGGTCTAAGTCTTTCTATATACATCGGAAGATATTTCTCCCTAAGATCGGCTGGAATTTTCTCTTCTAACTCCTTTGATCTAGTTACTATCTCTTCTTCCCTTTGTGATATAGATTTTTCTTCAGAGTCTCCAGCCGTAAGTGAGGGAGTTATAAACTTCCGCTTAATATCTAAAATTTTTTCAATGCAATCCCTATCTTCAGGCTTTTTATACCAAATCTTAATCAAATCCATAACTTTATTACATCTAGTTCTTGTTGCCTCTGGACTAACTACTCCTGGACCAACCATGAGAAATCTAATCATCTCATCCAAACCTTCAGTAATTGTCTTCTTAATACTGTTTTTGATATTCTTATAGTTATTTATTGATTTTCTAATATCACCTAATTCTGTAACAGCTTCTTTAATAGTTTCCATAGAGTTAATTTTTCATTACTTTATCTATTACTAATTGTTTTATATCATCTTCAGTTAAACCAAAATAATTACTAAGATTTTTAAGAATAAATACTCCTTTATAATGCTGAGTAAGATTAAGAATACTATCTAGAGAGGTATCACTATAAATACTTTTATATTGTAAGATTCGTTTATATTCAACATTATCCTTTTCAAGTAATTTCTCTATATAGAATTCTTTTAATTTCGGATAATTTCCTAAGAAAAATTTAAGATCAATCTCAAGAATACTAAGATAATACCCATCTGTTACGTTTAAATCAACTAATGGTTTACTAGATAATGCAGAGAAATCTATAGAATCTACATGAGAAAGAGATTCAATAACATCCACAATTACATCTCTTGGGTTATAAGTATCATCTACACCTACCAAAAGTTGCTCAATCTCTGTTCCTTTCATAGCAGTTTTCTTAATATCTAAAACTCCTCCAGTTATACCATCCCTTATATTATCTACATTTTCAAGATTTTCGGAGAAATATCCTTGAATAAAATCCTTTATATTATTATTTTTTCCTGATAATTTTTCTAAAATATTATTTCTCTTATTTATCGGAATACATAAATGTATTTCTCGATCTGATTCAATATCTAACCAATATGAATCAAAGAAATTTAAAAATATACTTGATACCTTTTCACGTCTTCCACAATAACTGAACTGTTTGAGCGAAAAAGGTTCAATATAACTTCCTAGATAAAGAACTAATTCCATCGGAGATAATGCATATACATATTCAGGTTTCCATTTTGTCGTTTTAGGTTTTGTTGCAATCAATTTCCCAATCTCCGTAGAACATATAAATGATTTATTTGTTGAATCTTCTTTTACTAATTTTAAACTAGGAAAACATCCAATACCTAAAGAGAAAGTTCCGTGTAGATTTCCATCAGAAACATATCTAGTATCTTGAAGAATCTTAAAAAATCCTTCAATAGCTACATAAATATAAACGTTTCGCCCTGGGAGTTTTGAATCTAATTCATCATTTTGAATCCTTACAGCTACTCTAGGTCCACCCTCTCCATATTTAACATTATACCTTTCATATGAAGAGAAAAGTGAATTCTCTGCTAAAGATATATGAAATCCAGAGTTAAGTACAACAACCTCAGAAATATCTTTCTCTTCCACTGTTTTGTTACCATTCAAATTGAAATTAGCTGACTTAACACTATTATATACTTTCTTACGCAATGGTTTTGTTAAGTCCTTTTTATTTACAACTTCTGGAAACAAATCTGTTCCATGGTCAAAATAAACTAATGTTATTTCATACGGAATATTCAAATTTTTCATATTTTTTTTATTTTATTTTACATTTATAAGGGACTTAAAGCTTTATTTATGTAATAAAATTTTAATAAAGAATAATAATGAAAAAGAAAATTTATTTTATTTCAGGACATAGAGATATTACTGAAAAAGAATTTAAAGAATGGTATGTTCCTCGTCTTGTAGAAGCAGCGGCCGAAGATTCAGAATTCGTAGTAGCTGAATGTATCGGAGTTGATAGATTAGCTCAAGATTGGTTAAGAGATAATCTTAAGAATCATTCAAGAGTTACAGTTTATCATATGCTTGAAAAACCTAGATATTTAGCTTCTATGTTATTTAAAACGGCCGGAGGTTATCAAGACGATGTTCAAAGAGATTCAGCAATGACAACTATATCAACAGAAGATATCGCATTTATTCGAAAAGGTAGATGGACTTCTGGAACCGCACAAAATATATTAAGACGTTATGAAAAAACTAATTAATTGCTTCTTTAAGGGTATATTTGCAACTGTTATGATTGCAATAACTGGGCAACTTTACTGGAATTTTTATATAGTAGAGAAGTTTGGAATAGGAAAAGTAGTAGAAGATAGTTCTGTATTTATAATTGGAGCAGCTGTATTATACTCTATCTTTGCTCTCTTAACAGGAAGAAAAGATGAAGAAGTATATGAAAAATTTGATTGGATAGAATTAATATGTCTATTTATAGGAAATATATTTTTAATATATCTATTCAAATAAGATAATTAAAGAGGGAGGAGACAACTTCCTCTTTTTATTCCTTAAAAGCCTTATTAATGAGATAATAAAATATTAATGAAAAACAATAAACAAAAGTATTATGAATTCAAAACAATTTATAGCAATTACAACCGGAACGGCAATAGTATCTGGTATAGTAGGAAAACTTATAGGTAATAAAACCTGTAAGGAAAAAATGAATTATTACAAAGAAACATCTATTAAGCTTTTTCACTCTTTAGAAATCAAAGAAGAGGAGCTTAATAGATTAAAACAAGCTAATAAAGATCAAACTGAGATTATCAGAGATCTCACAGCAAAAAATGAAGAATTAAAACAAACTTACGAGATCCAAACTAAAACTATTAAGGATCTTGTAGAAGAAAACAAAAAACTCGAAAAGAAATTAAAGGTATCAATTTCAGTAAGAGGGAAATTATTGAATAAACTTAGTAGTCTTCACAGGTTAGTTAAAAACTTAGAACCTACAGGAGACTTAATGAAACAATATCAAGAATTTATCCTTACACCGAAAAGAGAACATGATGCCATAAAAGACGAGGAAATGATGAAGGAAGGAGTTTGATCTCCTTTCTTTTTTTCTTCTCATCCTTTAAAAGCCTTATTAATGTAATTAAAACTTAAAAGAAAAGAAAAATGGAAAAGAATTATGAAAAACAAATATTTCCAGAAGAAGGAAATATCTTAGGGACAGTAAAATTTAAATTCCCGGGAGAAGGAGAATACAGTCTTGCTTTTAATGGCAGGAGTAGTGTTAAAATTCAAGACATAGTAAATAAAGTATGTCTAGGAAAGAGAATAAAAATAAAATTACAAAAACTCATTAAAGATAAATTGATGAGTAGAGTAATAACTATAAAAGATACTTACGAAATGACAAATAACCTATTCGTAAGAGTATTTAATAGTGAAAAGCAATTTATCGGATTTATTCATATTAAAAAAGAATTATAATCATGAAAAAGAATGAAAAAGTTTTAATTAAAGTATCTCCTAAGAATATATTTAAAGCAGGAATAGGGTTACTAGCTATTGATGAATACCGCAAGGGTGGATTTCAGGCGGGTCTATCTGTTTTAATTGGAGGAGCAATTTTAGGATGGTTATTTTTTGATGAATAAAACCCATTAAGAAGGAGTGAGAAAGTTCATTCCTTCTTTCTTTATTTCCTTATAAGTGTATAAATAAAAATAAATAATTATGCTAGAATACTTAAAGAAAACATATAAAGAAAATCATGAACTTGGATATGAAAAAATCTATATTGCAGTAGATATTCATGGTACCATTCTTGAACCTTCATGGAATAAAACTGAGAACTTTACATACTTAGGATCCTCAAAAGAAGCACTTCAGGAATTATCAGCTAGAGAAGATACTATATTATTAATATGGTCATCCAGTTATCCTGAAAAATTAGAAATGTACCAAGAGAAATTCAGGGAAGATGGAATAAATTTTAAATACCTCAATCAAAATCCAGAAGTAAGATCAGGAAGAATTTCTTGTTTTGAAACTAAACCTTACTATGATATTCTTTTAGATGATAAAGCTGGATTCGAATGGACTGAATGGAAAGATATATTAAATTGGTTAGAAAATGAAAGAAGGTGATATTGTAAAAATTAATCCACAGAATAATGGATTTATAGGTTGGGCTGAATTTCTAGAGATCATTAGAGATTTTGGAAAAAGAGACCCTGAAGAATATTACGTCATCGATATTCTAGGGCCGATTTATTCAATTGTTCATTCTGCTCAAGATTCAGGATTTTCGGAGAAGACTATTAATACTTCTAGTCTTCGGCCCATCCCTATTGATGAAGAATTATTTATAAAATACTGTGCAGAAAGATGTACCCTAAGAAAGAATTGTATAAAAGGATGTGCATTAATAAAATACTCACCTAAAAGCCTTATTAATGTAAACAATAAAAATATAAACAATAATGAAGAGTGAAACATTAATTACTGCTTTAGTTACAGCAGGAACACTATTTCTAACAAAAATAATGTTAGATGATGTGATATTAAGAACTAAAAAAGATGAACTAGAAAGAAGACTCGAAAACGCTATGAGAAATTATGAAGGTGATTCGAGAAAGCTTACAGAAAAAGAAAAAGATGAGGTTAATAAAGAGTACGATTCTTTATGTGCTAAACTAGTGAAGAGTTCATATAGTAGTCTCTTCTTAAATAAAAAACTAGAACAAGAAATCGATACTTTCTATTATAAATCTCGTAAACTTAAAAGTAGGGTATAAAATCCCTACTTCTTTTTTATCCTTGAGAACCTTATTAATGTTAAATAATAAAAAAAATAAATTATGATAGTACTTAGAATGAGCTGTGCAGATATGATAAAAGAGCACAAAAAAGACGAAGAAATAATTGATGAAAAATTAATGGAGATCTTAAATAATAACAAATATAAGATCAAGAAAATTTATGATAGAACAAAAAAGCCTGTACCTATAATAGATCGAAAGTTGAAAATTAGAGGTACAAATTATAATATCGCAGTAAATGATATAAGTTCTCCAAAAGAAGAAATAAAGAGATCATTAATACAATATCATCCATTTATAATAACTAATGATATTTGGTCTGGAAATAAAGTAGCAATGTTCTTTATAGAGTCATGTGCGAGATACGAATCAAAAACACTGGTAATGTTACTGGAGCCACATCTTATAAAAAGATATCGTGAAAGATACTTAGAATCAGTGCAACCAGAAAAAGTGACATTTGAAGACTTAGTTTCAACCTTTCTGAAAAGAAATCGGATATACTTCAACTTAGAGTATTTTCCCATTTTTGATAAGAAAGATCCGAGTAGGTTAATAGATATCAGAACAATAAGTAGAATGAAAGATGGAGTAGTATTTGGAAGAGTTGAACCTACTGGAATTGTTAGATTTATTACATTTATAAATAATAGTCAAGTTAGAAAATCAGATCAAGGAAAATATGTAGAGAATGGATACTATGACAAAATGGTAAAATTATTTCAAGATCCGGAACTTAGAAGAGAAGATATAATTAAATATTTTTAAAAGGGAGTAAATACAAAACTCCCTTCTTTTTTTTATTTCCGGCCAGTAGATAAAGAAGCCTAAAAACCTTATATATGATGAAATAAATATTAAATTGTACTTTGACTTATAAGCTCTTGGTTCGTGATGAATAAAGGGCTTTTTAATTTTGGCCGGATGATATAACTTGAAGGCCTTATATATGAGAAAAATAAATAAATGATAATACACTCTCCTTAAGCAATAATAAAAAGCTTAGGGAGTTTTAAATTTTTATAATATGAAACTAGAAAAATTAATAGAAAAAATTGATCGGTGTTTAGGTACTGTATTAGTTATCGTAGGAATTATATTAGTAATTTCAATAGTAATATCACCTGCACCAAAGCCGAAAGAAATAATTTGGCAATCAGATGAGGAGTATGAATATGAACAATTCCTCGACTCAATAATGAAAGAGGAAGAAGAACTGAAAGACGAAAAGACAATAAAGGTAACTGCAACTGTCTATAATCCAGTCGAAAGTCAATGTGATTCTGATCCTCTAGTAACAGCAGATAATTCAAAAATTGACCTTGAAAAACTAAATCAAGGAAAACTTAAATGGATTGCTGTATCTAGAGATCTTAGAAAACAATTTAAATATGGATCAAAAGTAAGAATTAGATGTAAATCAGATCCAAGTATCGATGGAATATATGAAGTTAGAGATACCATGAATGAAAGATATAAATTTTGTATAGATATCTTAAAACCCGTCGGAGAAAGTAAGGGGAAATGGCATGACGTCGAAGTAAGTTCAATATAAGAAAGGGATTAATTTTCCCTTTCTTTTTTTATTCCTTAAAAGCCTTATATATGTAAAAAAAATAAATGAGCTAGCTCCTAAAGTATATGTGCGAAATATACAAAAGGAGCTAGCATTAATTTTTAAGATTAAGAAAAATTCATAGAAAAATACTGGCATTAGAAAAATAACCCAAAATAAACTAGACCAGTATTATGAATAAAAATGAAATTATTCAATATGCTATCATTGCTATAATTATAATCGCAGTGATAGTATTTCTAGAGGATTCTGAATTAAAAGATACCCCCATAGATATATTCAATGATTCTCTGGCACAAATGAATGTAGACAGAGAAAGACGGAGGTTTAGACGAATGTTTGACGACTGACTCTAAACCCACTAACTAAAATCCTGAGATAGAAAATATCTTTGGGTTTATTTTTCTTAATCTTCATATATTAGAATCTAAAGGATCCTAAAGAGCAAAATGTAACTTATTTATGAGGACAAAGGAGCTTCCCTTATATTACACCCCTTTTCGCTACCGCTAGGGGTGTCTAAGGAAGAAACTTTGAATAGATATATAGAAAATAAACCCAGAAAATGAAGATGTTATAAAGATTTATATTATTGATTTTCGCCTCCTCAAAGAGGCGAATCTAATCTAAATACTAAATGTATACTTTTTTAATCATATCTTATTATATTAGTATATGGTTAAATTTACTTTATTTAAATCTACATTTTGCTCTTCTAATAACTTTAAACTCTAATTAATGAAGAAGGGAGACTCCTATGTCTTCGATTTTATGTAACCGGATTCTGTATTAGAATTCATACCAACTAATTAAAAAATTAAAATATAATTAATATGATAAAAAGATTAAACGATTATGTGGTTCCTAGAGGAATAAGATTTATATCAGAATTAGGAACTGACTTTAGATTTTACAAGTTACCTGTAAAATGCATTATAAATAAACAATTACCTGGATGTGGTTTTACTGAATACTGCTTAAGAGGTCCTGAAAATGTAATACTTTGTTCTCCTAGAAAGATGTTGTTAAAAAATAAGAAGGATCAGCATGGTAGAGATGTTTATCTAGTTATAAATGAGCTTGAAAAGGAGGTAGCTATTGATAAAGATTTAAATAAAATTGATAAATCTCAAGTATTTTTGGAAAAATTAGATGAAATGGTTAACGGAAAAGATATTGTCTACAACCGATTAATGAATGAAATAAAAGACTATCTAAATGAAAGAAAGTACTTAGGAGATAAACCTGCTAAGATACTAGTAACTTATGATTCTTATAGAATTGTAAAAGATATATTAACATCTTTAGGTATATTTCAAAGTTTTTATACTATTATAGACGAATTTCAAACTATCTTACATGATTCTAAATTTAAGTCAGATACTGAGTTAGATTTTTTATACCACCTACATCAATCTCATTCAGCATTATTTGTATCTGCTACACCTATGTTAGAAGAGTATCTTAATATGTTAGATGAATTTGATGGCTTACCTTATATTAATATGGATTGGGGTAAGGAGGATCCTACTAGAGTATTAAAACCTTCTCTTAAGGTATTAACAATGAAATCAGTAGGTACTAAATTACCTGAGATAATAGATTCTTATAAATCTGGAAATTTTGAAAGTGCTATTAGAATGGTTAATGGATATCCTACTAAAATAGTTAGTGATGAAGCTGTATTTTATGTAAACTCTGTTAATCATATTATATCTATAATAAAGAAGTGCGATCTCCAGCCAGAAGAGGTAAATATCCTTTGTTCTAATACTCCTGAAAATCTTAAAAGGATACAAAAGAAATTAGGAAAGAGATTTACTATAGGAGAAGTTCCATTAGAAGGAGATTCTCATAAAATGTTTACGTTTTGTACTAGAACGGTTTACTTAGGAGCTGATTTTTATTCTACATGTGCACGTAGTTTTATATTTAGTGATAGTAATATAGACAGTTTGGCTGTAGATATTAGTGAAGACCTACCTCAAATTCTCGGAAGACAAAGACTATTTAAGAATCCATGGAAAAATGAAGCCACTTTTTATTATAGATCTACTTGTGACTACAGAAAAATTAGTCAAGATGAATTTGATAAAGAACTTGAAAGAAAGAAAAGATCTACTAATAATTTATTAAGATCATTTGATTCTGCTCCAGATGATGCTAAATATGATCTAGCTAAAACTTATCAGAAAAATACTAAATCTTATAATTATAAAGATGACTATATAGCAGTAAACGAACATCGAGGCGGAACTTTAATACCTGTACTTAATAATCTAGTATTAGTAAATGAGATTAGAGCTTTCAGGATTCAACAAATAGATTATAAAGATAGATTTACAGTATTCTCTACTATTCACAATACATTATCTCCTGATGATATAATAAATCAAAAGGTATCAGAATTTTTAGGAGAATATCAAAAATTAGGTACCTTTAGGAGTAAATTGAAATATTTATGTGAATATGGGTTTTCAGATCAAGTAATAGGAGTAGTATTAGATCAGATAGGGGAACATGATAATATTAAATCTTACTACTTAGCACTTGGACCTCAAAAACTTAGAGCTTGTGGTTATAATAGGTATGATATAGAGAAGGAGTTAGGGGTAGTAACATTCAGTCAAGAACTCCTAGAATCTATTATATATTCAGAATTTAAGGTCGGGGATAAAATAACTTTAGCTGATATAAAAGATAGGTTAGGTTATTTATATTCCAGTATTAATTATGATGCTACTCCTAAGGCAAAGGACTTAGAAAATTATTTTAATGTAAAGGAGTCATCAGCTAGAGTAGAAATAGATGGTGTTAAGAAGGTAGTAAAAATATATAATATAATAAGTAGAAAATAAATATAAAAAAAAGAGGGATTTGTTATTTCCCTCTTTATTTTTCTTCTTCTAAACCTCTAAAACACGTATCCCAGAAGGTGTTACCCTAATAATTGAGAGGAAATTTCAGGTCCTCTCAAGGTTTATACTAATTAATTAAAAATAATAATGCTAATAAAGAATGGAAGACGATTATTTGTTAGATGAAGAAGAAGACCTGGAAAATCAAGGATATCTAGGTCCAGACGAAACAGGAGATGATTCTGACGACGATGACTCTGAAGGTTCTGATGAGAGTATTATTGGAGATGACGAGGATGAGAAGAAAATTAAAGTAGATGAGTCTCAGTATGAAGGTAAGATGACTAAGGACGAACTTTGGTTATCTACAGCATACGATGACATAATAGCAGCAGGAAAATTGGATAAAGATAATGCAATTGAAGATGCTGTTACTACTATAGTTTGGGCTAATCCTAAACATACTTCAGTTAATACAGTCGGAAATATTATTAAAGATTTGTTTCATAAGCAAGGTCACTCTCGTATGGTTAATAGCCTCTATACACCTGATACTCCTTTACGCGGAGAAGATGTTGATATAGACTTTAAAGATGAGGATGACTCTGGATTTAATAAGAGATATGCTGAAGAAGCGAGAAACCAAATAGCAAGATTCATAGAATTTTTGGCTACTCGTGATATTAGCAAAGACTCTATTATATCAAAGCGAAGAAAACAAAGACAAATTCCAGCTTTTATTATTTTCTTATTCTCTTCTGGTATGTATGACTTAATTGTTGAATGTCCTACTATGCCCGAAGAATATGCAACTCAGATAAAAGAAGCAATGAGAAAAATCCTAAAAGCTAAGTATGATATCGTCGAAGAATTAGCAAAGAAGTACGAAGAAATGGGTAGACAGGCTGTGGCAGATCGAGTTAGAAAGTTACAGTTATCATGGTTTAATAAAGAACCAGCCGAAATTAGATCATCAGCCGAATACTCTGATCTCGAACTTACTTATGACGACGTATTGGTTTATCGTGAATATAGATCCAGATTTACTAATACATCAAGAGCTATTACTCAAGATATTATTTCAGATATGATTGAGGTAGTTATAGATAAAGAAGCAGGAGTTTATGAAAGATTAAAAGACAAGACCAGATCAGATGCAATATCAGATGTAAAACAAGTATATAAAGATTGGTCAAAAAATAATCCTGACGATTCTGAACTAGCTACTAAGATAATTTGGAAAGATGTCGAAGGAATGGTTAAACAGTAAAAATATTAAAATTTTATGTCAGTATCTCTTGAGTTACTAACCGATGAAGCTATCATCGATTATACTAAAAGTGATGGAAAAGATCAAGTCCTATTTAATCATAGAGACTTGGACCTGAAGTACAATGGAATACAACCTATCGCCGGTGGAGTCTATGATGTCGATATTTTTGGCTCACCCATGGAAGATAGATGTATTTGTGGAAAAATTCGACAACCCTCTGCTGAACCTTGTCCTCATTGCGGGGCAAGAGTATTTACAAGAGAAGAGGGATTGAGAAGATTTGCTAGAATTGAACTTCCTTTCTATTACTTGAATGATTTACGTTTTGATATCTTTAAAGAACTTTTCGAAGATATTTTTAAAGATAGTAAAATTGTATTAGATTTCTTTGGAGACGATCTTCGAAGAAATGGTTATAGTGCAAGAGGAGCGAAGAAATTAGGTATTAAAGTTTTTGATACCTGCCAGTTCGAATATAATCCAACAACAAAAGAACTAAAAATATCAGAATTTATTACTGATGAAGCTCTATGTTCTTACGAAGGATTAATTAAAATTATTGAAGAACATTTTCCCGCTCGTCTTACAGAATTTAAAAAATTAATTAATCGGTATTACCTAGTACAACCTGCTATGATGAGACCTTTTACTCTCGGAATTAAAAACGGGAAAAAAGTAATGGGATCTCATAAACTTAGTATTTGGTACTCTATTATTATCAGACTTTGTTGCGTAGAAGATAAAAAATCTAATGACTTGAACTATGAGGAAGTTACATCTAAATTTAATACCCCTGGAGAAAGAGTTAGATATACAGCCCTTTTACGTGCTCTCCTAAATGCTGGGAAAAAAGAAGCTACAGCACTACTTAATACATCTAAAGAAAATCTAGCACGTGACTTGTATTCTGTCCGTACTAAAAATTCTGCTAGATGCCCAATTATACCTAGTACTACATTAGCTATCGATGAAATCTCTGTTCCAATACATATCGCTTATGAAATGTGTCGGGAAGGTTTCTTAGATTACTTAATGAAAGAGCTGAATTTTACCAAAAACGAAGCACTCAAAGCAACAAAAGAAGAATATAATAATCCGGAAACTCTGAAAATGTTTAAAGAGTATGCGGAAAAACAAATCGTACTAATGGTTTCCTAATTGGTACGTTAGGTGTGAATCCTAGAATATATAATGTGAATTATGTATTAAATTTTGTGTATTGCTGGGAGGATCTAAATATCTAATCAGCAGTTGAAGATAATTTATTTATACGAATTTATAATAATTAAAATACTAGAATATTATGAAGGTACTTAGAATTAAACACTTCTCTTCTCTAGTATCTACACAACCAATTTTTAATAGATCTGAACATATGAAGCAACTACATGCTCAAGGAAGATATCAAGGTACTTCTAAAATTGGTATATGGAATTCTAGTGAAGAGAAGAGACAAAGAATGGCATTACTTGGAGCTAAAAATGCTTTAGATAAAAATTCTAAAGGTTATGGATCTGAGTATGCAATGAGAGTAAATAATAGAATATTACTTGGAAATAAATTTCAAGGAGAAACTGGTTATTTATATTTTGTAAGATATCCGAAATCAATAAAAATTGGATTTTCAAAGAATTGGGAACGTAGAATTAATACCCAATTGATGAATCAATTTCAAATACTTGGTGGAAAAGTTGTAGCAATTATATCAGGACCTACCAATGAACTAGCTGATCTCGAGTTTGATACTTTTATTAAATTTCAAAAATATACTAAACTGTCTAAAGACGAAACAAGGTATACTGAATTTTTAGATGATAAAATTAGAAAAGACGTATATAACTTTTTGGATGATAAAGTAAAAAATAATAGTAATTTGAAATTTATTATACAAAATAAAATAAACCTTTGAAATTTATGACACAAGAAGAAATTAAATACCATAATCAACTATGGTATTATAAAACATATAATCAACTTATAGATAAATGTATACAATTGGAGTCTGATGGTTATCCAGAAGATATGTATACAGAGGTTCACCATATATTACCTAAATGTATGGGTGGAACAAATAAGGAAGATAATTTAGTAAGAATGCCTGTTAGATATCATATAATGGCTCATTTATTACTTGTAAAAATATATCCAAATATAGGAAAAATAATATATGCAGCTAATATAATGATTGTCGGAAATAAAAATACAAGAGCTGAACGAAATCTAGCTTTAAATCAATTCTCTACAAAAACTATTAGTCAATTAAGGGAAACTATGGCAAATTATCAGAAAGGAAAACCTTTATCAGAAGAACATAAGCAGAAAATTTCTTTTGCATTAAAAGGAAAAGTACATTCTGAGGATCATAATAGAAAAGTTTCTGAATCTAAAAAAGGAAAACATTTATCAAAAGAAACGAAAGATAAGTTAAAGTTGTCCCATTTAGGTAAAAGTCTTTCTGAAAGTCATAAAAAAGCTATTGGAAACGCTCTTCGTGGAAGAAAAGGAAAACCTCTCTCTGAGGAAGTAAGAGAGAAAATTTCTAAAAATAATAAAATGTCAAAAGCTGTTCAGGATTATAATGGTGTAATTTATAATAGTATCTCTGATTGTTCTAGAAAATTAAATATTCCAGATAGTACTATTAGTTATTGGATCAAAAAACATCCTGAAAAAGGTTTTAAATTCGTATAAATAAATTAATCACAATTCAACGACTATGGACAAAACCAGGCTAGTGTTGTGATAACCTAGTTTTAACCATGGAAAATATAGTCTTTGCAAGATAGAATTATATCTTGGGTAATCAATATAAGTTGGCTAAAGTATTGATTATCACAGAGTTAATCGCCAACCCTCTTTGCACGAGTACAGTATGTTTAGCATGAAGCTCAAGCTTAATGATTCATATGCAATTGAATTTCCCATCGCTGTTTGTGAGCCTTTAAATGCTGACTTCGATGGCGATACGTGCTCCATACAACTCGTCCCTCCAGAGGCAGCAGAAGAAACATATCTTAGGATGTCGCCAAGATATGTGAATGTTTATAAGAAAAATAATGAACCTATATTTAAATTTAACCACGAAACTTTGAATGGTCTTGCAGTTGCATCAGAATACGTATTTGATGATCAGGATGAATTAGAAAATCCTAGACACTTTTATACGGATTATGTGCAACTTCTTAAAGATGTTGAAGTAGAGAAAAAAATTAAAGTAGGTACTCCAATTACATTCACTGGAAAAATTGGAAATGTTGAATATACCGCTAAAACAACAAGTTATGGTAGACTTCGAATTTCTAAGATTCTAGACGCAGATATGGATGAAATTGGGATTTTATCTAATAAATATGAACGTATCAGTGCTAAAGCTGCTTCGAAATTATCTTTATATCTTAATCAATTTCCTGATGGAGTTGAGAAAAGAAAAGCATTACAGAAGCTTGCCCTCAGAATTGTTACATTAGCAGGAGTAGTTACGTTTGACTATAAAATTGTAGCTTAAGAAATAAATTATCTTGAGAAAATTCTATTAAAATGCTAGAACTATTAGAATAAAGTAGAATTAGCATCTCTATCTCTTAGATAAAATAGAGTTCAACGACTAAATATAGAACTGTATGAAGTTATATACAGATGATATAGTCTATCTAAATTAAGAAGATTTAGAATTAATGAAAACGTTATATGCTGATTGTGATACTGAGACGTATAAAAGAATATGTAATGTTGCAGATTCAAAAGATCTTACTGATAAACAAAAACTTCTTATAATGACTGAAGAATTTCGTTAATTATTTTTAGCGACTTAATAATTTTAATTATTAAGAAAAATAAGAGAATTGCTAGAACTATATATAAAATACTGAACTAGCATCAAGTAGTATTAACTATTTGTTCAACGACTATGTACTTATTATAAAATGATATAGTCTACCTTTATTGATTGAATAAAGAGTTAGTGAAATATGAAAAAGAAGTTTCTGAAAGTTTTAGTACAGATCTTAAAAATGAATTAGCACGTGCAAATCGTGTAAAACTAAACTCGATTGTAGCAATGTCAATGCCTAAAGAAAAAATTGGGCAATATAATGAAAATTAACTCATTATATTAAAATTATGTTAATTGCTGGAACTGTAAGAATTATAGAATTAGCATCAAGTAAAAGCTTAAATTATTTGTTCAACGACTATATACATAATATTAAAGATATAGTCTAAACTTATATAAAGTAATATAAGTATCATTGCAATTTATTGTTAGTGGAGTTGATGAAAAACCTGTTATTACACGAGGAACACTTTTGTCAGGATATACAGAAAAAGACTATCAGCTTCATTCAATCGAGAATAGATCACTACAGTCAATTTTAGTTTACCTTTAGTTGACTATAAATTCTACTAAATGCTGGAATTCTGTGAAGAGAATCAGCAGTTAATACAAAACTAAGTCATAAAGTTGTGAAATTATTATGGCAGGGAAATTGGAAAAATTTATATTAACAGATAAAGAAGAAATAGATTCTTTTAATAAATTAATTAGTTTAAATCCGCAACCTGGAAAATCTTTTGATAATTATTTAAAAGTTATCAATCGCGGTCATTATAAAATATGTTTATATAAATGGTTTACTGGATTAGATGAAGATATTTATGTAACTCAATCTCATTTATATAAACATTTGAATGATAATAGCAAATTTGTTAAAATAACACCTCAAATTTATTATGATGTTATAGTATTAGGTTTGACTAATATTAATGATCGTCCTAAATGTGAAATATGTGGAAAAATATCTAGATGGGATGGATTTAAAAGAGGTTATTTAAAAACATGTTCAGAAAAGTGTTCTGAACTATTAAGAGATAGTAGAATGTCTGAACAAGGATTAAAAAATTTTCACAAATTACAGACAAAAGAGTCTAGAGAAAAGCAGAGGGAATCACATAAAGGATGGAGTCCTTCAGAAAAACAAAGAAAACAAATTTCTCAACGAATGAAAGATTTCTATAAGACACCAAAAGGATTAGAAATGAGAAAGAATTCTAGTAGGTTATTATCTGAAAGAAATATTGAAATGATGAAAGATAAGTCTTATTATAACAAACGAACAGGAGGTAAATATAAAACAGGTATATATCATTCTAAAGTTTGGAATAAAGATTTTAATTATGATTCATCTTGGGAAATTAATTTTATAAAATTTTTTGAAAAGCAGAAATGGCAAAGTGAGATAAAAATATTTGATAGGTGTTTAGATTCTATTATTTATAAATGGGATGATGGAACTGAACATAGATATCTACCTGATTTTTACATCAAATTTAAATCAGGTCTTCAAGTTGTTATTGAGTTAAAACCAGCAAATCTAATAGAAAAAGATCCGGTGATTTTAGCCAAAAGAATAGCAGCGAAGAAATACTTTGCAAAAAGAAATATAAAATATATTATATTATCTGAAAATGAACTATTCACAACTAGATATATAAAGTATACTAAATTATCTGAAAGTTTAGGAATAGTTAATTCATTTAATATTTATGATTACATAGTTTAATTAAGATTTAGTTTTGTATTAATTCAACGACTATATGTAGAAACTTATGTGAATAAGAAAGGTATAGTCTAAGTCTTTATGAATAAATAAAGATATCACTGAAAAGTTAGTGGAGTTAGAAATAAAACCTGAACTTTATGGTAGCCCACTATAAATAACAAAGAAATGCTGGAAATAATAATAGACAGACGAAGTCAAAGTTTTTTAAAATCAGCAACTTATCAACGAGAAAAAGATGAATTATTAGTACTTTTTAAAACTTAATGTGTAGATTTGAAAAATTCTTAGAAACTCTAAGGCTTGTTGGAAGTATAGCAAGAACTATACTCTCTGGAATTGAAGAATATAGAAAAATTCAAGAAACAAAAGCTTATCGAGAGAATAAGAAAAATAATGTAAAATATCTACCAAGACCAAAAAGGTATAATAGTAGAAGAAAACAAAGATAAGATCAACGACTATGTATTGTTAGATTAAGGAAACTCTTTAATCATGATATAGTCTAATCTTACGTGAATAAGCGTAAGCAGGATAAGAGATTAGAAGACGTCTTTTAAAAATTATAATATCTAATCTCTTTGAATGGCCTAGTTCAGGATATTTAACACGACAAATTTCATTCCTTTTAAATAGTTTTATATATCATGAAGGAGAAGATCCAGAAAACACAGGATTACTCATTCCACGATATAAAGCATTAGGAAGAACAGCACCGAACGGAAAGGTATACCCAGACAAACCAATAGTAAATGGTTCTGAGGATGATCTTGTTCCAGTACGTTCGATTGTTACAAAAAGAACTGGAGATTTAAGCACAATTACACCAGACCTGATTGGAAAGAAATTTAGTTTTACTGATGGAGCAGCAATAGGATAAGTTTAGAATTGTCCATAAAAGTTTGTTATAGACTTTTATTAAACTTCAAGAATTGCTGGGAGTATTATCGCTATTTATTCTTCGCCTTGTAAAATAAAAAACTTAAGGCGAAAATTATATAGCGAGAGATAATCAGCAAAAGATATAGAAAATATATCTTCTTAACGACTATGTGTGAAGGAGAGATTAAAACACTCTTAAGATATAGTCTAGTAATCTATATAAAGTTTGTATAGGTTTAATCGTATCATTTGCTACATCATTAACTGAAGGTACTACTCAATTAAAATTGGTTGCTATATAAAATAGTATTATATAGAAAATCTTTGTAAAATGCTGGAAATTAAAAAAAAATAATCAGCATCAAGGAATATATTAATAACTTGTTCAACGACTATAAAAAAAGATCTTATTAATTTAAGAATGGTATAGTCTAAATTCATTCTAAAAGGATGAATAATCTTGCAGCATTAGGTCTGAAACATGGTGGCCATAGATTATATTTGTGGCGTATAATTTCAATAATTGCTGGAAATATTTGTAATAAAATAAATCAGCAGGGGAAAATAAAATCCCTTCAACGACTATAAATGAAACTAGATGAATTTCTGGATGATATAGTCTAACTTATAAATTATATTATAAGAGTAATTGGAACGTGTGCTTAATACAGAAGGAAATCTTAAAGCACCAAAACAATGTGAGTTTAGAGAGGAAGGCAGATGGATTTACCTAAAAGTTAGAGGAGGAGAATTAAAATATCCGAGACCTAATAATTGGGTAGGAGTAGGTAAGACAAAATTTGAGAAAGGTGACTTAATAGGGTCAGCTTATAATACTACCTCGCCTATTTACAAGTTGAACGCTCTCATAAAACTTATGCGTGCCAAAGGTGAATATAAAATTGCCGTCTAAGGAAGTAATTCTCTAGATTATAAGTAAGTAAATTTGGTGAAGCTAGTAACTAGTAATACCAAGCCTTGGATTAATAATTAGAATCTTAAGGTATAACGAATAAAGACTTACCAACTTTTTTATAAGTTGAATTTATATTCTAAACTATAATAAGAAAATTATAGATAAATTGAGTGATGGCACAAGATATTTTGAGAAGGATAATGTTATTGTATCTGATTGTTATGCTTTGAATGATGGGGTTATTCATTACAAAGAGACCAAGGAAGGTGATACTGAAGTTTGGATTGGTGATACTCAGTATGACTATAATCCAGAGTGTATGTATTATTTTCCTGATGGTACAGAGATTAAGAAATTTCAAAGAATTTCCAGCGGAGTTTGCAATATGAATCATGTTATTGCAGAGTTGGGTTCTAATATTAATGATATTTACTTAATCTTTAGAAAACAATTTTATACTTTAACAGATGGAGGATTTGTATCAACTGGTTTATCAGATCTTCATGCTACACAGGAAGAACTTATTGAACTTTTATTCACAGGTTTAACTGATGTAGGTGTAGATCCAGAAACACAGAAGATTGAAGACATCCAATATCTAGGTACTCAAAGTGGTGTTTTAAATAAGAAGTCATTCTATACTGTTTTGTCTTACGGTTATAGCTCTAGAGTTGTGTCTAAAGCTCTCAAAGGGGAATTAAATCTTTCTGGTGACGTAATGACAGAAACTATATTAGGATTACTTTTAAATAATAAACTTGACGAAAAACAAAAGTAAAAACAAATTATGGGAACTATTAAATTTGAAATAGATCTTCCAGAATTTGAAAAAGAGTTGAGTATTAATGTAACTATTCATAGAGACGGTGAGGTGGTTTATACTACTACTACCTCATCTTCCTCTGTGGATAAATCTAATAATACTAATCTTTTATCGAGCCTTGGAAGTAAACCCGAGCAAGAAAAATGTATCTCTGTGGATGGAGATAAACAAAAAGAAGAAAAACCCAAGAAAGCATCAACTACATCTCGAAGGGGAGGAAATTTGATGAACTTGGATATATGATGATTAAAACCAGAGAAGAGAATTTTTTGTTATGAACGATAATTATTATAAAATTATACTATCATATGAAATTCCATATAACATTTTAGACAGTCAAGATCCGAATATTATACAGGCGAGAGAAATATTATATGAAAAACTTAGAGATGATATTTTTCCGAAGTATGAAAGATTTTCGGTAAAGCTTACATTACATCAACTTAAAGATAACTTCAATTATCTTGTTACTTATGAAGCTTTTTTTAGATCTCTTGATGGTAAACCTATGGGAGAATATGTAGAGGCTCGTAGCTTAAAAGATAGTATTAAATCAGAATTAGAAACATTTTTTAATTCAGTAGATTGCGAATATAAGCAATTAAATATAAAACCATTAGTATAATGAGTAATTTTAATCAATATTTCAGAAACACTGGAGCAAAAATTATAGTAGATCGATTTTTTAATAAAGTTGATGCATATAATCCTAAAGTAAAAGTTGGAAAAATTGGATATTCATTTATAGAAGAACCTCCTCAACCAGCTTCTTACTATATTGAAAATGGATTAACTGCTACACATAAAGTAAGAATTGAATATACAACTATAACGGATGGGAAAGAAGATCCTGAAATGAAGTATGCAGAGTTCGAAGTTCCTAAAGAAATTGATGGTGCATTTATTATAGAAGGCGCTTATCGTATTTCAACTAATCGAATGGGATCTGATTATGACTGTCGTATTAAAATGTCTGGTACAGGAGATTATAAAGTTAATTTCGACTATGATAGAGTTTACGATATTCAAAAACAGATTCTGAAGATAAAAAGAATTAATCCGGAACTTGGAATTGCAGATAAACCAATTGATATAAAGTTTGAAGACATTGATAAATACTTGGAAACTGATAAAAAGGAGATCTTGAAGTTAACTGAAAGACAAACCAAGAAATTAATGATCAAACTTGACTTGGATTATAAACCTGAATATATTACACAAAAACTAATACAGGAATGTTTGGCCTTTGGAGATGATAGACTAAAAGACTTAATCATTGATAAAACATTAGAATCAGTTCCTAACAGTTTTATGCAATATATTTTTAGGAATAATAATGGACGTAACTATTTTGCAGCTAGACGAAGAATTACATCATATTTTACAAAGTATGGTAAAATTCAAGATCAAGTTACTGCAATTAGTACTTTGTGTTTTAGATTTTTTAAAGGAAGTAGCGATAACAAAGGAGATTCAGGAGTACAGGTACAAAATATAAAGGTGCCGTTTTATGGAGAAATCTATAAAATTATTAGTAAGTAAATTCGGTGAAGGGTAAAACCTAATACCGAACTAAGGATAATGAAAATTTTTAGTGTAACGAATAAAGACTTACTAACTTATAATTAAAATATAAGTTAAATTTATATTCTGTTCTATATAAGTAGAACTTTATTTATATAGTTAACAATAAAGCCCCCCTGGAGTAAATTCCATTAACTTAGAGGCAATCTCCCAAAAAATTGTTATTCCTGCGAGTGTAGCCTTTAATTCGACTTTTACAGATTTAGATTAAGTCTGATTATAGAATATTTTTTATAATAAAAACTTTGAGAATTGCTAGAAAACTAGTGATAGTTAATTAGCAGTATAAAATAAGTATAATTATTTATGCGTTGAGAGGAAAAATTTTTGAAAGGAATTTAAGAATGACGCATGTAAAAGAAATTAAATACCACAATCAATTATGGTATTATAAAACGTACAATCAGTTAATAGATAAGTGTATACAGATGGAGTCTGAAGGTTATCCTGAAGATATGTATACAGAGGTTCACCACATACTACCTAAATGTATGGGTGGGACAAATGATGAGTCTAACTTAGTAAGAATGCCAGTTAGGTATCATATAATGGCACATTTATTGTTAGCACAAGTATATCCAGAAATAAATGGATTAGTTTATGCAGCACATGTTCTAGTCTCAGTGAATAATTCAGTTGTATCTACGAATACAGCTGCATTAATTAGAGAAGATTTTAAAAAGTCTAGAATAGGATCTCATCATTCAGAAGAGACAAGGAGAAAAATTTCTGAATCTAACAAAGGAAAAGTTATCCCTAGAGAACTAGTAGAGAAGTTAAGATCTATTAATTTAGGGAAGAAACATTCACTTGAAACGAGAAAGAAGATGTCAGAAGCTAGAAAAAGAGAGAATTTATCCGAGGAAACACTAAGAAAAAGATCTCTAGCGTCCTCTGGAAGAAAACATTCTGAAGAAGTCAAGAAGAAGATTTCTATAGCTAATACTGGAAAAATTTTTAGCGAAGAACACAGACAAAACATATCTAAAAGTAAGATGGGAAAAGGACATCCACATACTGAAAAAACAAAGAAAATGATGTCTGATACTAGCGTTAAGAGAAAAAGAGTTCAAGGCCCTGATGGAATAATTTACGAATCTATGAAACTTTGTTGTGAGAAATTTAATATTCATAGAGATACCCTTCGAAGCTGGATTAAAAATCACCCAGAAAAAGGCTTTAAATTTATTGATTAAAAAATTTATCATTACTATAAATTCCTTTCAATGTAATGAAATTTAATACTTATTTTATATTCAACGACTATGTACAAAGAGGGAAATTCCTTAAGATATAGTCTAGTGATAAAGTAAAAAACTTTATCTATTCGTTAGTCGATATTGCCGACACTCCTATAAATAATAATACTAACCTCCAGAACTCACTTACAGTTTCATGTCATATTACAGACGATGATGTACTATTTGATGTATATGATACAAATTTCGTAAAAATAACAATAAAATATATAGACTATCTTAATAAAAAAGTAGCTGCCAGTGAGTATGTAGATTATGAAACTAACACTTTAAAGCCAGATAAAGATGGTCAAGTGGAGGTTAAGTATAGGATGAAAAGAAAGATGGTTCCAGTCGAAGAAGTGGAATTGATCGATTTACATCCTGATTACAGATTGTCTAGCACAACTCGAAGAATCCCATTTGTGAATTATACAGATAGTGTCAGAATAAGCATGGGTACTAATTTATGTGCCGCTTAAAGTAGTAATATTTTAAGTAACCAGTAAGTAAATTCGGTGAAAGAGTGACTGAGCTTTAATACCGAGCTAAAGATAATAGATTTCTTTAGTGTAACGAATAAAGACTTACTAACCAAAATAAAGGTTAAATTTATATTCTAAACTATAATTAAAAGTATATTATAGAAGATTTGACATCAATGCTTAAACAGAGTATACCTCTGATTAATGCGGAGCGTGCACTTGTTGACACTGGAAGGAATGAAGAGTTGAAAGATAATATATTAAATGAAAAGTTCAGTTATCCAGAGGGTAAGGTAAAGGATATAACAGAGGATGAAGTTATAATTGAATTGCCTGATGGAACTGAGACAAATATTTTACGAAGAACAGCGATTCAGAGTATAAATGACGTGGCGGTATTTACAGAGCCTAAAGTAAAAATCGGCCAAAAAGTAAAACAGGGAGATATTATAACTGGTGCAGTTGGACATACTCCTGAAACATATAAGGCCGGCGTTAATGCTCTGGTACTTTTCCACGCCTATTATGGTTTAGTAAATGAGGATGCTTTGGTGATATCAGAATCATTTGCAAATCGTATAGCATCTTATAGTATAATTGACTTAATGATTAATGTTAAGAGTACTAGTGCTATTAAGTGGATCGCCCCTATTGGAACAAAGGTTAAATCAAAAGATGCAGTAGTGACATTATATAAAGCTGTTCGTCTTGATGCTATAAATCAGGCACTACAAGAAAAACTCGGAGGACTTTTCGGAGAAGGACATGATCTCTCCGAATATACTATCGAGGATCATTTAGTTGTGCCTAATAATATAGACGAGGCGGTAGTTTCTGATGTTATGATACAAGAAATGAAAAAACCTAAAATTCCTAAATCAGTAAAATCACCTGACTATTCATTTACACATACTTCTCAGGATGTTATAGATGAATATGAAAAAACAAAATCTAGAAAAATTATCTACGAAAAATATCCAGAGTATATTGCAGCAGATACATTAGATCCTATTAATATGGATCCGGATGCTTATAAAGTTGTGTATACTGTTCGTGTAAGACTTATTAAAAGAACCATCGGGATGATTGGTTCTAAAATTACTTCCAGATATGGAGGTAAGGGTGTTGTATCAAAAATTCAATCTGACGATTTAATGCCTATAATGGTCGATAAGGATGGAAAACAAAAAAGAGTAGAGGTTGTGATGAATCCTATTTAATGAATGGGACTTAGATTTTTTGAAATCTATGAAAAAGCTTTAAAATGCTGGAAAAATATTAAAATTTAATCAGCATCAAGTAGTATAGTAGTATTTAATTACTTGTTCAACGACTATGGCAAGCTTAAATAATATAGTCTAATCTTAATAAAAATTTATTAAGCAAGAATGTATTCAACAATCAACCGTAAAATTCCGAGCGTCCTTATGGAATTACAACTCGGAAATATAGCACACAAACTGCACGATCTTGTAGATAATTATAAGAAAACAAAAACAGGGCAAAAGAAGATTAAGCCCCTTCTTGAAACATATTACCCCGGACGTTTTACTAGTATGGATGTAGAAGAAATTATAGAACGTCATAATACTAGTAAAATCGAGGATATGTATTATTTCAATGTTGGCTGCTTCTCTACTAAATTTACTCCAGAACTTGTAAATCAATGGGCTGAAGATTTAGGTGTAGAAAGTCAGAGTAAAATTCTTATGCCTGAGACTGAATTAACAGATCTCGATGAATTAAAAGAAAATCTAGAACCAGAAGAATATGATAAATTAGTTTCTGGAATGTCTGGTAAGTTTAGAGAAGTAGATAAACCTTTGCAGGCGGGATTCATGACCCTTGAAGAGTTATACCATATACCATCATATAGTAATAAGGTTACATCAAGTCTATATGGCGTAGATATTAATGCTAAACGAGATGAACCTATACTTGGAAAGGGACGCTATAGACAGACAGGACAGATAATTGGTGAGATGGAATTGGCCGTATTACTTTCTAGAAATGCGGATCAATTTATCAGCGGTGCTAGAAAAGACACTGCGAAGGAAGATAATCAAATGTTCCTTAAATTATTGAGGCTAGTATCAATACAAACTGATACTAGAAAATATCTTAAATTGCTGGAACAAAGTAGAAAATCAGCATCAAGCTGTTGTTTTATAATTAACAGCTTGTTCAACGACTATAGTAGATACTAAAGAATACTTATTTTAGATAATATAGTCTTACTTTAAATAAAATTAAAGATGAATAGAATAACTTATTAGGTCTAGGATTAACCGTAAACTATTTGCGGTTTTAAATTATATTAAAATGCTAGAATATTTATAATAAATATATTAGCAAAATATCTTACCTTAGATTATATCTAAGAAAAAGATATTCTCAACGACTAAATATATAACTAAGTTTGAAATATAATTTAGATGATATAGTCTGAACATAGATTAATAATAATCTAGTAACGTAATTGAGTAGATGATAAAGGATTTAACCAAGGTGGATCAAGTCTGAAAAAGGAATTGAATGACTTAAAGATTAAATTCCGTCGTAAAAATAACCTATTAAACATGGGAGGTAATTGATATGGAAAATAATAGCTGTTTAATGCTAAATTGCTCGCTTTATCTTCCAGTATCCTTATCTGCTATATTTAGTAGAGAAGATCTTAAAGATACTGGAATTGAAAATGAATCGCATATAACATTATTATATGCTCAAGGAAAAGAAATCCCTAAGATGAATATTCTTGGAGATATTGAAACTATTTTAGGGGAATCTGAATTTGATGATTTTATTGAATATATAAAATCTGAGAATACTGAAAGAATCTTAGATAATTTTGAGATCGGATCTTTTGAGAATGATAGTGACTATATAGTGTTGAAAATGAAACAAACCAGTGAATTATACAAAACACTTGGATTAATTAATAAAGGATTAAGAACAAAATATGAAGTTGTTTCTGAGTATTCCTATACGCCTCATATATCCCTCGCTGAACTTCAACCAGGAACAGCAAGGAAATATCTCGAGGATCCTAAGATTAAATTAATTCTAGAAGAAAGTTTTGTATCATTCGAAGATCTTGTTATTTCCTATGGACCTAGTAATACGCCTGTAGATAGATTGAGATATAATCTAACTACATTTAATGCAATTGATTACTTCTTTCATACAGAAAATATGAGAAAAGAAAATTCAGAATTAGATTAAATTAAAATTCCTCAGTAAATAAATATTTTCTTCTACTTGGAGAATAATTTTGCTGAGGAATTGTTTTTATAAAATTAACTATGTCAAAAAAGTCAAAATGGTCAGAGTATAGTAGTATTGAAAAAGTTCAAGAATTCATAAATTCCAATAATATTAGCAGTAAAATAGATTTTAAAAATAAATATCAATCTTTATATACTAGAGCTAGACTAAATAATTGGTTAGATAATTTAAAATTTAAGATAATAAAAAGAAATGATCTATCTAAATTTGATAATATAGATTCAATAAGAGTATTTATAAATAATAATAATATAAAAAGTAGAACAGAGTTTAAGAAAAAATATAATGGATTATATTGGAAATCTGTAAGAAGTGGTTGGATACATGATATAAAATATAGAAAATTTATGAAAGCAGGAGGAGTAATAGCAACTATGATTGCTAGTTATTTAGCTGGAAAAGTTCTTTATGGAACAGGAAAAGCTATAAGTAGAGCTTTAGGTGGTTATCCTAGTAAAGAAGTAGAAAAGAAAATTGATGCTCTTCAACCAAAACTAAATGTAATGTTTAAATTCTATGAATCAAAAAATAATACTTCTAAAGTATCAGATCTTGAGAATCTTAATAAAAGACTCTCTAATGTTATTACTGAAGAGGATTATTTAGAAGTAGAGATTGAAGTGGAAAAGTTTTGGAATATTTATAAAAAAGAGCAGAAAAATTAAAAAAGAGAGGATTAATTTCCTCTCTTAATTTTTTATTTGCTTTCCACTAATTCTTTTGTTGCCTTTCTATGATAACCTTTCTTCTCAAATGCTTCAATAAAAATTCTTTTATGTATTGGATTTCCGGCCGCATCTTTTCCGTAGTATTGATTTCTCCAATGACCTCTTACACCAAAGGGACAATCTATATTTATTTCAGTATCGTATAGTTTATCTACTATAATTACTCCTTGATTTCTTCGGCCAGTATTAGGATCTTCAAATTGTGTAGGTGGATTTTTTACTTTTCCAGATAACACAGATTCAAATGTTTCAGTTTTTATTTCAGAAGTCATCAAAAATATAAAACTTTTAAATGATTCATAGATAAATCTGTATTTTATGCTAAATGATTCCTTAGCTTCAACCGAATATAAAGTTTGATTATAATTATTTTTAAAATATTTAATAAGATCATCTATAGTTTTATTATTTGATAATAAATCTTCTTGACTATCTATTACCTCTTTATAGTAATCTTCTAATGTATCTGACCATCCTAATGAAGTAAACTCATTCATCATTTTTGAAGGAATACTTTTAAAAAATTTATCCAAACAATTAAACTGTTTACAAAGTTTGTATGAGTTAACAAATTCATCCATGCTATATAAACAACCTTCTAAGTTTAATTCAGAAAAATTTAATAAATCACTCTTTTTTATTACTACACTTCCTAATGAATTAAATGTTTTTTTATCATTGCCCATAATACACTTTCCAATAAATGCATATAGTATAATATATTCACTTGTTATACAAAAAATAGAGTGGGCATTATAGTCTGTTTCCTGTTTATCTTTCGTACTAGAATTATATATCAATCCAAATTTAGCTTTCTTTTCTGAATTTCTAAATAAGTTTTCTAAGTTCTTTTTACTGACTATATCTCTTAATTTGCTAGAAAATAGCCGTTCTTTATTAAGTGAATAAAATCGAATATAGTTTTGTATATTACTTGAAATTTTATATTTTCTTATAGGTCTGGGTTCTTTACTTACAACTTCAAAAAATACATTTTCAAATTCAGTAATATGTTTACGGTTCCTTCTAAAATTTTCTAAGCCTTCTTTTTGTAAAACATATTTTACTGCAAATAATTTCTCGTAATCTTTTTCCATAATTTTTCTTTCTTTTAGTTTTTATTACATTAATAAGGATTTTGGGGAAATAAAAAAAGAATATCCAAATTAATGAATATTCTTTAAATAGTGGGCCCAGCCAGGCTTGAACTGACGACCTTCTGATTATGAGTCAGCTTCTCTAACCAACTGAGATATGGGCCCTGTTATAATTATGTCTAGTATCGGGAGGGGAGCTCGAATCCCCACGGGTCTTATTTTTCTGCCCAAAACATTTTAAGTGTTTCTTGTCTACCTATTCCAACATCCCGACATCCTTTTTAGTTGTTATTGTGTCTTGATAGATTTTTTATTTTATTTCAGAATTTCTTCCTCCATAAAATTGATTTCCAGATTCTATAAATAATATCTTTCAATCTTTTCTATCATATATAAGAATTTCAGGGTTTCTGAGATTCCTCTTTTTCCTCAAGTTTAAAATTTCCTGCAGTACCATGTCCTAACGATAGTACTAACTTTACTGCCTCAGGACCTCTCATGTAGTAATATCCGTCTGGCGCAGGTTTTTCAGAATTTAAATTTTTACTAATACTTTTAGTAGAAATAACTGATTCCTTCTTTGCAGATGTAATTGAATTATATGCTCCAAGAACTCTTAATTTATCTTTAGAAAATTTATATATTATATTCTCCATCTTTTTATGTAATTTCTCTTTGTCTCCAAGTTTAATACAAATATATTTTGTAGAAATTACATTACTACTTAATAACCTATCTACTCTGGATCTTTTAATATTGTCTTTTCCAACTAGTTTCTGGATATCTCTCGAAAAACCAAAATTTAAAAAGTCTCCATATAGATCTGCTAATACTATTTTTTCTGATAATTTTTCCAGAGTATTTACATTATTCATATTTCCTTTTTGATCAGTAACTCTAAGATTAGAAAAACTATTATCTGTTTTTATTGTATTAATGTGATCAATTATTTCTCCCTTTTTTAAATTTCTTCTTAAGAGATATTCCATAATAACTGTATGCGCTTTAGTACTATTACTATCAACTATAATATATCCTTTATTATTAAGTGTTCCTATTAATTTATTAAATCTATTTGATTTAATAAATCCTTCACTACACACAGACCATTGAGGATATTTCCAGTGTTCATACCAAGTATAGTCATCTAAGTTTCCAGAAAATCCTATAAGATCAAAAAACTTTTGATTATTTAATGATTCTTGTCGTTTCCAATAATATCCTTTATAGCTATATTGACTTTTTTTAGCAATCGAAGAAATGTAACGTATATCATATCCTTTACTATCTAAAGAATCTATTGTAAATAATTCATTTCCCTTTTTATCCATTGCAGTATATTTAATTCGTTTATCTTTATGAACTGGTAAGCGTCTATCTGGACTATTATTTTCACTTTTAGTAACCCATTCTAAGTTAGATAGGTTATTATTTCTTGGATTATGATCTATATGATTAACTATATTATATATTTTTGGTTCTGAATTATTATAGAAAACGGTAGCCATTATTATATGAATAGATTTTGCTTTTCTTTTATGCTTTTCTATATATTGTGGAGAGATTGTAGTATATCCAAATTCATCTTGTTGTTGTTTTAATAGTTGTTTAGTGTATTTATTTCTAACTTCAGATTTTTTATTAATCTCATATATATCCTTAATACCTGGATATACTAATGGAATAAATTCATAGTCAGGGAGATCTGGATATTTTTGATCTTGGCGATTAAATGGTTTTTCTTTACACATAACAAAAATAGTTTCTAAATTAAACATCTTTTTCATCACACATATAAGAGAAAAAACTTAAATTTTACGTGTTTTGTAAGTTTCAAGTTTTAATAATATAAAATTCAAGTATATAAAAATAAGAGAGGTAGAAAATGTATCTAACCTCTCTATGTTATTTTACATAAAAATATCTTGACCATTAATCTGTATTCTTATGTTTCCGAAGGGATTGCCTCCGATTATGCCACTAGTTCCAGGGATTTCTTCAGGGATCACCTCTTCTATGACATCTTCATCATTACTAATGATAGTTGGTAATTTTTCTTCGTCGATTGATTCTATTATTTCCTCTTCCATAATTTATTTTCTATTAAAACAATCCAAGTAAATTAGTAATATCTCCTATATCTGTATTACTGATTTTTGTTCCTTCTACTTCTACTACTTCACCTTCTTGATTTACGTATCTAGTGCCAGGGAAAACTATTTCTTTTTTCTGAATTGCTGCCTTGTATTCATAATTTTCAGTAGATTCTTTAAGTTTTTTTACCCAATATTTAGCATAGTCGCCTTCTACTGTTTCAGGATCATATGGTTCTTCAAATAATCCTTCTTTTGGCTGGGGGCATTCCATTTTTACTTTAATAACTGAATCTTCATTTTCAGTATCAGTCATTTCATATTCCCAATAAAAGTAGTTTTTCTTTTTATTACTTTTATATGTACCTTCTGTCTTAAGGTCATCCCATATATTTTTAATAAGCTCCACAATATTAGTAGTACTTGCTTGTCCTGGAGTTAATAAAATCTGTTCTTGAACTAAAGCATTTTCAATAATAAATGCTTGTCCTTTAATTATTTTTGATTTACTCATTGTTTATCAATTTTTTATTTATTTATTTTCAGGTTCAAATTCCCAAGCTCTTCCATGACCTTGAGATAATATTAATTCAACTGCTTTATCTCCCCTATAACTTTTATGAAACAATAAAAGAACACTAGATCGATCTATAAATATTTCTTTTATAAATTTTTCTAATGTTCTTTCATATATTAGGTTTTAACCTTTCTCTAAGTGCATTTTTATCATTTCATATTATCACTAGCTACTTTTTCAGCTAATCTTAAGTATGATATGCAATTATAGTATTCCGAGTCTTCCTCTGGATATACTATTTCAGATACACTAAATATTTTATCTACTTCTTTTTCTACTTCAGGATCATGGAGATATTTTTTCATAAAATAACTTAATCCTCCTAAAACAATAATACCATCATCTAAAGCATCAAGTACCTCTCCATAATTTTTATCTAAATATTGAAAAACTTCGATAATATATTTTTTTGAAAACTCTTCAACTTGTCTAGATAAATCTATTGTTTTTCCTCTGCGTTTTAAAACTCCAGTATCTAAAATTACTTGGCCTTCTTTAATTGAAATTGATATCGAATAATTTTTATATAGATAATCAACGAGATCGTAAACTATTCTAATTACGCCAGAATCTTTTACTCCTACAGCAGCACCTGCTGAAGAAGTACCGTTGATAATACTACAGAAATCTAAAGTTTCAAATCCTCCATCAAGTATTAATGCATTTCTTAACTTAACATCATTACGTCTAGAAGCTTCACGAACATTTAACCCATATTCATTATAGGTATATTTACATGATAAGCCTTGGCAAAAACAATATATATAATCTTCTTTATTTATATTTAATGTTTCATATAAATAATCTAATAATTCATCTACGTTATCATTGGTATTAAAAGCCATTGATAAACCAATAGCTAATTTATCAAATGCATTTATTCCTTCATCTCCGCCATATTTTTTTATTAAATATGACAACCATGGGGCATAAACTGCTTTTAAATCTTCAAAAGTTTCGAGTTTAAGTAAATAAGATCTAGGTACTTTTAATGCTGCAGGTCCTAATACATAATAATCCCCTCCTAATGGAAATACCATATCATCATCACTTTCAAGTGGTTTTTCAGGGAGTTTTGCTGTTGCACTAATAAACTTTTCAAATTTTATTAAACCGTTGGAATCCTTAAAAGAACACTTAATAGCAGAGAAACCAACATCAACACTTAAAATTCTCAAATTGCTCATCTTTTATAATTTTCTAAAATTTGTTCGTAAGCCTTTATTATATTCTTATCAACTTTATACTTTTTAAGATCTCCTAGAACAGTATTAGTTAGGTAATCAAATGGTACATGTGGGAGAAGTGCAGTATATCCAGATGTAACCATACCAACTGAAAAGTGTTCTGTTGGTTGATTAAGTGCTACTATAACAATTTGAGTTAATCCTGACTCTCCTGTAGTATCTTTATAAGCAAATACTAGATCTCCAGCAAGTAATGAACTATGAATACTAGCCCATAAATCATTTGCTACAGACATTGCATTTTCCCATCCCCATACTCTTCTTTTTTCTAGAAGTTCATAATCTTTTTCCGACATATTTTCACTCTCCATCGGATTCGAGTTTTTCTTTGTCTTTTCCATCACTTAAAATATAAATTAGTATATAATAATAATCTGCTTCTTCACAATCAACTTCTTGAATTCCAACTACATCAATATTAGAATAATCTCCCCAGGTCTTTACTACTTTTGATAGTGATCCTAGAATATGTGCTAAATATTCAGGAGTATCTTGATATTTTCTAGCTTCGAATAGAATATTATAATAAATCCATTCACCAGCCTCTCGATTTCTTTTCTTTGTTTCTAAAAATCTCAATCCTATTCCTGGAGTTTTATCTATATAATCATATTCTAAGATTCGTTGGGTTAATTGATTTTGAATTTCTAATCTAGTATTTCCTTTTAATCCAAGAAGTCGTTTTATATCGTTATTGTATTCCGGAACTGCCATAACCTGATCCTCCTCGTTCTGTTTCATCAAGTTTACTAACTTCCTCTAATTCCATATGAGTTACTTCTGCACAAACCATCTGAGCAATTCTTTCTCCATGTTCTACAGTTACCTCTACAGGACTAAGATTAACTAAAATTACTCCAATTTCTCCTCTATAGTTTGAATCTATAGTGGCTGGTCCATTTAAAACTCCTAATCCTTTTTTAAAGGCTTCTCCAGATCTAGCTCTAACTTGGATTTCAGTTCTAGGGGGAAGTTGAACATATATGCCTGTAGGAACTAATTTTCTTTCTAACGGTTTTAATGTAAATTCTTCACCGATATTTCTAAGGTCCATTCCAGAATCTCCAGGCTTTGCATAACTTGGAAGTGGAAATTTTGATTTATTAATAATTTTTACAACCATGATACTGTATTACTATAAAATGTTTTATTACCTATACCTAAAAAATGTTTTTGTTCACGAGAATCAGTATATACATTTACATCCCCAATAAAGTCTTTAATAATTGTATAACACCAATCTCCATGTTCTACTAAAAAATCTGGCTTATATTTTAAAACTTCGTCAAGATAAAATACTCCAAAAGTCCCAGAATCTACACAATATCTTCCAATAGTTTCCCTCTGATTAACTAATTTTTCAAGATTAATCTGATTTTCAATTGAAGGATTATCGTAAAGATTATAGTAAGCTTCTTCAATATCATCTATGAATTTTTCAAGCTCAAGTAAGCCAAGAATATTTTTTAGTTTTGATACTTTCCATCTTCCATCTCCAACTCCAGTATCTTCCCAAATATAATTATCAGAGAATCCTACTTCTTCCGAGATAGTCATATTATTATAATTAAATCCGTTTCCCCAATCCTTATTTTCTGCAATATAGCAGGGATCTGTGATAATAATCGTTCCGTTAAAATTCATAATTTATACTTTTTTCTTGTTCTAAACTTAAATAACCAAGATGTTCCAGAAATAAACTTTACTTGTCCAATTACATCAGGTCCTTTATACATTTCATTAATATTAGTTGAATAAACATTAAATCCATAGTTTTCAGGGCCAAGACAAGTTCTAGGTTTTATCAATTCTCCAGATGCTATTAAAGATTGAAGAGTTGACATTAGATAATCATAATCTTCTGGTAATAGATAAGTCGGTTTTTCTAAGTCCTCCAGTGCTAAACAATAATAAACTGGGAGACCTAGATATACCGTTTTTCCTTTCTGTTCAAATATAAGTAATCTAGTTTCTTTTTCATATCTTACTTTAATTGGAATCGGAAAGTTTGTTTTTACTGTATTATCAGAAAACTCTACTAAGGAATTATATATTTCTAGAATATCATTTTGTAGAGTAGTCATTGTAATTAATCTTCAGAAGTTGCACAAAATACTTTAATACCCATCTGATCTAAAAGATTATAGATCTGAGTAGTAATAGCTGGTGATACAGATCCAGTAGTATTCTTAATTTTATCCATATTATTTAACAATAATGTAAATGGATTTTTAACACCACTTAATTTATTAGGATCAAACAAACCAGACTGTTCTACAATCTGCCTAAGGATAGCTGGAATTTCAAGACCTTCACCAGGAATAATTTTAGTTGCAGTTGGGTAATCATATTGCATAAAGTTGTAATCGATTACATTCCACTCTACTACATCACCTGTCGGGATACCGGTTGCATTTTCTTCATCATCAGCTACATTTTGAATCTGAACAAGATAACCAACTTGAGCTAACCAATAATTAATGCAAGAAAAATCCTTAGTACTCATTGTAGTTTCTGAATTAATAAAGCTTACTAATTCAGCGTTACCAATACTATTTTCGAAATTTGCTAAATTATTCTTTAAAAAACCCTTAACAAATTCCATAACACTTACGCCCATACCTTCTTTATCAAAACGGCTACGAGCAACACAACGGCCTACCATAGAATTCATTTCTTGGGCCGGAATAGAATACAAATTTACTTCAATCATTTTAATGTTATTTTATATAATATTTAATTCGGGGCTATCAACTAATAAGAAAATAGCCCATAAACGCTCTTCAATCAGACCTGACTCAAACAATTCTTTTTCAGATGTAGTAAAATCTCCAACAGTTAAGATAGCTTTATATATTTCTATAAAATCTATCTCCTTACCATTTTTCCAAGATATATACTGATCAACTAACCAAGATTCGAAGGGTGCATTATTCATTTGCTGATAATCAAGAATAATAAATTCATTAATTCCAAATGCATCCTTAAGGAGTTGAAAAATATCTGAAATTCTTGCTCGGTAGGAATATTTAGATACTAAGATTTTATATACTGCTTTCACTGTATCAGTATAATCTGTATCATTTCTTGTTTTTATATAATTTTTTCTTTGCTCTAAATCAAACATTTTCTATCTCTACTTCTAATGGAAATAATCTCTTAATTTCAAACAGTTTTAAATATTTATCATTATATTGATCCATAAAATCTTTCACTTCTTTATAATGATCAAATACCCAATTTCCATTAAGACTATTTAATACCTTTGATTTATCTTCAAGTTGAAATAGGTAAGTTTCAATAGTAATATCATTTCCTGAACCGTGATAGGATTTAGGAGTACTACTTATCCTTTCAATATCGAATATATCTCCCCAAATTGGATCTCTCCAATCTATATCGAGTACGTAAAGTATTAATTCTCGAATAAAAGATAATTCGAATAATTTATTAAATGAGTTCCCTGATCCTCTCCATTCATACTTAAAAGAGTTAACCTTATCTTCCAAGCCCCAAGATTTTATTAAGTCTAAGAGTTCAAGATAAAGTCTATTCCATTCTTCTTTTGGTTTTTCTACAATTATTGCTTCTTGTTTAAATTCCAATAGACTTTTCATAATAACTTCTTAAGATTGTATAACTTGCTTTCCAAACTAAATCTAAATTTCTCACTTGTAAATCTGTTTTAAGGTAAGATCTTAATTGATTATAGTAACTATTAGGATCATTTCTTTCAACACTTCCCAACAATTGATCTATATTAATCCCAGTACTTTCCCACTTAAATCGATCTATAACAAGTAATTTATTAAGATCTAGTTGTTGTTTAATATTACTAAGAGATCCTATATAATTATTCATTCGATCTAGTCTTTCAGTACACATAGGATTTCCACATTTCAAAAGACTTCCATAAACATCTTTTTCTGACATATTATAACCACAGCTACAAGTTGGCCACATAAAATCTCCATTACCTTCAGTAAAAGAATCCCCTACCATTGGAATAGTTGAATTAGCCATAATAATACTTACTATTGCTCCAGGGGTAATTTTCTTTTTTACCATTTTTCCCACACTTCCAGCACTTGGTTTTCTTACTGTACATCCTTTTACTTGAATTGGATCGATTAGAATATTAGCTGACCAAGAATCTTTTCCTTTAGCTACTTGAGAATTCCATTGTATACCTCTTACTGTAGTTTTTAAAGCTTCAGTTCCTGATCCAGCACCAGCAAATTTTAAGGCGCCGAGACATATTCCAAATTCATCATATACTACCCAACCATCATTTAAGAAGTAACCAGTTGAAGTAACTGTTTTATCTGTTTCTGTATATTCTTTATTTCCGGCGCTCATAAGTTCTTCTATAGTCCATACATCGGCAGGGGAAAATAAGATATGTCCATCAGTTTTTGAACATACAGTTTCAAACATTTTTAAAACTTCACGATAGTCTGTTTTTCTTAGTATTTGTCCTTCTATTGAATCATCAGTATAATATCTATAAGCTCTAAGAGTTAATAAATTATTTACCTCAGATTCACAATACTTAGAATTTATTAGTCCATTGGCTCTTTGTCTAGCAGTTTCAGGATCAGTATCAGAAAGTCGATTAATGTCAACTAATGCCTCTGCCTGAATTGCTACTATACCTTTCGGAAATCTTTTTGGAAGGAAGTTTATTAATTTCCAAGTTTGATCTACCCCATAGTTATCCAAATTTAAATTTCCGACTGTAACTATTCTTTTTGGAATACCAGTTGAAGAATCTAAATAAATTGCTATACTAGATCCATCATACTTTAGATCACAGTATTTTCCAGAGTTTTCATTCATAAACTCTGAAAGAGCACTTAACATAGTTTTTTCTTCAACTTTTTTCTTTTTAATTTTTTCTATATAAGAATTTTTTGTCTTAGTTCCTTTTAAGTATGTTTGATAAACATAATCTCTGACAAAAAATCCATCTTCTTGCGCTGCTCTAGCTTCTAACATATCATATACAGCATCATCCATTCCGGTAGGTACTGAATCAATATAATAGTTTTTACATGCAAGAATAAGGTCTTTCCATTTTTCTAATGATTTTTCTGTAATATTATTTGTAACGCACATAAGTTTATTTATTTTTTAATAGCCATCCAATCATTATATCTTGGACTTCTGAGTCAAACATTTCTTTAATATTACTAAAGTCATCTTCTGGTATAAAAGATGAATTAGGTTTTATTGCAACTTCATATTCAACTTCTCGACGATCAGAATATCTAGTAATTATCTTATATCCAAGTTTTACTAAAAATTCTTTCATTTTATCATAATCCCAGTGTATTCCGAAAGGTTTAGACATCATCATATTACTAATAACTAAATCAGTAAGAGGACAATCTGGTAAATCTTCCGGTTCAAAATCGAAATCATCTTCTTGTTCGTCAAAATTAATACTTCCTTCCTCCCCATCATAGAGAGGAAAGTCATTATCATCTTCTTTTTTCATAATTTTTTTTTATTTTATTTAACCTCATTAATTAGAAAATCAAGCTTTCTCGGCTGCGTATTAAGCATATAATTTATAATATAACTCACTCCAAAACGATCGATCATATCATCTTTTGTTTTTGATAATATATTTTCTATAAAATCAGGAAAACTTATAGAAATTTTATCGGTTAATTCATAAGCTCCTTGAATTGTTCTATAGTAATATATCTCAGATTCAGAAGAAATTCCATTGAAATTGTATAAATCACTTTTTAAAAATTTATTAACAAATTCCACTCCAATCCTTTTATAATTATCTCCATGAGTAATCGTATAAAATAATTTCTCTCTTTTAGCTTCAAACCTATAACCTCTTAAAGAATCCTGAGAATTAATTAATTTTAAAATTTTCTCAAAATTTGGAAGTTTTGAGGTATCTGATCCATATTTTTCTCGATAAAGATATGCTAATCTAGATATATAACCTTGATATCTACCATCTGCTAAAGACATATATAACCATTCGTCACTAAATCCAATTGAAACTGAATGGGTATCACTAATTATTATCTTTGTCATAAAATAATGAAACCCCACCCTGGGATAAAATATCAAAACCAGGATGAGGTGTAGTATATTATTATTTATTAACCTTCTATTTTAGTTTCGGAAATATTATCATCGATAATTGTACAATCAATTAAGAGAATCATTGATGCTGCTGAAATAGAATTTTCAAGAGCTACTCGAAGAGATTTAGAACTATCTAAGATCCCCTCCTCAAGTAAATTACCATACTTTCGAGTCTTAGCATTATATCCAATTCCTGGTTTAGATGATTTAACCTTTTCTAGAACTACTTCTCCAGAAACTCCTGAATTGTCTGCAATTGTTTTAAGAATTACTGGAAGACTTGAGAATACAATTTCTGCACCCTCTACTTCATCTCCGATTAAAGATTTCCAGAATGTCTTATCTTTCTTCACTTCTAATGATCCTTTGTAATAGATATAACCACTTCCTAAAGAACATCCTTCAGCAATAGCACTTTTAGATGCTAGAATAGAATCTTCAATAGTTTGTTTAAGGTTCTGTTTTTCAGTTTCAGAAGCTCCTCCAGCTCTCACTACTGCAATACCTCCACTAAGATTTGCTACTCGTTTCGCAAATTTAGTTTTATCATAATCTGATATTCCAGGATCTGTAAGTTTGGTGCTAAGAATTTCTACCCTTTCAGCAATCTCTTTAGAATCACCACCACCTTCATAGATAATACATGAATCTCTAGAAATTACAACTTTCTTAGCTACTCCAAGATCCTCTTTTGTTGCTTGTGTGACTGATAATCCGTTCTCAGGAGAAATATATTTACCGCCAGTTAAAATTGAAATATCTGCCATAATATTTTTCCTTGAATCTCCGAAATCAATACCTTTTACAACACAACATCTAATTGCACCTTGAAGAGTATTCATAACAAGAGTTGTATTTACTACTTCATCAATATCATCTACTATAAATAAGAATGGGCGTCCAGTAGGTACAAGCTGTTCCATTAACGGAAGAATTTGCTGTACACTAGATAATCTTTCTCCTACTACAATTACATAAGGATCTTCCATTACACAAGTTCCATCAGTAGGATTTGTAACATACTGTGGAGAAGCCCAACCACGATCGAGTTTCATTCCGGTAGTTACATCAATAGTAGTTTCAAGACCACTAGAGAAATCAGCTGTAATAATACCAAGCATTCCAACTTTCTCCATACATTCAACTACCAGATTTCCAATGGCCGGATCATTATTGGCTGAAATAGTTGCCACCTTTCTGATCTTTTCCATATCATCATTTACTGGAATTGAATTATTTTTGATATACTCAGCCATCCATTTTCCGGCCTTAAGCATACCAGATTTCACCTCATTTACATTAGCTCCAGTTCGTAATGCTTTTTGTCCTTTTTCACACATTTCTTTGATTAATAGTGAAGTTGAACTTGTACCGTCACCTGCTAATCTTTCTGTTTGAGCGGCAGCATTTTTTACAAAGATAGCTCCTGTATTCTGAAGTTGATTCTTAAATGAAATCGACTTAGCAACAGTAGCTCCATCTCTTGACACCTCTGGACCTGTAAATCCTGAAATACACACGGCTTTACCTGACGGGCCGAGTGTTTTCTTAATTGCCTCTACTGATTTTTTTACACCTTCAATAATTTCGGCCTGAGTTTCAAAGCCGTGATTAATAATTTTTCCTTCTGACATGTTTCGTTTTAATTAAAGTACTACAATAATTTCATTTAAAGTTATAACACGATATTCTGTTCCATCTTGAGTAAATGATTTTCCTGTATTTGGATAAATCAAGATAGTATCACCAGGTTTTAATACTCCCTCGCTAACTTCTTCACCTACTCCAATAACCTCAGCTTTTTCACATTCACTCGCAGGAACAACAAAATTTCCTATCTTTTGAGTCATAGTATCTTTTTTATCTACTATGACCAATACTTTAGATTGAATTACTTTCATTTTTATTAATTTTATTTTAAATTTTTACTCATATATAAGAAAATCACCCTTAGAAATCACCCTTTTTATTGATTTGGGGGAGAAAAAAGAGCCCAACCCACTATAATCACTACAGGAGGTTGGGATTAATTTTATTATGAATTTATTAAATTTATTGCCTATTAACTAATTGGAGTTAATAGAAGAAATGAAATTTATTTTTGTTCTTATTCTGGTTTAAAATCTCCAGCTGTTCCATATCCTAAGCTGAGAACTAACTTAACTGCTTCTGGTCCACGTAAATAATAATTTCCGTCTGGTGCAGGTTTTTTAGAATTTAAATTTTCACTAATACTTTTAATAGAAATAACTGATTCCTTCTTTGCAGATGTAATTGAATTATATGCTCCAAGAACTCTTAATTTATCTTTAGAAAATTTATATATTATATTCTCCATCTTTTTATATAACATAGTTTTATTTCCTAACTCTATACAAATATATTTATTATTTAATATATTAAATTTTAACATATTATATAATTCCATCCCATTTTTAGATCTCAAACAATCCTTATATACTATATTTTGTATATCTTTTGCAAAACTATAATTTATAAAATTCCCAAATAAATCTGCAAGTACTACTCGTTTAAAGAATTTTTCTTGTGTTTTTGGATTATTTCTATTTCCTTTAGCATCAGTTACTCTAAGATTATCAAAACTGTTATCCGTTTTTATAGTATTAATATGATCTACTATTTCATCATCTCTCAAATCTCGTTTTAATATAAATTCCGCGATAATTCTATGAACTCTAAAATAAATTCTTTCATTATTAATTTGAATACTTGAATATACATATCCATCTAAAGTTAAACTATATAGTAATTTATTATTATATTTAATAAATCCTTCCTTACATACATATAATCCAGGATACTTCCAATGTTCATGCCATTCATAGTCATCTAAGTTTCCTGAAAATCCTGGAATAATACGCTCTTTTTTATTCTCTATTTTCCAATAATAACCTTTATAAAGTTCATTTCTTTTTATAGCGGTTACAATACTATCCGGTTTATATATTTCGCTAATATCATCTCTTCTAGTTATTTTAAACATTTCATTACCATTATTATCTAAAGCTACATATTGAACTAGTTTTTCTTCAGAGACTTTAGAGCATTTTCCAGATTCTCTATTCATATTATCTCTTTCAGTAACCCATTCTAAATTTGAAAGATTATTATTTTCTGGGTTATGATCGATATGATTAACTACAGAATAAATACTAAAATTTGGATTTTCTAAGAAAGTAGAAGCAACTAGTCTATGAACAGAAACATGATGTAACTTTTTGATTGTATCTATTACACTAACACATTTGTAACCTCTATTAATATTACCTTTTATAATATTATTTTTAGAATGATTTTTTAATTCACCTAATTTATTTATTGCATAGCACTCAGAAATCTTCTTTCCATCTGAAAATGTATATTCAACAGGTATAAATTCATCTTCAGGGAGATCTGGATATTTTTCTATTCGTTTCAAGAGAGGTACTCCGTTTGAATCACATTTAGGTAAGTAGATACTACTATTATTCATATCTTCACCAACGACAGATTCTACTTCGTTTTGATTAACATTAAATTTTTTCATTCTATTAAATAATTTTTATTAATTACTATTCATTCTAAATTTTATAAGAAAGGAGATTTCTGATAATAGAGGTTGCGCAATTCTATTACCGTACTTTCTCCTTTAATTTAGAATGAAAAAATTAAAAAGAACACTAGATCAATCTATATTTTTATAAATTTTTCTAATGTTCTTTCATATATTAGGTTTTAACCCTCCCCTAAACGCAAAAACTTACTTTAAGGTCTATTAAATGGAGTTGGTCCAGAAACAGTTTGTTGTACATTAATATTGTTTCCTTGTTGTGGCCCACTTCCATGTTTGTATATACTTTGTTGAGCTTGATTATACTGAATATTATAGTTATTAATCATTAAATCTATATCTGCCTCAGAAAAACATCTTTTTTCTCTAATAATCTTTATGTCGTCATACACCTTCTTCGGTAAACTTCTAAATCTACCATTTTGAAGACGAATATTATAATCAGTTACGTTTGTTTCTCCACGCCGATTTTTCGTAATTGTCGACACTCCTAAGTTGTTTGGATTAATCTCTAACCCACCTCTAGAACGAGTTATAATAAAATCTACTACATCAACCTTATGACTAGATCCGGCTATATAAGACATATCCAGTACTTCTTGACTATATGCTCCAATTTTTAACTGAGATAATATAAATACTAATTTTCCTAATGCTGTTAATTCTGTAAGTTTATCATAAATATCCCCAAATGATTTATACATGGAAGAACTATCCTCTCCTCCCATAGAATTTTTAAATCCTGCATCATACATTACTAAATTTAATACAATATTAAATTATTAGACTATATCATCTTAAGAATTAATACCTCTTAAGTTATACATTTAGTCGTTGAGAAACTATTTTTTTTAATAGTTTTTGCTGATTTATACTTGGTTATACCAAGATTTTTCCAGCATTTTAGTATAATTTTCCTAGAATAATATCTAGGCGACTAAGTAATTAATCGATAAACAGGATTTTATAATCTTTGGTTTTCATGAATTCTATATATTCATCCACTGAAATTTTTCCAGCTGGTAATATAGTTATACTAAGATTATCTCCAATCATTTGACACATACTGTTATAAATTGGTCCTATGTTTTGAGATACTTCACTGAATGGCAATCCTGTAAATTGAGCTCCTAATCTGATAATCATTATAAATTTAATTTTCATTAAACTATTAGACTATATCATCTATATTTTTATAGTTCTATATTTAGTCGTTGAACTCTATCTTTTATCTAAGAGATAGAGATGCTAATTCTATTTTATTCTAATAGTTCTAGCATTTTAATAGAATTTTCATAGATTCTTATATCTATGCTTCATTCGTTTAAAGTCCTTCATTTTAAGATCCCCAAGGGCCAAGTAATGTACTTTATAACCTTGTAAACTCATGTTCAATGCTTCCTGCATAGCCATTAAACTCTTTCCAACTCCTGGAGGCCTAAGCTAACATATTGAATATCAATATGTTATAGACTATATCATCTGTATATAACTTCATACAGTTCTATATTTAGTCGTTGAACAAGTAACTAATGTTCCTTGATGCTGATTTAATTTATTATTTTTCCAGCATTTTAATAGAATTTTCCTAGATATTATTCTAGGCGACTTCTCCAAATCGCAATTAGCCCGAGTTGTCCAAATTCATAAGCTCCACATGAAAAGCAATTATTTATCCATTCAAATTTACTAGATACACCACCTTCTGCCTGTTCAGCGATGATTGAATTAATATCTATTTGTGTAAATCCAATCTCACTAAAATTATCCAGATCAGCAGTAGTTTTAACATTTATATTTTTTACAAACTTAACATACTCTTCTGGATTCTGAGAATAGAGTCTGTTTGCTTTTTGAAGATTAACTGAATATATTACATCAGTTAAAATCTTTCTGGCTGGTTCAATTTGACTTTTTGTATATCTTTTCCATTTTATAATTTCATTCATCACCTCTTGGGTCTCTTGTGGAGTTTTCTGAGATCTAAATAAGATACTCCTAAATAAAGGCTCATCTATATTTTCTAGAGGATAAGTCTTTATAGCATCCACGAGTTGAGAGACCATACCATTTCCGGCTGTTTGTGGATTAGTCTGAAAATAATATTGAAGATCTAATATATTATTTTTAGCATCCTGAAATAAATATTGATTAAAACAGCTAAAAATCAAATCAAATACACTACCATTATCCATACTATATTTTTAAAGATTTTCTTCATTAATAACTATATCTTGAATATCACAATACTTATAGTAGTTATGTAATAGTTCATCTCTTTGTTCGAATCCTTTTGTATATACCGGGATTCTTTTCGGTATTTTAGGTTTTAGTGCAAGAACGTTCATATTAGTTCCTCTTGCTGTTCGTCCTAGTTGTTGAAGAACCGATCCAGCGTTGATATTAGAAACTAGTAATATATTTTCTAATCCAGGAAGGTCTAGTGCTCTAAATCCTGCGGCGGTACTAGGAATTATATCTACCATTCCATTTTTAATATATTCGCATGATTGTTGAAGATCTAGGTTTGTTTTATTTCCAGACAAGTCATAATAAATATATCCTTCGCCGCAAATTAAGAGCACTCTAAATACTCCAATAAAAAAGTTATCTATCCAAGTTGAAATAATATTATTTAAATTATTTATTGGGATATATAATTTAGGATATTTTTTTGCTATCTTTACAATCAATTCACATACTCCAGGATCAACCCAAATTTTTGACATTATTGTATTATAGACATTATTATCCTCATTAAAATCCTCTTCTGTAAATTTAATATTATTTAAAGCGATAGTATTTATGTGGATACTATTTATTTTCAGACTAGTAGGCATTCTATAAACTAATGCTGGTCCGAAATATTTAATTAAATCCTTGTTTCTTACTACTGTTTCCGTAATTCCCTGTGCAAATGTGATCATAACTCCTGAATCTCGATCTGCAGTTCCAGAAAATCCATACATAACTTCAGCATTCACTAGTCTATCATATATCCATTCACCAGAAGGATTAATAGTATACTCTACTTCATCTACTAGAATCCAATCGAATTTCTTAAGTTTCTCTTCCTCTAAAATACATAGGTCTGGATCTTTTATTTTCTTTTGATTTAGAAATCCTGAAGTAATTATACATCCAAGATCTCCATCTATTGATGTAGGTAATTTACCACCAAATCTAGACTCGTATCTTTTTACAATTTCATCTTTCGCTTTTTTTCCTGGAGTTATAACTAATACTTTTTTTCCAAGTTCATTATGTGCATAGTTTATAAGAGTTGCTATAGTTTCAGTTTTACCATATCCGGTATTAGTTTGAATAATTGCTCTCTTATATTTTAACACATGTAACATATCTTCATTTTGATAATCCCTAAGATTTGGAAATGGATAGGTTCGATAATAATCTGCAAATATTGTTCTAAGAATTGTATTATAATCCGTATCTGATAGGATTGGTTTAAATACATTAGCAATATAAGCTGCCCATCCCATTCCTAAGATAAAAGTATATATTCCTTTCTTAGGTCCGCATGATCTAGGGTTATCATAAAGTTTTGCTATTTCTTCAGTTGTATTCCAAGATTTCAACCAAGGGGAATACTTAGTTACTTTTCTTTTAAATTCTAAAAGACATTTTACACTAGGGTCATCGGTTTTTATTACTATTTTATTTATAGTATTATCTATCGATGCTGTTATCATTTTATTTAATCCATTGTAAATTATTTCCAGCCCTAAGTTTTCGTTTCATACATTCTTCTGGATCTTCTCCATTAGATTTTATGATATTAATAGGGCAATAATCTATTCTTTTTCTTATTTTTTTAGCCACACTCATAGATTTTTCAGTATCATCTAAGTAACATAAAATTTTTTCAGGAACGTACTCACTAAGAAAATCTAATTGATAATCTGATATAGAACTTCCCAAAACTGCAAAAGGTATATAATCAGGTGCCATAATTAAAGCAGCTATAGCATCATATACCCCTTCCACTACTATTATTTTTCTTAGACCTTGACCATGATCTATTACATAAGGAGGCTTTGCTGATATTTGTGGGAAAAGATATCTAATTTTTGTCTTTCCAGAAAATCTAATCTGGTAATAAAATACTTCCCCATGATATTTAAATGGCATTACTACATTTCCATCAACAAATTTAAAGTCTAGGAGTTTATAGATGTCGTTCATAAAAGGATGTCTACTCATTAGATAATCATAGCCTCTTTGATCAAAATTATCAAATTCATTCCAGTATTTATCTAATGTCCATATAGGATCTTCTGTAAGTTTAACTACATTTGGATGACCTGAATATCCATAATACAATGACATAAAATCAGGTACTTTAAATGATGTATCAACTTCATCAGACACATGTATATAGGCTCGATTACATACAAAACAAGTACCAACAGTTAAGTCAGTTTTTATATATAATTTATGTTTTGTATGTCCAGAATCTCTACAAAATGGACAATGAATAATATAGTGTCCTGTTGAATTTGCATGAGGTTCTACTTCTTCCATACTAGATACTCCATAAAAATCTTTAAGAAGTTCTTCGAAGTTACAAAACACTAATACACGTCCATCTTTTAATTTTACTTCTTTATAGTCTACCATAATTTTTATAATGAAACTGACATGATAAAATACTTTCCTTTCTCAGTCCATCTTCTTTGATTGTGAGGTTTTCCATCCTTCCCAACAATCATTACATCTTTTGTTAATCCAAGAGTATCGTAAGGAGATCTTAGGAACCATTTATTACCTTGATGATATATAATATTCTTTGCTTCTAGAATACTATAAATATCTTTGCTAGACTTACATAAATTTAATCCTTTCGTAATTTCAGTCATAGTATATAGACTTTCTGAGGTAGAAAGAACCAGATTTGCAAAGGTTACTAAATCCTTTTGGGAATCTAATATATTCTTAAGGTAAATATTTTCGTTATTAGATTCAATTAATTTTTGTTGAATATCCATATAAGCTCTTTCAAACGATTCTCTAGATTGATCAATAATAGAATATCCATTAATCATTATTTCCTTTATTCTATCATTACACCAAATAGAGAACATAGGATTTAACCATCTAGCGAATTCTAGGGCTACGTTTTCATGTAGCCAAGTTCCCTGAAATTTTGGCACACCTCCTTGAATTTTTACAATTAAATCCGTTATGGGAATTCCCATAACGCTTTCTAATGCTTTCAGAAATTCTTTTGTAGATTTCTGTCTATACCAATCAGCAAATAGCTTCCCAAAAGGTTTAGCCATTTCAGTTGCATTAATCATTGTTCCCTTACCATCTCCTCTTAATGAAAAATTAATTTCATTGTTATCAAATTTAAAGATAAAACTTCTATCTTCCATGATATTTACACTCTTGAAATAAAAATGGAATCCCTTAGATAAAATTCTATGAGATTCCAATAGTTTATAATACTTTATTTATTTTTTTTCCTCTTTAGTTTCAGGTACTGATTTTTCTTTCTCTTTTTCAGCCGGTTTTGTTGGAGTTGCTGCCGGTTTTTTATCTACTGGCTGCGGTTCTTTTTCTTTTTCCTTATTACAAACACAAGGATCTTGATTACACTTCGGACATTCTTTTGGTGCAAAACGTTCAATAGCTTCATCAAGGGATTGAACTACAAAACCTACTGATCCTGATACTCCTGCACACATATTTATTTCAAATGGTCCTGATACAATTAATGCTAGTTCATTGTAATCATAAGAACTTACTAGTAAACTTAGAAATTCATTACTAGGCATAATATCACCAGAAACAGAATGTGCTGGGATAGTAATTCGTTGAGTACCTGATAAAGGTAAATTAATTTGTGATTTTGTTCCGTTATAAACTCTCATAATTTTTATTTATTAATGTTTTCTATTTTATTTTCCGGGGTACACAACTAACTCCGGATTTTCTCAATTATTAGGGTTTGAGTTCTCAAGGACTGTGTTTTTATCATCGGGCTCTTCTATAAATACTGGAAGATCAATTTTAGGAAGTGCACAAAGAAAATGTTTAGATTCAGTTTTTTGAGAATTTTTCTTTTTAAAGAATCTTTTCTTTTTTTCTTCGATTACTCTATGCACTAAAATTCCAGAGATTAGTTTTCCCGTATTTACTATATGAATATTCCATCCATCAGTTTCCGGAAATTTCATTCGAAGAGCTGATAAAACTTGATACCTTACTATAGCATATTTAGATTGAAGAGTAGCATCTTTCGGAAATTCTGTAACCTCCAAAAGATCATCCACAAACATTTCTAATTCCGTTCTTAATTTCGGATCAACTCCATCAACAATATTTACTGGAGAACCTAGATTTATATTAATATCTTCTAAAGGAAATAAATACTCAGGAGAATCTACACTTAAAACTAGATTCTTATTAAATATTAATGAAGTATCCACAACTTTCTTAAGTGGTTTATGAAGTCTAGACACATTCTTTTTAAGGGAAAATTTACTAGAACATTCAGATCCAATTATATTATCCTTTATATACAACATTGATTCTTTGGATAAAATCAAATCACGTCCAGATAAGAATATAACAGAACAATAATTTCCAGCAAAACCAAGAAGATAAGGAATAGTAAAGCTAGAGATTACAGATGCTGAGTTAATATATCCGCCGAGAGGATTAAAGCCAAGTAAATCTATTGCATTTTCCTTACAGTAATTAACAATATCATAATTAAAATTCAAAGGACATAAATCAAGAGAGACGAATTTAATTTTCTCTTCAATAGCTTTTTCTATGGCTTTGAGATCTTCGGCGGTCTTTGGATTCTTTACCCCAAACTCTCCAATTATTTTATATTCCCTAAGTTGTTTAATAGTTTCTTTAATAGTTTCCAGATTTTTAAGAACTACTTCAGAATCTATCAATAACAAGTCGACTTTCTTTCTTCCAAGTTCAAGAAGATGCCCAAGGAGTGCTCTTTCAGGATTATCTAAAAAATCAATAGAAGTGATTAAGCTACTTTCTGAAAAACTCTTTATAAATTCAGAAATCAAAAAATCATTATTAGCTGAGATAGATGTATGAAAATAATCAAAAGAGTATTCATCTTCAGGATCTACCCACGGTTTAATGGTCATATTCGAAGTATCTAACCCTACCCCTTGTACTTTAAATTTTGTTGATGTTGTTGTCATAAAATAGATATATTAATTATGTTATTAGATAATGTTTCATTTTTCTCAGGGAGCCAAGAGATATTAATTATTGGTTCTTTTTCAGAATTTAAATTAATACTGTTCTTAAGAAATACTGAATCCTTAAATACTTTACAAGCTCCAAGTAATTCTAAGAAAATAGAAAATACAAATCTCATATAATTCTTATTTCTTAGAAGAATTAATTTTATTATAGTATAATCTTGATAACTTATTTCTTTTAGATTTACTGGCTCTTCTGTTTTAGTATCAATAACTTTAAATATTGATTTTGTATCATAACCTTGAGTATTGAAAAACTTAACACAATTAGGAGAATTATCTAATTTTAATCTTTTTGTTTTTCTATTTGAATTAAGATTAAGAATATTATATCTACTAAAATGTTGTTTATCGTAAGGAACGATTTCAGGGAAAAGAATTTTATAATTATTAATCTCTATATTATTCTTTCCTGATACTATTCTATATTTCTCTGATAGATTTACTATTTTTATACCAGTCAAATTCGGAATAGATATAATTTTTGGATATCCTGGTACCCAATCTAAAAACCATATATCATTTCGATTCGGGAGATCTAGTTTACTTAGGACTTTCTTGAATTCTAAGTAATCATGAGAATAAGTAGCTAAATGGTAAATGCTATCAATTAAGAATAGTTGTAAATATCTATCACTAAGAATATAATCATAAAAAGATTTTATATTCTTTATAATAGTCTTAATTAATTCTTGTTTTTCTGTTTTCTTTGTAATAGAGTTACTACATATTCTACAAGGAAGATAATAAAAATCTTTAATTAATGTAGATAATGGACCTCTATATTTATTACATCTAAAGCAAAAATTATCAAGATCTTTTTGATGTGTTAACTCAATTTCACAATACTCTTGATAACTTAAAAAATGCTCTTCGGATAGATGTTTTTCAAATTCTATTGGATCATTACTTTTGAATCCACACCAAATACATTCCATTTATTTTAAATTATATAATCCTGTATCAATAAATTGTTGCTTTAAATCATTTGCTAAAATTTGCATATCTGGATGAGCATCTTTAGCACACCTTAATGAAAAGAATCCAGCTTTTTCAGGAGTATCTTCAGAAGGAATATATGTAAAATCCTCAATGTAACCAGTCATACATAGTTCGGTTTTTATATCATTTGGAAGTAATCCTCTAGCTTCTTCTGGTTTTAGTTTTTCTCCTTCGTCAGTAGAAGTTGCATATAAATAATCGATCTCTGTATTCCTCCATGATCTATCAAAAGTTGCAATAGTTCTATCCCATACTGTAAGATCTTCCCATAATTCCTGCCCATCTATGTCATGAATATAACTTCGAGATAATCCTGTTTGAGAATCTATAGTTGATGCAATATCTTCTCTAACTCTATATATCCACTGAGGAAGAATAAAGGTAAGTTCCCCTCCAAATCTATCTTTTGAATAATTTACATAACGTTGAGATTCTTGAAGAAATGAAAACGCTCTCATTACTTATTTCTTTTTCAAGAAAAATTGGACTATATCATCATCTTTTATTATCAATAAGATGTCTAGTACTTATTAGTCTCTGAACCATTCAATTCTATTGATTGATTTGGATGCTGGTTAGTATAATCTAATACTTTTCAGCAATTCTCTAGATTATTCTTGTAGTGTCTCCACTACTTGGCACAAAACGTTCTATGCCGAACAAGTTCATGAGATATACCTCTACTACAGATCCATCTAGTTGTGACTCTGTGATAATGGTTTTCAGTAGGTTCACACCAATATTTTTTCATAACTCCTTCTAGATTATGTTGATAAATAATTCTTAGATCTGTAGTAACCTCATAAGTTCCAGTTACTGAGTTATGATACCATCTAGTGTAAGGAGCAGTTTTGAAAAAGATCTCCAAGTAGTATCTATCCTCTTCTGGGATACTGAGATATACAGTTCCTGAGTTAAAAACCGCCCAATGACCTCTAGAAAAAAGCATGTTGTCAAACCTTTCCCATGAATCTTCTGTGATTTTATCTTCAGATTTATAAGCCAATCTTCCAATTTTCTCTACATGTTTCATTAATCCATCCACCCCAGGTTGTTGAGGGAGAATGGATACACTTGATTTTACGATTTTCATATTGTTTTTTATTGTTTAATGATTACATCTATAAGTTCTTCAAGGTTCTAGGAGAGCAAAAAGAAGACCTAACACCTATTTCTAAGTGCTAAGTCTTCTGGTTTTTAATCTTGGCTACTGTTTAATTCTGCAGTAACCTTTTGAATTCTCTCCCTAATAATTTTCTTATAATGATAATCGGGAAATCTCATACTTGTAATCTGAGTTCCTCCCTTATTTGTAGTGGATAGAACAGCAACTGGTTCCATATATCTAGTCATCACATCGATACATTGTTTATAAACACCAATTAATTTCTTCTTTACTTGTTTTTCTTTTCTACTCAATTTCATTTTTATAAATTTTTTAGGTTATTATTACACTTATAAGATTTTGAAGGTTTTGAAAGAAATCAATAATGCTTTTAGATTTTCCCTGAGATTCTTATATATGATATTATTAATAAAAATAAATTTAAAACAGAAAATTATGGATCCTTTATTTGGAATGATTTTTTATTTTAGTATAGCTATAACAATTAGCTTTATTTGTAGTGTTCTTGAAGCAACATTATTAAGCACACCAACTTCTTTTATTCAGTCCAAAATCGATTCTGGTTCTAAGGCAGCAATAAAATTTATGAAGCTTAAAAATGAAAGAGTGGATGATGCTATTTCTGCTATTCTAACACTAAATACTGCTGCTCATGCAGTAGGTACGAGTTTAGCTAGTATAGAGGCAGTTGAGATTTTTGGGATGAAAAATTTTGCAATTATTTCTGGAATAATGACTCTATTAATATTAGTACTTAGTGAATTAATACCAAAATCACTCGGAGCACATTATTGGAAAAGAATGACCTCAATTACAGCTAACATATTAACTTGGATGATTTATATAACATATCCTATAGTTTGGATGTCAAGATATATAATGGCTATATTCTCACCAAAAACAGAAGAAGCTACTATATCTCGAGAAGAAATATCTAGTATGGCAACAATCGGAGAGCGAGAGAAGATATTTACAGGAAGAGAAAGTAAAATAATTAAAAATCTACTTGCTCTTGATAAATTAACTGTTGGAAATATAATGACTCCTAGAACTGTTGTAAAATCTTTTGATGCTAATACTTTTCTTAAGGATTTTCCAGATGAATTTGAATTTTCTAGAATACCAATATGGGAAGATACTGAAGATAATATAGTCGGAATAGCATATAAGTCAGATATATATCAAGATTATGATGTTTATCAACCAGGATTAACAATAAAACATACAGATTATGATTCTGATATTATATTTATTCCAGATTCATCTAGTGTTAATGTATTGTTCGAAAAATTTCTTAAAACTAAACAACACTTAGCAATAGTAGTAGATGAGTATGGAACATTTGTTGGAGTAGCTAGTTTCGAAGATGTTATAGAAAATTTACTCGGAATAGAAATAGTAGATGAGACTGATACTGTAGAAGATTTACAAAAATTAGCAAAAGAAAAATGGGAAGAACGAAAAAGATCTATGAATGGTTAAAGGATATATTATGGATAATAAATCGCCAGAAAGATAAGGATTATATTAAAATCAATGAAAAGATTAATATCATCAAGAAAAATATATCAACTGGAGAGATTGATTTTTATCCACAAATAACCTATAGGATTGGTACTAAAGTTAAAGTATATATTCCTATAAATGATGCTTGGATGTTTGATTGTGCTGAATTTACTGGGACAGTACTTGGATCTTATATTTCTAGTAAGAAAGAAGCAATGTCTGATAACGATATAACGTACTTAATTTATGCAGAGTATTATGAAGTTGCTGGACGTCGTAAATACTTGAATAAAGTTTTTCAGATTAGTTCTCAAGATTGTACAATTTGTGGAATCAATGAAGAAAAGAAGAAAAAAGGAATATATACAGTAAAAGATATGTATAATGATATAAAAACATTTTGTAATAATAGTTGCATTTTATCTGATGAATGTAGCGAAGATTGTCCATTCTACCATTATGAAGCAAATAAAACTAGGAAGAAACATTTATCCTGATATTGAGTTATCTGAAGTTGATAAGTTCTTATTTCAGTATGGAATAAAAATGGGATTCTTATTTGATGATGGAGTAGAATTCTTTATTCCAGATCATATAATGACCAAAAATTATCCAGGGGACTTATCATTTTATCGGGAAGGTTTTAATAATCCAGATCTAATATTTGTAATATCTTTTGGAGAATTATTATTTCTGGATGGAGTTACAGAAAAAGAATTATTTAAAATACCTATATATGATTAGTAAATGGTTTGAAGTTAGTGTTGATTTATTTAATATAATTTTTGATACTTACTGGAAAAATAAAAAATCTTGGACATATGATAATATTATAGAAATTCAAAATCCAAGATCTATCCTAAGTGATCAACCATCTGAAAGACTATACTTAGGATATAAAATAAATATAGAAGATTACAAAAATGTTTTCACTAATTTTCTTAAGATACATACTATAGAAGCTCTTAAGGAATCAGGTTGTACAGTTCCTAATACTTACATGTCTATATGTATGATAACTAGTTTAGGACCTGATATTATACCTCTTCAACATGTGGATAAGCACTATAAGATTGTACTAGATACATGTTATGGAGAAGATCCACATCATCAACTTGAGAGTTTCTTACAAAGACCATTAACATCTTGGTATGTAAAAGAGAATGATAAATATATAATTGGAGGAGAGTATCCAGTAGAAGATAGGTTTATAAGATTTAGGTTAATTGATTATACATCATGGAAAGAAATGATTGAAAAATATCAAAAAGAAGATGTATTATCCTATCTTTATCCAGAAGATGATATTCCTAAAAAATTATTAATGTTATCAGATCAGAATCCCTCAAAGCCTTATATGTGAAAAGATAATAGATCATAAGTGAAATGTCTACTCGAAGAAAAACTCGGGTAGACTTTTTATTTAAAAAAAAATAAGAATATGGAAAAAATTATTAGAAAAATTAAATTACAATTAAAGGCAACAATAACTAGGTTTATTTGTTGGTTAAGTTATGGAATGGGGTGTTATAGAAGTGTACCAAATACCCTAGAGATTTATAGAAGTTATACATTCGACAACTTAAAAAAAGAATTAAATATATTACTGGAGATATATAGCCTTACCGAACTTGATTGTGAATATCTTAAGAAAATAGTATCTGTTAGGGCGTCTTCTGGAATTCTTAGATTATTGGAAATGCATGAAAATAAGAAAATGCAAATAACCTATAATCATCTAGAATTAAAGAAGATGATTGAAGACACTTTGGGTATAAAAATTGAAGAGATGGATTGGGGTGAATATAGATATCAACAGAAACTAAGACCATTGTTTTTATGGAATATAGGAAATGGTGAGAACGAAATAAAAAGAAAGCTTGAATTGTATAACATAGTATTATTAGTAATGGAGGAAGACTAAGGTTTTCCTCTTCATTTTTCTCCTTGAAATTCTTATATATGAAATTTAAATTAAAAAATATGAAAAAGAAATTATTAACATTATTAGCGTTAACAACATTATTGTTAGTAAGTTGTGAATCCGTTGAAAAGGTCGAAGATGTTAGTTCTTCAACAACAGTAACAATTAATCTTCCTAAAGGCGAAAAGTTTATAGATCTTAAACCAAATAACAACTCTTTAATAACTTCTGATACTTTAGGAAATATTAATGTATACTTATATTCCCCTACCAATAAAAATTTAATATTAATTTATAAAATAAAACAACAATGAAAAAGAGAACATTAATATTTTGGGGAATTATAATCATAGCTGTAGCATATATAGTATTTGTATTTATTTTCCCAGAGAATAAAAGAACTGTATTGTTTGGAGGAACTATGGAAGTAAAAGTAGAACCTGGCCAAAAAGTAATAACAGCTACATTTAGAGGAACTAGTTTATTTTATATGACTGAACCTATGGACTCTGGATATATACCTAAAACAAAAACCCTCCATGAAAAATCCGGCCGTGGCATAATCGAATCTGAAGTTAAATTTATAGAAAGAAGATGATAACGAAATATAATAGTAGAAATCGAGTATTTAGTATAACTCTCTCCCAAGAAATAATGGAGAACTACTTAAAGAAACGCGGATATCAAATTTCTACATTCTCACAAGTAGCTAAGGATTTTGGATATACGGCCGGAGAACTTATGGAGGAATTAAAACTATATCCTAGTACGTTTGATTATAAAATAGCATACCTCCCAGAAGAAAAAGAGGAAGTATATCGAAAGTTTATAAAAATTATAGAAGAACGAAGAGAAAGAGAAGATACTAAATATTCTTCTGGAGGAAAATGGTTTTGGTATAACTGTGCGGAACTTGATCTCTTAAATCATATAGTAGATCTTAAAGCGAGAGCAATTATGAAGTCTGAATTTATAGAACGTATTATAAATTATGATTGAAGCTATAGAATTATTAACAAAACTAGAATGTGAAATTGATTTATTAATTAAATTATTAGGATATGAACAGAAATAAAAAAGCGTTAGTTATCTTTCATAGGGTAGATTTTGATGGAACATCCAGTATGTGTATAGCAGTAAAATCACTATACGATGAAGGGTACCAAGTAGATAAAACCGGATATAATTATGGAGATGAAATTCCAGAAATGTATGTAGATAAGAATGGAAGACCCTATGACCTGATCTGTATGGTTGATATAAGTTTCCCTCCTGAAATTATGTTACAGGTTTGGGAACACTATGGAGATAACTTTATATTCATAGATCATCATGTATCATCCATCGAAAGTTCTATACAAAATAACTACACCGGAATTAAAGGTATTCGTGAGATTGGACCAGCTGCTTGTGAATTAACTTGGAGATTTTTCTGTCCAGGTCAAGATATTCCAGAATTTATTCGACTTCTTGGAGTATATGATACTTGGAGAAAAGATGAAGTTGGAGAGGATGATTGGCAAGATGTAATACTTCCTTTACAGAGTGGTTTGAAATTTAAATATGGCTTAAATCCTGATACGTGGCTCTATGAATTTCCTAATCTATGTTTCTGGGAAGATAGATTGACAGAAGTAATAGAACTTGGAACTATTCTTAAACAAAATCAGGATAAAATTAATAAAGGAGTAGTTAAATCATTCTCATTTCCCGTTACTGTTGCTGGAAAATATAGAGGAGTTTGTGTAATAGGAACTGCATTTTCAAGTACAGTCTTTAATTCTGTCTTAAATGATTATGATATTTATATAGTATGTAATCGAAGAGATAAAGGAGTATATAGTATATCAATGTATAAAGAACCTGATCGAATTCCAGAATTTAGTTGTGCTGGATATAGAGGCATCTTCAAAGGTCATCGTTCAAGTTCAGGAGGCACTTTGAATTTCGAACAATTCAGAACTTTAATAGAGGATTGTGAGATTTAAATTAACAAAATGCGCTTAAAAAGAGGTTAAAACCTAATATATGAAAGAACATTAGAAAAATTTATAAGTAAAATTATAAGTTAATCTAGTGTTCTTTTGTTTCTAACATTTTAGGTTTATTAGGGAAAAGTAGGAGTAATAAGGGTTGCAAACTTTATTATTTTGAAATTCCCTTCTTGTAAAAAATCTAAAATGTAAATAATTAAATCAAATAAAAATGTTAGACAACCTTTTAGACACAGAAAATGGAGTAGAATCCTCCATATCACAGAATAAGGTGAACAATAGTAACCTATACCTGGATGAAACAGATTCTAAAGGTATACCTCTCCTAAGAAGAATAGAAAAGTATCCAGACCTCCCTGACACCGAATTTATTCCAATTGAATATCCTGGAATAAAGGAAGGAGAGTATAAAATTAATAAAAAAGGAGAAATACTTAAATTAACAGATAATAAAATCTTAAATGGAACTATAACTGTTAAAAACTATAGACAACATAGTTTTAGTACAAAAGAAGGAAATAGAAAATCTTACAGAACTCATAGATTAGTAGCATCTACTTTCCTAGAAAATCCTGATCCGAATACATATGATGTTGTAAATCATATTGATAATGATACTCTTAACTGTTGTTTATCTAATTTAGAATGGGTTACAGTAACCACAAATAATAATAAAGGAAAACAAAAAAGAGCTCAGACATGGACTGATAAATCAGTTAGTACAAATCTATTAATTAAATTTTCTGGTAATTTAGATGACTATGAATGGCATAAACACTGGAAATATTCCGAATTATATGTTTGTAAAGAAGGATTTATTAAGAAAAATAATAGAAGAATTGGAGCTATAAATAAAGAAAATTATCTAAGAATAACATATGAAGGTAAAAGTATGGGAGTACATAGAATTATCATGGAATATATTTTAGGGAGAGATCTTAGGGAAGGAGAAATAGTAGATCATATTAATTGTGTTAGATATGACAATAGTTTTGATAATCTTAAAGTAACTGATGTAAAAGGAAATATGAATAATCCTCTGACTCTTGAAAAATATTATAAAAGAGTGGTTTTAACAGATCTCTATGGTGATTTTATAGATTATAATATAGCTAAAAATCTAAATAAAATTATATATAAAGATTATGATAAACATTGTGTTACTAATGGAACACAAAGCTCAAAGGAATTAGTCAATTATTTATTCTTAGCTGATAGATATTTTTGTATAGAATTAGGAGATAAAGAAACATTATATAAGAAAATGGAAAATGTAGTCTATGTATTTAATAAAGATAAAACGGAAATTCTAGGAGCATTTGACTCTGGAAAGGATGCTAGTAGACATTTCCAACCTTCTAAATGGACTGTAAATGAAAGATTGAAAGATGGGAAACTCGCTTTTGACGGAAATTATTACCTACGTGGACCAGAGGCAGTAAAATTAGTTCTCAGCCTGGGATATGGAACGGCTGGAGATTATAAACCAGATTAATATATAAGAAAGGAACTCTTTTTTTTGGGTTCCTTTCATTTTTCTTCCGCTTAAAGACTCTTATAATTCTTATATATGGAAGGATAGGCCCCACCCAGGATGAAGAAATAAGTAGTCACTGGAGATCCACCTATAATTAGTTATATTCTTATGATAACTAACACGTACCTTATAAGATACCTTGTTGTATATAGGTTAACAGAATAAAATGTGTACATGAGAGTATATGGATAATTTTATTTAGTAGATAGAAGATTAGAGAGTGAGTAATTACAATTCAGTACGTAATGATTGTAATGAAGAAATTCCTAAGTCTTCTATTGTTTTTTGAGGCAATTAATAAAATAAATTAGAGGGATTAAATTCCCTTTTTATTTTTTGTAATATTTTTCCGAAGACTAGGGAACCTGAATATCATAAAAGAATAAATTGAAAAAATCTATAGGAAGGAATAAAAATATAAAAATGTATATAAGAATTGAATAAGAGATATTAAGATTTTTAGAAAAGGATTGAAAGAAGATTATATGGATTTTTTATAATAGTGGTTCTTAAAAAGTATCTAGTCCTAGCTCTTCCGAGTGCAAACGAGGTAAAGAGCGTTATGGACGATATCTTTTTAAGGTTCACGATAAACTATAAATCTAAATCTAATATTATTTACTATATTCTTTTATCGTGAACCTCCTATAAGAGACGACATCACCTCCTCCCGAAGGGAGGTGAGTCTCTCACTATGTTCGCTCTTATAGAAGAACCACTTCTTAAGTGTCAACCAAAATCTTAGATTAATTCTATATTATGTATGTACCCTCTATTACCTATTTAAATTGACGTTTTGCGCTTCTAAGGATCTCAAACTCTAATTAATGAAGTTAAGGTATCCTTAGTCTTCAATTTTATGTAACTGGATTCTGTATTAAGGATCTATATTAATATGTATAACATAAATAATTATAATATGCAAAAAGACAAAATTAAAGTACCATCTGGAATTAGATATATTTCAGATTGGAATGAATTTAGTTTCAATAAATTTCCAAGTAAATGTATAATTAATAAACAATTACCTGGATGTGGTTTTACTGAATACTGTATTAGGAGCAATGAAAATATTATTTTATGCTCTCCAAGAAAGATGTTACTCCATAATAAATGGAATCAACATAAAAATGAAGTTTATCTTGTAGTAAATGAAATGGATAAAGAATCTAATATTGATAAAGATTTATCTAAAATTGATAAAAATATTACTTTAGATTTATCAATTGATTCAGAAATATCTCGCAATTCTGAAATTTACAAAAGATTATACCATGAAATAGAGGAGTATTGTATGAATAGGCCATATGGATTAGGTAAAAAAATTCTAGTAACCTACGACTCTTACCGAATTGTTAAAGATATTCTGGAAAAATTAGGTTGGTTTGATAGATTTATTACAGTAGTGGATGAATTTCAATCAATCTTACACGATGCTAGATTCAAATCGGATACTGAATTAAAATTCATGAATTATTTAGCACAATCTCCAACTGCTTATTTTGTATCTGCAACTCCGATGATGGATGAGTACCTAGAGATGTTAGATGAATTTAGAGATCTTCCTTATTTCGAATTGGATTGGGAAACAGAAGATCCATCTAGAATTATTAGACCTGATCTGGATGTATTCGTGATGAGGTCTGTAGGAGAGAAAATGTCTGAGATTATTCAAAAATATTTAAACTCAGATTTTGAAGAAATTGTGGTAATGAGAGATGGAATTCCTACTAGGGTAGTATCAAATGAAGCAGTATTTTATGTAAACTCTGTTAATCATATTACTAGTATTATTAAAAAGAATAATTTAACTCCAGAACAGTGTAACATCTTATGCTCTAAAACTGACGACAATCTTAAAAAAATACAAAAACGATTGGGTAAGAAGTTTATTATTGGTGATGTTCCATTAGAAGGGGATTCTCATAAAATGTTTACATTCTGTACTAGAACTGTTTATCTAGGTGCAGATTTTTACTCAACATGTGCTAGATCATTCATTTTTAGTGATAGTAATATTGACAGTTTAGCTGTAGATATCTCTGAAGATCTTCCACAAATTCTAGGACGACAAAGACTCTTTGAAAATCCATGGAAAAATAATGCAGTGTTTTATTATAGAAGCACCGCTAATTATAGAGAAATGAAAGAATCTGATTTTAAAGATATAATAGAATCTAAGAAAAAATCAACAGAACGATTACTTAGAGCGTTTACAGAAGTTAGTTTAAATGAAGATAAGTATGAATTAGCTAAGAGATATAAAACATTGGCCCTATCTCAGAATTATAAAGAGGATTATGTAGCTGTAAATAAGATTCAGGCATCAGATGGAGGAATTATTTTAAAACCTGTTACAAATAACCTAGTGTTAGTAAATGAGATTAGAGCATTTAAGATACAACAGATAGACTACAAAGATAGATTTAGTGTATTTTCTACAGTTCATAATACATTAACTAGGGATGATGTAGTTAATCAAGAAGTGTCTGAATTTCTTAGAATATATACTGGATTAAATACTATACATGATAAGTTAAAATTATTATGTGAGTATGGATTATCTCAAGATGCTATCAATATTGTTTTAGGACAAATAAACGATTCTGATGAGATTAAATCTTTTTATACTACTCTCGGACCTGATAGATTAAAATCGTTATCTTATAATAGTACAAAAATAAAAAAGGCTCTTGGAATAGTAACTTTTAGTCAAGAACTATTAATTTCATCTATTTATTCAGAGTTCAAGATAGGAGATATCTGGTTATTGTCAGATATAAAACAAAGATTAGAATCTATATATTTTTCTATTAATTATAATAAAATAGCTAAAGCTAGTGATTTAATTAGCTATTTTGAAATACAGGAGACAATGTTAAGAAAGGAAATTAATGGAGAAAAGAAACGCGTAAAGGTATATAAATTATTAAAAAGAAAGGAGGTGTGTTAGTATGTTCGAATTTATAAAAAATTTATTTAATAAAAAAGTTGATGACAAGAAGGCTAAATTTTTATATGATGAATTATCTAATAAGTTTTTTAGTTATATCAATTCGGACGTAAATAATTCTAAAAAATTTTGGGATACAGTAACTTTTGAGGAATTAGATATTGTCAAATATGAGTATATTAAATACGAATTATTTAAGTACCTAATAAGTAATGATATGCAATCTACTTATGATAACTTTTTAAAATTCTTCAAGAGTTATCAAAATCCGGAATATAAGTTATTTTTATCAGATTTTAATATTTATGGGAAAGGATCTTTAATAGAAGTTTGTGCAGAATCTAGGAATATAAACTATCTTTTCGAGAATATAGAAAAATTTAGGATAACTTGTACAAAATATTCTAATGAAGATCTAGAATATAATTATTGGAAATCTATTAAAAATAAAGAAACTGACCCTTATGATAGTCAGATAATAAATTATTTATACTTAAAATTTAAATACGATGAAGCTAAAACGAATAATGTTCTCGAAAAAGGATGATCGAGATGAAACAGATAAGAAGTGGGATTCAGCTTTTGGTTCTATGTTAGGTGCAGCGGGTGGTTCTAGTACTGGGACTAACGTCGGTAAAGCTATTGAAGACGACGGTAGATTTGATAAAGAAGTAACTGAGAAAGACTTAGAGAGAAGAAAAGTAAAGAAAGCAGGTAAGATAGATAAGGAATATAATAAGCTGATAAAAGAAGCTGAAAAACAATCTGATCCTATTCTAAAACAAGTTGAATCTGATAACTTAAGAAAAACAAAAGATCTAAAATTAAAAGATTTGGAAGGAGAGTTAAAAACTGGTAAAGATAAATTGAAAAGTGCAAGGCTCTCTGGAAAATCTATAAAGGTAAAAAGAAAATTAGCTCTTCCTTTGGCTGCTGCAGGTGCTATAGCTGGAGCTATTATTGGTGCAGTTTATGGTCGTGATAATAATCTCAAGAAACAAAGAGATAAAATAGAAGATGCTGCAGGAGATAGAGTTGCAGATATTGTTAGAGGAAAGAAAGAAAAATAAATATAAAAATTAAATTATTATGTCAACAAGAAGTACTATTTCAGTTAAGATACCTACTGAAATGATTGGAAAGGTATACGAGAACATTCATGGACATCAAGTTTATCTAGGAGGAGAGTATATGGTTATTTACTGTCACTTTGACGGTTATTTAGATGGTGTTGGAGAGATTTTGCAGTGTTATTATGATTCATTTGAGAAAGCTTTTGAGTTAATTCTAGGTGGTGATATCAGTTCCATCGCAGAGTCTCTTGAGGGTTGTGACTATTATGTTCGAAGAGGTGAGAGTTGGGAGAATAGCAAACCAGCTTTTTCAGATAAACCACCTAAGAGAGTTGAAGAGTATTTATATATCTTCGAATCAGGAAAGTGGTATGTTTATAATGGGTATAATTGTAATGGACCGCTGGAGGATTATCTCAGCCCGGAAATCTCTTCAAAAGATGACATGATTTCGTTACCTAAGAATTTTTGTTATTATTTACATGGTTATTTATCTGGGCTGTCATCTACCCAGCGAGAAGATAAAGGACTTGATTCTATAATTAAAACATTGGAGGGTTATTTAGATGTTTAGAGTAATTATTTGTGGTTCTAGAGAATTTGATGATTACGATCTTCTTAAGGAGAAGTGTGATCTTATTTTATCAAGAAAAGCAGCAGACCCAACGGAAAAGATTGTGATTGTTAGTGGATGTGCTAGAGGTGCTGATAGACTTGGAGAAAAATATGCTGAAGAAAAAGGTTATGAAGTTTTGCGTTATCCAGCTGATTGGAATAGATATGGAAAAAGTGCTGGGTATAGGAGAAATAAACAAATGGCAGAAGTGGCTAATGCATGTATAGCTTTCTTTAGTTCGGTTGCAGAGAATAAAGGAACTAAGAATATGGTATCTCTTGCAAGGAATATGAATCTTCTTGTAAGGGAGGTAAAAGAAGAGGATTAAAAGCCTTATATATGTAATAAAAATAAATGTGAGAAATAATATGAAAACAGTAAAAGTAATTGTAGGTACCTCTGTAATTATTGGAGGTATATATTTAATATATAAAGCAGTTAAGAAGACGAATAGTGTAATAGATGGTGTTTCAGAAGTAAAAAATAAGATGAACACTTTTATACAAGATCAAGCAATTAACTGGATGAAAGATATTAATAAGAACTTAGAAACAAAAATAAAGGAAAAAGAAGACAAGTTACTAAACGATAAAGAAAAGAATTAACGGGTTCTTTTAAGTTTGTAATATTGTTGTACCCTATTTAGTCCATCGGTCTGTGAAGATAGATGGATTTTATTTTTCTTCCTTTTTGAGTCCTTTAAAGCCTTATTAATGTAGAGAAAGAAACTCCTTAAGCTAACAATGAAATAGCTTAGGGAGATTTTTTATTAATAAACTTAAAAGAGAATAAAAATGGAAACAGGAGAAATTACAAGACAAGCAAAACAAAGCTTAACTATCTTTAAAAAAAAACAACTTCATGAATGTCAGTGTAGAGAGAATCGATTAAAAGAATATTATGAAAAGAAGTGGCTGACAAAGAAAGAGTTTTTAAAGAAAATAAGAAAGCAGAGAAAGAAAAGAGCAGAATTTGCAGAAAAGTATCTCACTAAATATAATGAATTTAAGAATCTTGGAGAAAAGATGTCACTAGAGCAAGAAAATTATGCTAGGGATGCAGATATAATAGTAAGTAGTTGGTTTATAATAACTCACCAATCATTACCTAAATTATTTATCTTAGCTGGAATGGTATCTGTTATAATGAAGAAAATAACTAAAGATTTTTGGTTATTGAGTGAGAAGAAAAAAGAGAGGGATTAAATTTCCCTCTCCATTTATTTTTTTTTATTTAAAGCTTACAACTGGGAACTTAGCCGCGTCATAAGATAAACAGTAATCACCTTCTGGACCAGCTACAGCATCTTGACATACCATAACTACTTGACTTTCATTTTTAGTGCCACAAACTGAAGCAGGATCAGCTGGATTAATCTTTACTCCAGCATGAACTAAATTATTAAAGTTAACAGTAATCTTACCGTCACCAAACAAGTTATTAGCATTAACCTCTTCTTCAGTCTTATTAGTATAATCTTCGCAAATCAAGAAACCTTGCCATGGAGCTCTAGTTTCCCATTGATCTACAGTACAGTTATTAATATTAACAACTACACCAGAAGCATTAGACTTATTACTTAATCTAAGAGCATTACTGATCTTTTCGAAATAACAGTTATTCAATGTAATAATAGCATTGTCTTGAGTACCGAATACTAAGATAGCATTATTACTGAATTCACCTTGGAATTTACAATTATCGAACAAGATATTTTTCGGAAGTACAGAATTGCTTGCTAGACCAATCTCAATACCGTTATAAACTTCAGATGCATCAAATACCATATCTTTGAATACGATAAATTCAGCATTATTTACGCTTATTACAGTATTTCCATTAGCTTTCGGGAATGAACCTGAAATATTTAGATCTTTGGCTTCTACATCACCAGCATTCAATTTAAGTCTAGCATTATCACTTACTTTAATTGATTTTAATGAGATAGACTTACCAACGATTTCAGCATTTTCATTAATAGATCCTGATACGATATAATCCTTAGAAGAATCTTTCAATTCACCAGCAGAACCGTCAACACTTACAACTTCAGTATTTGTTTTAGTAAGAACATCAACTTTACTTTGAAGAATTTGAACTGTTGCATTCAAAGCTTCAAGAGTATTGCTAAGACCAGCTACATCTTCTAAGTATGCAATTTTATGAGCTTCTTCACCAGACTGACCTGCTTCTTGTACAGTAGGACGTACATCTTTAGGGGTATTCATATTAATCGGAGAAACAGGAGTACCAAGATCTACTATTCCCCAACGATTAAGTTGAACAAGATTATTTCCTCCGCCCAATAACATATCACCCTTAGCTAACTCAACAGCTTTACGATTAGGTAATTGTTCAGAAGGAATATCTTTATATTTTACCTGTCCTTCAATCTCCTCTTTTGTTGCATATGGGGTTAAATCTACGATAGGAATAGCAGCAATTTGCTCTTCTACAAATTTTTCAGTAGCCAAACCTTCTAGACTTTGATGTTCTGTAATAAACTTAGCATCAGCTTCTTCCTTAGTATAAACATCTATAGAATTAGCTTTTTTAGCAAGTTCGGTAGTTACAGTTCCAGCGAAATCAGGATCATTACCAAGAGCATCTGCAAGTTCTTTAAGAGTATCAAGAGCTTCAGGAGCAGCAGCAACTACTTCTTGAATTCTAGCATCAACTTGAGAAGCACTCTGATAGTTAGCATCATTTTCAAATTCAGATACTTTAGTAGGAACATTACCGATCTTTTCTTCAAGTTCAGAAACTTTAGTATCAGTAGCACTCATATAAGCTTCAAGATCAGATTGAGATGCCTTAAGATTAATATTATCTTGAAGTTCGGCTGCTTTAGTTTCTAAATCTTCTGAAAGAGCAATTCCTTTAGAACCATTAAATAGAGGACGAGGTTCAGATCCAACTAAGTTAAGATCCATACCAGCAGAGCCAATCTCTACTTTATCATCAGCACTTACTTTTGCCAGGTTAAATCCAGCAACACCTTCTGCATTAACACCACTCAAAGAATCACCATTAGCAAGTTCGATAGTCTTAGAACCATCTTCGAGAACTTTATAAGAAATCAATCCTTCTTTTGCAGCTTCAATATCTTCGGTAAGAGCAATTTCCTTAGTATCATTATAAGTAGGACGATCTGCAGAACCATTAAGATTCAATTCAACCCCAGGAGCACCAAAATCAGCTTTATCCCACTTAGACAACATTACTAGATTATGACCTTCTCCCTTAGTATCGATACCAGAAATATTGTCATAATTAGAAAGTTGAATTGTTTTACGACCTTCACCGAATTCTTGATACTTAACAACACCTTCAAGATCAGCAGAAATACCAACAACCTATTCAGTAATAGCATCAACAGCAATCTTATCAGCCTTAGAATCAAGACCTTCGTTAACTGTAGCAAAACGATTATCAACACTTTCTGCATCAGCCTTAGTAGCTAATTGTTCAGTAATCGCATCAACTGCTATCTTATCCGCTTTTTGATCAAGTGCTGAATTTATATTTTCTACTGCACTATCAACATCTGCCTTATCAGCTTTAGTTTCAAGAGCAGCCTTAACTTCTTCTATCTGTGCCGAACTAGATTCAACATCACTCAGGTACGCAATCTTATGAGCTTCTTCACCAGACTGACCTGCTTCTTGTACAGTTGGACGTACATCTTTAGGGGTATTCATATTAAATGGGACGCTAGAAGAACCAAAATCAGCTACACCCCAACGATTAAGCTGAACGAGACTAGATGTACCACCTTCTAAGTTACCACCTAAAATAACATCACCATTCTTAAGAACAATAGCTTTACGTTCTGGGAGATTAGAGTCAGCTACATCTTCATATTTAACAGCTTTCTTATTAATAGCATCGATAGAAGAAGCAAGATTTTCATTAACTGTTACTAGGTTAGCAGCAACTTCTTGAACATTCTTCTTAATTTCATTGATACCTTCTACTTTAATACCTGCTTCAGATACACTCAAGTAAGATTCACTGGAAGGATCTAATTTAATAGAGAATCCATTTTCAATCAATTCAATACCATTACCAGCTACGTAAGTATCAACCAAAGAGCTAAGATCAACTACTGAAGTTTGTTCTCCTTCAGAAGTGTTAAATACAAAGGTCAATGATTTATCTTCTGCAGAGTACTCAACAGATTTCAAGAATTGGTCTGCAGGAATATTAATAGTACCAGCAATTTTATCACCTACTTGAAGTTCATAAGTTAAGTCATCTTTCTTAACTAATGCAATAGTTTCCATATTGCCATGAACATCTTCAAGAAGGGCAATTTGTTTGGAATCGTTATAAGTAGGTCTTTCAGCAGAACCGTTTAAGTTGATTTCTACTGAACTAGAACCTAGATCTACTTTATTCCACTTAGAAACCATAGCAATATTCACAGCACTACCATCAGTAGTTTTTCCGCAAATATTATCATGATTGTTTAGGAAAATAGTCTTACGTCCAGGATTTTGTTCAGTTGCTGTATCTTCATATTTAACAGCTTTTTCAAGTTCTGGACGTATCTCATTATTGAGTCCTCCGTTTATGGTGCTGAAACCGTCTGCAACATTCTTATTGATATTATTAACAGCTTCAACAAGATTATTGTTTACAGTTGCAATATCAGCTGCATTTTTTTCAATTTTTCCTTCAAGTTCAGTGAGATCAGCACCTTCACCGTTTACTTTTTCAGCTAATTCATCAATAGCTGCTTGAAGTTTAGCATCGCCTTCTTCACGATTAGTTACTTCAGCTGCAATACCATTATTAATAGTTTCGATAGCCTGAACAAGATTATTATTCAGAGTTTCGATAGAAGAAGCTACATTTTCGTTGATTTGATTTACCATTCCATCAACACGAGAAGCTTCTGATTCAATTTTTTCAGATAACTTAGCGTCACCTTCTTCACGGGCACTAGCTTCTTCAGTTACCTTATTTTCTAGAGCAGAGAGTTGTTCTTGGATATCACCTGTAGACGCGATATCGTATACAACTCCGTCAACACTAATCTTAGAGATTTTTTCGCTCATAATTTATTCTTTCTTTTAATTAAACGTTTAATAAAATTTTCTTAATCATTTACAAGACCTAGGGTAGAATCTTTGTAAGTTACTGTTTCATCGTAGATCATCAATGTATCTGGGGATTTGAAACTTGCATGATAACTATTAGGAAGGTATAATACTCCATTCTTGACATAAATTTTATTATTTTTGTCTTGAGTATCTGGATCTGTACTATTTACTTCCTGAATAGTTTTGCAATAGACTTCATAAATCAGCGGAAGATTGTAACCTATATCCCCGAACGCATTGTAATCACTTCCAGGGTTGAATCCACAACCACAGTTGCAAAAATCATTCATAATATTTTAATAATTATTATATATTAAATAAACACTACACACTTCTTAGGAAAAACAAAAGAACAACTACAAAATTTCTTTTATAATTGTTCTATGTCATGTATTAGGGTTTAGGTTTCCTAGGAGCGCAAAAACATCATTTGGAGAAAGAAAAAAGAAGGGAATTAACCCTCCTTTATTTTTACATTTACGTTTCCAGTTAAAATGAAATAATCTATATCTATATTCCAACAAAGACCATAATGTTCTATTACATCACTTAATTCAATATAAGTATGATAACCAAGATTATATATAGACCTTATTTCTTTTACTGTACGAGTTGCAATATCACCTAATGTTTTCATATTCTTATGTTGAATATCATAATCTACTAAAGTATTAAGTGCTCTACGAGAAAGATTTAAGTCTCTTATACTAGTTTTTAATAATCTCATTCTCTTTTCTTGCTCTTCACTTAAAGTAACATCAATATTTTCTACATTTTTGATTCTCTTAAGTTCAGCTAATTCTATGTCTTTGGTCATGTTCTCTTTTGTTAACTTTTCAAGTTTTTCGAGAACTAGTTTATTGTTATCATATAAAAATTTTATATTATCATTAATATATTTAGTAAAATCACTTTTTGTCAAACCATAAGAATCTGCTAATTTCTTAATTTCATCAACATTCTTTTCTCCTTTTCCTTTATTAATAGAGTTAAGAAAAGTTAAGTATTTCCATAAAATTTCATTGATGCGGTGAAAATCTGAGTTATCATTATAGTAATGAATATTGTCTATTAAAGATGCAATAATTAATTCTTTGCAGTGTGAGTATCTTCTATATCCAATTCTTATAATTCTTGTAACATCTTCTACTTCTTTGATCTCTTTTTTCATTTTTTCGATCTTTTCATCTAGCTGGCGTTCTAATTCTCCTAAATCAGTTGTCTTTTTAGATAAACTGCTTTCCAATAAATCAATCAGAGTTTTCTTATCTACATATGTCATATTTTTAATAACTCTGACAGTAATTAAACCAGATTTACTCCAGTTTGAAATAGTTTGTGTACTTACTTTTGCTAACTTTGCAGCATCAGTTCTTGTAATCCATTCTTTTTTCATCTTCTTTTAAATTTTAATTAATATTACACTAATAAGGCTTTTAAGGATAGCCTATTTTCCTTATAAATGATTATGAAATATTTTTATTATGAAAAGAATAAAACAAGTAATTAGAAAAAATCTACCTGAGACTAATAGTAGTTCGTCTCACTCTGTAGTAATCTGTGTTGATCCTAATTCATTGGTTGATACACTTCCTATAGATTCAGAAGGAGTTATACATATTCCTAGAAGATCTGAATCATTTGGTTGGGAGTTTGAAAAGTATAATGATCCAATGACTAAACTTCAGTATGTATGTGGTATAATCTGGAAGTATAAGAGTAATCGAAAAAAAGTAAAACTTTTAAAAGAGATTGTTCTAGGATATACTGGAGCAAAAGATATAGTATTTGATTGGGAAGAAAACAGGTCAGATACTGATATTGTTGAAGAGGATGAGGATTATTACTGGGATTCTGGTGCTCCTGAGATAGATCATAATAGTTCTGATATATTTCCTGAGATTATGGAATCAGCTAAGTCAATTAAGAATTTTATATTTAATTCAAGATCTTGGCTATATTTAGGAAATGATAATTCAGATACTCCAGAGGGTTTTTATGAAGAAGAAACCGATGACCCAGAAATTATCGTTAGTGTTGATTATGGAGGAGATATAGGTAGAGTTGATTTTGAATATAATAAATCAGTAGGTTGTGATATAGAGAATAACTTGAAAAGTGAATCTTTAATTTCAGATATAGTTTATAATATCAAAACCAAAAAATTTGAAAAATATCTTGGAATGGAAAGATGGAGAGGTGGATCAGTTAATACTAGTGATCAGCTTACTTTTAGACCTATTTCTCTTGGTGATAGAAAATTATATTGGATTAGTGAAAGTCTAGAGAAGGAGATTATAAATAAAACAATAACGAAAGATGATGGTAAAAAACAAAAATCAACCTTACTATATTCACTTTCTACGAATGAAAATGAAATCTTTAAGGAATTAATAAAAGATACTCAGACTTGGGGATCTCATTGGATTAGTTTACCATATACAGTAATGACAAAAGAGTTCGGAAAAGTACTATGATAACAGATGAATATTCTTATATAAACGGAAATTATTATGTTACTCTTAATAATTTATCAGGTACAAAAACTTATCGAGCATTAAGAAGAGGAGAGGAGCTTATTTCAAAGTTTCCTGATTCTATAGACTTGAAAATAACAAATAAGTGTTCTATAGGATGTCCATTTTGTCATGAATCTAGTATCTCTGAAGGAAAGTCTTTTGACCTACAGAAAACTATTGATGTTTTATCTCAGCTTCCTAAAGTTGGAATAGAATTAGCTATTGGAGGTGGAGATGTAACTGAAGATTCTGTTATAGATGATTGTGCTGTTTTATGTAAGTGGGCAGATGATAATGGATTTGTTCCAAGACTTACCATAAATTCTAGGTCTCTAAATACTGAAGAGAAGCGTAAGAAATTTCATGATAAACTTGATATGGTAAAAGTATTTGGAGTAAGTATTGATAGGTTTGATAAAAAGTTAATAAATACTTTAGAAGACGAATATACTACATATTTTAAAACAAAAGTATATCATATCATTGCCGGAATATTTCCCCCAGAAGATCTCCAAGAACTGATAACGTCTGGAAGACAAGTATTAATTCTTGGTTATAAAAATTGGGGAAGAGCTCTCGGCAATCCACCCAAGTATGATCTTAAGGAGTGGGAAAAGACTTTAAAGAGAATTTTGTATACTCGACAAAATAATCTATCAGCTACTATAGGATTTGATAATTTAGCGATAGAACAGCTTGGAGTACGTGATTGTATAACAGAGGCTGATTGGAAGAGAATGTATATGGGAGATGAATTTACTCATACTATGTACGTTGACGCAGTTTCAGAAATATTTGCACCTACTTCTAGAGATTCATTTAGAGTTTCTTGGAATGATATGAAAATTTTAGAATTTTTTAATACTTATAAAAATGATAAAGTTAATAACAAAGAGTAGATATTATAAAATTCTTGGAAAGGAAATTTATAAAGACTATGTAAAATATTCTAAAGTAGTATTTCCTGAAGAGAGATGGAGTAAGTTTCTTAGTATCTCAGAGTCTTCATGTATATATTTTCTTTTGGAAGAGGAAAATAAAGTTTTTGTATATATTCCTTCCCTCGAAGTATTATTAATTCCAGGAATGTATAAAAATTCAGATGACTTATATAATAAAATTTTAGCTTCAGAAACAACATTAAGTAATTGGAAGGTAAGTTTAATAAAAGAACTGAAACCCTCTGAACATAAGCAAGATTATATTTTGAATACTTTTAAAATAGGGAACTTTCAATGTCTTCTTGATAGAAGTACTTCTGAAATTGTGTATACTTCTGGGAAATATAGGTTGATTAATTCTGATTTTCCTGAAGATTCAATGGATTTTTCGTTAACTAATAATCTTGGAGATCCAGATGCTTATTGGAAAAGTACATATTTAGCATTTCCAGAGAAATCAGAGATAATGTTATCAGATAAACCTAAATTACAACTAATTGAAGATTTAATTGCAATTATATTAAATGAAAACGGAAGAAATTATCAAAGAACTGATAGCAAGAGTTAATAGTACTCTTAGTTATTATGAGAAAGATTATGTCAGTGTTAAGAGAACTCCATATGCTGAGCGAGAGAGATGTGTTAGCTTTGAACAATACATAGAAGCTAGGTTTAATTATGAGTGTTCTAAGATTCCAGAATTATATGATGCAGTAATAGCAACAGACGGACATTTATTTTCTTGTACAGAATTAATTGATCCTGATACAGCAAAAAGAAGGTTTACTACTGCATCAGTTGTTCTTGTAGATCCAAAAACGCTGATAGGAGCAAACGAAAATCTTATTAATGAGATATACAGGATTCATGATTATCTTGGAGGATCTTGTATAAAATTCAATAATGTTAAGAAAAAAATTAAGTTTACAATTGAGTAAAAGAGAAAAATTATGAAGAAAAATTCTTGGAGATTAACAAGTGATTTGATAGCTTATTTTCCGTGTGACTTATCAGTTTCAGCAGGGAAGCGTGTTTTTTTAGCCTCTCCTGAAAAAAAGTCTTATAAAGCGGCAGTACAAAAGAATATCGAATCTGCTTTTGATGAAGTGATTATTGAATCTAATTCATTTAAATTAAAAGTATCTAATGATCTTAGTGTTTATGTAAAGTGTGATGAATTTCCTGATCCAGAACAATATTACTTAGTTTGTAATATGTATCGGACAGCTTTTGGAGTTCCTATGATTGGCAATATAATTACTCAGGTTAAGAGTGATAAAGCTAATTTTGGAGACACAGTATTTGAAGCAGTATTTTCAGAAGATTCTCAAGAAAGTGTTTATTTTATGACACCTGAAATGGCGGAATATAAAAGTGCTTTCGAAGAGATGAAGCGTAGAATGAATTGTACTTTAAATAAAAAAGTAAAGAAGTGGATTCCTGGTGGAAGATATGATACATTAACAAATACGTATTATTATCTTGGGGAATTTAAAAGTAGAAAGAAGAATGAACTAAATTCTGATTTTCTCGGGGATTCTTCAATGGTTCCAGCGTATCTATATGTTTCTGAACTTGGAGATGAGAAAAAAATCTCTGACATTCTAAAAACCAGAAAAATTGGTTCTGGACCGGAAGATATTCAGATTATGTACTCTCTTCCAAGCGCTGTAGATTCTGGAAATGTTTTGGAGAATGATATAACTTGTCTGAAAGATTATCAAAAATATATCTTTGATAATTCAATGAAGGAATATACAATTACTTCAGATTATGGATTTTCTAGTTATTCAAATCCTAAATATATTCTTGATATTCTTTCATTGAAATCAAGTGAATCAGATTCTTATGCAGATCTTATTCCTGAATCTGTTTCTGAAATGATTAAGAATATGTTACATGAAGTTGTATTATGTTCTTGGGATTTGAATAAGAATAGAGAAGACATTTATATTGGTGAAGGAAATAATAATGATAAGAATGCAGAAAACTTAGTAAGGAGATTTTATCAAGATTTTAAAGATGGAAATGCAATGAGAAATTTGTATTACAGAAAACTCTTTATAGATCTTGGAATAAATATAAATGAAATAGCAGTAGAGGTAGTAAGTCAAGGTAATCCAGAAAGTTTAATACTATCTGGAATTGAGAATTATGTATCTTTAGGAAGTATTTATTTTAAAAATCACTTTACAGATGCTTCCAGAAAGATTAGTAGACAAAGAATTAAATCAACAAATTATACTCTAGAGGTAGTTAAATTATCTGATTTATTCTCTGCTACACCTAATTTATTATTGGATATTAAAGATTTGATAGAAAACGCTAGAAATAATTTTGGATTAGGTGTAAGAACTTTTTATGATACTAATACCGGTACTAAAAAATCTCCGAAAATATATACAACAATTGAAGTAGATATTTTAGACTTGATTAAGTACTATGGAGGTATTAAAAATATTCCAGAAGTTATTGTAAATGAAATTATATCAAGTAAATTTTGGAATCTTCAAGTGTTAATTGATAAAGAAGGAGTATTAGAGTGATATGGCTAAGCAAGAGAATTTATCATTTACAGGAGAAGTTGTTGAAGAGCTCGGGAATTCTATGTTTTCAGTAGAATTAGATTCTATGGAGCATCAAGTATTATGTACTATATCAGGTAAAATTAGAAAAAATTATATAAGAATTCTAGCAGGAGATAAAGTGAAAATTGAAGTAAGTCCTTATGATTTAACAAAAGGACGGATTGTTACTAGATTATCTCTTATAGAAAATAGTGATAACAAAAATAGTAGTAATAACAAAAAGAAATCAAAAAAGAAATGATTAAGTACAACGTAACAAACAGTATGATCGGTAATATTTATCCGATTTTTTTGAGTAATAACAAACTAGTCGAAGATCCATCATACTATCTGTACAGAATTGTGAGTCCTGGGTTGAGTCCAGATCTTATTCCATATATATCATTGGAAAAGATTAGTGAAAGAACAAAAATTGGAAATCCAAAAGAATTCTGTGATAGTCAAAAGAAAAAAGCTATTCGTGAACATTTAGATGTTATTTCTATGTGTCTTGGTAGTCGTGAAGGTCTTGAAGAAAAGGCAGTTGAGTTCTTGCAAGGAATTCTGTGGAGAGATAAACCAGTAATTGATAATGGTTTTCCTGGATTTCCGTTGATTGAAATGGAGAATGGTAATAATATCCAGAAATCAGTAATTATTGGTCTTAGAGATACAATGAGATGGAAGTATTATAAATTGTATCCTGGAAATTATGTTGATATTCTCTGGACTGCTAAGACTTATGCAGTATTTAAACTTTGTGGTGAAAAAGGAAAAGAGGAAGTTTGGATTGAACCGGTCGGATTATATAGTAATACAGATCCGAATATGAAAAATCCTCTTCCAGTAAATCTTGAATCTTTAGACTATCCTACCGATAGATGGTCTATTACAAAGGGTAAACTTTCTGAATTGAATCGAGCATTGAAAAAGCTTGAATGGGAAAGTTTTAATAGAAAAGAAATTTGCGTAGATTAATTATCATAATAGTTCTAGTCCTTGGTTGGAGTGTTTATAGCCCCTCCAAGGACTTAGATTCTACTCCATTAGCTACATTTTATTATGCTAGATCGGGAAGCATTACAGCAGATGGAAGTAAAGTTCATCCTGAAAAAGTTAAAACAGGTGAACATAGATGGATTGCAGTCTCTAGAGATCTCAGAAGGAGTGGGAAATTTAACTTTGGAGATACAGTTCTAATCCAGTCTAAGAAATGTCCAGGTTTAAATGGTGAATGGATAGTAAAAGATCTTATGGGTTCTAAGCATACAAATAGAATTGATTTCTTACTGCACCATGAAGAGATTGATTCTTTGAAATTTTGGATGCCACATAGAGTAGAAATAGTAAATAAAAAAGATAGTCTTAATCCTTTGGAAACATTGGATTGAGGCTCTTTATTTTTCCCGTGAAAGCCTTATTAATGAAAAGAATAAATAAAAATAAAGATTATGAAAAAATTAACAAAAGAAGAAGCAGCAGAATTAAATGAATTATTCGAAACTAGTAATTTTAAACCAGAAATGAGTAGTCTTAGTTTATATACAACACTAACTCAGATAAATTCAAAGACAATTAAACCAGGAGAAAATAACCTTAGACTAATATCTATTCAAGGAACTGAGAAAATTTCGAAAATGATTGGTAGATTTATTACGAAGAAAAATAAAAAGCTAATTAAGATTACAGCTTATTCAAAAAGTGGAAAAGTTCTTAAGGAGTTTGATTTTAATTGTTCTACCTTATATATAGAGAAAGGAAGACAGTCAAAAGATATAGATGAAATTACTGGAGAGATTGGATTTATACCTTTAGTAGGAGATGTATTTGTTCCAAGGTCTCATTATATTGGATTTAAAGTACTATATGATAAAGAGGGGATTTAATTTCCCTCTCTTTTTTCTTTCTCCCTTGAGATTCTTATATATGATGTATAATATTAACAAAATAAATTATGGTAACAAAACAAGTAACAGGAATAGTAGTGGATAAATCTATTGAGGATATTGATAGCATAATCCATGAATGTACTGAGAAATTATCAACCAATGATATAATTTCTAAAAGTCAAGTAATTTCAATGCTTCGAAAAATTAGATCTTTTGAAATTCCGGATGAAGTATTTGATAATCAATCTTCAGCTGAATATTATGCCAAAGAATTACTTAAGATTGGTTTTCTAGAGAATGTTAAACAAATATTTAGAACAATTCTTAATAAACCTAATTTTTCTGCTCTCGATCTTAGTAATATCCGAATGGAAATGGAATTCTCATGTTTTAAGATTAATTCACTTGGAAAAATTTTGAAAGAGCGAGAGATTAATATATGGGGTGGTTCTTATCCTGCTATAAAAATTGATTTTATTTCTGAAAATGGTAATTATATAGTTAAATAAATTTATTATATTATGATTATTGAAGTATTAGCACAGAAATATCGCTGTGGTTGTGAGAAAGGAATGGCTGATTTAGTTATCCCTGGAATCTTGGTAAAACTTAATGCAGTAATAGAATGGGATTTTTGCAGATTTCCAGAAGAGATTAAACACGAGAAAAAAGATCCGGCCGACGAAAACTCAGAAGAAATTGAAGTAAGAACTGAGCTTAGAGATTTCTTAGGTGAAGATCCTGAATTAAAACCTGGAAATTGTTTCTTATATAAAGGTCAAGTGATAGCAGTTGATTCGGCCGATAGATTAATTCTCGTGGTTTCTGAAACTGGTTATGGAGCTCTTGATCGAATATATGAGGAAAACTTCAAGACGGAATTCGAAATGATCTTTAATGATTATGAGATTGAAGATGTTAAATGGGAGGTAAATGATACAGGAGAAGTTCCAACTGAATATGATGAAACCTATAAAGTTCCGTATAATCTTTATAACATCTGGAAAGAGAGATTTGTTTCGGGTAGAGGGTTCATTTCTCCAGGACTATGTTTGAAAGTAGTAATGAATTCAGACAGTTTCATTATGCCTCTTGAGTTTTATATGCTTGATTGGTCGATAAGGTATAAATCATCTCAACTTGAACCGGATGAAGTAGAGTATGCAACAAAACAACTTTTATCCTGGTTTTATGATAATTATAAAAGAGTTAAACCATTAGAAAGGAGAAAAGATGAACAAGAAGAGATCAATTGATTTTATATTAATAATTTTCATCTTAGGATTATTATTGATTTTTGGAGGATGTAGTAAATCTCCTGAGAGAAGAAAAACTTGGACAACTACTTCAGATTCACTTCCAAAGAAACCAACACAAGGACAAATTTTTCGTGATCGAGATAATAATTCTTGGGCTTATAATGCAGCACTTGGAGCATGGGTATTGGGTTCTGGAGGATATAGATATTACCCTGAAACAAATTCTTATACAGATGGATCAGGAAAAACAGTGATTCCACCTAGATCTATAAGTTCAGGTATTTCAGAAGGAGTAAAAGCTAGAGTGTCTCCTAAAAAGAAAGTAGTTTTAACAAAAGAACCACAAATTAAAGAGACATCAAAAAAGAAGTATACTAGGAAGAAATCTAGAGCTCATAGGATACATAGAATGCGCAGAAGATAATAATAAAAAAGTCCTCAAGGATAGTAAAATATTCTTGGGGATTTAATTTTACAAAGATGAAAGTATATTTAGTACGTAAATTTTATTCTTTCGGACAACCTAAGTTCATTATTTACTTCTATGCAAAATGTGGAGATCTAAAACATGTTAATCTAGATCTTATAAAAAATAATGAAGATATTGATAATTATTTCAAATCTTATTATGGAGAACTTAATGATACTATTCAGATTGCAATATCACTTATTTCCTCTCCTTATAAAAGACTTGGGAAATCTATTAGATTCTCGGAATCATATAATGTGAGGTCGGAACGAACAGGACAGCATTTTGAAGACTATAATAGTTCTTATGTTAAGGTTATAGATATTCCTTCTGAAATTCTTTTAGAGAAATTTAAAGCAAAGAATTTATCTCCAGAACACATACAAATTTTTGCTAAGAAGAATCAATTTAAATTATTAAAATATATGAGATATAAATGGATAGAGAAGAATGGATTAGAAATTATGGATCCAAAGGATTGAAAGGTGATATCTTAGTTAGAGTTTCTTATACTGACAATAATGAAGAATATTGGGTATCTAAATTTTTAGAAATCAAGAATCTTCCAGTTTATAATTTAGCTCTTGTCGATAAAGAATTAATTTCTGAGAAAAATTTCAAGGATGAGCTGGAACTAAGAAATATTGACGATTATCTGAAGGAAAAGTATAAGGATTGTCTAAAAACAGAATCTGTATATTTTCTAATTGATCCTGGAACAAAATTTCTGAAAAAGCGCACATCTGATAAAGGCTTGTGCTTATTCTATGAAGTTAAATTTGATTCTGAAATAAATTTGAGAGATCTTGACAATACTAGGATAATATCAGAAAATATTAGAATTTCTAAGAATAAACTCAAAGATTTTACAATGGATTTAATGTTTGAGCTTGCGGGAGAGGCTGGTTTATTTTATGATAAGGATTATTCTCCAAGTTTATGCACTAAATTATGTTATTTTAATATTCTTAATATATTTAGATGCTTAGAAGAAACTCTGGATCTAGTATAAAATTTTTAAGTAAAAGGGAAAATTTATTCCCTTTTATTTTTCTCCTTAAGATAACCGACAAATCCTTATTAATGTAACAATAACAATAAAACATTGATAATTATGAAAACAAACATTTATGAAAGAAAATTAAATTATGGAGAACAAGAAGCCATATTTAATAAGATGGTTGAAAAGACCGAAAAATATGTGATAGATAATAATATAAGAGCATTAATTCTTGGTATCTCAGGAGGAGCAGATAGTACTCTTATGGCTGCTGTATGTAATGAAGTTAGAAATAGATCTGGAATTCCTTTTTACGGATATTCACTTCCAATAAAGAATAAACCAGATGAACTTACTTCGTCTGATCTAACAGGAAATGCTTTTTGTGTTAAAACTTTTTATAGAGAAGTTGCACAGTATGATTTCTATAAAAGTTATATAGAAAATCTCTATAACTACGATTATTGTGATAATGATCGAGATATTCTTTGTGATTTATCTGGAAAAAGTATATCCGAGATAGAGGGGATGATGCCAGAACAAACAAAAATAGCCAACGGAAATATTATGGCACGTCTTAGAATGATGTACCTATATAATCAAGCTGGTATTAAGAAAGGTATTGTAATTGATACTGATAACTTAACTGAACATTATCTTGGATTTTGGACTATTCACGGAGATGAAGGAGATTTTAATCCTATGGGTGGTCTCTGGAAAACAGAAGTATACTCTATTCTTAAGTGGTTACATGCGAAGTATTATTCAGAATCTTATTTAGATACTGAAATCATAAATAAAAATTCGTACGATAAGATGGTAGCTCTAGAGAAAGCTATTAATATTACACCCACTGATGGTAATGGAATTTCTAGTTCTGATCTTGAACAAATTGGAGGAAAGGATTATACTGAAGTAGATAAAATTTTGATTCCTTTGATTTGTAAAGGTTCGGGAGCTATTTCAGAATTATCTAAAATTCATGGGATGGATACTGTAATGAAGATTTGGAATAGAGTTCAAGGATCAGAATTTAAAAGAAGAACTTCCAGAGTAATAAAAGTGTCCCGAGAAGAATTATTTGAAGGATTATGATAGAATTCAAAAGAGATCCAAGATTTTTCAGAGCAGTCATTAGAAGAGAAAAAGAAGATGAAGATCCAGCTTTTAGTTATTTTATGATGGAAGATACTTTTACTAATATAAAAGATAAATATGATATTAGTAGGATTGAGAAATTTCAAATAACTAGAAAAAATTATGTAGTCTTTGGATTAATAACTGATCTTGAAAATATTACAGAAGATGATCTAATTTCTGAAACAAAATGCACAATTAATAGTTCTTACATTCATTCGCTATACTTTAAAGAACATCAATATATTGAAAAAGATGATCTCAAGGAAATAACTATTAAGATTTCTGCCGAGTTTATTGGAGATTTAATGTTTTCTGCTAATGATTATGTTAATGAATATCATTGGGAAATTTGTTTGAGAGATGAAAAGATATTTAGAGATAATGAAGATATAATAAGAACAATTTTAAAATCAGAATTAAATTATGGAAGAAAAAGAAAAAAGTCTATTACTGATAATAGACCCACAGTATGATTTTTGTAACCCCAAAGGAACTCTCTATGTTCCTGGAGCAGAGAAAGCAACGAAAGAATTGTGTAAATGGATATCTGGGAAACGAAAAATCTTGGAAAAAATCATAGTTACACAAGATACTCATATGTCTTATCATATTGGGCATTCTATGTATTGGGAACAAACTCCTGAAGCATTTACAACTATTACTTCAGGGATGGTAAAATCGGGAAAATATACTCCAGCTTTTTATAATAAAGAAAATACTATCGCCTACCTTGAAGAATTAGAGAAGACAGGAAAAGTTCATACTATTTGGCCTGAACATTGTATCGCTGGTTCTTGGGGATGGAGTTTGCCCAAAAATCTAGTTGAGGAATTAAATTTATGGTCCCTCAGTAATCATGGCGCCGAATATGAGCTAATTCAGAAGGGAAGAAATCCACACTTAGAGATGTTTTCTGCCTTTTCTTATGCAAACGGCGCTAAAAAATCTGAGGGATATGAATTCCTAGATAAAATTGCTAGAGAAGATTATACCAAAGTTTATATAGCTGGTTTTGCAAAGGATTATTGTGTAGCAGAGTCGGTGAAAGATATGATGAAGGAACAAAGATTATCAGGAAAATTAGTGTTCCTAAATAAATGTATGGCTTCGATTGATAAAAATTCTGAATCTTTGAAAGTATATGAAGATGCTGTTAAAGATTTCGGTGCGATAATCGAAGAATAAAGGAAGAATAAAAAAAAGATAGGATTTAACTTGACTTTTAATTAGTCAAGACCTATCTTTTTATTTTTTTTATTCGCCGATAATATCAAGTATTTTCACATAATTCTTTGATATATCTTCAAATAATATTTTTTCTTTTACTTCTATATCTGGATCATCCGGTAATATTTCTACAACTTCAGCACCTCTAGATTCATAATGTTGCTTAATGATATCATAAGATGAGTATTTTTCTTGTTTAGAGAAAAAGTTAACTATTGCTTTCTGTAAGGAATAACTATCTTTATTATTAACTGGAAGTCTGGAAGTCTCACAATCTAAGAGAATCATTTCTCTATTTTCGATATCAATCATCATTGCTGCTATCGAATCAGTCTTAGATGTAACGGGAACTGTTAATTCAACCTTTTGCGGATGCCAAGTTTTATCACCTTCCTGTAATTTTTCTCTAGTACAATACCCCAACCATACAGGAAGAGTATCCATTCCTCGACCTTTATAATTGCAAACATCCATCACCACATATTTATATCCATTCTTTTTGCACTTATCTAGATCAACGTCTACATACTCTGCACAATCTCCTGGACGGTTTAACACATCACCAGAATGAACAGCAACATTAGAATTAAGTGAAGTATTCCATCCTATATTGCTAATATCATCCTTAGACTTATATAAGAATGCATGAAGATCTAAGTCTTCATCTCTATCTTTCTGAATCCAATGAACAAAAAACCTAACAATATTTCCAGAGATTTTATATCTTGTTCCTTTGGGGATAGATACATTTTGATTTCTCATACCCTTCGGAATAGGTATTCTCTTAATTTCTGGATCGATATATACAATCTCGTTTACTAAATCTTTCTCAGTAATTCTAGAATCTATGTTGAGAAATATTTTTCTGATAATATTGTCTTTTATAGTTTCCAGGAATCCAGGGTTAATTGGTTTTAATCTCTCTAATTCATGCAAACCCTTTCCAGGAATATTTACTACTCTAGAGGTACTCTCAGACTGATCTCTTTTATCATAGTAGCTAAGAATTTCTAAGAGTGTTTTATTTTTCATCCCTGAAGTATTTATAAAGATATCCATTATATCAGATTCTTTACCTTCTTCAAGAGCTCTTCTTAAGAGAGAATCAAATTTTCTAATAAATTCCCCTGGATGAGTAGAAATAAATTTAGCTATTTCTAGAATATCTTTACCAGTATCATACATATTCTGTACTTGAGAATTAAATGTACGATATTCTTTTGATAAACCCTTACTCTTAAGTTTTACAAAGAAATCAGCACACTCAGGATAATTTACTACATATTCTTTTGGATGTACACGTTCTGATAACAATACCCAATGTCCATAAAAATGTTTTGCATCTCGTATACAGTTTTCTACTCCTTTAGCCTCAATTATTTTTTCTATTCTTCCACAAATTTCTCTACGTTTTGATCTAGGAAGAGTATCTAATTTTCTCCATTCAGGATTATCAGTTTTTTTATTAGACCAAGAGCTAACTTGTATTTTCTTTGGAACATGTGGAAGACTTGGATCAGCTCCCATTAAGTACAAACTATATCTCAGAACATCATTAATCTCGGCAATTTTATATTCCGGCCGATGTCTAGCTACTATACACATCGTTTCTTTAAAAGGTATACGTTCTGGGATGCTAAGTTCTGGATAATTCTCTAAGAACCATGCCAACTCTTCCCTAGTTTCTCCTGTTAGTGAATTTCCGGCCGACATCATTTGCCGAGGAATATCCATAAATTCGGGAGGAGTCATAACCTTAAGTTGTCGATCTGGTTCATCATCAATTATTTCCTTCTCTTCTTTAGTTGTCCAAGGATTATCTCTTAGGAATCCTTCAAGATCACCAGAATAAACTCTTTTTTGATCTAACCACAATTCCGATTTATCCTTAGAAATTACTTGTTCTGGAAATCCTGGATACAAAGGTTTAAACTTTTCCCCAGAATGATACAATTCGTGGATGTATGGAAGTAGATTTGTATGGAGATTTTCCATATCACTAATCGTCATCCTACATATTACTTCGGGAGAAAGAAAATATCTATATCTCTTTAATTCTTGAAGAAGTGAGATTAATACTCTCTTACTCTTTTCCTCCATGTTTCTAGGATCTACTAACTCCTTGCTCTCTACTAATACGCATCCTCTACGAAATGCAATAATTTCCTTGTTTAATTTCATTTCTGCCATATTTTTTGGTTTATAAATTAAATTTTCATCCACTTTTTTGCTCTCTCGAATTGTTTTATGAGATCATCTATCCAAGTACTAGCCGTACAATCTTTCTCAACTAATATCCATGAACTTGGAATGTCTGCTGAGTGATTCATAATAATAGAAAAACTAGTATCTTTTCTATCTTTCCCATCACCATCTAAGAAAAGTATTACCCCAAAAACACTCCCAAAGAAATATATCCTTGGAAGATGAGGTTGTTTTGATAGGTCCAGTTTATCATAATGATTTTTCCATGATCTATCTTTCAAATCATTTTTAATTAATTCATTTATTTCATCCATTTTTCTATTTGTTTATTTTTCTACACTTATAAGAGTTTCTCGCCTTCTACAGTTATGGTCCTATGTTTCTTTTGTAGTTCGTCAAGTAATTTTCTTTTTAGTGTTCCAGGGAGAGGAATTTGTGGAAACAGCAACGTCTCACTTCTATGTTTCCAAAGCCACTCATCTATCTCTTCGAAGGATTGCTCAAAGACTTCAAAAACTGGTTGCTCATCATAAAACCATTCATCTAAGAATTCAACTTTAAAATCATATAGTCTAAGGTGAAGTCTAAGTTCGTCTAATTCTGAACCCTCTCGTGTAGATATTATTTCTCCAAGAGGATTATGAAGACGATATTGATTTTTTCGTTTTTCTAAGTCTCCGGTATATCCAATTTTTACAACCTTCCTTATTCCTTTCCATGCGCCAGATCCAAATAAATATAACATTTTATAATTTACTCCTTTTTCTTCTTACCTTTAATAATTCCAGCAACCCTATCTCCTGCCGCATCCTCTATCTTATTCCGCTGCTTCTTAAGGTTATTTTGATATCCATAGGTTGCACCAAGAATAGCTCCTGCAATCGGAATGGCAGCTGCTGCAATTTCATCATGGGATAAATATGTAAAATCATCAAGTGACCTATGTGTACCATAGGTAGTCAATGTTTCAGCACTTGCCATTCTTGCTTTCTTTGCAGCTTCTTCTACTGTCTGTTTCATAACTTATTCGGATTTGTTTTACAATAATTTTCATTCTCTTTCAGTTTTAAAATATTATTCAAATGTTCGTCTGAAAGCAGATGCTTATTACTAAAATTACCCAACATTATACGAGGTTCAATATTTTCATCTCTCATAAATTTCTGTAGTTCGTATATATGAAAAAGCAAACCTTCACAATCTACTGCGTAGTATTCAACGCCATCGTCATTGTTGGCAGATACTTCATAACCAATCCATCCACCGTTACCCATATAAGTATTTATCTCAATATTACGGCAAAAGCCATAACTGATAAGTAATAGCCTTAGTACATCTTTCCCACTCATACACATTTCGATTTATCAATTTGTCCTATACGCTGTCTTTCAAATCCCTCTATCTGTGCGTCAGTAAGGTTGTTCAGCCATTCATCAGCATACTTTCTGTACTTGGCATGATTGCATTTATAAAACTCCAATCTAAGCCATTCAATAGTTATGTCCTTTTGTTCCATAATCATCTGGTTATAGTAGTTCTTTTATTAAATAAAACCATAAGTATCAAGGCAAAGGCGACTTTCAATAATCGCTTTTTACCAACAATTACAATGTTGTCTTTGGTTATTCCACTATCAGTTGTTATGCTGTACCATTTACTATATGGTGGTAAGCACCTATAAATATGAATTTTAGAAAATGTATATTTCATAATTACCTCCTATGTGTTTTATGGTTCTTGTTCATTCAACATAATTTTATCTCCTTCTCTTTTAAGGCTTATATCAATTGCCATAAATTCAGGAAATTGAGATATATAAACATAAAACTCAGTCTTACGTTTATCCTTTAATTGTTTTTCTGTTGGTGGATTCTTATATTAATCCACACAAGATATTGCTTTAGAAATTAATTTACCTAATTCCATAATTAACACACCTCCTTTCTACTTAATAGTTCATAACCCTTTGTTTGTTTCTTTTTTCCAGTAGTCTCATCTAAAATAGATATATAAATTAATTTAACCTCAAAATAACTTTCTAAATCTTTTGCTTTAGGGGTTTTATCATAATTAATACTAGAATACAAATATCCTAACTTATCTTTTATTCCAGATAATATTAATTTATCCCCTACTTTAAATTCATTATAGATAGTAGCTTCTAATAATTCATCTGAAAAAGTAATTATTCCTAAAGCTTTTTTTATTTTAGTAATATGATAACCCATACCCTTTAATCTTTGAGGACCCAATGTAATATAGTAAGATTTAACCTCATCTGAATCAGATATCTGCCCTAATACTATATCAATAGCGTCTTCAGACAAACCATATTCACAAATAAGTTTTAATTTATCATACATAGTAGTTAAACTAGTATATACCTTTAAAAAATTTGATACCTCCTGATTCACTATATCATCTCTGGTTAACATATTATGTACCGTACTAAACACTGTAAATCTATCTTTATAGTCTATCTGTTGTATTTTAAAAGCTCTAATCTCATTTACTAGTACTAGATTATTAGGAACTGGTTTAAGAATAATATTTCCTTCAGAAGTATGAATCTTATTTACTGCTACATAATCATCCTTATAATTAGAAGCTTTGGCATCTTTCTGATACTTCTTAGCTAATGCAAATTTATCTTTTATAGAAATAGCAATATTATAAGTTCTTAATAAACTTTCTGTCATTTCTTGTTTAGTTTTTATTATTTTCTGAAAATCTTCAGCCTTCATTTCTCTATAATTAGCAGTAGATCTATAATAAAAAGTGGCTGAATTTTTCCAAGGATTATCAAATAATCTTTGCCTTCCTAATATCTGGGGCAAATCTTCTGATATATCTACAGCCAAGGAATCTATATTACTATCACTGAATATAAATGATCTAGCACATAAACTATAAAAGTCAGCTCCAAGATATACAGTTCTTGTACAAAAAGTAAACATTTTAGGTTTTACTCCCTTTAACGGTACTTCACCTATCTTAAAAGACTTACCTAACCTCCTTTGAATTTTCTTTAAATTATCTTCTGTGTATGAACATAAGATATTACATTGCTCTGAGGTAAGATTATTCTTTTTAATGATAGATGTAATATGATTAACACTATTAACATAGAATACAGCCTCATCTGATACTACTTTTGTTGGAATTCCATCTCTCATTACTACTATTTCCTCAAACTCTCCTGAAAGATACTTTTGAATTACTTCAGAAGCTTTTTCACCAACAGATCTCATTACAAAGACATCTAAATCTGGTTGAATAACTCTACTAGGATCCGCAGATCCCCAATCTAATTCATAATATGGGAGATCCTTAAATTCATCTAACATTTCTAAATATTCATCCATCATAGGAGTTGCACTAACAAAGTATGCTGTTGGAGATTGTTTAAGATATTCTAGAAATTTTAATTCAGTATCACTCTTAAATCTAGAATCATGAAGAATACTTTGAAATTCATCTACTATTGTATAAAATGTATAAAATCTATCTAATTTCTCTAGGATATCTTTTACTATTCTATATGAATCATAAGTAACAAGGATTTTACAAGGTAATCCATTAATACTCCTAGATATACAGTATTCCTCTATTTCTCTATATAATCTTTTATAGATATCTGAATTATCTAATGATTCTGAATCAATTGATAAGTCTGCTAAAATATTTTTATCAATCTTAGATAAGTCTTTATCAATATTAGACTCCTTATCCATTTCATTTACGACCAGATAAACATCAAATTCATGTTGATCCTTTTTATTCTTAAGTAGCATCTTTCTGGGACTACATAAAATAATATTTTCATTACTCCTAATACAATATTCAGTAAAACCACATCCAGGTAATTGTTTATTAATAATACATTTACTTGGAAATTTATTAAAATTAAATTCATTCCATTCTGAAATAAATCTAATTCCAGATGGTACTATTATCTTCTCTCTAATCATATTTAAATTATATTTTTATTGTTACAAAATAATATTTAAACTCAATACAGAGTTCAGTTAGTTAAAATTGAAGACTAAGGATACCCTTAACTTCATTAATTAGAATTTGAGGTTAATAGAAGAGCAAAATACAACTTTACTAATACATTTTCACCTACATGTAGTATATAAATTTAATTCGGATAGAAAAGTTGTAGTGGTTCTTCTATAAGAGCGAACATAGTGAGAGACTCACCTCCCGAAGGGAGGAGGTGATGTCGTCTCTTATAGGAGGTTCACGATAAATAGAAAATAATAGATTAATTATTATATATCTATTATATGGAAATGAACCTTAAAAGAGTACCGTCCACCCGCTCCCTGTAAGGGGAGCGAGGACTCTCACTAACGTTCGTACTTTTTAAGAACCATTAAATAATTATATTTTCTATTCAATTCTAACTAATATTTATTTAATTCTTTTTTATTCTCTATATATCTTTTCAGTTTCTTGAAGGCCCGAATGAACATAGTGAATGAAGGATATAGATTCTGGTATCCCTAGTCTTTGAAAAAATATTACAAAAAATATAAAAGATAGGTTTTGACTAATTTTAAAGTCAAATTAAATCCTATCTTTTATATTTTTTATTATATGAAATTTAATCTTTTCTGATAAATATTAAATACAAGATTTGATGCATTATCTAAATATAATTTCTCTAATGACATTTGTTTAAGTTTATTATATGGAGTACCAGATATTTTATTAGAGAATTTATATAATTGTTTTAAATTTATAGTTAATGATCTTTTTAGAAAGAATTCATTAAGTCCAATAAAATTTATAATAATATCTATAAATTCTAATACTTTTTTATTATCTCTTATAAAATTTCCAATAATTGTTTTTGAATAGTTTATTGGAATTTCTACCATAGGTAAATTATTAGTTCTAAAATAGTTTATTATATTATTAGTTATTTTATTAAACAAGTTTATATAAGGAATTGTGTGTTCATCATTACTTCCAAATTCATAATATCTATGAATAATTATTCCATAAACACGCTCTACATAGATATCTCTTGCTTTATCATAGATTATTTTTGCTTTATGATATTTAGAATCTATTTCTACGGCTATTCCTAAATAAGGAAAGAAATAATCTAGTAAAAAGTATCTTGTATTTCTGATACTATCATCCAATCTAACAGAGAAAGAATTTAAAATATTATTCCATAAACTTGTATTCTCAATTATTATTGGAAATTCCTCAATATAATTATAATATCCTTTAATATTGTAATTATTATCAATAAGATTTTTAAAATTAATAGAATAACTACTCTTATCGTTTAAAATTGCTTTTTCACGATTAAATACTACATCTATTAATTTATTATTGATTTTTACTTTTCTTGGAACAAAATACATTCCTATATAAGCTGTATAAAATTTATCTCTTATTACGTAATTTCTAATCAAATTTAAATCCATATTACATATTTGTTATTTATGTCAAAAGGTTAAAAAAAAAACAAAGTAGCAAGGGTCTCTCAACCTCCTACTACCTCTACCTAATATTGCCTTAAAGCCTTGTCCGAATACTCGACCCTTATCTTTATCGACTTCTTATCTGTTAACCATATACAACAAGGTAGCTACTTAGGATCTAGAATATTAGTAAGTAGCAATCTAATATTAATAAGATTCTGCAGTTAATCTTATATCCCTATCATATATAAGAATTTCCCAGTTTCTCAGACGGTTAAAAATAAGTTTTTGCGTTTTCTATAGAGTAAAAACCTTATATATGCAAGAAAAATATTAGAAAAATTTTATAAAGTAAAATTTATGAATTGATTTTAATATTTTTCTTTTTGTTTATCCATTAATTTATATTAAAATCTATTATGAGCAATAAAAAAGAAATTAAGGTAGTAGTACAAATTAAAAAAAGATTTGTCAGTGTTAACTCTCTGTATAAAGCAAGAATTATGTATGTAGGAGGTAGACCAGTCCCCAGTACTTATAAAAATCCGAGAGCAGTAGAAATTGAGAGAGAAATTAGAGATCAACTCAGGGCAATCGATTTTTCTGATTATCTAGAATGGCTCCGAACCACCCCCGGATTCAAACTTCATATTCAATTTATCTTTAAGAAAAATATAACTAACTCTGATACATCCAATTAAAAAGTAGTTGCCTAAATGATACTATGTTGTTTAGGAAAATCTTATTAAAATGCTGGAAAATTACATCACATATATTTTCCGCCCATAATATAAAGGGAGGTTATAAAAAGTGATGGAGAATAAATCAGCAGAAATTATACTAAGATATAATTTTTCAACGACTAAATATAAGACTAAGGGGAAGTTCCTTAGATGATATAGTCTATTTTTATATTAAATATATAGATATTCAGTACTATAAGAATATAGAGGATATTTGGACCAGATTTGTTAAAGAGGATCTGGGTATTGAGAGATATGACGACAATCTTCATGTTGAGATTTCTGCAGTTAAAAGTATTATCCCTAAATCTACTTCAGAATATGCATGTTTATACTTAACTGAATCTACTTTTAACGTAAGACTTGATCAAGAAGACAAACCTAAACGTATTTTCTTGGGAGGTACTTGTGGTGGATCGGCCTGGAGAGACGAGCTTATTCCAGAACTTGATAATCTTGGTCTTGAATATTTTAATCCTGTTGTACCTGATTGGACTCCTGAATGTATTGAAATCGAAAACCAAGAGAAAAACGAACTTTGTAATACACATCTTTATATTATAACCCCGGAGATGAGTGGTGTATATAGTATAGCAGAGATGGTTAATTCGGTATGGGAATGTTTATCGACCGGTACTGGTTTTGTATGGATTGGAATTCTCGAAAGTGAATCTTGGGAACCTCATCAACTCAAATCACTTCAAGCAACTCTCGATCTAATTAACAATATCGCCGATGGAAATAGTAGAATTAGAGCAAAGCTTATAAAAGAATCTAAAGAAATATTAACGTGATGAGAGTAAAAAGAAATAATATTGTAGCAGTAAGAGTTTTTACTGGCAGAGATTTAATTGAAAAACTATACTCTGAAGGTTGGGAAGTAGAACAACGAGAATATGGATTACTTTCTGGAGTAAAAAAGTTATCAAAAGGAGCAATTAATGCTATTAGTGATTTAGGAGATAATTTAATAGTAAAGCCGATTAGTAGGTCGAAAATGGGAAAGAAAATTATCGATAAAACGCAAGATTCTATTGAAGATTCGTTAGATAAAAGAATTAAATTGGATAGAGAGATTAAGGAATTAGATAAATCCATTAAAGATCTATCTTTATCTAATGAAGATTCAGCAAAATCTATCAAAAATAATTTAAAAAATGAAGCTGCTAAAAATAAAGCATATATACTTGAAGATAAAAGCAATACTTCAGGAAAATCTTTTGAAAATGGAACTATTGATATAAGAAATCCAGAAATAAAGAAAGCTGTTAGAAAAAAGCTTAAATTCGATGGTCGAAAAGATATGGAACATTTTAATAATAGTAATGATTTAATTTTATTTAAAGAATCTTCAGGTAATCCAGCTTTAGCTCATGAGATTGGACATGTAATAAATAGAAATTCTAAAGGAAAGGCCGCAAAAATAGATAGAGAGGCTGAAAATATAATAGAAGAATTTCATAAACCAGCAGATTCTCCAGGAGGAAGAGATAATTCTAAAGGTCTGTGGAAATCAGTAGAAAGATTTTTCAAAGGTAAGAAAGTAGTAAATAATGAAAAGAATGCCTCTGAAAATGCTATTAAGCTATTGAAGGAATCTGGAGCAAGTGAGAATGAACTGAAACTTGCAAAAGAGAGTTTAGATAAATCCCTGGAGAGTAGTTACAAAGAAGAACATAAAATGTATTATAAGTCTCCATTTATTAATAAACTTCAATCATTTAGGAAAAATAAGGAGAAATAATCATGTTTGGTTGGAAAAGAAAGAAGGAAAAGGATCTAATGTATCAATCTTTGGAAGAGGAAATTAGATTCATCGGAAAAGATCTTGGAATTTATAACTATGGAGACTATAAGGTAGAAACATCTTATAAAGAAGCTACTGAGTTTGAAGATTTATTAAAGGAAGTTAGACATAAATTTTTCTATCTTGAAGAAAAATATAAAAACTATGAATTAAGTATATCACTTAGATCTTATTCATCCGCTAATCTTGTAGATTTAGATGAAATAGAGAATCGAATTTTGAAAGATCATGAAGCAAGAGATATTTTTCTAGACTATATTGGGAGATATAAAAATAATGAGTTAAAATTAATGGATATAAATTTTAACTTACTATATGATTTATCTATGAGATATGCTTATGATGTATTAAGGGCGTTAAACAGAATTGCAGAATCTGATTCAGATAAACTAATATTGTCAGATTGGGAAGAAAATTTATCTCGTGTTGTAAAAAAACCTTATTATTATTCAAGTAATTATAGTGCAGAGGATCTTATGCCATATCTAGGACCTTACTTCATTGATCAAGAAGCAAGAGATTCGTTATATGAGTTTATTAGATGTAGAAGATAATAATAATGAGTAATTCTAGAAATTATACAATATCTTTAGAGAAAAAATTAGGGATATTTAATCATAAGTTATTTTATTTAAAAGATTATGTAAAAAGACTTGAAAGATTAGTAGAGAATTTAGATAATGTAACTTTTCATACTATTCCGGAAACCGGTAGGGAAGTGGATGAAGTTGTTGAAAAAATTAAAAATGAAAATCTGAATAGAGATATTATATATTCTCATATAATTAATAATGATTTTAACTTCGATCAAGAAACTCTGAATAAGTGTGGTTATAATTTTATTAGAAGTATAGAATATTTAATCGAATTAATTAATGAAAAAGATAATTTATTTCTATGTTGTAATAGAGATAATAAATTTTATACTAATCATTATCTTATAGATAATCTTTCAGATATTATATATAATGAGGAATATCAAAAAGCTTTAAAACTAGAAAATATAGAGCCAAATCTAAATCAATGGACTAAATTTTTATACAGAAATTAGTATGTTTTACGTGTCCCAGAAGCTGTAAGACTCGTACTCAGTCTAGGACATGGAACAGCAGGAGATTTTAAACCAGAAGAATAAATAAAATAGATTATGACAAAAATATTATTAATACCAGCGCATCATAAAACTACTCCAGGAAAAAGAAGTCCTGACGGGATTTTACGAGAGTATTCTTATTCTCGAGAAATTATTAGTGAGATGATAGAAAGATTGGGAGGCTTAGGATATGAAGCTATTAATCCTATACCTGAAACAGAAAAAGAATTATCCCTTAGTGAACAATGTAGAATAATTAATAAAATCTACGATGAATGTTCTGGGGATTGCTTCTGTATTTCGCCTCACTTAAATGCAGCAGGAAATGGTTCTGAATGGATGAATGCTAAAGGATGGAGTGCGTTTATTTATAGAGGAGCTGGACAGAAAACAAAAGAACTTGCTGGATGTTTAACGAAAGCGGCTGAAAAAGAAGGGATTAGAGTGCGTTATGAGTATCCTGGAGTTCCTTATTGGACTAGTGGATTTTATATTTGTAAGAACACTAAACCAAGTACAGTTTTGACAGAAAATCTCTTTCAAGATAACCGCGAAGATGTGGATTTCTTGTTATCAACCGAAGGAAAAGAAGCAATAGTTAATCTTCATGTCCAAGGAATTTTAGATTATATAAGTAAAATAAAAGAACAATGAAATTATATAGTAAAACAGATTACATTGAGTATAAAACAAATCCACAGCCAGGAGATTACTTGGGGAAAATCTTATCTGAATGTTTTGAAAATTTTTTAGAATCAGATAAGGAAGTTAGAGTATCAATCTTAGAAAATATACTTAAATACAAACTAACCCTAGAAGATATGACTGAGGATTATCAAGCATGTTCAGTAGTATTATCTAAAAATTTTGATGAGATAACATATTCTTGGATAGCTGAACAGTTTGGATATACTCTCATCTCAAATCCTAGAAAAATCACAACGCCTGGAACACTTCTTGGATTTGAACTAGATATTGCTCATGGAAATTTACTGCCTGAAGAGAGTTATACTGGGGAATACCTAAGTTGTGCCTATGAATCTTTAAGACGTAGGTTAATTATGAACTCTATAGGATGGGGTTGTACAGTGAGCAAGGAATTAGAGGATGCTAAGAAATGTATGGAAAAGCGAATGAAAGTTTTTGAGAGATATTTTAGTGGGAATATTAAGTTTCCAGTATTTTCTCAACCTTTTATGAACTCTTCTTGGGATCCTGACTTCTATGGATTTTGTTATGGAGATGGAACTTACGGCGAATGGAACTACTCTTGGGCCGGCTTTATCGGGAGAGAATATCATGATTGGACAAGAGAAGATCAGATTTATTTCTCATGTCTCTACGAAGCCACTGATCAATATTTGGAACATCATTTAAATATGCTCCCGACAATGATACGGCCCGAACTTTTATACTTCGCCGATCTAAGTCTCTATTGTGGATGTTCTGGAATATGGGCATTTATGAATAGAGATATTTCTGGAGATGAAAAGAACTCCGAATTAAATAAACTTTACACCAGATTAACAGCTCTAGGAAAAATTGAAGGAGCTGGAATGGAAGTATATAAAGAAATGGCAGAATCTTTAGGAAAACATGCTGCCAATTATTATGACCTAGATGAGATACAGGAAATAATAGGTTATAGAATTTATTTGTAATAATTTAAAAACGTTTTTGATTATGATTAATGATGCATTATTAAGTGGATCTGCCGCAGATGGTGGACCCCAAGCTGGTCTTCCTGTTACGGAAGTAGTTAAAAGTCTTGATATTAAGAAGGATGCTACTATTCCTCAACCTCTTCCGACTGATGAAGAGATTAATATCAAGGAATCAGAAAGTATTAAATTTGTAGTTGGTGAAGAACTCGAAATGAAAGTTGGTGAAGCTAAATTCCTAGAACTTCGTCAAGAACCATTTATTTCAAATCTTCCTTATGTTACTTATGAATCTAGTAATCTTCGAGTAGCTAGATTTATTGAAGATGGCGTTATCTATGCATGTTGCCCTGGTACAATAAAAGTAAGTGCTACTACTAGTGACAACATTAATAATCCATTGGTAGCTACTATGACAATTACTGTTGTAGATCCCAATGCTTAAGAAAAAATAAATGAATAAAACCAAATAAGAAAATAAAAAAAAATAAAACTAAATTTTCTTATTTGGTTTTAAAAAAATCTTAAAAATGGAAGGAATAATTTATAAATATACTAATAAAATAAATAAAAAAGTATATATAGGACAAACAAGATATGAGAAAAGTAGAATATGTAGTCACAAAAATCCAAAAATTTCAGATAATACATTATTTCACAATGCAATAAGAAAATACGGGTGGGAAAATTTTGAATATAAAGTTTTATTCAGAATAAATTGTGATAACGTACAAGACTTAAATATAACTCTCAATTCGAAGGAAAAAGTAGCAATAAAATATTTCAATTCTTGTAATAAAAATTATGGATATAACATGACTTTAGGCGGAGACTCTTTTATCGAAAGTAATCATATAACCCAAGAATTAAGAAATAAAAGAAGTATCATTACAAAAACAAGATTTTCTGTTGAAGAAAATAAAAGCTACCTATATAAACCTGTAGTGCAATTAGATTTAAATGGTAATCTGATTAGAGAATGGAAAAGCTTAAAATTTATTGTTAAGGAATTAGGAATTTCTAAAAGTTCAGTAAGAAGCTGCTGTAATGGTCAATTTTCGTCAGTTCACAATTATATATTCTTATGGAAAAATGATTACGATAAATTTACTGTGAATAACAACTTAATGACTGAAATTTCAGAACGTTTAAAAATAATTGAAAAATATCATATACTACAGCTATCAAAGAATGGAAATACAATAAAAGAGTGGAATAGTATTCCTCAAGCTTCTTCAGAATTAAATATAAGTAAGAAATTAATTAGAGATGCATGTGAAGGAATATCTAATGAAGCTGGAGGTTACTGTTGGAAATGGAAACACAAAAAAGTATCATATTCAAGTAAAAATAAGAAAATAGTACAATTAGATCTAAATGGAAATTTTATAAAAGAATGGGATAATATTAAATCTATTCAAATATATTTTAAAAGTAATACAACAGTTCTAGAAGTATGTCATAATAAAAAACATCATAATACTTCTATGGGATATAGATGGATGTATAAAGAAGATTATGATAAGATTTTAGACAAATCTACAATAGATAAGGATATAAAAACAAAAGTCATAAGGATAGTACAATTAGATTTAAATGGAAATTTTATAAGAGAATGGGATAGTATAAAAGAGGCAAGTAAGGAGACAAATATTAGTGATACAGATATTTCAAAAAATTGTAAAAAATATACTAAAAGAGCTGGTACGTATGTTTGGATGTATGAAAGAGAATATTATAAAATCTCACCTAACAAAGAAAGACTAAATATTAATATAAAAGATAATCGTTTATTTAAAAATAAGAAAATAGTACAATTAGATCTAAATGGAAATTTTATAAAAGAATGGGATAATTGTTCTGTAGCTGAAAAAACACTAACAGAACAAAGCAAAGGAGGAATTAGTTCTTGCTGTACAGGAAGAGTAAAATCGTTTCATGGATATAGGTGGATGTTTAAGGAGGATTGGGAAAATGGCAAAAGAGATTAACTATTTTGAAACTTATACTTTTGGAGATTTTCCATATTATCAACCTTATCCAGTATATTCTGTATCTGAATCTGGAAAAATTTACAATATTAAATCAATAATTCAACCTTCACTTACTAGTAAAAAGAAATTTACTAGAAATAAGCAATTAAAAGGGAAAAGAAGTACTCAAGCTAGAATTATGGATGCTCTTATCAATATTGGATATTTTGAACCATTAATAATAATTCCTGAATTTCCAGTAATAATACAAAATTCATTAAGATTACCCAAACAAGAAGGAGGTTTATATTATTTAGATTATTTTTTCCCACAATTATCTTGGTGTGTTGAACTAGATTCTTCGCTTCATGATCCGGAGAAAGATGAGATTAGAGATCAATATTTGGAAAGATTAGGAATACATACATTTAGAATTTTAAATTTTGAAAAAGCTTCCGTTCAAAAAACAAGATTTAGAGAATTTACCGCTCTACTTCGTTCATTATCTCCCTCAGAAACTCCTAAAGTATTTGATTTTATGGGAAATATTAGATCAGTAAAAGGTAACATCGGAAGTAATATAAATTCTGGACTATGGAAATGCACTTAAGAGACACTGAGAATCTTATTATTGATAGTATATAATAAAATAGAAACTTTATTAAATTAACAGATCATGAAAATTCAAAGAGGAGTAAACCCAGAAAGTAGAATGATACAAATTACAGTTACTACACCATTATTAGCTGAATATTATAACAATTTTAGTGGTATGATTCGGAATAATAGTAGTAGTATTTCTGAGGGGGTTAATGTTGAAAGAGTAAACACCGATTCAGCTATGGTATCTTTTCCACTTCCATCAGATTCTCAAATGATAAATCATGGAGATAAAGCATTAGTTTCTATGCCTCCAGAGGTTGTAGATAAATTAAATGATGTAATAAATAAGTTTGTTAATTGTGGACTTCGGAAAACATTAAAAACAGTAGAATTCCTTCCACTTAACAACTATGAATTATCAGGACTTCAGGAAGATATTAAATCTGCAATAGAGAATAAACGAAACTTTTGCATTCTCAGAGATTATAAAGAGTATCAAAAAATGTCGGAGGAGAGAAAGTATCAATTTACCCAAAAACTAATCAAATACGGTACCTCAGAATATGCAGATGTAGCTCTTCTAATTAATTCTGGAAAAATGGATGAACTTAGAAGATGGTTAGATCCGCAGTTGAGTTATTGTGAATGGATTTAAATGATTATTAACTCTATAGTGTTTCCTCCAGGTTTTATATCAGAGGAACACTTTTTTATTTAATGATTTATTATAATATATGGAACAAATTAGTAATAATGTAATGGTACTGAATGTAGGAGATCAGATTCCTCCAGGTACCGAGGATGCACTAAAAATACTATTGTTAGGTAGTATTGACTTAGGTCCTACAGGCGAGATGAATTGGCAGTCCAAATTTGTAGCTGGATTAGCTAATGCAGTAGATCCACAAAAAGGATTAATGAATCTATTTACAAAATATAATTACATAATTCTTAATAACTGGTATTCCCCACAAAACAAAGAAGCTAGTATTTTTAATCAAGAAATGGCTAATAAGTTTCAGTGGGAAAGAATGGCAATGGCTGCTGCAGACTGCATCTTTATAAACTTCTTGGGGAGATCTCAGAGTCCTATTCCTCTTTATCAGTTGGGATATTTAAATAATTCATCTAAACTTATCGTAAGATGTCCAGAGAATTATAAATACTATTCTTTAGTTAGAATGGCTTGTGATGCTAGTTCAGTTCCTCTAGTTGGTAGTAAGATGGGAACTGTAAATCAAATTCTTAGTCTTATGTTTAGTTTTATCCCTAAATTTCAAGAAGTAGGAAAAAATACATTACCAGAATAAAAAAAATGAAAACACTTATTATTTTAAAGGGATTAGCAAAAAGTGAAAAGCTTGAATGGGTTAAATCTCAAGGTCTAGAAAATTTCTTTCTAGATTATTCTATTTTCAAGAGATTATATAGTATGCCTGAGTTAGATCGAGATAAAACAACTGATATCTTGGGAAGAACGAATATTAATCTCATCTTTAAGTCATGGTTTGAAGCAATTAATAATAAGCTCGAATCTGGATGTCTAGTTGTTATCGATTATGATCAGGAGAAAACAAAGATTTTGGAAGATATGGGTATGATTTATGGTTATACTTGTTTCTATAAAATCTTTAATATCCCTCACGACTATACATCGAATCCAGAAAAGTATAGTCCGGTAGGATTTAAAAGAAAAACAAAAGAGGAATTAGAAGCAGAAGTTATTACATTTTTAAATCTTCAGCTTGGATATACAAAGAAAATTGGAGGATACTCTGATGTTATGGATTACTGGAAGAAGAAAGAAGTAATTCTAGATATTCCAAGAAAAGAGACGATGTATTTTTTCTCTGATCTTCATTCCAATTATTCTCTCTATCAAAAAATTAATCTCTCTCCTGGAACAATAAGAGTACACTTGGGAGATTATATTGATGGTCCAGAGGAAGGTGGATCTAGGAAACTTATAGAAATGATCTTTAAGAATGCATCACACTATAATATTTTCTTAGAAGGAAATCATGAACGTAGACTTAGAAAATTCTTGTTCTGGAGATGGGCTGCAAGTAGTAATTCAGGTGGAAGTAGGGCTATTATTGCTGAGATGCTTTATAATTCACTTCCAACAGACTTTTTAACAACAACAGCTGATGAATTTAGATCTTTAACTCCAGGAGAAGCATTGACATGGTTGAAGAGATTAAATGATATCTTAAGAACCCATATAATTATTAAAAAAGACGATACTGTTTTTTATTGTACACATGCTGGAATTAAATATCTTGAACAACTTAGTCCTAAATTTATAGGAAATGTTATCTATGGAAATCGAGATATGGATGTTTATGATAAATGTTTCTCAAAAAATATATGGAAACCTACAGGAAGGTGGTCAATTCATGCTCACTGTAAGTATCCAGATGGCGTTGATTTCCTTAAATATGATGGAGTAGTTAATCTAGATCCATCATGCGAAAAAGAAATAGTTTATATGGAAAATAACATTAAAAATTTTTTACCATGCATCGTACAGTAACATTAACAGTAAAAAGTAAAGACTTAGGAAAAGTATTAAGTTCTTTAGAGATGAGTAAAGATTTCGAAGAGAATACTACGTTAACTCTTAGTATTGATATTGAAGATACAAAGAAAAATTATCAAGTTCTTTGTGGATCTCCTGAAGTTTTGGAATGGGACTTTATTGAGGAAGATAAATCAGAGGATGATGAAGTCGTACAGGAAACAAAAGATAATTACAAAAAGTCAGTAAATCCTGTAACTGATATAGAAGAAGCGATAAAAACTGTTAAGGAGAGTCTTAATAAGGAAAAGTCTTTATGGCCTGATAATATATATTCAGTTGCCGTAAATACAGGAAAAACTCTTGGGTATCTTGAAGAATATATTAAAACTTATGACGACATAATTGAATTTATCTTAATATCTTGGAGATTATCAAAAAAATTTCCCAAGTATTCAGTAGATTTTGTTCAAGAATATATCCTCCCAGCAATTATCCAAAATCAAACAGATATTTCAGAAGTATCAAGCTTAGATCGAAAAATTCCTCTCCTAATTACATCTTATTATTCTGGAGTTAAAACAACAAAAGAAGTACTTAAAGATGTGATTAGAAAAGTTCAAGAATCATGGGAGATTATGAAAGAAACTGAAGATGTAGTTTCTTTAGTTACATTATTGTTTAGTGGTAAAAAATAGTAATGTCATGACGGAAGAAATACTTAAAGATATAAAAACTAGTTTAGGTTTAGATGATGTTGATGAAGCTATTCCTTATATCAATCAATGTATTCAAGCTAGAGATAGGATTTTATCAGACGAATATTCTGATTTTAAACCAGGAAGCTTAGTTCTTGATACTAGAGATAATGAAATTGGTTTTGTAATTGGACCAATCAATATGTATGGAGATATTAATACGGATAGTTTTGTTAAATTATCACACAATGCTAAAGTAAGTAAAGAAAATACTACAATGTTAGTAGTAACTCGAGTAATTGGAGGTTTAGAGAATGAAAGGCGTTCTAATTTTAGAGTTAGATACGTTAAACGAAATTACCTAACACCATTAAAGATAGAGGAGAATAATCTCAACTATTCAACTAATAGTGTATCAGATCTTGATACTTTTTGTGGAAGTCAGTGTATTATGGAATGTACATCTGAGTGTAAATTATATAAATATAGAAGGAAAAAGTAATTAAAAAACAATGAATACTAGGAGGGAAACCTCTTAGTATTTTTTATCAAAGAATTATGAGTAAAAAATGGTTACATGGAGCTATACCTGCTCTACTAATTCATGGCTGTATAGGAACTGTTTATTGTTGGTCCTTGTTGTATGATTATATAAAAGAATCTATTACTGGTAATTGTACTTGGGCATTTTCCTTAGCCATATTTTTCTTAGGGATTTCTGCAGCTTTTTTCGGTCCCTTAGTAGAAAAGAATGTAAAGAAAGCTGCAACTATAAGTTCTATCCTCTTTGGTTCGGGAATGATCTTATCTGGAGTAGCATGTTATATAAATTCTATGCCACTTCTTTATCTTAGTTATGGAGCAATTATGGGTACTGGAGTTGGAATTGGATATATCACTCCAGTAAAAACTCTAATGATGTGGTTCAAGAATAATAAAGGTCTTGCTACTGGACTTGCTATTATGGGATTTGGATTAGCGAAAGTAATAGCAACACCTCTTCTTAATTGGAGTATAGAAAGATGTGGAATATACTGTACTTTCTTCTCTTTTGGGGTTTGGTATACTTTGATTATGTTACTTGCTGCAATACTTCTTAAAAAACCAATAGAAGAAGGAAAAATAGAGAATACATCAAGACCCAAATTTAAATCACTTAAGGAATGGTTTGATAGGAAAAAACAACTCCTAAATCTACCAGCAATTACTACTATATGGTTGATTTTTTATTTAAATATCTCTTCTGGATTAGCAATTATAAGTTATGAGAAATATTACTATGAAACAGCTGGAATTGGAATAGTTCTAGGATTAGTATTTTCAGCTATTTTTAATTCTCTAGGTCGTTTTGGAGTTGCTTGGTGGTCTGATTATTTTAAAAATCGTGGAAAACTTTTTGGAATAATCTTAACATTCTCTGTTCTTTCGGGGATTACAGCTTTTATGGCTCCAGGTTTTATTCCGGTAGCTGTACTTTTATGTAATGCTGGGTATGGGGCAATGTTTTCAATAATGCCTTCTGTTCTAGCTGATAGGTATGGAATGAAAGACGTATCTGAGATTCATGGATTAATACTTAGTGCTTGGGCTTTTGCTGGTCTTTCTGGAAATCAGTTTGCTAATCTTTTAGTAGGTATTCCAGAGAGTTCATATAAAACATTAATTCTTGGAAGTGTTGGGTTATACTGTATTGCTCTATCTTTAAGTGCTAAATTGTGGAATAAAGACTAAAAACCTTATATATGATATAATAAATAAGAAGTTATGAAAAGTAATAGAGCGTTTGAAATTTTATCTACATTAAGTTATGAACCGTGTTATTGTGAAGTAGATGAATCTATAATTGATTATAGTAATGCAGTTAGAGCAGTAGAAGAGGCTGAAAATGAAGTAATAGATCTGCTTAAGGAAAGTATATTAGCGAAATTTCAAAATGGGTCTACAAAAGATACTATAAAGATTATACTTGAAGAAACTATAAAAGAGTTTAAGGATGAAAAGTAAAGAAGGAGATAAATATTTAGGAAAACACCTGAATAGTATAAATGACTTATTAGAAGAAGGTCATGATCCGAAAGTTAGAGATCTGGTAGTTTATGAAGATGCAAAAATACTATCTGATATTTCTTATTTTGAGGGTTATGATGCTGGGGTGTCGGATGAAAGAAATAAGGAAGATTATGAAGTATGGATGGTCGAGTTATTCAAGAAAATCGCTGTAGATGGATTACCAAAAGAATATAAAGGCGGCCATTCTAAGATATGTGTTTGTTTTGTTCCGGCCGTTAATGGAGAACTTGACAGATATGTTATTGGATACTATAATTATAAAAAGAAAGGTTGGATGACTTGTTTATGTGAAGGATGTCAAGAATGTTTCCGGCCGACTCATTATCTAGAACTTCCGGCCGCTCATAAAATCAGAAAAGAATATGATGTAACTGGGCAAACTAGATCAACAAATTCATTTCCTGAAGTTCCTGATGGTGTATATCAAGGAAAATTCGGTGGACATGTTGGAATGATAGAGTATTTAGGAAAGGTCTATAACTTCACATTCTTAAAAGGTATCGTTCAAGAAAATATTCCAAAAACAATAACAGTAATAGATGGATATGGATGGACTCTACTAAAAGATGGACCGATTGTACCAACCGTTTGAAACTATAACAAATTAAAAATAAAAAATTATGAAGAAAGAAAAATCAGAAGAAAAAGAAACATTAGAAGTTAACAAATTAATAACTAAGAAAGAAAAAATCAAGGATAATATTGTAGATATTATCGATATTGATGACGAAGAGACAGAGGAGTTTAAATTCTCTGGTGGAAAATTGGTAATAGATGACTCACTGAATGTAATTGGAAAGTGGGAATCTAAGAATTATACATCATTAGGAGATGGTGTTTATATGGGGTTTGTAAATAGCGGAGAACATGAAATAACGCTAATGGAAAGTAAGAAAAAGCACTCCAACATATTTGATTTTGGATTAGAGAATGGATATATCGCTATAAATAGAACTACACTCAAAGTAATCGTAAAGAATAAAAAAGGTTATATCGACTGTAGACATCTAACTCTAATCTGTGATTACCTGAAAAAATCTATCAATTCCAAAGAAAAAGAAATTAAATCTTTGGAAAATAGTATATCAAGAATTGAGTCACATCAAGCAACATTTTCTAGTGAAGAATCTAGGGGAACAGTATTAAAATCTCAGAAAGAGATATTATGTGAGCTCAATGAAAAATTACCCTCACAAAAGAAATTATATGAGGAACTTTCAATGAAGAGAGCCAAATTACTGCAAGAAGTTCAAGAAGAATATGAAAATTGCTTGAAATCTTCTAGTGAAATGGAAAAAGTCATGGAAGAACGGAAAAAATCTTATGATGCAGAGTTAGTTAAGTGTTATGGAAAAGAACATCCTACATCAGAAGATAAGAAAAATAAACACAAATCAGAAGAACTCGCCCTTCTCGAAAAATTATTGAAAGAAGGAAGAAAAACGATAGCTCTTATTAATTATAGAATTCCTAACTATGAAGATATGTTAGAAATTCTTAGCGGTAAGTCTATTAAAAGAAAATCAAAAAGAAAGGACGACGATGATTAAACTACTAAGATTACACAAGTTAATTTGGGGAATTCTAGTTATTATAGGAATTCTTCTTGAGATGGTAATTGTAGTACCAATCGTGTTTTTAGTGTTTATTTATAATTTTAGATTTAATCCAAGAAAAGTATGGGAAGCAATACATAGCGCAGACCTAGATTTTCAGAATAATTGGGGAGGTTATGCCTATCGTGATCATACTCCTTGGGATACGTTCAAAAGAAGATATAAATATACATTTAATCATATAGAGAACGAATCTAAAAGACAATAAAAAAGATAAAGTAGTAAGACATCAAAGCTTACTACTTTTATTTTCTATGTAAAAAAAGGGAATCTCAGAAACCCCGAAATTCTTATTAATGTATGAAAAAGAATTTTAAAGAAAAAGATGATTTTATATTTTTAAATAAAGAACGAGTTCGGCTTACAATGTTAGTTACTACTAATTATTATATGGAATGCAAGCTTAATACTGCATTGATCTCCGAACTTTAAATTTAAATACGTGGCGGCTTATGTTATTAGTTACTACTAAATTATAGATTTGTAAACTATGCGATTTACTGTAACGATCACCGCCACGTAATTTAAAAAATATAAATAATTCTAAACTACAAGAGAAATCCTGTAGTTTTATTTTTTTTCTTCTCTAATACAAACAAAAAAAGAACCTAGATTTTACTCTAAGTTCTTTATTATTTTTTTCTATTTATCTACAGGAGGGAAGTCATCAATAACTTCTTCATTATCAATTAAACCTGCCTCTTTGTAGCAATTTCTTTTATTCTCTTTCATCCAGGCTACTAAACATCCTATTAAACCGAGAATAATTGCGATAAATCCTAATATCTTTTTCATAGTTTTCTTATTTATTTTTCATATATAAGATTTTAAGCGGATTCTGTATTATTTTTATCGATATATCTTTTTATTTCTGTTATTAAGTCTTCTTCGGTTGAAATTATTGGTGCAAAATAACTATCTAACATTTCTTCGATAGTTGAAAAATACTTTGTTAAATTCCTACCTTCTCTTTTTAATGTTTTAGGAATTACAAAATAAATTATATTAATTCCATGTTCTTTACATAAATTATACTTCGTTAAGTCTCGTTGTCTATGATCTTTAAATCCTTTTTCTCCTCCTATATGATCTACAGGAATAAAGTGTTGTACTCCATGACCTTCTATTGCTAAGTTTAATTCTGGAATATAAAAATCTAACTCTAATTTTTTCTTATAAACTAACCAATCTAATGTATGACATCTTGGAATAAATTCTATTCCCAAAGATTCTAAAATTTTTCTAATAATAGTTTCTATGGCAGATTCTTTTCGTTCTGGATAAACTAATTTCGTTAAATACCCTTCATTACTAGCTTTGTGATACTCCTGTGGAAAATTAATTAAAAATTCAGTAGGACTTTGAATATTGTTATTATCTATAAACTCTTGCATTTCTTCAGAAGTTTTGTACTTGTCACCCCAATTAGCAACACTTGCTTTATATCTTAATTGCGTTCTAATTCCTAAAGTCTTTGCTCTTCCATAAATTTTTGGATAAGTTCTTTCAAAAGACTTGGCAGAATATATTTCTGGATGTGTATCAATAAATTCTTGAATATCTTCTACTGTATTAAATTCATCCACCAAACTATAAAGTATTCTATTTGGATATATTACCTTACTTCTTAATCCTAGTTTAGATAATTTAGCATACCCACTTAAAAATCGATTACTAAAATCTTTTGGATTTTGAATATTATTATCATCTATAAATTTTTGAGCTGACTCTAAATTATATATAGAATCCCAGTTATCTATATTAGTATGTAATCTATTAGGATATACTACAGATCCAGCAAATTTATTTTTTAATAATTTTCGATAAATTCCACTAAATCTTTTCTTAAAATCAGTAGGATTCTGTATTTCATTATTATCTATAAATTTTTGATAATAATCAACAAATTCTTCTGGATTTGTTCTTTCTGGAAATATTAATTTAGAAATAATTCTTAAATTACTTGCCTTGTTATGTATAATTGGATAGTTAATTTTTAAATCAGAGGATGATATAATTTGATTATCTTCAATGAATTTATTAATCCTTTCTAGAGAATTTACATCTCTATATAATAAACTAGTTCTTCTATTCGGATAATTTACTTTATCGGCAAACTTCTTTCTAACTAAACGATTATAAATACTTGGATATCCTTTTTTAAAATCTAATGGTCTAGTAATTTTATTTTTATCTATAAACTGTTGAAAATCCTCAACAGTATTAAAGTCTTTTAAATCTAACGAATTACTATTATTCATTCCCGATTCAACGACAGACTTTTCTTCGCTTTGAGATTTAGGTAAGTTATTCATTTTTATTATATTTTTTTTTACTATTCATCTTAGACATCACAAGAAGGGAATTTCGGAGATAATAAAGTTTCCGGATCTCTATTATTTCCTACTTTTCCCTAAATCTAAAATGAATAACTAACAATAAAAGAAACACTAGATTAACTTATAATTTTATATAAATTTTTCTAATGTTCTTTCATGTATTAGGGTTTAACTTTCTTTGAGAAGCAAAAGAAAGACTTAGGATATTTCACCTAAGTCTTATATTATTTTTTACTTATTTACTTTTTCTTTCTCGATATCTAATTCCATCATTACAGAATCAGATACAATTATCTCAGAATTATTCCCTAAATCAAGATTAATGATATTTCCTGAAATTTCTCCATTTACCATTGCAAGAGCTAACTTATCCTCTACATATTTTGAAATATTTTTTGATAAATCTCGAGCTCCATACTTAGTATCTACTTGATCAATGATAAATTCTTTTAACTTCTCAGATATATTAAGTTTATATCCTTTTTTAGATAAACGATCGTTAAGTTTTTTAATTTCAAGATCAAATATCTTCATCATTTCAGGTCTTCCAAGTTCATTGAATATTACTATATTGCTAAGTCGTCCAATGAATTCAGGTCTAAAGAATTTTTCCATAGCTTTCATTACTATAGATCTATTACCTTTATTTTTTTCATCTTGACTTTGTTTATTGAATCCAAGTCCATTTCCTTTTTCAGATAACTGCTTACTTCCAATATTCGAACTTAGGAGGATAATGCAGTTCTTAAAACTTACCTCAAGGCCATTACTTAAATTGGCTCTACCTGTATCCAAAATTCCTAATAGTAAATCATAAACATCTTTGTGAGCCTTTTCAATCTCATCAAATACTACTACCATATTAGGATTAGTTCTTACTTTTTCAAAAACTGCTGTATCTGAATCAGACCCTACATATCCTGGGGCACTTCCAAGTAATCGGGATATAGAATAACTTTCAGTATATTCTCCCATATTAATAAGTAGTAGATTTTTTTCAACACTTTCAAAGAAAAGTTCTGCTATCTTCTTGGATATCAGTGTCTTACCTGAGCCTGTAGGCCCTACAAGAAATGCTGTACAAATAGGTTTATTTGGATCTTGTATATCGAGGATAGACTTTTGAATTGCAGTAACCATAGTATCAACTGCATCCTGCTGTCCAATAACCTCTTTTTCCAAAACTTTTTTCATATTTCTGATCTTAGTTGCTTCAGAATCCTTCATTTTATTTACTGGAACGTTAGAGATCTTAGAAACTACCATCAGAACATTATCTTCAGTTACTTCAGGCCATCTAGTAGAATCATTAATTTCACAATCAATTTTAGATTTTTCTTTTCTAAGTTCCTCTTTTAATAATATTTCAGTATCTCTTCTTTTCTGAGCTTCGTCAAAATCTTGTTTTTCTACTAGTTCAATTTTCTCTTTAACAACATTATCAATTGCCTTTTCAAGATTATCAATAGAACTAGTATCAACATTTTTCCTAAGTTTTGTTGCACTTGCTGCAATATCAATACAATCTATTGCTTTATCAGGAAAATGTCTATCATAAATATATCTTCCACTAAGCTCTACACAAAGTTTTAAAATATCATCTGTATATTTCACTTTATGATATTCCTCATATCTTCCTTTAAGTGTTTTCAATATTTCTAGAGTTTCTTCTTTATTAGGTTCATCTACTGTAACCGTCTGAAATCTTCTTTTAAGAGCACTATCCTTTTCAATATATTTCTTAAATTCCCTAGTTGTTGTAGACCCAAGACACCTAAATTTTCCTCTAGCTAATGGACCCTTAAGGATATTTGCACCATCTCCTTTACCATCATTTGAACCATTTCCTACAAGATTATGTATTTCATCAATATAGATAATTATTTCTGGATTATTTTCTACTTCTTTAATTATAGCATCTAAACGCTCTTCATATTGCATTATGTTAACTATATGAAAATATTTCTCATATAGATCAGTATATGATTTCAAGTTTATAAATATCTAAACTTGGCAAGTCTTTATACGTTACACTAAAGAATTATTATCTTTAGCTCGGCATTAAATTACTCAACTAAAAGCGTAAGTAGTTAAGGTTATTCGCCGAATTTACTAGCTTATAATTTAGAAAATCACTTTCCTAAACGGCCATTTTGTAATCACAACCTCTGAATTGGCAACCAGCCACTAAAGCGTTTAAATCTAACGAGAAGATCCTTTTATCTATCAATTCTCTAGGAACTTCTTTATTTACTATTTTCTGACACAATCCTTCAATAATCGCGGTCTTTCCACAACCAGCTTCAGCTAATAATATCCCGTTATTTTTCTTTCTACATGATAGAATCTCAATAATCTGTGAAATTTCCTTATCTCTACCTACAATTGGATCATATTCTCCATTTTTTGCAGCTAAAGTCATATCTGTAGAAAATTTATCAAGGAAAGGGGTTCTAGAATTTGGATCTAGGTTTTCGGGCTCATTACTTCCTTGTCCAGCCATTTCAAATTCTCGATCTTCCTCTTCGCGACGTTTTTCAGAGTCTTCGTCGCCTTGGTTATAATCGAGAGTTTTTTCTTTAAGTTCGCCGCCGTTATTTTCCTCACAATTATCTTCTTGGTCTTTTATTCCAAGTTTCGTATCGAAGTCATTTATCTTCCAAAATAAACTCGTGAGGTCTCTTGCATCGGCGTCTAATTCATTTACAAGATACTTAGCAATCTTACTGAACTCTGCTTCTGGGAGTGAACACATAAGGAAAGCTAGTGTATCAATATCATCAGTCATCTCAGATTTTAAATTTATATCTGTCAGTTTATCCAAGATATAATTAACGGCCGGAGACAAGACAATCGAATCAGCGCCAGTATACAATTCAGAAGGCGCTGTGAATTTATTGTCTTCTCTAATTTCGGCCATTACATCCATTACAAACTCTCTAAGATCTTCTTCTGTACTAGGTTTTCCGATAAACAGATCTTTTAGGTAATCTCTTAGTTCTGGAATATCACCTTCATTATCTAGATAAGTTATAACTATCTGAGAAACTATATGATCTAGTGATATTTCTTTTCCCATAAACGAAACTACTTCTTCATGAGCTCTCTCGAAAAACTTTTTTAACTCTTGGGATAATTCAAATTTTGATGAATCTTTCATTTTTCTATTTGTTTAATTTTTATTATGTTTATCATCACATTATTAAGGAAATCATCGGTAAATTTTATATCTATTTTTTGCTTCAGAGATATAATCATTAATATCTTCTTGAGTAATAGTTATATCTTTTATGTTTTTAAATTTGTTAGCCCAATCACTACACCAACTTCTCCAACTAGTATCACCTTCAAGTTCTTTTATGTACTCAAGAATTTCTCCTTCTCCTTTAATATTTCTTTTTGGGACCCACCCCAAACAATTCTCGAAGGATTCATTTCGATCATGTATTGATTTTACTTTTATCGAAATTTTCTTTTTCTTCTTCAACCACTTAAAGAAATCTTTTATAGGATTTGGATACATTAACTTCGGAAACTTATAAATCTCATAATCTTCAGTTACAACTATATAAATCCTTGATTCTTTTCCTAAGGTCGGTGTTTTAAGAAATGGAAGATCGACTCGTTTGGCATCTATATAAACCTTAGTATTCCACCATCTAAAAGTATCTGGTTTATTTGTATCTTTTACTTGATATAACATAAAATCTCCAGAAATATCAATAACACTTACAGCTAAACCTGTTTTTCCAGTAGAATCATCTATGACTACTTGAGAATTTCCTTCTTCAAAGAGATCCATAACTTGAGATGCACCATGTTCTACTATATAAAGTGTTTTCCCTGTTAGATTATCAATAGTTTCTAAGTCTTTCTTATCTCCTTCTGAAAGTTCTACAAACATATACCCATCTTTACGCGTTACAGATCTAGTTCCAGTAATTCGGTCTAATTTTGTTTTCTTTACTAATTCTTCTGGTTTCATATTAAATTATTCTCGGTTCATTAATAATTCCTTTATCAATTAGATAGTTTCGATAGAGAAGATTTATAACAAATTCAGGTGATTTACAACAAAATTCTCTATCTACTACCTTTAGATTTTTCAATAGTTCAAATAAAGAAACTTCAGGTAAATATTCTTTCCTACAACAAATGCTATTATTTCTATTTACAATATCTAATCTTGAATCTGTATAAATTAATTTTTTCTCTCGATTTAGTATATTTATTATTTTTCTATTAGAAAGTTTTTTACAGATATACCCTTCTGTAACAAAATATAAAAATACCTCAGATAAAGAAGCTAGACGTACATCCTTTTCTAATTGAATTCCTTCAAAAAATTTTAACACATAAGTTTTATCAAAAAGATTTTTATAATTATTCCTAGATAAAATATATCTTGAGTGTAAAAATGGAAAAGTATATAATAAATCTTCTTTATTTGAAGAAGAAATTTCTAAGTAAGTGTATTTTGCTCCTTTAAAATTTATATAACTTAATAACATACTTACTTTCCCCATTTTAAATTTATTTTTGGTTCTCCAGTAATTTTTCCAGTATCTATAAGATAATTTCGAAAGATTATAGTTTTTAGAAATCCTGTTACAGTTTTAAATTTCTTTTCAGGGATAGGAACCACAGAAGTCAGAATATCCTTTCTAGTAAATGAGTTTAATTCGTACTCCCTGATTAATCGGGTTCCTGGTTGTTTATTCAACGATTCTACTTCCATTATAAATGAAAGTTGTATCATTGGATCTTTATAAAGTCTTTTTGACATAGAATTAAGATTTGAAATTTTTGGACGGTCAATTGAGGATGCTAAAACTAATCCTACTTTAGAGAAATCCATTAATTGTATTGGTCTTTCTTTTTCGAATTTTTCTAAGTATGGTTTTAATTTTACTTCGTCCTGTACAATTTCAAAACTAAATCCAGGTTCTGCAAACACTTCGAATCTACCATAATCTACATAAGGTATTGTAATTTTTTCTGTAGAATTTGATTCTGTAAGTACTGTATAATATACTGTGAATACATTTTGTATAACACATTGATAAACTTTTACATCCATTCTTCTATAGTATTATCGTTCCACTTCACCCTAGCATATACATCTGGGGCATTATCTAATCTCAATTCTAAGTTTTTAAAATCTTCTCTGAATTCTTGAGGTAGTTCGAATACTTTATTTATTACTTCTTTCATGATTTCTCGTGCCCTTAACTGTCTAGCTTTCTTTCTCCATACTCTAGGACAAAATACAGCTGGAATATATATAAAGTGATCAGAAGCGGTGGATATATCTGTTATAACCACTTCAGATGGATCTACCTCAAGTTTTTCATACTCAGGAGTGTTCCAATATCCATATTCACTTTTCTTTGGTTCTTTAGAAAAACATAAATACTTATCTCCTTCTTTAACAAACCATAAACACTCACCGCTAAATTCCTCTTTATACTTCTCTAATAAATCGGCCGGCGTAGATAGTCTCGGATCTTCATCAAAATAATCTTGAAGAATTTGTTTTATTTCTCCAATTATTTTTCCAGAGGCTAATCTAAATTCTGTCATTATACATTCTCCTGTAATTGGAACTGTAAAATTCGTAGTAGGTTGGAGATTTTTTATTCTTTCTACCTCAGAGAGAAATGATTCAGTTTGACCAGGCATATTCCAACAAGGTCGATGATTCATATTATCAGCTTCAATTAACTTCATCTCATCTATCAAGTTATCTCCTAGAAGTCTGATAAGTTGACGAGTTTTCTTTGGTTTTCCTGTATATAGTCCTCGAGAATAATCATAGAGTTGTTTAATACACATATGATTCTCAACTAGGAAAACAACTTTATCAATTACTTCTCCTGGGTATTTAAGATTAATCAGGATTTCTCTTGTTTCTTTTGCTGACTCTTTATCATGTTCGTGAAATGAAAATGATCCATCTTCTTTTACTTGATAACATATTGGCTTAGAAACATCATGAAAAAGAGCTGCTAATCTAAGTTCAAGATCCGCTCCACCTTGAATTACATGATCTAATACAGCAAGAGAATGTTCACCCCAAGTCTTATCATGATATTTATTATTCTGTACGAAACCAATATTTAATTGAAAAATCTTAGAAATTCTCCACATAAGACATCTTCCAATTAGTTCTCGAATTCCCCATACTGCATTTTTTGACATTAAAATCTTAGTAAACTCATCTCTAATCCTTTCCATACTAAGAGATGAATATTCTGGAATATTATCAATCTTAGAGTATGTTTCCTCAAAAATAGTGAACATCTTAGTACAAGCAAATCTGATTGCTCTTAACATTCTAAGAGGATCATCTTTAAAAGTCTGTTCAGGATCAAGAGGCGTTCTTAAGATTCTATTCTTACAATCATCTAAACCTTTTCCTGTTGGATCTAATACCTCTCCAGTTAATAGGTTTTTATATAATGCATTACAACAAAAATCACGTCTAAAAGCATCCTCTGTGATATTAGTTTGTTGTACTGTATCTGGTTTTCTCGGTCCTTGATTATAAGTTTCAACTCTAGGTACAACACACTCTATATCTATCTTTTCATTGGCTCCTATGTCTAATGAAAATTTCCCAGTTTTAAATCTATTATAAGTAACGAAACCAGAACATTCAGGCTTTGTTTTTAGGAAATCTATAAAGAGATCTGTTCCTTCTGGATAATCAATACAAAGATCTATATCTTTTGGAGTTTTTCCTAAAACTAAATCCCTAACACATCCACCAACTAGATAGATTTTTTCTTTAAATTTACAATCTTGAACTACTTCTTTTAATAATTCGACTGCTTTTTCGTAATCAATTTTCTTCATAATTGTTTATTGTTTTTATCACATATAAGGAAAATAAACTACCCTGGAAGATTTATTTTCTCCAAGGTAGTAATATTTTATTGTTGTTCAGCTTTCTTATACACTCTTATAATAGTTGCTAAATTAAGAATTACTATAAATCCAGATATAATTATAGTAATTAAATTCATAAAAGGTATTTGAATAAAATTATAAGAATCTAATTCAATATGATTCCAATAATCTTTTTGATACCCATCAAGTAAGCAATCTGAATAATTTTCTATGTCTAACTTTGTTCCAGGCTTAAGAGATTTTTCCAAAATATATTTTTCAAACTTTTTATCTCTATCCCAACTAAAAGATCCAGACCAAGTTATAGTATCATTTTCATCAATACCTATACAAAATATTGCTTCATTTTCTTTTCCTCCAGACCAGAATGATTTTTGAAGTTCTGTTTTATTCTTATAGCTATTTTGCCAAACTAAAAGAATAGGTCTGAACATAGGATCTAGGGAACATATGTAACCAATTTTTCTTTCTAGAGAATCAGGAATATTGATACCATATACGAAATTTTGTCTAGGTTCTAAAATATTATCTGAATTTACAATCCTACCAATATTATATCTTATAAATAATCTTTTCCTCAAAGCTTCTGATATATCTACATCATATAACTTATAGATCGGTAAAATGTTATTCATATAATTATAGTAATTAGTAGGTTTTGAGAATATCAATGCAGTTTCCGGATTACTATTCCATTTAGACCTGCACATATGCCAATTTTTATGTGTAATATCTTCCTTATTTCTCCATAATTCTTGAAAATATGTAAAAGTATTTTTTGATATCTCAACTTCTACTTCTTCACCGGTATCAAAATCATCATAAACTAAGTAATAGACATCTTCATGAGTAATATCTTTTCCATTTACTTTCTCTATCCAATTACTGTAATGTTTTATATACCTAGCTGAGTATTCAACTAGTTTTGTATCTACTGGCTTATTTAAAGTAAATGCAAAAAATACAATAAATATAGCCATAACTGAAGGTAAGACGAAAAATATATTCGGCTTATCTTTTTTCAATCGATTTTTAACTTTAACAAGTATAAATACTGTTATTAATAACAGTATTACAACAGTTATAAATAAATATTCCATAGGCTTTTTTAAAAACTTATTAATTTTCTTTTTCTAAGCAAATCTCCAACTACTGGATTCCATTCTATTGCATCTTTAATAGTCTTTTCTGGATAAGTACAGGTATGAAAGTTTTCTGCAAAAATGGTTTCTGTAATAATTATCTTTCCATAATCACCCATATCAGATTCAAAAAATATATTTAAAGAGTCTCTAAATATTCCATCATCTCCTGGAGTTAAAAAAAGATTATCAGTATCTTTTTCAATAGACCCTAAGAAAATAAGATCTTCTCTAGGCTTCTTAACTCCCATTAAGGAATAATCTGCGTACCAAAGATAATGTTCATACTTCCATGAATGAACACTATATTCTCTAAGATCTCTTGGAAAACCACTTAACTCTGGGGTCCCTTCACTTCCATAAATTACACAAGGTTTCCACCCTCCATTAATATATTGAAGTTCAAAAAGACATTTTGGATAATCTTCATGGATTAAAATATCACCTTCATAAATTCCGTTAGTTATAAATTCTCCAACAGATTTATGTGAAACCCTACTCCAAGTAAAAGATCTCTTTTCTTCATCGACTCGACTATCACTAGTTATAATTAAACAAGAATTATCATAAGTAGATACTCTAAGAGACCCATACACAAAATTCAATGGATCATATAGACTCATTCCGATAGGTATTCCTCTAAAACTCTTGTCAATACTACTTCCATGTTTTTCTGCAAAGTATTTTTCAAGTAATCTACAACTCATTTTTTCTCTTTTCTTGTTTTAATCTTAATAACTCTTTTGACAAAGTAGGATCATTATGAGAGATGCCATCCAAGATATCATAATAAATACCCCAAATGGATCTTACAAATGCTAATCGTTTCGACACAAGCATATAAGTTCCATTCATTAAGGGCAGTTTAGATTCTTTCATAGAACTGTAAAGAGCACTAAGACGTAAGTATCTCTTATGCCACTTCAAAAGTTCTGGCATAGCTGTCTTTTCAGATAAACCCATTTCTCCAAGAACTTCTTTAACATCCTCTGGAAGTTCATCAAAAAACATATTATAACTTTTCTGCAAAGATTCTTTATCTTCAATCATAGTGTTTTATCTTCACTTAATTTCTCTACTACTTGATCCCATGTTAAATCACAAAGATCATCTATCCAGGAATCAATATAATATAATTTATCCGAATCTTTAATAACACCAAATAGAATTGGATCCTTTTTAATTCTCTCCTCTTCAGCTTTTTCATATTCTGTTAAACTGAATGATTTTCCGGTAGGATCATAGTACAGAATTACGTAGTTATCAAATACTTGTAAATTATCTGCCAGTACTTTCTTTTCAGCAACTGAATCTGGAATTACTCTTGTGAAATTCTTAATATAATCAATATCAAGTTGTTTTTCACATTTTTTCTGAAGAGTTACTAGATCCGACATTGTAATATAATGATTAATTCCAGAAACTGCTAGAACTGATTCATAAATATGTATAACTAATTCTGAAATTAATTTTTCGAGTTGAGCTTGTTGATTTAATACAGTAGCTTTATGAATTAAGCTCATATAAGCTTCAGTACGTTCTTTAAACTCTTTTTCTTTTCCAGCTAATATCTTAACTTGATCAAACAATTCTATTACATTTATTTCATACAGCTTTTTCGGTTCCTCTATCTTATCCTCAGTAATTGTCTTTTTTCTCTTTCCAAATAATTTTTCTAAGAAACCTTTCTTCTCTTTCTTATTCCCCGAAGAATTCATATTAGTATTAACATATTTAACAGAATCATCATTATTATTTACGAAAATTTGATTCCGAATTCTACCTGAGATTAAAGAATTATTTTCCTTCAGAATTTTTAATAGCTTTTCTGAAATTGATATATTAAATTTCCTAGCATTTGAGTCTCCAAGAAATTCCTTAACTCTAGATAAACCTTTTAGAATTTTATCTGTAGCTTCTATTTCTTTCTCACCTTCTAAGAAAAGAAATTGTCCTGGAGTTATTGAATCAGGATCTGTATTTACTATTCTATTAAAATTTATATTTACTTCAGATTCCTTAAGGTCTTCCTTTGAACTTAAAGTTACTTTTTCGGTTGTATCTTTTACTAGATTTTTATATTTTAATAAATTTTCATCTACTACAATACCACCTTCAAACAATGTAATTCTGTTTCCTTTTTCTAATAATTTCATAATCTATATAATATTTGTGAGTTTTTATTTCCTAGTTCACATCTAATATTTTCTATCAAACCCCTTTTAAGAGTTGGATGAAGACCCGACATTGATGTTATAAATAAACACCTTTCTTCAGGATCCTCTATAATACTAAATATTATAGGAAGCATATACATAAGAATTCTAAATCCTGATCCATGATCAATTATACTTAATAATCCAGTTGGATCATGATCTGTTATTATCCTCCAGTCTTCAGTTATTTTATTTATTCCAAAACCTAAATCAGGAATAATATTTCTTACTTTCTCTTGAACTGATTCAGGATATTTCATGAGTTTTTCAATAAATGGATCAATACCCCATTTAAGTCCTTCACCTGAATCAGCTATTATTAAATCTTTTTCAAAAAACTTACCTATTCCATAAGATATATTAGGATAGTCATAGGATAAATTAGAAATAAAAGAAGTAATAAATTTTGTTGATTTATAAACTTCATATAAATTTAATAAAATTTCTTCATCCTCCCCAGTTCCTTTAAATCCTGCTCCTATACTTATTTCATATTGATCTACATATACAGCTAATTTTTGATCTACAACAAGGGATTCAGATATAAACTCATCTAACGTAAAGATAACACTATATCCTATATCATAATCTTCAGAACAAAGAGTTATAGACATCTCAATAGGTTCTATAGGATCATATGGTCTAAAATCTACTTTACTAACTTTTTTCAGTAAAAATTTACCAATTCCTTTGAGAAATTCATCTAAGGATATATCTACTTTATAATCAACATCACTGCTTATTAACTCTGTAAGTCCAGTCGGAGAAAATCCTATTGATATTTCTTCTTTACATGCGAAAAAATTTTTTAATCTTAAATTTTTTATTCTCATTTTAATTTTCTTTGATCATAGTTAAGGCTATTAGAGTTTTATATCTTTCTTATGTACATTTCCCTTAAAAACCTTATATATGGAAATTATTGTTAATGAAAATTGCTTTAGTCAATAAGTCTGGTCTGCGAAGATCGGGCTTATTTTTTTTGGCCTGAGAATCTTATACTTGAAATAAAAACCTAAAAGAATGGAAAGATTAGAACAAATTTTCGAAAATGAAGTATTAAAAAATCTAAAAGAAGGTAAAATTAGTGGGAAATCTATCAAAGAACTTCCAGTATTATTTGAGAAGAGGAAAAGAAATGATAAATACACCCACTCTGAGTTATCATATATTATGAAACTTAATGACCTAGGAATACCTTATGGATTAATCGCTAAATCTATATCTAGAACTGAAACATCCGTTAGAAATAGATGTGTTAAGTTTAGAACAGAAAATGGAACTTATAATAAGGGTCATATAGAAGAAAAATATAATCTTAACGATAAATTCTTAAAATATCTTGAAAAAGAAGATAGAGTAATGACTATCTTAGACGCTTATTCGGGGAGTAAGCCATTTTGGACAAAGTATGAAAAAGGAAGAGTAGTATTAACAAATGATATAAATAAAGATTATCCAGCTAAATTACATTTTCCTGCTGAAGATCTTGTTAAGGTATTATATGAGAAAGAATATGAATTTGACGTTGTAGATCTAGATCCATTTAATACTCCAATGAAATGTTTTGATAATGCAATTAAGATTTGTAATAGAGGATTAATCATGACTTTCGGGGATAAACGAGGAATAATAAGTAATAAAAACTTAGCAAAAGAACGTTATGGATGTAGGGTCTATGATGAAAGAAAAATAATACAACATTATATCAGAAGAGCTAAGAAATTTGGAGTGAAACTTAGAGTATGGAAATTTGTAAAATGGAAAATGACATGGAGAATTTACTTTAAAGTACTAACCCCGAGTTCCTTATAAATGTATTAATAAAAAAAAATTAAACAATTATGAAAGTAAGATTTTTATCTACAAAGTTTTATGTGAGCGAAAAAAGAAGAACAGTAACTTGTGTTATGACTGCAAAATTAGACGATAGAAAGTCTGGTCAAAACAATTTCCGATTTACATGGGAAGGGGAAGAGAGATTCTTAGAACCTTTCGAAGTTATAACAGTTGCCCGTTGTCACAAAGATGATAAATTCGATGAGACAAAAGGAAGACGTATCGCTGAATCTAAAGCTAAACGTTTAGTTTATTCAGAAGGAATTCAACGAGGAAGAATGATACTAAAAGCAGAAAATGCTTATCGGAAAGAGTTGGAAACATTTGTAGAAAATACAGTAAAGTATAAAGAAAAAGAAGTAGCTCATACATCTATTGTAATGGGATAAAAAAGAAAATAAGAGAGGATTTAACTTGACTTTTAATTAGTCAAGACCTCTCTTATTATTTTTATAGTCCTTCAGCAACTGAATTAAGAATCGAATCTAGGATCACCTTTTCAGTTGTTGTTTTTATTTTCTTCATTTTATATTCACCGGTACCTAAATAAATTATAGTATATTCGATAATATCTGAAGATTCTCTTTTCAGTTCAAATAAAACCATAGATGAATATACTAAAGTTATTTGATCAGGATAATCATTAGCAACGTACAAAGGATCTCCAAAAACATCTGATATTTCTTTAACTATATTCTTCAGATTTATCATAATGCTGCTAAGTAACGATATATATAATTCTCAATATCTTCATAGGATATAGTGATAAGTTCTTCAGTTGGAAGTTCACCTTCTGGTTCAGTTCTAATTATATACATAGGTACTTTAGAAGCATCAGGTCCTATCTCATCAGAATGAATTAAGAATACTGTTGGAATTCTTACTCCAGTTAGTTGTAGATAATGAGTCTTAACAACTGTAGAATAATATTGAAATGACCCTTTCCCTAGCTCTTTACATATATTTTCGAAAATCTTAGTAATTCTTTTATTTTCCATTAGTATCTAAAATCTCGATAAGATTTGTAAAAATAGTAATACCCTGGACCTCCATTTAAAGTTGGTCTTGGATCTACTCTAAATACTAAAAATTCCGGTGGAAGTGGTGGAAGCTGAATTGTATCTCTCCATCTAAACTTTATACGTTCTGGATCTCTTTGACTATCTAAACCAACTCCAATACCTTCTATATAACACAATCCATTATCTAAAATCTTTAACATCAAAGGAGCTTCATCTCCAATTGCACCTGATTCTACATAAGGATCATATATAAATATCTCACCAGGTTTTAGATTTTGATATTCCATAAGACTAAGATGATCATTTCCTATTCCTGGAAATCCAAGTTTCATTTCTGTCATTCTGGACTTCATTTTATTAACTTGATCTGGCCAAGTCTTAGAAAAACCTCTTTTTCTGGCGAATTTTATAAGAATATCATCATTTACCATTTCTTATATAATTTTTAATATATTTATAAACATCTGTAATTAACCCTGTAGTCTCTTTATCTTGAAATAATTCATCAGATATTAAATTATCATCTACTAAATCTTTCAAAAGCTTTGTTATATCATCACTGTTACTAAATGAAACTATATTTGTTATATGATAATATTGAGACTTATCTCCGATATATGTAAAAGTTAATTTGACATATGGAAGTCTTACTAAATCATATGAACCATCCTGATTTTGAGACTCTGAAATCAAACATTCTCCTGAAATATTAGTATAACTGTAAAGATCAAGAATTGTTTTTCCTGGAATACATTTAAGATAATTAAAATTCTTTACTATTTCGGTGTCCGAACTTCCTCCAGTAACCACTACATTATTATGCATCTTAGATTGTGTTTCTGTTTTCTTAAAGAATCCAAAAACTTTTTTCTCTGTTGTGTACTTTTCTTCATAAACAAAGTAGAACTTATGATCTTCAAGTTTTAATGATTCTGGATTTATTTCTATCTTTGTAACTCTATAATCTTTAATCGAGTAAGGTAAGTTAAATAATTTTTCTATTTTCATCATAATTTAACATTTTTTATTAATTTACTTGAAGTTCTATCATAAAATAAATCCTTATCAGTAAGTAGACCCTTTTCATATAATAGATTAAGAAACTCATTTAATTCTTTTTCTGTTTTAAATGTATATTCTTTTCTTCTTATATTATTCCCATACATATCGATTTTATAGTAAATTATAATATATGGAAGTCTATATACTTTATAAGATCCATCAGAATACATATCTTCTCCTATTATTCCATCCTTAACACCACAATAAAATACTGAATTTGGAAGTCTTATAGATTGTCCCGGTTCAATATTTTCATATTTTCTAGATTCTTGTGAGTAAATCATATCTCTCATATAATTCTTTTGACGACATTTGATAAACCCAAGGAACTTTTTTGTATATTCTGGATAAAATCGATATCTTTCTTCTAAAACAATTGATTTTTCAATTGATACTGAGATAATCAATTCTTTTGTAAAAATTAATTTTTCTAATGTTATCATAATAGTAAAAGTAGTTTTTCTGGTCGATCCCAATAAGCTTCTATTGCTGATTTCAAATATTCATATGCATTAGTCTTTGGGATGTCAGGATTGTAATGTAAAATGAAATCTCGAATTTTCATTCTATACATTCTAAATTTCTTCAACATAAAATCATTATCTCCACCTGGACACTCTGGATTTTGATAAGCTTGTTCCTTGTAAGACTGAATAATATTATACAATCTATCTCCAAGTTCAATACTATAACCAGCAGAATATGGTCCTTGGTTATGATTTTCTTCAATTAATTTTCCAGATTCCCAAGCTTCTTTTTTATACTCTACTTCTTTTCTAACGTTTCTAAGATATCTTTGATGACGTCTTTCTTTTTTTCTTTTACTACTAGTCATACTGTTCTTTTATATATGAATAATTTATCTTTATTACCATCTATTACAAACTTCCAATCTTTCCGAAATATTACTTTAAGGAAATCAATATAATCAGAAAAACCGATCCCAAGTTGAGGTTTCATCCCATTTAAGAATATTTTATCAACTGAAGATATTCTTATAGTTCCATAATAACCTTGTAAATTTTCACGAGGGTCTTTTAATACAGGATTAACGGAAGCAACAATATTACTAATTTTATAGTCAGTTACTATAACTTCAATACATTTCCGTATAGATTTAACATATTCCTTATACTCTTTTGACCCTAAAGTTCTCTTAAGATCATAGGCTGCATATAAAACATCATAATTAATGCTTCTACACAACTCTTCTCCATACTGATAAAAAATATCTATAAAACTAGAATAAGGTGAATCATCAATAATATCTAAGATCTCAGATTTTCTAGGATAACCAATAAAAGCTTCGAATTTAGTTTGAATACACCAACCCTCATTATTTAAAATCGAGAGTAAAGTTTTAAGTTGTTCAATATTAGTACTTTCACTCATCGAAAACTTGTTCTTCTGAAATTGGTAATACTGGAAGTTGCTGAATTTCTTCGGGAGTCATAAGGATCTCTGCTACCTTCATAATAACCTCCTCACACTCTTCCGATTTTACTTTTGGAGGAATTGTTCTTACTATCCTTCCAAATAATTCCTTAATATCTTTATATTTTTCAGTATCAGGAAGACTTAGAGATAAAGTTCTAGTATCTTGTCTAAGTCCTCGTACTGTGTGAATATATTGACATCTAGGACGATTATCAATTCTTCTATAATAAATTATGTTTCTAGCTCTAGCTAAAATACAATTTATTCTAAAGTCCATTTCTTGTTCGTTCATAATTTTTTATATATTTTTAATTACATTATTAAGGGATTCAAATCTTTTCGGATCACTATTTATAAATCTTCTATAAAATATTTCTTTTTCTACAGCGTAACCTAATTCAAAATAATTTATTAAAGAATAACCCATAACGATACCAGTACCAATATCACTGAAACGAATAGAAAAAACATCTCTTAATCTATTATTTCCATCAAAAAACCAAAACTCATTCTGTTGATTTACTCCAATAAAATTACCTAAGAGATCAAAATACTTAGATTTATATAATCCTTCCATTGCTTTAGAAGATAAAATTTCTAATTTCTGATCTGTCTCCCATAAATACTCTTTAATTTCAAGAGACCTAAGTTCTCCGAGAGTTGGAAAAAGAATATTAGTATAATTATTCCAATCAGCCCAAGGAATTAAAATTTCTAGGTCTTTTCCATACAAAGGTGGTTTTTCTGGATTTACTTTCAAACATTTTTCATACAACTGTAATCCTTTTTTTACATCCGAAGTATAAATTGAAATATAACTAATCATAATTACTACTAACTGCTATATATCTATTATTATCTAGATCTACTAATACTAAACATATTTTACCACCTGACATATAAAATAAATCACCTTCCCAAAATTCATTCCTATTAACTCCAACTTCTTTCCAAGCTTTTCTAAAGGATGTTATTAAATAATCTTTAGTATGAAAGTTAGTTATTATAGATGATTTAGATATATCAACAATTTCTATAAACTTTTTAGAAATCGAACTTCCTGAAATAAATCCAAAAGGCATAACTAATTCTTCTAGGTCTTTCTTTAATGATAGCATCCTCGAAACATTAAGATATTTCTCATTAATTGGATGTGTCGGTTCTTTTACTTCTCCTAAACTAAAGAAATAATCATATAGCTCAGAAAATTCAGGATAAAACTCTTCAATTATCTTAGGATCCGCTGTTATAAGTTCGGCCGTATTATTTTCCCATCGAACCTTACAATATTGTCTAAACTTTTTATTTAAATCTAATCCAGAACATAAGACTTTTAATAAAAACTCATTATCCTTCATTATCATGTATAATATAATTCGTTAAATATGGAGTAATTACAAAACGGCCGGAAGAAAACAGCGAAATATCTAAAACCTTGATCCTCCAATCTCTCTCAGGTGGTAAAGGAAATTCATCATTATTTTCAAAAGTAGTGTAATTATGTCTATAAGGTAGACTTCCTTTATAAAAGCTATCTAACCCGGAGATATTTACTCTTGCATCATTCCCATCACTTATAAAAGGATTACTCAAAAGAGTTTTAAAACTCTTTTCTAGGTTTCTTGTAAAATCATGTTTGAATGTTTTGACCTCCGTTTCTATTTCTCTACCACCAAAAGAATATTTACTTGAAAAATATCTATATATCTCCTTAAGTCTGGTGAAAGAGATCTTATAATCAAACTTTCCTCCCGTTAAACAAAAAACAGTTCGAAAAATATGAAACTCTGGATAAAATTCCTGAACTGCATCAGAAACTACAGGCTCAAGAGAATCATTAAAAGGTGTTGTAATATACTCTTGATAGAACTTACAGTATTCATAAAATTTTTGATCCAATGAAACCTCAGGATCTGATAGGATATTTATTATATTATTCTCTTCCATAATAAAAAATAAAAAGAGCTGCCTGGAAATTCCAAACAACTCTCTTGATTACTATTTCTTTCTGATAACTTCGTCAATAATTCCAAAATCTAATGCTTCTTGTGCAGTCATCCAATTATCTCTCTCACAAGCATCTGCAACAGTTTCATAGGTTTGACCTGTCTGCTCTACAATAGTTTCATAAAGTTCTTTTCTTAGACGTTCCATCTCCTTAGCTTCAATAATAATATCTGTAGTTTGCCCAGATAGTTGACCTATGAGTGGTTGATGAATCATTGTTCTAGATCTTCTAAGTGCTGAACGTTTACCTTTAGTTCCACACATTAGAATCATAGCACCATAAGACGCACATAATCCAGTATTTATTGTTCTAACATCAGAATCAATAAATTCCATAGAATCAATAATTCCCGCACCAGAACTACAACTACCCCCAGGACTATTCACATACATAGTAATATCTGCATTTTCTACAGAATCTAGATATAATAATTGAGAAACTACTATATTTGCACTATCTGAATTTACATCTGTACCAAAGAAAATTTGACGTTTACTCATAAGCTTAGAAAAAATATCTAGCTGAGACATATTTCTTTCAGACTCCTCAAGAATATATGGATTGATATAACCTCCTCTAGCTTCTGACATTTTATGAAGTTTATCATCAAAACTAGTCATCTTAAAAGGATTCTGAGATTTATAAAAACTTCTAAAATCTTTAATTGTTTTATTTTCCATAATTTATAATAATTAAATGTTTTTATTCAATTATAAGATTTTGAAGCCTAGAAAAAGAAAAATCCCCAATCTTCACAGACTAGGGACTTCTATTAAACTTTAAAAACTAATACTAACAAACAAAACACATCTATATGTTTACCATTAATTAAGATTCTGAATCGCTGTAAAGAGCAAAAAGAAGAAGACCGGATTTCTCACAGTCTTCTTTTGGTTTTAACCTGGAAATTTATAAACATAAACAGGCTCTTTTTCGAATTCTAAGTCTTCAACGATACAAGGAAATGAATATTCTGAATGTAATCGTCGGATGATTCTAGGAAATAATTCTTGATCTCCTCGATTTTGTAAGTTATTTACAAACTTATACATCTTAGGTCTTCCATCAGCTGCTACAATCTCTAAGTTATCTATCCACGTATTCCAGATTCTTTGAGCTTGTTCTTCAGAGAGTGCTAAGATGTAATATCCTTTCCATCTATAAACATTGAAATTTGTTGGGACAATTGAAAAAATTCCATCTGTATATACTCTTTCACCTAACCCATCAAGAGTTATGTAATAAATTGGCTTAGGAGAATCCAATTTTATAACTTTTTCAACATTAGTAACTTTGTACTCCTTTTCTCTTTCAATTTCAGGAAAACCGATAATTTCTGGAGATATTACAAGTTTAACCCCAATTCTTAAGATTCCATCTTCTCTGACATAATTAATTCCTTGTTTTTGTTTTAATTCTTTTTCCATGATTCTTGGATTTTATTGGTTTATCTCAAAAGTAAGGTTTTAAGACTTTTTCCAAGAAAAGGATCTATCAGTTAAATCAACTTTTATTCCTTCTATCTTTGACGATGAAGTTATTCCAGGGAGTCTTATTAACCTTCCAAATTTCTTTAGGAAGGCTCTATATTCCCCAAGTTTTAGAATATCAGTACCTTGCGCCGGTAATATAATAAATTTTGAATATTCTTCATAAATTTTAATAGCTGATTCCTTAGATTTAGCAAATATAAAATACCAACAAAAATCAATATCCGGCGCCTCTATTTCTACTTTATAAACTTCCATAACTCCTATAACATTCCCATTCTTTCTAAAATTGTTTCAATAGTCTCCCAATCAACACAAGAGGTATATATAGTTTTTATTTCTCCAGTATCGAAATTTACATACTCGGCTTCACCCCATCTAAGAGGTATTCCAAGAGCTGTATCATCTATCAAGAAATCTCCTAAAACTTTTCTTGCATATCCTATTACACCTTCTTCCTCTGGATTATCATTTACACAATACAGTGGAATTTCTCTTTCTCGAAACCATCTCTCAGCTTCTTCTAATGATGTTTCAGTTCTAAATTTTCCTCCAATATAATTATATGGATTATTTCTAGAATTATTCCGACAAGTCCAAAGAATCAATCTATGTCCAGCAGAAACTATCCTTTTTAAAACCCTTTCAGCTCCTGTATCAACCTCTGAAAAACCGGGTTCAGGAAGATTAGGAACACAAGTGCCATCGAAGTCTATCAAAAAAGTTGCCATAAATTTTCTATAGGTTTTGAGTTAATAAAAATCTTTTCAATCTCAGGAGAAATTGGTTTATTATGATAAAAATAATCAATCCAATTAGATATAACTATTTCTGCTGTAACTCCCCAAGGAACATAAAACACTCGAGATTCAGATATAGTATTCCTAAGTTCTTTGATAAAATCTTTTTGTTTTAAAATAGGTGGATATTTATATTTCCATCTACATAGAAAAAATTCTTTAATCTCCTTAAGTTTTTCATCTGTAATCTCTCCAGAATTATTAAGTGTTATTGGAAACCAATCGCTCATTTCACTCGTAAAAATAAGTATATCCAATTTTAATATTAAAATATATCTTCCTCTGTTATTTTCCATCTTTTGAATTCTTGTTCATAATTCTTTCTTTTCGGAGATCTAGGTCTTAGTTGTTCTTCAAATTTTTCCCAAGCTTCATTCTCGGAGGATGCAATAATTGTCATAAATTCTCTGAAAAATATAGGATTTCCTAATTTATCAAAATCAGATATTTCTTTTACAAAAAGATATGTCTTCATTTAACAAAGTGAGTTAGGTCATCAAACTTAACAGGCATACACTCCTTTCTGTAAAATTCCCACATATCTCCAGACATAATACCTCTACTTCCACAATGAGATATCAATTCGATAATATTTAATTCAGATGCAGTATAAATTCTACGTCCTTTAAAGAAATAAAACTCAACTGATTCTTTAATAGTTTTTATAAGTTGTGCTTCTTTGTAAATTATCTTAGGAGGATTAAGGAGATTATCTTGAAAGTATTTATTATTCATCCAAATAATTTGTTCTTTAAGATCAGTATAAAAATCATTCCAATCATCCCAATTATAACTTACTAACGAATATTTTTCAAGAATTCGAATAGCTACTATCGGAACTGGAGAACCTAATTTCAAATATTCTCCCCATACATCTTTATCTATTTTCTCTTCACCTGAACTCATCTTACTCTAATAACTAAAGTATTATCTCTAAATTCCTTCCAAGACTTAGCGTTTGACATCATAAATCCATAATTAATACACTCCTTTAGACCCTGTATCCAATCCTTTAAAGTAGTTCCAATCTCTACCCAAGTCCATTCCGAATCTGATACTTTTACTCTGGGCTTTTCTCCTGACGATCTCCAAGAATTTACATCTGAATAACCTGCTCGAAGTGCTTGCATCTCAGGGGTAGTATTTCCGAAGTATTGTCTAACTAAATCTAACTCAGATAATTCGATAGGAGACATATTAACTAAACCTCCTAACTCCTGAACTTCTTCGATAATATCCTGATCTGACTTTACTGTTCTTTTATAAATTGTTCCAGATGCTTCCAAGATCTTAGCAAACTCACGACCAATCATTACATAATCAGCACCAAGGGCAATAGCTTTTAGGATATCCGAGTGACAAGTAATACCACCATCTGCAATAACTTTAACATCCCGAAGTCTACCTTTTCCTGATTTTCGAAGTGAATTAATTGCGCCGAGAATAGATGCCATAGGATAATGAAACCCATACTTATCTTGATCAACTAAAGATCCAGATGATATTCCGACACGTACATAATCAAATCCGGCGCCACTATACACTTCGTAAGTCTTAGGGTTAGCTATATTTCCACCCATCAAGATAACCTGTTTTCCGTAGAGCTGTTTTAATCTTTGTCCAATTTCCATAAGAGCTACATCATGACCATTTCCAGAGTCGATGCAGATATGAAATTGTTGAGTTGAACCTCTTTGATCTATATTTATAAAATTTTCTCTTACCTCCTGAAGACTAAACGCACAGAAGATAAATCCACACGCTTCAAGTCTAGTTCCAAGTTCAACAGTTCTAGGGAGGATAGGCTTAATTCCAGAATCTTGCCATACTTTCCAATTATCAACTCCAACAATAGCTTCCATCGGACTTGTAAAAATAGGTAAACTTTTTGGCACTCCCGTAACTTCCTGATCATCTAAAACAAAATAATCAAGTTTTCCAGAGTTAGTCCATCCTGAGTTAAGATTATCAGGAACTAACATAACATCTGATAATTCTAAGTACTTTTCCATATTCTTTATTATAATTTAAATAATTCATTCAATCTTTCCTCTTCATAGAAAAATTTCTCTAAGAGCTCATCTTTACTCTTAACAAGTTCTTCTAATCTTTTTTCTATAGACTTTATATTATTTTCCATTTTTGTAATTCTATTTGACATATTTCTAATTCCAATACGTTTAAAAACATTAAATTGTTCTTCTAGCATCTTCTCTGAAAACGCTACACAATTACTACAATTTAGTATTATACGTTTTCCTTTAGAATCTTTAAATTCTCTATTATAGTGATCCTTATATACTTCCCTAACAATTGGCTTATTATTAAAAATATTAAAAGAAGGAAGATAATATATGTATATCTTCTGAGTTCTCATATAATCATCATAATATTCTTTATATTTATTACGAACTTCACAATTATAGATAACTTTATAATAAGGTACAGAGCGATCTATCGTATACTCCCACTCATACTCACCAATTTTCTGTTTATAAGTATAAGTATCTGGATTATTTTCGATAACTTCAGAAAATATTAATTTCCCTAAATCTTCAGTAATTTCTAATTCTCGTGTAAGAAAAACAGGTGGATAATCCACAATAGAAAAATCAAACCTATCAATGGGAATAATTGGTATTCCCGGTTTATATAATTTCTTAAGTTCTTGTTTATTAATTAAAGGATTATTAATTACAGTATTTATATATTCTGCTGAAAGAAATTCCTCACTTTTTGGAGAAAAATCGTTAAATAATTTTTCTATTATTGGATCGTCTTCTATACGATCCATTGTTAAATACTTATTATAAATTTCTTCTAATGTTAACATTTATAATTTTATTTTTATTACTACATATATAAGAAAATTAAAGGTTTAGTAGTTTCATCACCACTAAACCTATTCCAAATTCAATCTAAAAAAGCAAATTCATCACTTAACTGACAAAGCCACTCTTGATATTCTTCATCACTCATAGTCCTTTGCTTCTCTTTTGCTACTTCTACAATTGTTTCTCCGAAGTTAAACGATTCTTCATATTCTTCCATAATTTCTTTTTTAAGTTTATTACATATATAAGGCTTTAAGGAAATTATATACGGAAAATAAAAAAAATTTACTTATCACAAAAAATAAATTATATTTTTATTTCATATATAATATTTTAAGAAAAAAAGAAGGGAAATTAATCCCCTCTATTAAAAATATTCACATTTACTTCTTTAAAACCTCCTGCTGATAAAACAGCATTACTACAAGCAAATCTATCCTCCTGTTTTAATTTTTGATACATTTGAAGTATTTGTCCTGTTGGAGAATCATCAGTTAAGTGTATCTGATTTTCCCTTAACATTTCATTACTAACATATGTAATAAAACGGAAAAATTTTGTATCTTTCTGAAAAATTCCTAAGGCAACTCCATCATTCAATTTTCCTTCTAAATTCCATTCTCCCTCTTTTTGAACTTCAGGAATTATTGTTGTAATCATTGCAGAATTAGATCTTAGATAAATATCTACAATCTTTTCAAAGTCAATGTTATCTATTTTTAGATATCTTTCGCGATACCTTCTCATAAAATGTGCTTCGAATATTACAATATTCCTCAAATTAACATCAAGTGATGGGAATAATATAGCATTCTTTTTTCCAGTTATTCCATTATTTACGATAGTATAAATGGTAGTCCCTTTTGAAAATTCTCTTTTATTAGGCCATGCTTCAATAATTGCTCGATATTGATTTCTTGATACATTAATAATCTTCGTCTCCTTAAACGGAACTGGAGACTTCGTTTGTTGATAAATCTTTAATATTTTATGTTTATTTTTATCTATTTCTCTATTAACTACATCTAGTATAGTCTGATAATCTCTTTTCAATTCTTTAAAGATCTCATCACTGTTCATGTTCATTGTAATCATAATTTTATTCCTTTCTTTTAAATTGTTAATAAATCTCTTTTGATTGGTTTAAAAAAGCCGGAGACTTTATATCCCCGGCCAAGAATGGAAAAAGAATTACACTAAACAAGAAAACCCTGATAAAACACTTTTCCAGGATCTTATATTCTTCATTTCGGTTGATGTGCATTCAAACATATCCACCCCAAGTCTTTTCTTTCTCTTTGGATCTGGACCTCCTGTCTGTAATGTAAACCGAAATTTGTCACTATCTCTAAGGTGTTCAATTTTCACCATATAACAAGTTTCGTAATTTCCCTCTTCATTCTTTTCTGTAATTCGAACGAAAGATCTAACTGTATAATCTTTATCGTTCTCTGATACATAAAGCTCTTTAAGCGAGCCTTGTATGAATTCAAGATCAGCATCTTCAAGTTTTACTGCCAATCTAGTCATTCCATGAACTCCTATACCCAAGAGTTCTGCATTGTAATTTTGTTTGATCAATTCTGCATCTAAACGAATTCCTGACCAAATTTCTTTTAAGTTTTTCATTTTCTTAATTGTTTTCTGTCCTCTAATTGCTTCGGACGTTGCACTTTTGTTAATTTAATTGTCTCTAAGGCTTCTCTATGAAGCCCTTTTGGTTGTTTATTCTTTTATTATTTTTTAAAGATTATACACTCTGGTTCCCACCAATCCATTATCGCTTTTTCAGATTTCCATTCTAGTCCTCTATTTGAATTTAACCATCTTGAGATCTTTATTTTTGTCTCTATACTTTTATCAGATATTACAAACCTCCTGGCTGCTGTCTCTGTTAGAAAAACATGTTCATCTCTATAGACGGGTAATTGTTCAAAAAGTACTAAAGGTAGGGTGTATGCTCCTGTAAGACGATCATAACCTAATAAACGAACACCAAATACTACTACATATCTTTTTTTCATAATATTTATTTATTTTGTTAATTATTGTCTCTAAAAATCAAAGAGAACTAACTGACATTGTTATATATCAATTAATTCTCTCTAGTAAGATATCTATTTATCTTCATATATAAGGCCTTTAAGGATTTTGAAATGGAGTAATTTTTGACTCTATTTTCCTTATTAATGTATAATAAAAATATAAAAAATTATGATAGAAAATGACAATTTACTATTTTTAGGTTTTGTTGGTGTTATAGTAATAATATGGTATATATTATTTTATGTATGGCTAGTAAAACGAAGAAAAGATTTAATTTTTGTTCGTGATGTTTGGATAGATGAAGTTTCTGAAGTTGATATCATCTTACAATCTATGAAGGTATATAAACTTTCAGAATGTGTTACTCGCCAAGAAAAATATTATCAAGAATTAATCAAATATAAGAACGACAAAAGAGATTATTTATTTTTCCACCCTACCGGAGATAAGAAAGGTCAAGAAGAATTTTACAAGAATATGATAATAGCAACAGAATTAGTCCTAGATATTGATTCTTTAGAACCAGGTGATCAAGTTGTTATCAGTATCTCTGGAAAATTTTACTTAAGGAAAGTATATAAACTTGACTTCGAAAATAATATTATATATTATAAAGAACCGAACAATACAGTAGTATCTGAAGCGAAATTATATAGTGTAGTATCTAAAGTTAAATTAATATTTGGTAAAGATTTATTAAAAGAAATATTATGAAAGATTTAATTAAAGAAACATTCAAAGTAATGTATGTAAAAGAAGGAATGAATCAGACTAAAAACTTAATCTCACAAGAAGATTATGAAGAAAAAGTTAAACCAATTCTAAAAGAGATTCAAGAACTAGAGTCAAAACAATCTGAGTATAACAAGAAAAATAAAAAGTATCAAGAACTCGAAAAGGAGATTAGAACACTCAAGGGAAAACTTAAACCCCTGGGAGAATGGTTTACTTCTAGATCACCTCTTGGAAAAGCCTTAGAGAATGGTGGACTCTTAATATTACCTTCACAACAAGGAGGTACTCATAAAGTAGAATTTATAAAAGAAGAGGTGGTATGAGAATTCGAGAATCATTACTTAGAAAATCTGCTATATATGGAGTAGTATTTCAACGTTCAGAACCAAAGAAGTCATTTTTTAATCCTGGAAGACCCTGTAAAGTAATATTATATGTAACAGGAGAGATCAGACCTGTTGAATTTAATTATAAAGATGACGATACTATGGGATATGATGCATATATACGCTTGAAAAATGAACTTAATATAACTACAGGAGACGATGTTATAGAAATTATGAAGTTTATGTTGGAGGAAAAGAAAGAATGATAAAAATAGGTTGTTTATCAGATATTCACGGTTATGTTTATGATTTACAAACAAAATGTTACCCAGAGATTGAACTTCTAATTATTGCTGGAGATCTGTGTCCCACTGATGAAGTTATGTATCAAGAAGAGTGGCTTGAATATAATTATCAGAATATATTCATGAATAAGAAAATATTTCCGGATCTTCAAGAAATTATAATAGTTCCTGGAAATCATGACTACTGGATTGAGAGACACTATGATGACTTCCTCACGCTTAGAAAGATATTTGGATACTCTACTAAAGTTCTGGTTGATGAAGGGTATGAATATATTTCTGGAATTACTGGAGAATCAGTAAAGATATATGGAAATCCTAGAACTTCTTTATGGTTACACGCTTTCCCACATAAACCTGGAAATACTGATATCTTAGAAATTCCAGGAGGGATAGATATTTTGGTAACTCATGAAGCCCCTAGGATATATCAACTTAAATGTATAAAACAGTCTCAAAGATGGTATGGAAAAGATGAACCTGGGAATCTAGCATTATCACAAAGAGTATTAGAGATCAATCCAAGGTATCATGTGTTTGGTCACATACATTACCCGGAAAGAGGTGAAGTGTCTGGAATAAAATTTATGAATGTATCTCAACAAACTAGAGAAAATTATACTCCTGAGATACATATAATAGAATATACAGAATAAAAAAATAAAGAGAGGTCTTGACTAATTAAAAGTCAAGTTAAACCTCTCTTTTTATTTCTTAAAGATATTTTCCAGAAATTCTTTTAGTTCTTCCTCTGTACTGTTTACAAAGGAAAATATTTTTTGTTTGGGTACATATTTTCCTTTAACTTTTTCTACACAAAACACTACTAGGTTAGTTCCAAAAAGTTCTAGTTGATCCATTCCATCATATCCTCCAAAGAAACTTCCTTTTTTAGTTTCATACAGATCTATATCTGGATAATTCTTTTCAAAATAATTGTAAACTTCTTTCTGTGTCATTTTTCTTAATTTATTTTACTATTTACACATATAAGAAAATCAACCGTCCAAAAATTCGACCGTCTGAGAAACCGGGAAAATCTTATAAATGTATTAGAAGACACAATAACAAAAAAGACATCATAGGCGTCTCAAGAAATGCGTAATGTATAGCTTGAGCTTGTGAAGAACTGAAAAATCATGTAAGGTTTAAATCTCACTAATCTCTTCAGAACTTCTACGTTTATGAGGTGCAAAATTAAACAACTTTAAACGACACAACAACAAAATTAAAATTAAAATAATTAACTGAATCTATAGACAAGATAGTTTAGCGGGTCAAAACACTAAGATAATTTGTTTTATCTTAGAGTCTCAGGTTAGAATCCTGATCAAGTTCTCTAGATTTATAATAGTTAATTATTTTATTTTTTTTTTCCAACTGGATTCTGTATTAAAAATATTTTCCATCTCAAAAATGCTAAAAGCCTTATATATGAGATAATAAAAGTAAATAAATACTCCTTAAGCATGACAAAAAGCTTAAAGGAGTTTAATTTTTAAAATAAAAATTATGAAAAGAATTAACAAAATGAATGAATTGAACGTAGTAAACAATAAAGTAATGGCAGAATTAGTTAAACCAGAAATTACAGGACATGCTACATCAAATTTTGAAACAACCTTCCCTATTCCAAAGATAGGAGAAGTAAAAATGAAGATTGACGTAACAAGTACAGTAACGTCATCAATAGCCGCTCAAGAAAAATTGGATGAGTTGGCAGAAAAAAAGAGCAAACCGAGCCTTAGAAAACATTGGAAAATTTGTAGGTTTGGTACTTGAGAAATCTCCGGAAATATTTGATATGTTCCAGAGTTTCGCAGAAAAGAATGAACAATACAAAGAAAAGTTCAGAGAAAAACAAAGCTTGGAAGAATGGGATGAAAAAGTAAATAATCTCATCTTCCTGCTAAGACAAAAACCTAGTTCAATGACGAATCTAGAGTTTTTAGAAGAGACGTTAGAGAATGGGGATTATGAATCTCAAAAAATCTCTAAATGGGCGATCTTACAGTTTAATAAAAATAACCTTGGATTGCTGAATGAAAGACAAAGAGATTCATTAGCTAGTATAGGTTTTATTGGCTATTGAAATTTAAAAAAGGTAGAAGGACGATAAAAAGTTCTTCTACTTCTTTTTCTCCCTTGACTTTCTTATATATGTATTATTAATAAAATATATTATGGGAACAAATTTCTATGCAGTAATCCCAGTGAAAAAAAGGGATAAAGAAAAAGCAAAAAAATTAATTGACGAAAACAAATTTAGTGAAGCAGCCGATCTTTTAAAGGATATAACAAAAGAAATACACCTAGGAAAAAGATCGGCCGGGTGGAAGTTTTTATTTAACGCCAATCTCGGAAAATATTATGAACTTACTCGCGAAGGTATAAATAAGTTCTTCGCGAAAAATAATGTCATAATAAAAAATGAATATGGCGTTGAGTATACGGCCGAGGAATTTTGGGAGAGTGAATTAAAAGAGTTCTTGGATAAAGGATATGACTTAGAGAGCTACTATAATGACAATCCAGATGAAGTTAGTCCATATTTTAGCTACTCTCGATCAATACCTTCCGAACTAAAAAAATATAACCCAAATAAATACGGGGAATTTTATAGTGATGGTCTAAGATTCACCATCACTGAAGATTTTTGTTAACGCCATAAAAATAAAGGATATAAGTGTAATAAAAGCTTGTATCCTTTTTATTTTCTCCTTTCAAAGCCTTATATATGAATAAAATAAACTTAAAAGAAAGGAAAAGAATATGAAACAAATTTTACAAAACGTAGTAAATTTCGAAAAACCTAAAGTTGTATTAACTAGATGCAACACTGAAAAAGAAAAACATGTCCCGCTACTTATGGAAATAGGGGGATATATTGTTGCTATGAAGTATGATGAAGATAGCAATATATATGGAACAGAGACAGTTTATTTTGATAGATTTGGAAAAATAGATTTAGGAATACAAGAAATTGTAATGGAATTTACTCCAGGAGAAACAATGACGTTGGAGGAATTAGATAAAAGGCTTGAAGATTATAGCAATTATGATCTAAATGGTATCTGTTATAGACTCAGTGATTATTATAACACTTATTATGGATCTGTACATTTTATCCAAAGATTAAATGAATTAGGAATAAATGTTAAATACCCTGAGAAATTATACAACGAAAATACTACTCTAGGATACACAATAATAGTAAAGAAAGAATCTGATATGTTAAGAATTACTGCAATAAGTAAACAATATCATAATGTTGGAAACTTCGAAGAATATCGTAGTTTATTCTATTATGATCTCAGTAAAACAGTAGATTCAGGTAAACTTATAGAAATTGTTACAGATAGAGTAGTAAGTTGTGCAATTTATGAAAGAAACCGATTAGGATTCAAGTATAATATAAAAATAAATGAGTGTATGGTACGACAGGTAAAAAGGAAAATAACTGACAATGATAAACTTGGAAAACTAATTAAGAAATCTATCAATGATGCACTGAAAGAAGAGGGAAATTAAATCCCTCTTTTATTTTTTGTCCTTAAAGAAAAAGAAAAGGATAGCACATATACCACCCTTTTCTCCTAACCGTCTCAAAAATTCTAAAAGCCTTATATATGAGAGAATAGAAATTAAACTATAGAATCCTAAAGTATTGAAAGAAATTGGATATAATAGTTCTATTCTCTAATATTTTTAACTAAAACTCAATTAAATATTTATTATGAACATTGAGATTTTTAACGTAACACTATTCATACTATTCGCTGTAGTATGGGTAGTTGGGAGTATCGTAGTGATATCCCTAGTAGCTTCAGTCTTAGTAAAAATATTATTGAAGGCTTTGATAGCTATTTTCAATTTGGTTATTAATTAATCAAATACACCCTGGGCAAAATGTGCCTGGGGTTTTTCTTTCATATATTAGAATTTAAAGGACTATAGAGAGCAAAATTGTCCTTAAAGTTCGAAGACAAAGGAGCTTCCCGTTATCCATCCCCTCCGTTCGCTACCGCTGAGGGGATCTAAGGAAGAAACTTTGAATAAGATATATGGGAATGATAATAGGTTTTTCTCCGATTATTTAGATTTAAGTATATAGATTTTATTCAGATTTCCGCCTTCGAGAGGCGGATCTTATTTTAATATTAAAAAGTGTCCTTTTTTTTTCAGATTTAGATTTATTTACTATTTTATATTTTTATGATATCTAAAGTGACAAAACGCATGTATTATCCTTTTAAACTCTAATTAATGAAAAAGGGATCCTCCTGTGTCTTCAATTTAAAAAGACAATTTATTAAAACTGGATTCTGTATTGAATTAAAAATAACAATTAAAATATTTAATATTTATGATCAATAAATTACCTGATATCATAGTACCTAGAGGTATTAGATATATTTCAGAAATGGATAGTTTATTTAGATTTTATAAACTACCTGTAAAGTGTATAATTAACAAACAACTTCCAGGTTGTGGTTTCACTGAATACTGTATTAATGGTCCTGAGAATGTAATACTTTGTTCTCCTAGAAAAATGTTACTTAAGAATAAAAAAGATCAACATGAATTTGAAGTTTATCTAGTTGTGAATGAATTAGAAAAAGAAATAGAGGTTGATAAAGATCTCTCTAAACTAGATAAATCTAGATCATTTATGGAAAAATTAAAAGAGTGTACTGGAGAGGATAAAAATGATATTTATAATCGATTAATGAGAGAAATTAAAGATTATATTAATTTCCGAAAGTCTTATGATAAACCTTATAAGATTCTAGTAACATACGATTCATATAGAATTGTAAAGGATATCCTAGAGAGTCTTGGAATATTTCAATCATTCTACACTGTAATAGATGAATTTCAGACAATCCTACATGATGCTAGATTTAAGTCAGATACCGAATTAGGATTTCTTTATTATCTTAAACAATCTCATAGTGCATTATTTGTATCAGCAACCCCTATGTTAGAGGAATATTTAAATATGTTAGATGAATTTAATGGTCTCCCATACATAGATATGAATTGGGGAAAAGAAGATCCTAGTCGAATAATTAGACCGAATCTAAAGGTGTTATCTATGATGAGTGTGGGGACTAAGTTACCAGAAATTATTCAATCCTACAAGGATGGTAATTTTGAGAGAGCTATTAGGATGATTAATGGATATCCTAGAGAGATAATATCAGATGAGGCAGTATTCTATGTAAACTCTGTTAATCATATAGTTAGTATTATAAAAAAGTGTGATCTCCAACCAGAAGAGGTAAATATTCTATGTAGTAAAACAGAGGGAAATCTTAAACGTATACAGAAAAAACTAGGAAAGAGGTTTGTAATAGGAGAAGTACCATTAAAAGGAGTTAAACCTAAGATGTTTACCTTTTGTACCAGAACTGTATACCTAGGAGCTGATTTTTACAGTTTATGTGCAAGGAGTTTTATATTTAGCGATAGTAATATAGATACTTTAGCTGTAGATATTTCTGATGATCTCCCACAAATCCTAGGTCGTCAGAGATTATTTGAGAATCCCTGGAAAAATGATGCTGTATTTTATTATAGGTCAACATGCGATTATAGAAAGGTTAGTCAAGAGGAGTTTGATAAAGAACTTGAAAGAAAAAAGAAGGCTACCAGTGATTTATTAAGATCTTTTGATTCTGCACCAGATGATGCTAAGTTAACTTTAGCAGAAAAATATCAGAAAGATGCTAAGATGTCTAATTATAAAGATGATTATGTTTCTGTTAATAAACATCAAGGGTCAAGTTTAATTCCAGTGTTTAATAATCTCGTTTTAGTAAATGAAATTAGAGCATTTAGAATACAGCAATATGATTATAAGGATAGATTTACTGTATTTTCTAGTGTTCATTCATCTTTAAGTACGGAAGATTTAATTAATCAAGAGGTGTCTAATTTCTTATATCAGTATGAACAATTAGGAACATATTTTGAGAAAGCTAGATTATTATGTGAATCTGATTTATCCAAAGAGGTTATAGATTTAGTATTAGCTCAGATATCAGAGGAAGATGATGTTAAATCTCATTATATAGCAATTGGACCTCAGAAATTTAGAGCTTTAGGATATAAAGCAACTCTAGTCAGAAGAGAATTAGGTATAGTAACATTTAGTAAAGAACTTTTAATAAATACAATATTTTCAAATTTTAGTATTGGAGATAGAATAAGTTCTGCAGAAGCTAAAGAAAGATTAAGATTTTTATACTCTTCTATTTCTTATACAGCTACTCCTAAAGCAACTGATTTAGATGCATATTTTATTACGAAAGAAGCAAAAGTTAATGAAATTTCAGAAGATGGTACGAAGAAAAGAGTAAAAGGATTTGATATTATAGGAGTAAAACCAGAATATCAAGGAACATATAACAACTTAAAAATAATAAACAATCGATTATGATAACATTTTTATTCTATTATTTTCTTATTGCAATATTTATCGGATTATTCTTTATTCATACTCTAGATAATATAAAAAATATACTCCCTGAAGATGAATATAGGAAGATGAGACAGACTATTGTTAATTTTATGCCTTTCTTACCGATTGCATTGTTAGTTGTCTTGTTTTGGAAGAGATTTTAGCTTTTTCCATATAATAATCTTTCAAAGCCTTATATATGTAGAAATAAACTTAAAAGAGAGATTATGGAAAAGTTAAAATTTTGGTTAGATGAATTAGATCTAATCGCAAAGGAATTTAATCGTGAATATGAACAATTATGTAAAGAACACCTCACAAGATTGCAAAAAATTAATATGGAGCTAGATGAGGGTAGTCCAGAACATATTTTTGCATGTGAATATTACTACAATCTACTAGATAATAGATTGGAAAGTTTGAGAAGCCTTGGACAATTTTATATGTTATCAGTTACAAAAATGGACGAGGTGCTTAAGAAATCAAGAGAAAACGAAAATCCCGTTAAGAAGACTATAAGAAAAACGATAGATAATTTCATGGAATCTATTGAGAACCTAATGAAACTTCAGAACGGACTTAAAGGTTATTTGATGTCTCATATTGATAGTGTAAAATCTATCAAACCGGAGATGCAAAAAATGATGAATGAGTTCGAGACTAAGAAGTTGGTTAAGATTCCAGAAGGTTGGGATTTTTTAGAAGTTGATGATGAATATAATGTCATCGTAGCAAGGGAGAAAAAGGGAGCTTAATGCTTCCTTCTCTTTTTTCTTCTCCCTTGAATTCCTTACTAATGTGGATTAAAACTATGTGAGAACTAAAACAAAGTAATAATGAATCAAAAATCAAGATCACCCTGAAAAAAGATAAAAGTTATTAGGGTTAAAACTATTATGAAAGAACTATGCGATGAGTGTGGTTCTTTCTTTTTGCTTCTCTTAAAAATGCAAAACCTTATAATTGATGGAAAGAGAATCAAAGCTTTCCATCCTAAAAGAAATTATGAAAAATGAACAAGAAAGAGATTTATACTTTTGTGCAGATATTCATGGAAGTTTTCGAGAAATTACATGGATTATAACTCAACGTTATAAACTTAAAGATGCTAATATTATTTTTCTTGGAGATGTAGGATTAGGTTTTTCTAAGCCAGGGTATTATAATCAGGAGTTTGAAAGAATTAATACTAAACTAGAGAAAAATAATATAACATATTATTTTATAAGAGGGAATCATGATAACCTAGAGTACTGGAATGAAAAATTAATAAATGATTTCCCCAAAATTAAGTTTCTTCAGGATCATGAAGTAGTAGAACTCTCGGGGAAAACAATATATCCGATCGGGGGAGCAACTTCAGTAGATTATAAATGGAGAATGAATTATAATGGATTGATGGAGAGAGTTGGTTCGTCTAAAAGAGTATGGTGGGAGACAGAAGATATAATTAAGAAGCCTATTAAAGATCTTCCAGGGAGGGTTGATATAATAGCTTCTCATACTGCTCCACTATGTTTTGAACCAATTATTACACGTCACGAAGAGGAAGCAGAAGATGTTTACCTCAGAGACTTAGAAAATCGAAAATACTTAGATCAGGTATTTAGAGGAGTAAGATGTAAGTATTGGTTCTTTGGACATTTTCATACTTCAATCACATCAAGTCTTGAGGATACTATATATAAATGTTTAGATATTAATGAATTATATATGTTTAGAAATCATGAGTAGTAGTAAGGGTACAATTTCAAATCCGTTATTAATGCCTATCGGAGAAGTTTTTATGTTGATCATACTAAAGCAGTTTTGGATAGTAGTATAAAAATAAATTCAAAAGCTATCTTAGAAGAAATATTGCATTCTAAAGATACTGACCTTCAAGAGGATTTAAAGCTAGTCATTAGATATCTTCAAGGTTGTTTAGAGGAAACTATGGATAATCCTTGGTTTTTGAAAGAGATTAAAGACTTGAGGAAAAAGCTAGAGGAAACCGAGAAACGATGTGATGACTTAGAGGAAAAGTTAAAACATGTATTACATAATGAATAATATTAAAAGTAGAATTGAATATATAACAGATCTTGAATTTAAAATAGAAGATAAGTATTTAGTTCTGGGAGGATATTATAATTCACTAAAAAGAACAACACCTAGAATTATTGCTAAGAGAACTACTACATTTTTCTTATCGGATGGAGGTAAAAGTGTTGTATTCTATGATCAAGCTTATTCAGGATTGTTTGAAGATGAATTTATTAAACCTATACTCCAGAAAATATTATCTGAAGCTAAACAATTATTTTCAACTCTCTCAGTAGATTATAAGATAATTCAAGATTACCTAAAAAAGTGAATTTTGCTATTTAAGAGAGGTTAAAGCCTTACAATTGAGAAGAACATTAGAAAAATTTATAAAAATATAGATTAATCTAGTGTTCTTTTTAATTTTGAAGTATAATAAATAGCACTTCAGAAACCCTCAAAATCTAATAAATGAGGGGATATTATATAGAAACTCCCCTCAATGATTAAAGTTATAAAGAAAAATAAACAAATTAAAAAGCTAGAAAAATGGCAAAATCAAAAAATGACAACATTAACATTTCAATTTTTACAGCATTGAAAGTTAGTGAGATTTCAAGAGTACCAGTACTTATTATGTCTAATCCAGGTCTTGGTAAATCAACTTCAGTAGAAATGTTTGCAGAAGTTCGGGATTATCACCTAGTCCTTCTTAGAGGTAATAGTACAACTGCAGAAGAAGTTATGGGATATGATGTGGCTACGAGTGATCAAGAAAACCCAACAACTAGACATCTTAGACCTTCTTGGTATACTGAAATCTTAAAAGTTGCAGAAAAAGGAGGTAAATCACTGTTATTTTTGGATGAGATCACCACAGCAAACGAATACGTACAGGCTAGTTTATTGCATTTAGTATTTGAGCGTAAAGTGGGTTCAGAAAGACTTCCAGAGAATACATTGATTGTTTCTGCAGGTAATTATGCACAGAATCTTTCGAATTCTATGCAAATGCTACCTCCGTTAATGAATCGTTTTATGATTTACAACATTACTCCGGATCATACAGACCTGGATACATTCCTTTGTAAATATGACGGAGCTATTGCATCATCAGAAGGTAAGGTTAAAGATTTCATGGGAAGTCTTAGAGATACGATGAAAAAACTTGATGCTCAGGAAGTAGAAATTCCGGCTGATCAATATAATAAGATTGGCGAGTATATCGAACGTGGTATTAAACAAACTGCTCGAGCATTGATGACTTCTGGTGGTAAACCTGTAGACTTAGCAATTACAGAACTTAATGGTATCTATGCTGATGCCGAAAATGAGACTAAGCTTTATGGATTTACAACTTTCCGAACTTTGAATTATCTTAGAGACGTTACAATTGCAAGTTTCAAGTGTTTTGGTAAGAGTGGTATTACTTCAGATAACTATCGTAATATGATCGATGGTCTTTGTGGTATTGGTATTTCTCGAGATCCAAAAACAAAGAATTTGATTAAGACGCCGATTTCTAAGGACTTCTATGATACTATGGTTAATATCGTTAATGATATTGAAAAGATGAAGAATGATAAACTTCCTAAGTATACTAAGTTCTTCAACGAAATCATAGATGGAAAGAAAAAGCTAGAAGTTCCTGAAATGCAAGCAATAATCAATAAGTTATCAGAACTTAAATCAGATAAGGACTTAGAACAAATCGAACGTCCGATTGATCCAGCTTGCATCGAGAAATTGTTTAAATTGAGTAAGGATTCTGGTTCTTCTATTACCAAGATTAAAGTATCTACTACTGATAAATTCTTGGATAAAGTACCAGTAGAGACATTCATCGGATATGTATCTTATTGGAATACAATTTCAGATCTTATGACTTCTATTCAAAGTCTGATTACAGATTCTTCTAAGGGTTATAAGGATGATACTTTGGCATTGTTGAAGAATACTCAAGAAGACCTTAGAACTTCTGGATTTAAACTCAGATCAATTCGTAAGATTATTCTTCAGGAAGATCCGAGCATGGGAAGTATGGTTCCTGATATTAGAAGTTTTAAATAATTATACTATTATATGAGTGTTAACCTTAGAGAAAAATATGTAATGATCATGTGGATCTCTAAGGTTAATTTATTAGAAAAATATCAAAATTTAAAATTATGAGAAATCAGACAGAGTTAGAATTTATTAAAAGATTCATTGACAATACTTATAGTAGATTCGGGAATATGTTAATGGTTAATACAGAAAAACCATTTAATCCTGATAATCCTGAACTTGGATATTGTTTTAAATATAAAGATGATATCTCAGGAAATGTTATCTATAAAATTGTCTGCTCAGAGATTAAGATTCCACGTACTGATTTTCGTATTCTTATGCATGAGTACGGACATATTTACTTAGGACATCTTGATGGTATTCATGAAGAGCTTGATACTCAGATTTGTAATACCTTCAGAGATTATCGAGGTGAATTGATTGATCGAATTAATAAAGAGTGTGGAATTGATTTTGCAGAGAAGTTGATTGAGAGAGTAATAGATGATCCAGTTCTTAATCACAGTCTTCATAATATTGCTATGGATATGGAAGTAAATTCTAAAATCCTAAGTACTGAAGATGTAGAGGAGATGGAATCAGATATCTCATCAGTTCTTCCTAATTATCAACTTGAGCTCTTGAAATATAATAGAGATCACACTGATAATGAAGAAGCAAAACAGGCTCTTGATGATATGATAAAGAAGATGGAAAATGAGGCTAAAATTAAACTCATTGTTCCAGAAAGATATTATATATCCGAAGGTAACCCTTTCCCGAGTGAACTTAGTTACCCTGAATACTTGATGCTAATTGTTCAACACTTGGATCAGTTTGTTAAGATGTTGGTTTCTATTAAAAAGGGTGGAAACGGTGATACATCTCAAGTTACAAATCAAGATATTCAAGATGCACTTCAAGGTAGTGGTTCAGGATCTGGACAAGGTAATCAGCAAGGTGGTGGAATGCAAGGTCTTTCTGATCTTATGCAGGAAATGGGTATGACTGATGGTTCTGGTAGTGGTTCGGGATCTGGACAAGGTAATCAGCAAGGTAAAGGTGATCCAAAAGATTGTCCATATAAAGGAAAGAGAGATTCTGGTTCAGGTGATTTGAACAGTAACGGTAAAGATGAGGGTGGAACTCATAAAGATCACAGAACAGACTCTAGAGACGATGCCGATAAAAAACGTGAGCTTGGACAAATTCGTTCAGGAGGTGGCGTTGGATGTGGTTCTAGTGGAGCTCCAGATGCAACGAGACTTGTGGATAAGACAGACGAAGTAGATATGGCTCTAGATGAAGTAATGTTAAATTATAAATCTAGAGTGGTTAAAGTTGATACAAAGAAAGATCTTATGTATCTTTATAATCGTGGTATTAATCGTTCTGTTATTGCTCCAACTATTAGAAGAAAGGTAACCATGTCTAATGAACCAACTATTGTATTTTTAATTGATGTTTCGGGATCTATGGATACACGATTGGTTGATAGAATTTTGAATACTATTGCCAATAAAATGAAAAAGATTGGACGTGGATTAAAGTATAATATTATTTCATGGTCTACACAGCTTGGAGATCATATTAAAGATATCGACCCGAGAAAGGGTGTTCCAAGAATCTCTATGGGAGGTGGAACAAGAATGGCTAGAGGTATGGAATATTTCAGACAGAATTATGGACCTGAAGCTATCTTGATCTTAATATCAGACTTTGAAGATTACTTGGAAGAATGGCATGAACAAGAACTAAAGATGCCTAACTATACCATGTACGGATTTAATTATGGATATAGTAATTATAATCAAGAATTTAAATATTTCAAAGTGAAAAATTTTAAAAACAATGGCAACTATTAATAATGGAAACATAAATAGAGACAAAGTCCATTCATTGGTTGAAGTATTTTATCAACCATCATTTAAGACTTTCTATGTTAATTCAGTAGATGGAGAGACATTTGTAAAGCCTGTAGGTGTATTTGTAAGTTTAGGAATAACTACGTCTTTGAAGGTCTTAGAAGATATCAAGAACATTATTTCCGGAAGTGAAGGTTATAGTGCGACTTTGGCAGAGATTAAATCTAAGAAGGTAGCAGGTCAGTTCTTAAATACTGTTACATGTACTACCGGACCTAAACAATATAAAATTACAAATCTTTCAGAGGATATTATGGGAGAGGAGGAGTCTAAGGCAGAATTGGAGAGAATGAAGAACTTGATGAATCCGTCTCAAGATTTAGATATCCTTAAAGAGTATGCACCTAAGATTTCCAGGTTGCAAGACTTGATAGATAAATTAACTTCTACACATGGTTGGGATGCTCATTTGATTCAAAAAGAGGCTTCCGGAGACTATCGAATATTCCATCAATATATTAATTATAAAAAGGAAGGCGAATTGGAATATCGTGTAGGAATATTCGTAACAGAAGATGTTGGAAACGATTAAGAAGGCTGTTTTAATTTCATTACTGTTATTACTTGGGTTTGGATTGGGGGTATTATATTACTCCCACTCCTCTCAAGATAAATCTAAGGGGGAAACTATATTACCTCCTCCAGAAATTATACAACCTGAAAAAAATAAAATTGATTCCCTTGAAGTAGAGATAATATCAAGGGATAGTATTATCAGTTATCTCAGAGAAAAGATTCATAGGATAGAATCTACTCGAACTGATAAAGTAGATAGTATTAGGGAATTACCGACAACAGAAGCGGTAGAATTTCTTAGACTTAAACTTAGAGAATTTGACAGTAAGTATTAAAGAAAATAGAACTTAGAGAACTTACTTTCGTGTTGATAAAAAGCACGATTACTGTCAAGTTCTCTAAGTTTTTTATTTTTAATATTTAGTTATGATTATTAAAAGAAAATTGAAAAATTTCTCCAGAAGTAATGGTAGAGATTTAATAGAACACTTTGCTGTTAAGAGATTTAATATTATTGAAAAAGAGCAAAGAGAGTATGGATTAGTTTCAGATTTATATCATTCTGGACTAGGAAGAACATATAAGAAATATGTTGGAAGAACTAGAAAATCAATAGCGAATAAATTAGAAAAAGATATTGCTTCTGCTAGAGTTAATGGATATTTATTAGAAGGTAAGAAATATGATACTGCTGATTTTGGAGTGGAAAATAAGCTAAAAAGTTTAGCGTCTAGAAAATACAATACTAAAGTGTGGGATGGAAAGTTTACTGGGAGAGAAGAGAGTATGATTCCTACTAAAGATTTAGATATTGAGAAATCTGCAAATCTAATTGTTTTAAATTCTAGAAAGAATAAATATCCTGATTTACCTTTTACAGTACTTAGAAATACTAAAAAATATCCAAAACAAAAAGATATCAATCGATATAAAGAATATGCATCTAAAGCAAAATATAATATTGATCATCATAGAGGAAATACATCTGGTTTAGCTCATGAAATCGGTCATGTTAAGAATTATGAAAGTAAAAACCCTATTACTAAAGTAAATAATAAGGTTGCTAATAAATATTCGGAGGAAGTAGCTAATTATGATTCTTTTAATGAAAATGGAAGTTTACTTAAAGGGATAAGTAATTACTTTAAGCAAAGAGCATTAATAAATGAAGAATCAAATGCTTCCAAAAAAGCAATGAGGTTGCTGAAAAAATCAGGTATGAATAAAGATAAACTTAATAATTCTAAATTAGATTTAGATGATAGTTTAAAAACATATAAGTATGGAGGAGAAGTATTTTATAAGACTCCAATAATGAAAAAGATTCAAATACCTTCTAGGAGATCTTCATCTAATAATAGAATTAGAAATCATATTGAAAAACTTGGTGGAGATCCTAATTCTCTTCATCCAGATTTGAGACAAAATTTTTTAGAAATGGATTTATAAATTCATTAAAGACTTCAGATGAGATGTTTTCCTTAATTGATAGTTCGGTTGGAGAAGACCATCGAGATCTTTGTACTTTTGGAAAATATGGAATTTCTATGATAAAATTATTTTCTAAATTATCATTGTTGTAGTAAAGATCATCCTCTGTAAGTGAGCTTTCTTTTAATAATTGCTGATCATTTATTGAATATTTATCTTTGGGAATTATAGCAAAGAGTTTATATGTATCTTTTTTATAATCACTAAATCCTCCCAGTGATTTAGTCTTCTTTCTAAGGAAAAATTTAATATCTTTCATAACTTTATACAATTTTTAGATTCACTTATTAGGTTTTATCGTTAAATTAGTAGCAAAATGAAAAAAATAATCTATTGTCTCTTATTATCTCTATTTTTTATCACTAAAGGATATTCACAAGAGATAATAGAGCATCGTGGAGATACAATGATAGTTATATCTCCTGAAAATCTGAAAACAATTAATAGCATAATAGTAGATCTTGAGTCTTCCGAAAAAATTATAAAACTTCAAGGAGATATAATAAAAGAAGATTCGATTAAGGCAGCGAATCTAGACTCAATTATAATTTATCAGTCTATGATGATGAGGAAAAAAGATGATTATTATGTTAACTCTATACAAGCTTTAGAAAATAGCTTAAAGAAAGAAAAAAGAAAACGTAAATTATGGGCAGGTGCTTTAGGTTGTGTAGCAGTAATCCTAGGTGCTCTTGCCATAAGTAATTAAAAAGTCATGGTAGAAGTAGTTATTAATTATGATCAGTCTACACAAGAATATAAGATCTACGAACCTACGACAGATACTCTTTTAATATCTAGTAACCTGACTGAAGCGTTCGTTAATCTTTCTGTATTCTTGACATCCGCTGGATTAATTCAGGGCGACATATTGAATTATCCAGAAATATCTTATCACCTCGACAGTCATACAGTAAAGTCGATGATAGAGAGTAATGTAAATCTCCTTAAACGTCTACAAACAGCTCCTTCAGGATTTATGATTAGTAGTCAGAAGTTTGGCGGCTCTACTACATCTTCTATCAAACCTAAGAAACAAGAAAGTGGGTTTGATAGTAATGGTTTTAATAAATCTTATCAAGCAGATAGACGTTTTAGTGGGAAAAAGTCTTCTAGTTTTTCAGGGAAGTCAGGATTTAAGACATCTAATAAAAAATTTGGAGGACAATAAATAAATTTTAAAGTTATTAATAAAACTAAGAAAAAATGGGATACCAATTACAAGTTAAAACATCATTTGTATCTCCGGTAACATTAAAGATATTTACAGAGAATGGATATTTACCTATTTTTATAATAAGAAATATTAGTAATTCAGAATTAATTGGTAAGTATAATGGAACGGCAGTACATTTTAGAAATTTAGCTCCAAGTACAGAATTATTTAGAGCAAAGAGAGACGGGCTTATTGATTTTACAGAATTTTCTAAGAGATATATTATTGAGATGTCGAATGTAAATTTTGTAGAGGTTATTGATAAACTTAATTACTTGGCTGAACTTAGTAATGCAAGAGGAGTTATATTAATGGGTTATGGTTCTGATGATAAAATATGTCACAGATCTATCTTATCTAACCTAATTAACAGTATGGGAATATTAAACAGTCATATAACAGAAATAATACTATGAGAAGTAATCCTAGAGAAATTGAAATCCAGGAAGACATAGTAGCTAAATTAGATAGACTTGACATACATCCTTATTCAATAATATGTTCTTTTGCGATAGGAGAAGGAATTATATCAATTACATTTTACCTGAAACAAGATTTATCCGAGTTTCTTGATCTTTTAAGTTATAGAAGTCAATGTGATAAAACGGGATATTTAGTGATGGAAGATAATAATACGATAATTCTTTCAGGGTTGGCTTTAATTAATTTATATACACTATTATGAAAGATGCCTGGTTTAAAGAAGTATTTACCGAGTTTTACAAATTATCTTATATACGAGAAGGCAGATCTAAGAGAATCGTTCTGAAAGGACTTAGTGATCATAAGGTTTTAGATTATGTTATCCTAAGAATTACACCTACAGAAGATGTTATTTATTATCTCTATAATGGCTCTTCGATTCATATTCCAGAAAAGTGGATTGATCTATTTTCAAGTTTTAATACTCATTCAGGGTTTAGAGTCTTGGAGTGTTATGATAGTGATGTAGATGGATCTTTAAGTCATTTTGGATATCTTATGACAAGGTTAATTTGTCACCTAGATAAGAGTTTATCTAAAATTGAAGGAGAAGAGCTTTTGAATGTTCTTGGAGAGATAAGTGTAATTGGTACGAAAGAATTTAGAGAATGGTGCCTTGAAGAATTTGGATTAGAACTTGATCCATTCGAATATCGTTCTTTGGATGAAAATTTAGATATTTAAAATTGATGAGATGAAACAGTTTGATATTTATACTGACGGATCTCACCTAGACAAACAAAATAATGGAAGACTTGGTATCGGAGGAGTTCTTATTGACCCTACCGGACCTGGAATGGGAACTATGCTTAATAAATTCTCAATTGAATTAACTCCTGAATATATGAATTTATCTTTTGGAGCTCAGAAGTGTAGCAATCCTAGTGCGGAGTTAGTAGCAGTTTTACATGCTTTATATGAATTTCGTGGTTCTTGGGGTCCGAATGATATTGTAGTAGTCCATGCAGATTATCTTGGTGTTCGAGAATGGATGACTGGTAATTGGAAAGTAAAAGAACCATACATTGCTCGAATTAAAGGTGATATTGATAAAGAAATAATTAAACAGGGTTTACAAAGAAGAATTGAGTATAAGTGGGTAAAGGGACATCAGAAAAATAATGGTGTTGATGCCGATATATACTGGAATAACTATGTAGATTCTCTAGCTAAAGGCAAAGGATAAAATGTTGAATAGTTGTAGAAACTCAAGAATTGTAGGTCCTTCTGGAATTTGGGAATATGAACAGTTGATCGGTGCTAAGGTAAAAGTTAGTTCATTACCTGTTAGTAATTTCTTTGGTTGTTTCTCAGGTGGAGGAAGTAATGATCTATTAACTATTAAAGATATTTATTTTAGAATATCTCTTGATGGAAAAACTATAACAGTGATCGAATTAACCGAGTATCCAGGGAAAATATTTACTTGGAAAGATTTGGAAATTATCGAGCTTAATGTTATTAGTAAGTTTAAAGCTGTATGTGGAACTTTCTTATCTAATCAATCAATTTGTGGATATGGAGTTGATACTGAAGCTTCTTGGATAAAAGATATGTCAAATGGAATAGCTTTTATCGATGAAAAGGGAAATATAATAACTAATCGTATAGTGAGAATCGTTGGAGCAAATGTAGAGGATATTAATACCGATACAAATGAAATTACAGATATAGATGTAAACTTCAATGGTGATATACTAGATAAAAGATAATAAAAATGGCACAATCACAGTTAACAAGATTTGAATGTATTTATGCCAATCGAGATGAAGCACTTAAGGCTCTCTCATGTGCATCTAGACAATATGCTGAATTAGTTGCTGTAAGATATTATAATGAAGTTGAAGATGTTTGTATTCTTTTAGTAATTTTTAAGAGTGCAGACTTAGGTGATTTTGACATTGTTTCAGATACTATGGAATTAAGTCAAGGTCCTAGAATATTTACAGCAAAAAAACAGTCAGAGGAACAATCAGATCAGGAGTGTATCTTGATTGCGTTGTTTGGTGAAAAACCTAAGAATGGAGATGTAGTAATCCTGACTTCTTATGATGGTACTACTTCCATTACTTATACAATGATCGGAGGACAGTGGATAAAAACTGGTGGAACTACTGCAGATGGACTTGGAATTATATTTGAAGATTCTAATACCATCGATTTTACAATGAGTCCTGGTCCTACTGAATCTAAGAAAACATTAACCGCTGATGTAAAATTGGATAATAATAATTTGATTTATGATGAGAAGGTTGATGGAATTCGTATTAATAAAATCTATGGAGGAACATTCTAAATGAAAAAAGTAAGAAGCCCGAAAGATATAAAAGTGATCTCCGGACGTTCTGCTAGAAATACAGCTCCTTTTGTTGGAAGACTTGGTAAACCTCTTAATCCAGGGGCTCTAAAATTTAAGCAGAGTAATATTCCAGGAGGAGATATATTTAATGATTATCTCTTAGATTTAATGAAATTAAAATAAGAAAAATATTATGGACTTGCTTGATAGAACTGATGTTAGTAATAAAAATCCTGGGGATTCATTAACTAGTGCTGATATCAATAGTATAAATAATACTGTTAATGCTGCAGTTAGTTATATAAATGAAAACTTAAAAGATTTTTGTAATGCTAATGCTGAAATAAATAATTATGAAAGAAAATTAACTCTTTCGGGAGCAATTAGATTAGTACCAGAAGCAAGACGACGTAGCGGATTGAAAATTAGATTTCTTAGTAGTGAAGGTGCATATTCAGAATATATCTATAAAGGACCAGATGCTGATGAATCTAATTGGGCTAATGAAGATAATTGGAAATCTCCTTACAACATTATTGACGGAGGAGAGTGGTAAGTTTAAATAATAACATAAATTATGAAAAATAGTTATATAAAAACTACATGGATTGATAATAAAACTCCTGTTAATGCGGCTAATTTAAATAAGATCGAGAGTGCTTTATCAGATCTTTATACTAACGCTCTTAGTTCTTCTGAGATTTTAGAAGGAGATGGTATTAGAATTACTAATACTAGTTGTCAGTCAGATTGTTACGGTAATACTACAAAAGGTATTCAATTTTCTGTATCAGATCGTGTAATGCAGTCTGATTCTTGTAAAGGTGTTGATATTGTAACAAATACCTTGGATATCCTTCAATTTGAAAAGGATAGATTATACCTATTCTTAGATCCAGAGAGAAAAACTTTGGTTAAGATGGTAATAAACGGAGTTACTATTTTTGAAGTGAAATAATAATGAGATGGAACGATAAAAACGGATACATCACATATAAACAAGCTCTTCAAAATATTAAATCATGTCTAGGGATAGCTAAGATAGATTATTCCATGAGATGTGAATTAGCTCCGTATATCACATATATCTTAAAATATATATCAGATAGATTAACTTTACTTCCAGAAGGATCAGATGTCAAAACTTATATTCAAGAGTTTTTTGATATTCGAGATCATGGTGAAGCTAAGATTGTATTTTATGCTGTAGATGAACTTAGATGTGAACTTGGAATCGATAATGGTGAAATATACGTTGAAGGTTCTGAGATTCCATACAATGAGGATAGATTTATTTATGCATGGAGTAATGTTTTGACTGCTATGTTAGTTAGAATTTTATTCCAGTATCAAAATCTTCTAGCTCAACCCGAATCTAGTGACTGCCCTTGTAATAATGAATGTGGAAGAGGACAGACTACAGCGGATTACGAATCTTGGAGTTCTGGTGTTTATCCAGAAGATGAAAGTTATTCTTACTATAATTATAAAGAAGTAAACAATACGGAATGGAGAACTAATAATGATGTTCCGGAGTGTACAAAATGTCTAAGACAATGAGTGATATAATTGTAAAAAATCAACTTCCTGAACCAACCGTAATTATTCTTAAAAATTCGGTAGAACAGGGAAAGATGCCTACTCCAGAACAGCTTGAAGTAGGTGAATTAGGTTTAGGTCTTCATGCCGGAGAGGAAAGTATATGGGTCAAAAATTCTGATGGTGTAGTTGTAGATCTTAGAGTTCCTAGAGTTGATAATTTTTGGGGTGATTTTCTCCTTGAATATGAAACTCTTGAGGAATTTAATGCAGATCTAGAAGCCGGAAAAATTAGTGATACTTCGATAGCTTTCATCAAAGGATCTAGACAGGCTTGGACTAAAGGAACTTTCTTCGCATTATCGGAGGAAGAAATAAATAAACTGATCGATAGTAAAGTATTGTTATTCCCAAGTATGACTTCTGAATTAACATCAGAAAGTACATCTGAAGAAATAGCAGAAATTTTTGGTGGAGCAGAGAATTTTGTTAAGCTTACTGAAAAGATTAAAGATCAGATTTCAATTGCGTCTTTAAGAGTAGATTCTGGGAAAGCGATAGTTCCTGTATCTATTCAATCTAGTATTATAGAGTGTGAAACTCAGTGTAAAAATGTATTAGTTCTAGAGTGGATTTATTCAGGGAAATATTATTCAGAAAAGATTATCCTGAATAGTTTTACATCTGAATTCTCAGTTGAAAGAGAATTTACAGAATCTACTTTTATTGAGGTAGTAGAAAAAATAGATGAGCTTTTTAATACAAACTTAGAACTTGTAGAACCTAAGATTAATGGAACTTGGGATTTCTATAATAATGCATTCGAACCTATAACAATTACTCCAAGTCCAAATAAATATAATCCTGTAATTGAAAATGGATATAAGGCTGTTTTCAAAGGAGTTTATACATGGACAAGTGAAGATGGAAAGAAAGATCCTACTGGAGTTGTTAAGGGTTCATTCTGGGATACTCTTACAGGTACTGATGTTAGTTCTGATATAGTAACTAGTCCTTATTATACAGAAGATGCTACTATTTCTATTAAACTTGAAGCTCCTAAGACTGGTTTTATGGTTAGAGGAGAAGATGTTGTTAGAAGTACTGGCGTTTATGATTATACAGAAGATACTAGATCAGTAACATTCGCACATAGATTATTCTATGGTGTATCTACTAAGGGAAAAGACTTAGTAGAGTATGATATTAAATCTCTGAAAACATCTGAATTAATTACTGAACATCCTAAAAAGACTCTAGAACATTTTTCTACAGAAATGGATGAATATGCTATTTTTGCTTATCCTAAAGTTCTTGGTGAGTTAGATAGTATTTATCAGGATGGAATTCGTGTAATTAAGGCATTTAACAAAGTAGAATTAGAAATCACTAATGGTGCTGGTGTAGTAATAGATTATATAGTTTATGTTACTAATAATCCAGGTGCTTTTACTGATGTTGAGTTAGAATTTAAATAAATAGTACAATGGCGTTAAATTTTGCAGATAGATTAGTGTCCAACAATCCTAGTGCATATGGAATTGTTAGAGCTATAGAAGTTAGTGGACACAAAACAGTATCTTCTCTTTCAGCATTGTATAAAATTCCCGACTGTATTCTTTCTGATACAGGGGATAATTCTGGTAATGATTCTCTTGGACAATTGTGGTATGTAATTGATGCCAAAGAAGTTTATCAGCTTGTTAATTGGGAAAAAAGAAATGAAGCTGGAGGATGGAAACCATACTTATCTGGAGTAATTACAGATGAAGCACTGGAAGAGATATTAAAGACTAAGCAAGATAAATTGATAGCCGGAGAAGGGATTAGTATCAGTGAGGATAATGTAATTTCTTGCACTATAGATACATCACTTTTCAGAATGGTGGATGAGCTACCTTCTTTGGAGGAAGCAGAGACAAATAAAATTTATCTTCTTAGAAAAGAAAATAATATCGGAGAACTTCAGAGTTATACTGAATATATAGTAACTATTAAGGTTGACGAAGAAGGGAAAGAAATAAAAGAATGGGAAAAGATCGGTGAATATGATTTATCTATTGAACTTGCTCCCTATCTTAAAATAGAAGATGCAGAAAAGACTTACGTAAAGAAGGAAAACATCGTAGATTCATTCGAAGGTGGTGATCCTAAAGAGCAAGTTTTATCTGCTGAAAAAGGAAAAGAACTTAAAGAACTCGTAGATTCATTAGAGGAAAGAAAAGTAGATAGTGTAACAACTACTGAGGGAAAAGGAATCATAGTAGAAGGTACTCATAACGATCCTACTATTGGTGTTCTTCGTGATCCTGAGTCTGAAGGATTTTTTACAATCGAAGAAACAGGTCTTAAACTTAGTGGTGTTCAGGATGCTATTGATGAAGCAGTTGGTGAATTAACTGATAGAGTAGAACTTGAATCTGATGTAGTCTATAATATCAATGAAATATTTCCAGGTGAAGGTAAGGGAGAAAATGGAGATCAGTGGCACATCCAATATGCTGCTGCTAAATTAGATGCTTTCCTTCCAGCTGAAAAGAAAGTTCCAGGTATAAAAGTTAAGTTTATTAACTTAGACGGTAACTGGAGAACTTTCACTTTCAATGGTGGATATTTCTTGGATGGTAGAAACTGGAGTTATGATATCACTTCTAATGACTTCACTGAATTAGCTACAGAAAATCTTCCAACAGCTACTCCAGAATCAAATGGAGTAATGTCAAAAGAAGATAAAGCTAAACTTGATGGAATTAGTGAAACTATCAATAAAGATGTAGATGATAAGATTGCAGAAGTTAAAGAGACAATCGATAACTATACTGTAAATGGTTATAAAATTTCCACAAATCCATCTTTAGATAGAAATGATATCGGTCTTGGAAATGTTACTAATGACGCTCAGATAAAACGCTCTGAAATGGGTGTTCCTAAGGGTGTTGCTACTCTTGGAGAAGATGGTAAAGTTCCGGAATCACAACTTCCAGATTCAGTTCTTGGAAATGTTAAATATCAAGGAGTTTGGGATGCAGTTAATAATGTTCCTAAACTTGAACTTAACGATTTTGATTCCAATGGTCATTACTATATAGCTATTAATAAAGGCTCTCAATTTGGATATGATTTTGATCCAGGTGATTGGGTAATTAATAGTAATGGTAGATGGGTTAAAATTGATAATGTAGATTCAGTTAAGTCTGTAAATGGTCAGATCGGAATTGTTGAATTAGGTATAGAGGATATTCCTAATCTTAAGGAAACTCTAGATTCTAAAGCAACTAATGATGATTTCAATAGACACTTAACAGACTATAAGAATCCTCACAAGGTTACTAAAGATCAAGTAGGTCTGGGTAATGTAGATAATACAGCAGATAAGGATAAACCTATTTCTAATGCTACACAGGCATTAATTGATCAAACAAGAACCGTACTAGAAAATAAAATTTCTGAATTACAAACTAATACTGAGGCAGACTTAGAAGTATTTAGATCAGAATTTGAGAATAAATTAGCCGAACTTGCTGCTAAAGAAGAAGCTGATATTGTTGCTGTTAATAATAGTCTGAAGGAAGCAAAGACAGAACTTCAGAATAATATTGATAACTTAGCATCAAAGACAGAAAGTGATTTAACAGTTGCTAAGAAAGAGTTGGATAATAAGATCTCTGAATTATCAACTAAAACAGAATCTGATCTTTCTACTCTTAGAGCTGACTTAGAATCTAGTATTTCTGTAACTAAAACAGAGCTTGAGAAGAGTATATCTGAATTGGCATCTAAAACAGAAAATGATCTTAATACTGCTAAATCAGAACTTGAAAAAGCTATATCAGACCTAACTGCTAAAGAAGAAGCTGATATTGTTGCTGTTAATAATGCTCTTTCTGAAGCTAAGAAAGAATTAGAAAACAGTATCTCTAGTTTAGCATCTAAGACAGAAAATGATCTTAGTTTAGCAACAAAAGATTTGAATAATAAGATCTCTGAATTAGCTACTAAAACAGAATCCGATCTTTCTACTCTTAGAGCTGACTTAGAATCTAGTATTTCCGTAACTAAGACTGATCTAGAATCTAAGATCACTGAATTAGCAACTAAGACTGATGCTAAATTCCAAGCAACTGATTCTAAGATTGAAGCAACTAAGACAGAGCTTCAAACTAATATTGATAACCTATCTCATCGTCATGATGATGATATGAAAGATATTAGAAGAGAAATCGAAGAGGCTACTGCTGGTTCTAATGAAGCACTTAATACACACATCCAAGATAAGAGTAATCCTCATCAAGTAACTAAAGAACAGGTAGGTCTTGGTAATGTTACAGATGATGCACAGGTTAAGCGTTCCGAAATGGGTATGCCAGAAGGAGTTGCTACACTTGATGCAACCGGAAAAGTGCCTTCATCTCAATTACCTAGTTTCGTAGATGATGTAATCGAAGTAGATTCATTTGACTTACTTCCTGAAACTGGTGAAACTGGTAAGATCTATGTAACTAAGGATACTAACTTGACTTATAGATGGTCAGGCTCTCAGTATGTAGAAATTTCTGAATCACTTGCACTTGGAGAAACGTCTAGTACAGCTTACCCAGGAGACAAAGGTAAAGCTACTACAGACAAGGTTAATGCTCATACTTCAGACTACAATAATCCTCATAAAGTAGATAAAGCTCAGGTAGGTCTTGGAAACGTTGATAATACAGCTGACCTCGATAAACCAGTATCTAATGCTACACAGGAATTAGTAGATAATACTAAGAAAGAGCTAGAAGAAAAGATTAATAACTCAGGAAACGACTTACAAGATAACATTGATAAGATTGACGAGAGAGTTACTAATATTGAAGATTCTATTGCTCAGCCTGGTGGTTTAGCTACTCTTGATGATGCCGGAAAAGTACCTCTAGAACAATTGCCAAGTTTAGTAGATGATGTAATTGAAGTAGACTCTTTCGAACATCTACCTGAAGCTGGAGAAGTTGGAAAAATCTATGTTACTAAGGATACTAATCTTCTTTATCGTTGGACAGGGGTTAAATATGTAGAAGTATCAGAATCTCTCCACTTAGGTGAAACGGCTGATACTGCTTATGCGGGAGATAAAGGCAAGGAGACAACTGATAAGGTTAATTCTCATATCTCAGACTTCAATAATCCGCATAAAGTTACAGCCGAACAAGTAGGCTTAGGTAATGTTGATAATACTTCTGATATCAATAAACCTGTTTCTACCGCACAACAAGAAGCTTTAGATGCAGTTAAGACCGAACTTGAGGAGAAAATTAATAACTCTGGTAGTGATCTTCAAGGTAATATTGATAAGATTGACGAGAGAGTTACTAATATCGAAAACTCAGTAGGTGCTCCTGATGGTATAGCTACACTTGATTCCGAAGGTAAATTAGAAGTTTCACAGATCCCTAACGAAGCTCTGAATGTTATCGAAGGTAAGTATATGACTGAAACTCAATTTACTGATTCTGAAGGTGTAGAGTTTATTCCAAGACATAATACTATTTATATTGATAGTATCGGTGGTTCGAATAAACTTTATCGCTGGGATGGATTCAAGTATGTAGAAGTATCAGATTCAGATAATGTTACAGAAGCTATTGACAATCACATCAAAGATTTCAATAATCCACATAAAGTAACAGCCGAACAAATTGGGCTTGGAAACGTAGATAATACAGCCGATATTGATAAGCCAATATCTACTGCTGTTCAAGAAGCTTTAGATACTGTAAACACTAAAGTAACTGAACACACTGAGAATAAAGAAAATCCTCATGGTGTTACAGCAGAACAAATTGGCTTAGGAAATGTAGATAATACGGCTGATTATGATAAACCTGTTTCTAAGGCTACTCAAGATGAAATCGATAGAATTGACGGTCGTATTGATACAATCGATAATTCAATTGGTGTTCCTAGTGGTATTGCAACTCTTGATGGCAATGGTAAATTAACAGATTCTCAAATACCAGACAAGACGATTAATGTTCTTGTAGGTAAACTTATGAGTGAAACAGAATTCAAGGACGAAGAAGGTAATACTTATGAACCTAGAACTGGAGTAATTTATATTGATACTGTTTCTGGTACTGAGAAAATATATAGATGGAATAAATATGAATATGTAGAGATTTCAAATACAGAATTACTTGAAGGTGCATTAAATTCTCACGTTCAGGATAAGAATAATCCTCATCAAGTAACCAAAGAGCAGATTGGGTTAAGTGAAGTAACAAATGATGCTCAAGTTAAGAGATCAGAAATGGGAACTCCGGAAGGTGTTGCTACTCTTGGAGAAGATGGTAAAATTCCTGTGGAACAACTTCCAGGACAAGTTGATGAAGTATTTGGAATTGATCGTTTCGTATCAACAAAAACAGATATTCCTTCTTCTAGATTAGTAATTGGTTCCACTTACTATGTAGAAGATGAGAAGAAAATATATACAGCAATTTCTGAAACGGAATTAGATGAAGGTGCTACTCCTGATAAAGGTGTAATCTATTCTAATCGAGAAACTAATATAATCTATCGTTGGGATGGTGCTGAATTAGTAGAAATTGGTAACCCTGTTCATCTTGGTGAAGTAGCTGGAACTGCATATCCTGGAGATAAAGGTAAGGCTACTACAGATAAAGTTAATGCTCATGTGGCTGACTTTGAAAATCCTCACCAAGTAACTAAAGAACAGATCGGTCTTGGAAATGTAGATAATACTTCTGATGCTGATAAGCCTATTTCTAGTGCAGTCCAAGAAGCTTTAGATGCTGTTAATAAAGAAGTTTCAGAACATAAAGCTGATAAGAATAATCCTCATGAGGTAACAAAAGCTCAAGTAGGTTTAGGAAATGTAGATAATACTGCAGACCTTGATAAACCAGTATCTAATGCTACACAGGAATTAGTAGATAATACTAAGAAAGAGCTTGATACTAAGATAGATAATCATACTTCAGACTTTAACAATCCTCATAAGGTAACAAAAGAACAAGTAGGACTAGGGAATGTTGATAATACAGCTGATATTAATAAGCCTGTATCTGTAGCACAACAAGCTTTAGTAGATTCTACAAAGGCAGAGTTGAAGAAAGATATTGGTGATATTGAAAAAGATGTTACTAATCACATAGCTGACAAGAATAATCCTCATGAAGTAAATAAACTTCAGGTAGGTCTTGGAAATGTTGATAATACATCAGATATCAATAAACCTGTATCTATTGCACAACAAGCTGCTTTAGATAAACTTAAGAGTGATCTTGAATCTATTATAGGTTCTACAGGAACAGATCTTAGTGCTCACTTGAAAGACTTTGATAATCCTCATAAGGTTACTAAAGATCAGGTTGGACTTGGTAAGGTGGATAACACTGCTGACCTTGAAAAACCTGTCTCTGTAGCAACTCAAGAGGCAATCAATGCTGTTCAGTCTAATCTTGATAAGACCAATATTTCATTAGAGAATCATATTGCAGATAAGAAGAATCCTCATGAAGTAACGAAGGAACAAGTAGGTCTAGGTAATGTAGATAATACATCTGACTTAGATAAACCTGTTTCTCATTATCAACAGGATGCTCTTGATGAACTTGAAAGAAGACTTCAAGGTTCTATTGATGGTTCTGGTTCTGATCTTAGTGCTCATATTTCAGATTTTAATAATCCGCATAAAGTAACTAAGGATCAGGTTGGACTTGGTAATGTAGATAATACAGCTGACAAGGATAAACCTATTTCTGATGCTACACAGAAAGCTTTGGATAGTATTAAGACAGAAACTAATACTATTATCGAAACTCATATAGCAGATAAGAATAATCCTCATGAAGTAACTAAGGAACAGATTGGATTAGGTGAAGTAACAAATGATGCTCAAGTAAAACGTTCAGAGATGGGCGTAGCTGGGGGAGTTGCTACACTTGACCAAGAAGGCAAAGTTCCTAGTTCTCAATTACCTAGCTTTGTAGACGATGTTATTGAAGTAGATTCTTACGATAACTTGCCTACTACAGGTGAAGCTGGTAAAATCTATGTTACTAAAGATACCAACCTGACTTATAGATGGAGTGGTTCTAAGTATGTAGAAATCTCAGCGTCTTTGGCTCTCGGTGAAACATCTAGTACTGCCTATGCTGGTGATAAGGGTAAGGCAACAACCGATTCTCTTAATGCACATTTGGCAGACTTTAACAATCCTCATAAGGTAGATAAAGCTCAGGTAGGTCTAGGTAATGTAGATAATACTTCAGATAAGGATAAACCTGTATCTGATGCAACCCAACAATTAATTAATGAAGTTAAGGAATCTATTAATAGCGGAAATACTACTATTACAGATAACTTAACTAAACATATAGAAGATTACAATAATCCTCATAAAGTAACGAAAGATCAAGTAGGTCTAGGTAACGTTGATAATACTTCAGATAAAGATAAACCTTTGTCTGATGCAGCTAAAGAAGCTATCAACGAGGTTAAGACTCTAATTACTTCTTCTGGAACTGACTTAAGCAATCATATTAAAGATTATACAAATCCTCATAGAGTAACTGCAGAACAAGTAGGTCTCGGAAATGTAAATAATACTTCCGACCTTGACAAACCTATTTCTAATGCTACTCAGAAGGAACTTGATAAACTTGACGCTAAGATTGATAAGATTAATACAGATCAGGGAACAGATCTTAGTGCTCACTTGAGAGATTTCAGTAATCCTCATAAAGTAACTAAAGAACAAATTGGACTCGGAAATGTAGATAATACTGCAGATCTCGATAAACCAATATCTACTGCTACACAAAAAGCAATTGATGATGCCAAAGCAGCTAATAATACTGCTTTAGATAATCATGCTAATCGTACAGATAATCCTCATAAGGTAACTAAGGATCAAGTAGGTTTAGGTAACGTTGATAATACAGCCGATATTAATAAACCTGTATCTGTAGCACAGCAGAATGCTCTTGATACTTTATCTAATAGTTTAAATACAGCTATTAATAATCACGTAGGTAATACTAATAATCCTCATCAAGTAACTAAAGAACAAGTAGGTCTCGGAAAAGTAGATAATACATCTGACTTAGAAAAGCCTATTTCAGTAGCAACTCAAAACGCTATTTCTGAAGTTGTTTCTAATCTGGATAAACATATTGCAGATAAGAACAATCCTCATGAAGTAACAAAAGAGCAAATTGGACTTGGTAGAGTTGATAATACATCAGACCTCGAGAAACCTATTTCAACAGCTACTCAGGTTGCTCTTGATAAGAAGGCTGAACTTGGACCTGATGGAAAAATACCTGAAAGTCAATTACCTGAAAGAACAATGCATAGTTTGTTCTATAAGGGTACTTGGGATGCTGAAAGGAATTTACCAACACTAGCTAATGGAGATAAGGCACAAGATGGTGATTACTATTTAGTTAATAATGATGGTGAGTCCTTTGGATATAAATTCATGGTAAATGATATTATATTCAATGCCAGTGGAATTTGGTATAGAATGATGGGCTCTAATAAGAGAGATAATCCTACTGAATTTAAGATTACTAAATTCACAGCAGATAGAACTTTATTAGAGAGAGGTGAATCAACAGAAATTACTCTTGAATGGGAATATCAATTGACCCCAAGTGGACAAATTAATTTCCAATTCATAGATACTCATGATATTCCTGTTGAGGAACGTACTTATAAGATTACTGCCACTGGAGGACAAACATTCACATTGAGAGGTTCGTATCTAAGTGAAGTTGCAACAGCTATTTTAACGATTGATACAGCTGATAAGGTTTATGTAGGTGCATCAAGTAATTCTGCTCCTACTGACTCTGACTTTATAGCAATGAATTCTTTCTTCTCCTTCGGTGATAATGAATTCCCATTCACTCCTATTGATTGTTCAGGAGGTAAGTATATTTACGTAGCAATTCCAACAGAAGAGTATAGTAAGTATAGAATCTATTGTAATAATTATCCTGTTGATGATGTAACAGTATACTCTAGACGTATAACTAACATCTTTACTGGATATACTGATTATACAATTACTAAACTTGCTAATCTCTATCATGGAATACTAAATATTGAAGTTAAATTAATTGATAAAAGATAATGCCAGAAAATAATTTAAAAGGAACGGTACTCTATTCGGGTATCGTTCCCACCAATACTTCTGACGTATATCCAACACATTCAGCCATTTATGGTATGGGAGGCTACCGCTCAGTGAAAACAATAGCTGAGCGGGATGCTATTCCTGTAGAGCGTTTAGAATTAGGTGCTAAGGTATTAGTTACTGACCTAGAGACTGAATATTATGTACGAAGTATTGCAGAGGATGGTACTGTAACTTGGGAATTAGATACTAGACTAATAGCAGATAGATTACTTCCTACTCCTATGATGGAAGGTACTTGGAGTTTTTCTAATAGTCTTGGAGAAGAAGTAACTGCAGATAGCCTTGGTATAACAAATGTAAATTCTAAAGTTATAACTATAGAGAAAGGATATAAAGCAAGTTTAGCTGGTAGATTTAAATGGACAGTAACAGATTACCAAACATATAAAGATCCAGAAACTTGTAGTGGAGATCTTGGGACTACTTTACCTAGTAATGGAGTATTTTCGGAAATTAGTAATATAACTGGTATAACAGAAAATAGAATAATTAAGGAAACTATTTCAGCCAAGAAAAAAGGCTTAATGATTAGCGGAAATTCTGTTATAAAAGCAGAAGGACTTGATAGTTTTTCCGATCAATATGAGATAAAGTTTAGACCAAGAATATATTTTGGAACAGTAACTAGTAAAACTCCATCTGCTAGTGATATATTAGCATTATCAGGAACAAAATTATTGGATGAAAGTAACTCTGAAAGAATAACTAGTATTACCGCTTCAGGTACTCAGTATTATTGCTATTCTTACCCGAAAGAACTTGGAACTCTTAGTATGATTGTTCAAAATGGAGGTGCTGCTATATTAGAAGATTTTACTAGATCAGAAATTAATATAGTAAGTGGTTCTGGAATTTCAACTTCTCATTATGTATATATTTCGAAATACAAAGGAGCATTTCAGAATGTTATATTAGATTTTAAAATTTAAAAATAGAATACAATGGCTAAATATCCGGCACAATTACAATCTGCGAATCTTAATGAATTCGGTATTGTCTATGCTGAAGAAATACAAGGCCATAAAACAGTTGCTACTCTGAATGCACTTTATGCTATCACAGATCCTATTCTTAGTAAATCCGTAGTAAATACTAATAATGATGCTATCGGACAAGAATGGTTTGTTGTATCAGAGGGTTGTTATTACAGATTAGACAATTGGGCCAATAGACATACAGCTTCTGGATGGACTAAAATTCAAGTAGTAGATACTGAGTTTAATAGTCTTTCTACACATGGAGCTGACAAAATAAAAAATTTCACAACATCTCCTAGCACAGTTACTCTCAACTATAATACGTGGAGATCTTCGACTGTTAATGAAGATGGAACCGCTGTAATAAACGCTGCTACTCAAACTGCAGCGGGTGTTCTAAGCGCAGCGGATAAAACTAAGTTAGATGGATTAAATACAGATTCTATTAATGATATATCTGTAACATCTAATGCAACTAAAGCTACTATTACATTTGTATCTGATAATGGTAATAAGGAAGATATAAGTACTACTATAGATTTTCCTATATCTACTACTACCGCAGCAGGTACAATGAGCGCCAAAGATAAAACAGAATTAGATAGAATTAATACTGCTAACTTTGCTCTTGGCGCTGTAACTCCTGCTGCGTCTACTGTAGGAATAGCTGCTAGTAAAACTAATGTAACTGATGGTACTACCGCTGCGAATAATATTACGCTGCCTGCTGCTACTCAAACTGCAGCGGGTGTTCTAAGCGCAGCGGATAAAACTAAAGTTGACCGAATCACAGGTACTAATCATGTTATCTCTCAGCCTACTACAACAGCTACCTCAAGAGTAATTACTATAACGGGTATAAATCCTACAGATAATAAAGCAGTTTCTAGTTCTATCACTCTTCCAGAAGTATCAGAAACTCAGGCAGGTCTCGCAAGTGCATCTGATAAGAAAACTCTCAATGCTATTAAAACTCTTGGGAATTCTTCTCACTTGAAAGATGATGGTTGCTGGACTAGAACAGCTTCTAATGTAGCTATAAACTTCACTTGTACTAATGTTAGTGGTAATTCTACAGATACTAACGCAAAAAATGAACATTCAGTTAATATTGGAGCTGCATCATCTACTCTTGCAGGGGTAATGACTTCAACCGATAAGACAGAACTTGATAGAATAACCACAGCGAATTTTGCTTTAGGTGCAGTTACGCCAGCAGCTTCAAGTGTAGCTATCGCAGCAACAAAAACAACTATTTCTACAGGAGTTAGTGCAGCAAACAATATAACTCTTCCCGCTGCAACTGCTAGTGTAGCTGGTGTTATGACTGCTGCAGATAAAGTAAAGCTTGATACTACTCTTCCTAACTTAATTAACTCTAATAAAACAACTATTGATAATTATACTGTAAATGGAATTAAAATTTCTACTAATCCCGTTGTAACAGGAGCAAATACTAAAGTAACTGGGTATTCAAAACCAACTACGACTGGAGCTATTGCAGCAACTGATAGTATCAATGGAGCTCTTGGAAAATTAGAGAAAAAGTTAGATGATGAAGTAACTAATAGAACTAATGCTGTTTCAAATCTAACTAATACAGTAAATAATAATAAGACTACAATAGATAACTATACTGTTGGAGGAATAAAAATTTCTGCTAATCCTAAAGTGGCAAATGGAACAAATACTACAGTATCTACTGCTAATAGTACGATTACTTGGTCTCTAAACTCTACTATATCACTTACTAGAGTTAATGCTTCTAGTGGATTCTATCAGACTTCAGATAAACGTTTGAAATCAGATATTAAACCTTTGGAACATACACTTGAGGAGATTTGTTCTATTCCGACAGATTCATTTATTTTAGGTGGGGAAAAAGACCTTGGAACTATAGCACAAGAACTTGAACCAACTTTCCCTGAACTAGTAACAGACGCCGAACTTAAACAATCCGATGTACCTAACCCTGAAAACTTTGAAACCATTGAGAAAGATGGTGAAACTTATGTTCTAGTTAAAGAAGTTGATTATGCTAAAATGAGTGTTCTAGCAATCGAAGGTATTAAATTACTTAAGGCCGAAATAGATGAACTTAAAAAGCAGTTATTAGATAAATAAAATAAAGGGAGGTTGATCAAGAGTAAAAACTTGATTGCCTCCTTTTAAATTTAAAAGTAGGAATGAAATGGATCAAATAATTAATTTTAAAATAAATACAGAACTATTTACAAGTAGATCTGAAGCGATCCTAGCCTTAGAAAACATTATATTTACTCAAGGAGAGCCAGTTATTGCAATTTATGGAACTACTTCTCAAAATGCTAAAATTATTCTAGCCGTCGGAAAAAGAAATGGAGCTGGAAAAAATGCATTTGAAATAATTTCCACTAAAGAAGATATGTCTGAAACTTTGAATATTATTAATTCTTTGAATAATGAGTTCACAGAACATATCAAAGCAGAAGCAGGTGATAAGCTTGGACATGTAATAACAGGAGGAGATATTGTTTTCTCTGGAGGTATAGGAACTGTAGTTTCGGCTGGAAAGGTAAAAAATAAACTTACTTTTACTGGTGGAACTTTTGAAGGAACAGATAAAACTACATTTGATGGTTCTGAGGCTGTAACGATAAAAATTCCTAGCCCCTCATTTACTGTTCCTAAACCATTAGGACATGCAATAGCTGGAGAATCTAAGGAGTGGGCTAGAGCTGACCATGTGCATGAAGCTCCTAAATCAGTCTCTGGAAATGCTGGTAGTGCTGATAGATTAAGTTCTAAAAGAAATATAACTTTAACCGGAGCTGTTACTGGAGGTGTAGTAACTGATTTTTCAGGAGATATTACAATTAATACTTCCAAAAACCATACACATGATATTTCAGAGGTTACTGGTCTACGAGGTGAGTTGAACACCTTAGAAGCAACTAAAGCTCCCATTGAAAGTCCTATCTTCACAGGAACTCCAGAGGCTCCAACAGCTCCACAAGGAACTAATACTAATCAGTTAGCTACTACTGCATTTGTTATCAAGGAAATTGGAGAAAAAATAGAAGCTGCTGTAGCCTTGAAATTTAAAGGAACTCTCGGAACAACTGGAACTGTTAAGAGTCTTCCTGCTCAACATACAACAGGTGACGTCTATGTTGCCACTACTGGAGCTCCGAATGTATCAGGACTTAGACTTGAACCTGGTGATATAATAATTTGTATCAAAGATGGTTCAACTGCTAATGATTCTGATTGGACAGTTGTACAGACTAATATAGATGGAGCTGTAACAGGACCAGGAAGTGCAATTTCTGGAAATCTAGTACTTTTTAATGGAACTACAGGAAAAGTTATATCAGATTCTGGTCTTTCATTAGCAGACCTAGCAAAAGTAACAACTACTATCTCTGCAGGTCCTGGTTTAACTGGAGGTGGATCTATTGGAGGAAATCAAGTAATATCACATGCTTCTCAACCAACTACAGGAACTAATGCAGGGGGTAATTCTGGAGCTTTTGTCACCAACATTAAGATCGATTCCTTTGGACATGTTGTAGAAGCCTTAAAAGGAGACTTAACTGGATCATATCTAGCACCCTCCGGAGAATATATTTCAGGAATTACACTCTCAGGGAATACACTATCAGGAAATTCTAAACCATTCCCTAATATTGAAATTGAGAATGGAGAAGTAGGTGGCTCAGAAGAATTTGTTACTGGAATTTCTGTAAATACTATCTTAAATAATCATAGAATTCAAGTTAATAAAGGAACAATCCCTGGAATAACAGTAACTGGAGATGGTGGTGAAGAAAGTCCTAGAAAGTATGTTTCAGGAATAGAATCAGATGGACATCATGGAATATCTTTTACTACTTCTGAAGAATCTGGAATGGTTAAAGTTTCAAAAGATGGTTCAGCTGATTACTTAGGAAATAAAGTTCTCTCTGGAATTAGTTCTGGAAATACTTATGCAACTACTGTAACTCAAGACACTGATGCTTTAAGATTAACTACTACAATTTCAGAGATAGATGGTGGAGATGATCAAGGAAGCCAAGGAAAACGTCAAGTAATTAGAGTAAAAAGATATACTACAGGTGGAATTCTTCCTAGTGGGTTAGCTTCAGGGGAAATAGCTATAAACTTGGTTGATAATTATCTTTATGTTGGGAATGAAGAGGGTGGAGTTCAAAGAATCTATCCAAATGCTACACCACAGAAAGATGGTCTTTTATCAGCCGAAGATAAATCACGCCTCGAAAAAGCTATATCTGATATTGCTGATCATGCTTCAAGTCTGGGAACAATAAATACCGAGCTTGATGTTCTTGAGGAGGATTTGAAAGACACGAAGGAAAAATTAACTGAAAAAATTTCTCAAGAATCCGAGGCGAGAAAAACGGCTGATCAAGAATTTAAGGAAAACTTGAATACCGAAACTCAAGAAAGAACTACCGAAGATATTGCTATAAGAGAATATATAGACTCTACAAAATCAGAGTTAAATGAAAAGATAGATAAACTTATTGGTTCGGGAGGAGAAACTGAAGGAGGATTAGCTGCAGAAGTAGAAGCTAGAATACAAGGAGATAAATATAATTTCGATCTCTTAAAGTTTGCAATTCAGAGAGTAAATTCATCTGCTGGTTTTGAAGATCCTGATCCAGATGATGATAGTATTTATAGTAATTTCCCGAGTCTTTCAGATACACATTACTTAGGTGGACAGAGCAATTTAGTAGGATGTCTTAGGATTCTTGACCAGAAGATTTATGAACTAGAACAAGCATTAACCATTAAAACACTCTAATATATGGCATTAACTAATTTTTATAAAGGACCTGAAGCTGAATATTCTAGAGAGAAACATATTAATGGTATTTATATGAGCACTGATTCTAGAAAGCTTTGGATATTCGGACAACCAACACAAGAATTATCAGATATTATAGAAAAAACTGATTATGATGCTCTTGAATCTAAAGATCCGAATTTAATATACATCGTAAAATTATCAGAAGAATGAAAAAATTAATTCTAATCCTGATCACTATTCTATTAATTATTTCTTGTGGTACTTCCCGAAAATTTAATACTACTTTTTATGAAGGCTTTTCGATAGAACCACAAAGAATAATAGATAGTATAACTACAGCAAACTTACTTCCGGCGTTTATGGAATATCGAGAATGGCCTAAGTCGATGTATTTTACTAGTGATTCAGTTATAACTACACAGTATACAACTATAACCACTAAAGAAGATACGACTTATGTATTCTCGATAACTAAATCCGCCGGAGATAGTATATACTTAATTAAATTTAGAAAGGAATAAAATTATGGATTTCGTATCAGTATTTTCAACATTAGCTGCTTTAGTGGCTGGTGTTCCTGTTGTTACGCAGGCAATCAAAAGAATTATAGGTAAAGAACTTCCAGGGTGGGCTAATCAATTAATTTCTTGGATAGTCGCTATTGGATTATGTATGTTTGGTTGGTTTTTCGATCTTGGATGTCTTGCTGAAGCTTCTTGGTGGCAATCTCTCATAGTAGGTGCTGGTGTTGGATTAGCTAGTAACGGGGTATTTGATATCGCTCTAGTTCAGGGAATGCTTGAACTTATATTCGGAAAAATAAAAAAGTAATTATGAGATCTTACGGTTATATTAAAACAGAAAACCTAGAAAGTTACTCAGAATATAAACCACAACCTATCACACTTCCGGCCGAATATAAACTTAAAGATATCGGCAAAGTGTGGGATCAAGGTAGTGTCGGAAGCTGTGTTAGTCATTCAATAGCAGAAATGTATAACTTTTATCAGCTAAGCCATGGAAAAACTCTGGAGAAAAAGCCTGATTGGTTATACTATCTTAGAGCTAATAAAACAATAGATGGAATGATGCCTGCCGAAGGTTTTGAGTTAATGAAAGCGGCCGGAGAAATAAAAATCTTCTCAAGAATATCAACTATTGAAGGAATTAAACATGCAGTGATAACAAATGGACCTGCACTTATAGCTGTTATTGTAAGAAACGGAGAACGTGATGATTTCTGGAATGGTTCTGAAAACTTAGGAGGACATGCGATAAGTATTGTTGGTTTCTCTAGAGATGGATTTATGATAAAAAATTCTTGGGGTTATGGATATGCAGAGTCCGGTTTTTCTGAGATGAGCTATGAAGATGCTGGAAAAGTAATTCGAGAAGCTTGGACTATAATAGAATAAAAAAAAGAGACTAGTAAAGGGTTTAATTTTCCCAATACTAGTCTTTTATTTTCTTTATATCCTCTCTATAAATACTTCATAATCATCTTTACAATACCAACTTGGACATGTATGAGGATTTCCATGTCTATTTCCTTTTCCTCGGTCTATATAACTTTTCCATCTATATATTGTATCAGATTTCTTAAGAGCTCTCCACCAAACATCAAGAGTCGTTTTTATCCACGAACCCTTTTCAGCTATTATGTCTGATGAATTAACTAAAGGCTTATTATTATCATAGTCTCTCAAGTGATGCCAAATATAAGGTCCAGTATATACAAATCTCTTCGGCCTTGGAGAATATACGGCGATGAATTTTTGGTCGTCAGAATAATCATCATCTCCTGTGTAACAAAAATCTACTTGAATCTCTTTTATCCCGACCCTCCTTAGTATCGCCGTTTTTTCATCAGGCCGTAAATTATAATACTCATCTCTTATTATCTTTTTCCCAGTCAAATCTCTAAGATAAAAGAATCTACCATTACCTTCTTTCCCAGGGATCATATCTTTAGGAGACTTACCTAATAGAAAAGTTTCAATATAACCTTTGGGAAATGCATAAAATCCCTTCCTAACTGGAGCTGTATGAAATCCTCGAAAAGGTGAATCCCCAGGGAGTGATCCCTCTTTATGATCCTGTGGAGATAAAGTACCCCACCTAAAAAATTCATAACTATTCCTCTTTTTCATAAACTCTATTTTTAAAAGTTACAGCCGAAAATCTCTTCTTTACTACTTTTAAGACTTTTTTCTCCAAAGATCGATACTCATTAGAAGAATAATCACGTTTTAATTCAATATATTCCCAAGGCTCGTCGTAAATAAATTCCCAATCAGATGTGCACTTAATTAATTCAGCTGTCCATGGATCTGAATGTCTCCACCTAAGATAAATACAATAACCTTGAGATGAAATCGGATCAAGAAAATAATAATAACATTGACTTGGACACCATATTAAATTCTCTATCCAGTAACCTAATAATTGTTCGTTCATATATAATATACTGTTTTTCATTAACATATATAAGGAAATAAACGTTCCTTTAAATCAAGATGGTAAATCACCTGAATGGATATATGTATTTACTGCCAATCCAGATATTATACAAACTATTTATAGTAATAAAAATGATCAATGGGAAGGAACTAGTTCTATAAACTCATATAAATATGATAAAAATAATACTAGCAATAAGGTGGAAGTTAGTTGGAATGGAGTAAGTTCTTCTGGAGATTGGAATTATGATGAACATGGAGAATATATATTTGTATATACTAAAGTTTCTGGAATAGCAGGTCAAGTAATATTAGAACAATGGGAAAGTAATAAATCATTAGTAATATCTTGTCATGCATAATAAATGAATTAATTTAAACAAATATAGATATTATATCACCAAGTGCAGTTATTCCAGATACATCTTTTCCAAAAGCTGTTCCATTACTGATTTTATTTGATTTACTAGTTCCAACCAAATGAAATCTATTATTAGGATCATCCATAGTTTTATATCCCCATGATATATCATCTGCTTTAACTGATCCATTAAATTTATCTCCATTACTCATTGTAAAATTATAAGATCCAGCCTTTGGACCCTTAATAGATTTTAAAAGAATTCTATAAATAATTTCAACTGCTTTACCATCCTGATTTAAAGGAACGTTTAAACTGGAGTCATCACTGGTAAAATCACTATAATTTCCTGATCTACTCTGTGATATATCAAAACTTCCAGATCTATTAGAAGTAGAACTATTAGAACTAGCAGTTA